CCATTCCGGGCCGTGTGCTGGGTCCCCGAGGGGCGGGGGGGTGTTTTCTGCGGGGGGGTGAAATTTGGAGTTGCGTGTGTGGACGGCGACGGCGACTAGTTGCGTGTGCTGCGGTGGGTACGGCGACGGCGAATAAAAGCGACGTGCGGCGCGCACGGCGAAAAGCAGACGCGCGTCTGTGTCTGTTTGAGTCCCCAGGGGACGGCAGCGCGGGTCCTTGGGGACACACGCAAAACAACGGCCAGACAAGACGCGGGCGCAAGGGAGGAGTCGCGGGCCCCGGGGCACACTGCACAACCCGCGTCGAGGACACACGCAGACACGGCCCGCCAACACACCCCGACACACCCCTGACACACCCCGCCGACACACCCGGCACACGCCCGCGACACACCCGGCCAACACACCCCGACACACCCGGCACACGCCCGCGACACACCCGGCCAACACACCCCGACACACCCGGCACACGCCCGCGACACACCCGCGGCACACCCTGACACACCCGCCACACCCGGCACACACCCACCCCGCCGCGCCCCCGACACACCCCGACCGCCGCCGGTGCGGGACAGGGCTAAGCGCCTTTATGGCGCCGCAAGCGCTCCGCCGCTTCTGCGGCTTGCTGTCCACGGCGCTTTCTGCGCGCTGCCGGTGCGTGTGGCTCCACAGCACTTGTCGTTCCGCCAGTCCGACACTGGACAGGGCTGAGGGAGTGTTGCGTGACATAAGTAAGCGCGTCGGCGTCCTCAGCGCGTTTGCGGCGTGCTGTGTCCGGCGCTTTGTGCGCACTGCCGTTGCGTGGCGTCCCGCGGTGTTTTTTTTCGCGGACCAGCGCCGGGGACGGGGTGTTGCGGGCGCTCGGGGGTTGGCGGCGGGTGTTTCTACGGTGTTTGTGCGGCGTTTCTACGCAGCTTTTGCGCAGCGCTTCGCTTTTCGGGGCGGCGACGGCGTTGTTTTCGGGCGTGCTGGGCGCCGGCGCCGGTAACGGGAGTTACGCTGGGGACAGGGACGGGGGTTGCGCCGGGGACGGGGGGTGTGCGGGGACGGGGGGTGTGCGGGGACGGGGGGTGTGCGGGGACGGGGGGTGTGCGGGGACGGGGCGTCGCGGGATGGCGGGCTGTTGCGTGCCGGGGACGGGGGACTCTTGCGGCGGGGACGGTGGTGAGGACGGGGACAGGGGCATTTCGCGGCGGGGACGGGGAGTTGCGGGATGGCGAGCTGTTGCGTGGCGGGGACGGGGGACTCTTGCGGCGGGGACGGGGACGGGGGCCTTTCGCGGCGGACACGGGGAACACAGACGGCACGCACACGCAGCTCGCCTATTTAACCTCCACCCACTACAACACACACATGCCGCACAATCATGCCAGCCACAGACACAAACAGCACCCACACCACGCCGCTTCACCCAGAGGACCAACACACGTTACCCTTACACCACAGCACCACACAACCTCATGTCCAAACTTCGGACAAACACGCCGACAAACAACACCGCACGCAGATGGAGCTCGACGCCGCGGACTACGCTGCTTGCGCACAGGCCCGCCAACACCTCTACGGTCAAACACAACCCCAACTACACGCATACCCCAACGCCAACCCACAGGAAAGCGCTCATTTTCGCACAGAGAATCAACATCAACTCACAAATCTACTTCACAACATAGGCGAGGGCGCAGCGCTCGGCTACCCCGTCCCCCGCGCGGAAATCCGCCGCGGCGGTGGCGACTGGGCCGACAGCGCAAGCGACTTCGACGCCGACTGCTGGTGCATGTGGGGACGCTTCGGAACCATGGGCCGCCAACCTGTCGTCACCTTACTGTTGGCGCGCCAACGCGACGGCCTCGCTGACTGGAACGTCGTACGCTGCCGCGGAACAGGCTTTCGCGCACACGATTCCGAGGACGGCGTCTCTGTCTGGCGTCAGCACCTGGTTTTTTTACTCGGAGGCCACGGCCGCCGTGTACAGTTAGAACGACCATCCGCGGGAGAAGCCCAAGCTCGAGGCCTATTGCCACGCATCCGGATCACCCCCATCTCCACATCTCCACGCCCAAAACCACCCCAGCCCACCACATCCACCGCATCGCACCCACATGCTACGGCTCGGCCAGATCACACGCTCTTTCCTGTCCCTTCTACACCCTCAGCCACGGTTCACAATCCCCGAAACTACGCCGTCCAACTTCACGCCGAAACGACCCGCACATGGCGCTGGGCACGACGCGGTGAACGTGGCGCGTGGATGCCGGCCGAGACATTTACGTGTCCCAAGGATAAACGTCCCTGGTAGACGGGGTAGGGAGATCTACCAGCCCAGGGATCGCGTCTTTCGCCGCCACGCTGCTTCACCGATATCCAATAAACCCATCCCCTCGCCACGACGTCTCCGCGTATCTTTGTAGCCTCAGGAATCCGTCCCCACGTCCACCCATCCCGAGCACTCCACACGCTATAACAGACCACGAACACGGCAAAAAATGCATGCAAACTTCTCATTTATTGTGTCTACTACTCTGTGTTGCTACAGGGAGTGAAGGGGGTGAAGGCAAAGAAAAAAAAAAGGAACAAAATAATAGATTAGCAGAAGGAATAATCCGTGCGACCGAGCTTGTGCTTCTTTTCTTATAAGGAGGCAAATATACTAGGGAAAACATAAGAATAGGAAGAAACCGAGGTTTGGGAGAAAAGCTGAGATAAAATAGCGCATTTTCCATACAGAGGTTGTTGTTTTTGTGGATCCTAAGAGGTTTCAAGTGCGAATCTCAAAGTTCTCACGAGAATATTGTCTTCAAGAATCGACAACTGTGGTCCAAGATTTTTTTTTGGTCTTTTTAGGTTCTGCGAGGGACATCACGATGGATCGTTGCGATGAAGTCACGCGTACGCCTCTGGTGTGGCGCGGTGTCGTGACAGGAGAGTGTGTTTTCAGTGCAGAGCTGTCTTGATTCCTATATCCGAGTATCTGTTTTCTCGTAAGGACGGTAATCTTCTTTGGTGTAAGTACATCTAAAAGCTGCAAACTATATTTTAAGGGCTGTCTCTAGGTGTACTTTGATGCTGGAGTTTTTCGCTGTGTTGATGTGAATAAATCTACTACTACTATTATATGCAGAAAGAGTGATTATGCCGAGACAAGATTGCATTGGCTGAACTGTTTCAAAAACGCCTACACTCTACTTATCCGTAAACCTAAGGTAATACTATGTGTAAGTTGTTTTTTTTTCTTTTTGTAGTAAAATGGTGATACGTGCAATTAAAACTGTATTCCATGTTTCCATCCTTTCATTTCAACTTTAAAGGCGGCTTTGAGAGCGAAGAAGTGCGAGGATAAAAATGGATGACTCCTTCGTGTCCAGGGAGTCGACTACTGCAACGCTGATTGATTAAAAGATGGTCTCCGATGATGATGTTGTTATTGATCGAATCATGGTGCAGAACGGCGACGGAGAGGAGCGTGTCCGCCGCCGGGAAGGTGGTCTCTTTCTCTTTTCTTTTTTCAAGAAATCTTCCATGTGTTTATCGTAGTGATCGAAATCGACTGATCTCGGGTTCTTTTTGTTGGTTTCTTTTCGGTTAATCATGTATTGTTTTCTTTTTTTACAGAAAGATACTTTTTTCATGAGCAATTCCTCGCCCGGCGCCGGCATGCCGAGGTGGGGCCACTGCGATCAGCGGCATGCCGACGCCGACCCGGGGATCTTGGATTCACCGTTTTCTCTCTTCTCTCTCTACATACAGACCGGGTGGCAGGAGCGGTAAGGAATCATCGTCGTCTTTCATTCTTCGATGATTATGGTAATACTAAATCTTATCTAGGAGCATATACATCTAAGATTGGAGTACTAGTAGTCGTTTGTGGTTTCTATTTTTTTTTTATATTTATCTATGACAGTTTTTCTGTTTTTCGTTTTGATAATAATATAATAAAAACTCATGGACGTGAAATCTGGCTTGGTTGTGGTGATTTCATTCTCATTATTGTTGTTTTCTTTCCGTCTTGCGGATGAAGATGTTGCGATGCGGTTGTTGTTGGTGTTGCTATACACCGAGAGAGATGATCTTTTTGTTCTTCTGGTTCATTTCCTATGATTGTTTGGCTGCTGACCGACGCGTCAGGATGTGCAGGGCATGCGGGGAATCAGGACCGGACACGGGATAATTTCATCTACCTATACGGAGATCGCGGTCCTCGCCATGAGGATCGCGACAGGCGCGTCGAGGGGGCAGGAACACCCTTGCGGATTGACATTCTTGGTGGTATTTCGTTGTTGTCGGTAGTTGTTGTTGACGATGAGGATAAATAAAAATGACCTTGTTTTTGTTCTGTTTTCTCTTGTTGGGAATCGTCGACTTTGAATTCTTCGAGTTATCGGAAAGCTGAGGTACCCAAATGTCTGTAGCTTTTTTCTTTTTACCCTCTTGTTTATCATCTGCGATTCGTGGTAGGTAGGAGAGGGAAATGATAATCCGAGATTAAGGAAAGGAGAAGATAAAAAATAAAAAAAAAAATAAAACAGAAGCCGACCGGCCGCCGACCCGTTCCCCAGGACCAGCCTACGAGGAACGGATAACGCGGTGGCGACGGCAGCGGTGGTGGCGCTGGGGGTGGCGGTAGTGGTACTGCTGATGGTAGTCGGGACGGAGGAGAGACGATGCATACATACACGCGTGCATGCTGCATGGGTGGATGGTCCGACCGGGAGACGCGGAAGAGAAACTCACATAAAAAGGTGACAAAAAGAGCGGTTGAAAAAAGAAAACGAGATTCGACCAGACAGAAGAGAAGGACCGGGGCTTGGCGACCCTTCCACGACTGCTGTTGTCATCTCGGCTCCTCCGTCTTCTCCCGGCCACGGGCGGCTAAGTCACCGCCGTTCTCCCCATCCGTCCGAGCGCCGACCGACCAGCCGGCCGATTCGCCCGCCGGGGCTTCTGGAGAACGCCGGAGCAGCAGCGATCTGGGGAAGCCGCTAAACCCCTGCGTTTTTATATGGTAGCTCTGCCGAGCGCGGGCTGACGCGTTGAGTAAGCGGAAAGACGTGTGTGACGAAAAGGGGTCCCATGGTATTTCACGTGACGATGAGGAGATGCGGTTTGGAGCACATACGGTTTAAAAAAAGGGAGTTGTCGTGACAAGGGCTGAGGGACCTCTGTCTCCATGTGTGTATAAAAAGCAAGGCACGTTCATAATGTAAAAAAGAACACGTTGTAAACAAGCTATTGCTGTATCATTCGGCTGACTATGCTTCATTCGGACTGATTTTCTTTTCCTAACGGCGTAACTTAAAGTGATTAACGTATGATATTTGTTCCCCAGAGTTATACTATAGTCATCATCCTAAAATTCAGATATAAATGAACACACGTCGTATGGGATTATTAAGAAACCGAAACTCTCCACAGTTCACCATCTTCTTCGTCATTCAACCGATGACCCACTCCGTACAACGAATCAGTCTGCTGCGTCATATTGCAAAGCACAAGCGACGTATGCGAACAACTTGAAACACAGGCTGTTGTATTGATGACCGTTGTACCATTATTAGTCACATCGTATAGAGACTCTCCACCGTCATCCCATGTTTCCCACCCGATGGAAAACCGTCTTCTATCATCAACTGTGGTAAGATTTCGACCCTGCGAGGTATTCAGTTTCCTCATATCCATAACCTGGATTTTATCATTAAACCCCAATATTAAATACTTTTTTAGTACCCCCCACCCACCAAAAAATGTGACTGGACCGGTTCCTAGCAGCTCTGGGAGCCATGTTCAGGTTGAACCACAGCTACAGCGAAACCGAGTCCAGTGACCGGTAACCACGTCCAGCCCCTGCGTATGTACCAGTCCAAGCACGTCCGGTCATTGTTCTACACAGGAAATCTAACTAGGTCAACGCAATTTTATTCCACCGTTACGCAGAATACTAACAAAAAAACACACAAATTTAACGAATTACACGTAGTTTATTACATGAAAACTGTAAGAACACCAATTCACTAAGCGATACAACATTTAGCTGACTTCCAAGTGCCACACATCACCACTGTATTCATCCATGTTTTCACCGAACCAACGAGACAGATCGAAGAAGCCAGAATCTCCCGACTTTAAATTACATAAATCCAACGTATTATGACCACAGCTCGACACACAAATAGTTGCGTTACCATTCACAGTAGCATTACCTATACCCGTAACGTTGCACAACCACTGATCACCATTGTTACCAAAAACGGTTTTCCACTTAGTTGTCAACGGATCTTTCCTATGCGTAATGGTAAAATTACTCCCAGTCGTCGCTTTTAGCTCATTACGAGTATTATCCGCATCCACATATATCAACGTCATAGCTAGGCACGCTATAAGTACCCCCCCCCCACAATGGAATGTTGCCAAACCGGTTCTTTCCCGTTATAGCCATAGCGTTCCCAGGCAAAAGCAAACGCCAAACCTAATGCAGTGAAAAGCGCTTGCAGCCAGAACCAGCTTATGTACCAGCCACAATCACATCCGGTTATTGTTTCCACAGGAAATCCTACCAGGCAAAGCCCCGCTTGTTGTGTTCCTGACCATCTTGTTTAGCAATTCGTAAACTGTCAGCCTAGCGACGTCCGTTTAGATCAAAAGTCACGTATATAGCGACGCTGTTTCCACCCGTTTCCCCGTCCCGCCGTTTCCGAACAACCCACCCGGGTTCAGACAACCGACCACCAACAGAAATATACACACAGACCACCGGGAGTTCAGTTAAAGATTTCATCAGGTTTATTTTGGCTGCTGCTAGTCTTTTGCTTCTTAGAAAAAAAATACCCATATAGAGAAATAATGATAGTTTGACAACACATATGGCAGGGATTTCTTCTTCATCAATAAGATATGCAATTCCCCCAGGGAGAGACTTTCAACAATTGAATTTACAAAAACAAAATTACATCAGGAGAAAGAGAGGATACATTAATAAATATATTATATCTGGTGTATATACTGAATGCTGCTGGTTCATAAGGTAACGATGCTACTTTTTTTAATTCCAAGATGGTTTTTCTTTGTTAGTCTTTTGTTGACTTGCTGGTTCCTAAAAGTTCGCAAAAACGATTGTGTGAAGATTTTATGACGTTGGTTGACTAGTTCATGAGATTCTGCTGTACGTGTGATGGTTATTCGCTGGTTCGTTCTAAGATGAGTATCGTACTGTGTCTGCGATGGTCGTCTCTTACTGGCATTCTCTCGGCTGCCTCTTGCTTTCATGATTGAAAAGGAAAAAAGGACTCCGAGGGCGCGGTCATCTTTTACTTTTCGGTTTTCTCGTTGGCGGGTCAGAGGTAGTCAGATCATGAGACTGTCGTGGTCGATGAAACTGTGTCTGCTCAAGTGACGTCCATTTCTTGTACGGAGAAAAAAGTCATCGGGATAAATAAGGCTATACAAGGCGTTGTCAAGCGTGCGGCTCTAAACAAATTAAGCGATACAAAATTACAGTAATACGAATAATAAATTACCCCCCTCCCCCTGTGGTCCCCCGAGACGAGAGCCACCCATCGTGTACTCTCGCACCACCCACGACCACAGAGGGAGACGGGACGAAGAGACGACGCACAGCGCCATCTCCTCCTGGAGGCCGGCGACGTTAACTGCTACAGCTGCGGCGGCGAAGACAGCTGCGATTTGTCGGCCGACATGCCGATGGTATGGGCGGCGGCGGCAGTGGCCGCGGCAGCGGGGAGGAGAGGAGAGAGAAGAGGAGCGGGGCGTCCGAAGGCGAGGATGGCATGGTCTCGCCGGAGCGCCCGGCTTTTATGGAACACTCGCGTCCGGTTGGGTATCACCCACAGGAAGATGAGTCACAACTTCCAAACCATCTTGAGACCCGAGTAACGGTTTACAGGTCGCACGCCAGTCTCAGCTAAAAACAGCGGACAGTCCCACGCTGTTTCTGTTGTGGCTCTCTCCAGTTTCCTCATCACCGTCCCGGTCTCCGTCGTCATCGGAAGAATACCACCCGCTCTCATGCGGCAGTCGATCGGCCTCGACGAACGAGACGCGGCGACGCCTCTCCACGGCCGACTGGTTGTGGTGGTGAAAGAAGAGCACCAGCAATCCCAGGAGGAGCAACAAGCCCTCACATGTCCAGGAGGTCGGGGAGAGGGCCTGTCGGAGATGGCCGTGAGGCATCACGTACGGCAGCTGAGGAGAAACGGAGAAGAAAGGAAAATTACCGTCAGGGGCCGGGGTTCTTATTAGAGAAACAGCACGTAGGTCAGGATCCAGATGCTAATGGCGATCATGATGACGATGATCATGCAGGCCAAGACGCGGCGCACCAATGCCGAATCCAAGAGCCGCCGTGCCGCCGGTTGGTGGCTGGCGGCATCTAGAGACATGGTTTGGGGGGGACCGGCGGCGCGAAAAGACAGGGAGATGGACAGTGACACGGTGTTTTGTTATGATTAGGACATGGGAACCGGAAGCCGAGACAGAGTACTACAGAGTGTTGAAGGGTAACGTGAGGGAGATCATGTCATGGGCGGGCTGAAGACCGTGCGGGAAGGATTGACGTGTGCGGTGCTTGTGGAACACGGTGTTTTAATATGTATCCGCGTGTAATGCACGCGGTGTGCTTTTTAGCACTCGGTTTGATAAGCTACGTGGCCGTTTGCGCCGAAAACACGGTTACCACCAACTGTCTCGTGAAAGCAGAAAATACCCACCTGACATGTAAGTGCAATCCGAATACCACATCTAATACCAACAATGGCAGCAAGTGCCACGCGATGTGCAAATGCAGGGTCACAGAACCCATTACCATGCTAGGCGCATACTCGGCCTGGGGCGCGGGCTCGTTCGTGGCCACGCTGATAGTCCTGCTGGTGGTCTTCTTCGTAATTTACGCGCGCGAGGAGGAGAAAAACAACACGGGCACCGAGGTAGATCAATGTCTGGCCTATCGGAGCCTGACACGCAAAAAGCTGGAACAACACGCGGCTAAAAAGCAGAACATCTACGAACGGATTCCATACCGGCCCTCCAGACAGAACGACAACTCCCCGTTGATCGAACCGACGGGCACAGACGACGAAGAGGACGAGGACGACGACGTCTGATAAGGAAGGCGAGAACGTCTTTTGCACCATGCAGACCTACAGCACCCCCCTCACGCTTATCATAGTCACGTCGCTGTTTTTGTTCACAACTCAGGGAAGTTCATCGAACGCCGTCGAACCAACCAAAAAACCCCTAAAGCTCGCCAACTACCGCGCCACCTGCGAGGACCGTACACGTACTCTGGTTACCAGGCTTAACACTAGCCATCACAGCGTAGTCTGGCAACGTTATGATATCTACAGCAGATACATGCGTCGTATGCCGCCACTTTGCATCATTACAGACGCCTATAAAGAAACCACGCATCAGGGTGGCGCAACTTTCACGTGCACGCGCCAAAATCTCACGCTGTACAATCTTACGGTTAAAGATACGGGAGTCTACCTCCTGCAGGATCAGTATACCGGCGATGTCGAGGCTTTCTACCTCATCATCCACCCACGCAGCTTCTGCCGAGCTTTGGAAACGCGTCGATGCTTTTATCCGGGACCAGGGAGAGTTGTGGTTACGGATTCCCAAGAGGCAGACCGAGCAATTATCTCGGATTTAAAACGCCAGTGGTCCGGCCTCTCACTCCATTGCGCCTGGGTTTCGGGACTGATGATCTTTGTTGGTGCACTGGTCATCTGCTTTCTGCGGTCGCAACGAATCGGGGAACAGGACGCTGAACAGCTGCGGACGGACCTGGATACGGAACCTCTGTTGTTGACGGTGGACGGAGATTTGGAATAAAAGATGCGTGTTGACCGTCAAAAACGCAACAACTTCACGTATCGACAAACGGTATATATAATCCTGACCTTCTACATTGTATATAGGGGCAAATGTAACAGCACTGATACCAATAATTCTACGTCTACTTCAGATAGCACCGTCTCTGATACTAGTGTGTACTCTACTCCAAATCTTCCCAGTACATTTTTTACAACTCTTGATACATCTACTGGCTCACAGATATCAACCACCTCAAACACCATATCCAGCACTACAAATACATTGGCCGCATCTTCTATAACTACGTTAAACACCTCGACTAACACTACGTCTTATACAGCTTCAACTCTTACTGCTCTCTCCAGTACCCACACAAATTCCCCAATACTCTCCAACAACGCAACATTATACACCACATCGTTGGATAATACGACTACAGACATAACGTCCAGCGAAAGTTCGATTAACGCGTCAACCATTCATAACACTACGTACAGTCCTGTAACATCGATTGCTGTTAATTGTACTGTCGCAGCTAATGAAACAAACAATTCAAGTTCAAAAAATTGCCAACAAGATATTGGAACAATACGTGTTAAATCAACTACATTAACGGCAGAAGAAGGAAAAAACATTACGATACAGGGCAATTCAACATGGAACTGCCCCAATGTAGTTTGGTACCGACATTACAATTGGTCTACACATGGACACCACATTTATCCCAATAGACGTTACCAAACGCCAACGTATCAACACAAGATCTTAACATCACATCCCATATGTCATCCTGACGTCTCATCACCTGCGGCGTACCACGATCTATGCCGTTCGTGTAATAAGACAGAACTACGTATATACGATTTAAACACTACAAATTCAGGCAGATATAGTCGACGGTGTTACAAAGAGTACAACCACGATGGACCACACGAGGATGAAAATTTCGGACTAACTGTAAATCCCAGAAACGACACTGACAATCATACCACCCCACTATGTCCCAGATACGTAGGAACACAATCAGAAGAAGACGAAGACGACGATTATACACTAAGCACTATCACAAATAATAACATGCGCAAAACAAGTCACCGTGACATCTCACATGGCACGCGCACTACATGGGCTCTTACACTAATCTGCATAGCCTGCATACTTCTGTTTTTTGTTCGACGAGCCCTCAATAAAAGATACCGTCCATTACGGGACGATATTAGTGAATCTAGCTTTGTTGTACGATATCATCCTGAACATGAAGACTGACGTTTCCGGACACGCAACACATGAAATTAAGTAACATATCTACCATGAAATACAGCAAAGATATACTAATGTCTATCCATCCAATAGCGGTACCATGCACTGGCATCTTGCGATTACATGGACGGTAATCATATTAACGTTTTCGGAATGTTACAACCAAACTTGTCCGTGCCCCTGCATTTGTGTCAATTCTACAACAGTTAGCATATCCACCAGTGAAACAACGTCTAAAAACATCACTCCAACTACCACGACAAATTCCAAAAAAACAACGTCAAGTATTGCTACCACTACACCCTCGTTAGTAACGACTGGCAAAGTCGTTTCTACTGCAGCGTCGTCAACCATAATATCTCAAACCAACCGCAGTCATACGAGTAATGCTATCACAACCCCGAAAACGCGATTTGAATATAATATCACGGGATATGTTGGCCAAGAAGTGACTCTAAACTTCACTGGATCATGGAATTACATTCAATGGTTCCGGTACGGTTCTCCAGGCTGGCTTTATTCCTCGGAACCAATATGCACCGTTACCAGCAATTATCATCATACTTTCCCTCGTGGTGCTCTTTGCTTTGATTGTGACATGACAAAACTTCTAATTTACGATCTGACGTTAAACGATTCTGGAAAGTACGTTGTCAAGAGAACGCGCCATGACAATCAATACGAAGAAGCATGCTACAGCCTCACGGTGATTTTTGCCAACACGACATCCATAGTCACCAACAGAACGTGTGATAGAAAACGAACAGAAAATACAGACACTACTAACCATGAAATCGGGAAACATATTATTGAAACTATTAAGAAAGCCAACATTCCTCTGGGAATTCACGCTGTATGGGCGGGTATAGTAGTATCGGTGGCACTCATAGCGCTATATATGGGCAACCGTCGCAGACCCAGGAAACCGCGTTATACCAGACTTCCTAAATACGATCCAGATGAGTCTTGGACTAAAACCTAATATGCACATCAATAAAATTTTTTATCTTTAGTCATTAATGTTTGGGTGTGTTTATTCTGAGTTAATCACTTATAAGTCGGGATATCCATAGACATTTAAAAACATGGGTGTACAATGTAACAGTAAACTGCTGCTACTAGCCGTACTAATAACAATTATCCTATCTAGCATTCTGGTACAGGCAATTCCACATAAACAAAAAACATCCTACCAGCAGCTCTTGCTGCAAAGTGAACATGTACAAATACCCATCACAGTAGCCGAAGGAGATACAATTTGCTTTAACGTTAGTGATAACCCCTGCAACTTTTCTAGTTACTGGAATCACAATAACTGCGAACTTTGCGGTTGGACACCATTTTACTCGGAATATGCTGGATATTCCGAAAACAAGTCGTGTCACCCACGATTTACCTGTCTTCACGATACTAAAGGTCTGAAACTACACAACGTAACTACAAATGATTCAGGAATTTATACCCGAAACGTTTATTACTGTGACATTCCATGCAACATCAGCGATGATCATAAACATAACGTAGAGGACTTTGACAACTGTAACACCACTATAAATAGAACTCACTATATTATTACTGTCTCGTCTTCACGTTATTCTAAACGCACCAATTCCCACGTAGCCACTCACGTTGGTTGGACAGCCACCGTGGTGATAATTATCTGCGTTTTAACTTACGTTAACGTTACAACAACCCTGAAGCACAGACTACGAACTAGAAACAACGTCAACCACACAATGTGATCACAAAGTACCAACGCTAATTTATTTAGGGTACATTTGTACTACTTTGTGTAGTTCTCAAAAACTGTAAGGTCCCGCTTTTCCACTCCGTCATGAAGGATCGCAATAAAATACTTCTATGTATCATCTTTATTTGCATCATGTGCCTCATTTGTATTTACTTTAAACGTCATTGTATTCCTACTCCGTCTCCGGACAAGGCGGATTTCCGAGTAGAATTTCCTTCGTTACTCCCGTGTATCGGCGTACAGTGCGCTGCATAGAAAGACGCGTGACACATACCGTACCCCTGGACGGTACAGTCTATGATAACGTAATTCAAATAAAGTACAGGTTCCTAGTGACATGTTATCATAAAACATAGATTTTTCTACGTGTTTTTACAAAAGAGCGTCTCGAAGCAGCTTGAGCCACACTGCGGTCCAAATGACAAGCATGATCAAAAATATGCTGCGTAGCAGTCGAAAGCCGTACTGAGCGTGCGAGGCGGGTAGGCTGCCGAACGACGGATATGCGTCGTCATCTTCGACTATAAGGATCGTGACCGAGTCTTCGGCCATGCTAAACGCTACCCTGTGTGGCTGGTATGTAGTGTATCCGGTTTGGAATTGTTCTGTTCCGGCTCGGGGGATAGTGAGGAATTCTCAAGGGACAATACGGGACCCAATGACTGGATATGAGAAGGGTTTTTCCCCGTAAGATGATCCTGGTATCACATGAGGTCTGGATATGTATAAATGAGGAGTGAAATAGGTAAAGGGAATCAGATGCCGCCTTCGTGATGCAGCCGCTGGTTCTCTCGGCGAAGAAACTGTCGTCTCTACTGATTTGCAAATACATCCCGCCTTAAGCGATAAGTCCATAAAACGCCGTTGTCCGGATACGGTGAAGGTGACCCGGATTATAGCACGTTCCTTTTTTTTTGTTTTTGCATCACTTATCGCCACTATCAGTGCAATATTTTGATTGTGAGACTGAAAGAGTATCGTTATGATGCTTAGAACGTGGATATCATTACCGATGGTACTGCTTGACGCGTACTGTTTTTGTATTTTTGTGAGTTGTTCAATCAGCACGACGACTGCTCCCGTGGAATGGAAGTCTCCCGACCGTCAGATTCCTATGAATATTACTTGCGCTAATTACTCAGGGACCGTCAACGGCAACGTTACATTTCGAGGTCTTCAGAACAAAACGGAAGATTTTTTGCACTGGCTGTTAGGGTGGGGTCATAAGTCCATTTGTTCATTTTTTCCGAAACTCCAAGGCAATAAAGAACAACATTATATGTATGGAATAACGAATCTCACGTATAACTGTACCTATGACCGCCTGACGTTGCTGAATTTGACGACGGAAAACAGCGGAAAGTATTATTTCAAACGAGAAGATGTGAATTCCACCTTTTATTACTCTTGTTACAACCTGACCGTGACCTAAACGCATGTAAAGTTCCACAGAGCCGCGTGGCTGTAGCTATTGTGTTTACGTTGCTTTTGAAATGTTAAGCGTCCCTACGGCGCTAACATGTTTCTAGGCTACTCTGACTGTGTAGATCCCGGCCTTGCTGTGTATCGTGTATCTAGATCACGTTTAAAGCTCATGTTGTCTTTTGTGTGGTTGGTCGGTTTGCGTTTCCATGATTGTGCCGCGTTCGAGTCCTGCTGTTACGACATCACCGAGGCGGAGAGTAACAAGGCTATATCAAGGGACGAAGCAGCATTCACCTCCAGCGTGAGCACCCGTACACCGTCCCTGGCGATCGCGCCTCCTCCTGACCGATCGATGCTGTTGTCGCGAGAGGAAGAACTCGTTCCGTGGAGTCGTCTCATCATCACTAAGCAGTTCTACGGAGGCCTGATTTTCCACACCACCTGGGTCACCGGCTTCGTCCTGTTAGGACTCTTGACGCTTTTCGCCAGCCTGTTTCGCGTACCGCAATCCATCTGTCGTTTCTGCATAGACCGTCTCCGGGACATCGCCCGTCCTCTGAAATACCGCTATCAACGTCTTGTCGCTACCGTGTAGCTAGTTAGCCAGCTGTGTGTAGTTGTATTTTGCTTTTGCATATTTGTTTTCAGTCAGAGAGTCTGAAACGGGGTGGGAGGGACTTTTGCGGGTAGTGCATGCTAAGATGAACGGATGGGCTGGGGTGTGCTTGATAACTCACTGTTTGAATACGCGCTCACGCACATATGTAGCACTCAACATGTTAGCTTTTGCCCGCACGCCCCGGGGCGTGCCGAGCTGCCTTTTTAATAAAGTCTGGGTTTCCAGATACGCGCTGGTTCTGATTTTGATGGTTTGTGCCTCTGAAAGCTCTACGAGCTGGGCCGTGACATCCAATGGACTGCCTAACTGTAGCACGGTAACTAGAACAGCGGGTCAAGACGCTGAATTGCACGGTCCGGCACCGTTAAGCTGTAATGTGACCCAGTGGGGACGTTACGAGAATGGAAGCACACCCGTATTATGGTGCACTTTACGGGGATCACGCATGCGAGTCTCATTAGGACACCGTGTAGCGTTTGGCTGTTCTTGGAAAACATTTTTTATTTATAACGTTTCTGAAAGTAGCGGTGGCACTTACTATCAAAAAGGTTACAACTGCACCGACAAACATATAACACTATCTTGTTTCAACCTAACGGTGGTTCCTCGAGCGGTTCAAAGCACAACCACCGTAATGACACCCACGCTGGTTACAAACTCCACATTCAGTGTGTCACTTGTTGCGTTGAGACTGACGACAAATTCCAGCGCGTTTGGACACGCTATTTATCAACGACAACAGCGTGTTGAAAACGGGACGTTATCCAAGAACATAACTAACTTGGCATTCACCTATGGCAGCTGGGGCGTTGCGATGCTGCTGTTTGCCGCCGTGATGGTGCTCGTTGATTTGGGTTTGCCTCAATCGGCTTGGCGACGCTGGCGAAGCCACGTGGACGATGAAGAACGTGGTTTGTTAATGTAGGAAATAAAAGGCAGTTTGAGCATGACTGTTTCCAAACCGTAACGTGGTAAATAAATCATGGCTTCTGACGTGGGTTCTCATCCTCTGACGGTTACACGATTCCGCTGCAGAGTGCATTATGTGTACAATAAACTGTTGATTTTAACTTTGTTTGCCCCCGTGATTCTGGAATCCGTCATCTACGTGTCCGGGCCACAGGGAGGGAACGTTACCCTGGTATCCAACTTCACTTCAAACATCAGCGCACGGTGGTTTCGCTGGGACGGCAACGATAGCCATCTCATTTGCTTTTACAAACGTGGAGAGGGTCTTTCTACGCCCTATGTGGGTTTAAGCCTAAGTTGTGCGGCTAACCAAATCACCATCTTCAACCTCACGTTGAACGACTCCGGTCGTTACGGAGCAGAAGGTTTTACGAGAAGCGGCGAAAATGAAACGTTCCTGTGGTATAATTTGACCGTGAAACCTAAACCTTTGGAAACTACTCCAGCTAGTAACGTAACAACCATCGTCACGACGACATCGACGGTGACCGATGCGAAAAGTAACGTTACAGGGAACGTCAGTTTAGCACCACAACTACGTGCCGTCGCTGGATTCTCCCATCAGACGCCTTTGGAAAACAACACGCACCTGGCCTTGGTAGGTGTTGTTGTGTTTTTAGTTCTGATAGTTGTTTGTATTATGGGGTGGTGGAAGTTGTTGTGTAGTAAATCAGAGTTATAGTAATGTCCTTTTTATCAGGGAGAAGGTTTTGTTCCCACAATGACTAGCTCGAGACTATCTGCGTCGGAAAATTATGACGGAAATTATGAATTCACGGAAACTGCCAATACAACGCGTACAAATACCAGTGACTGGATAACGTTAGGAAGCAGTGCATCGCTGTTGAAAAGCACGGAGACTGCAGTCAACCTCAGCAACGCGACTACGGTCATCCCACAACCTGTAGAATACCCGGCTGGGGGAGTACAATATCAAAGAGCGGCAACGCATTATTCTTGGATGCTAATCATTGTCATCATTCTCATCATTTTTATTATCATCTGTCTACGAGCACCTCGAAAAATCTACCATCACTGGAAAGACAGTAAACAGTACGGACAAGTGTTTATGACAGACACGGAACTGTGACAGTGATGTCTAAGCGTTTGCAGGTATTTCCATGGATAACAATTTTATTTTACACATCAAAATCCCAGTATTGGAACTATATGACAATACCATGTACCCCTACAGTTGGATACGGCAGTCATAATATTAGCTTGCATCCGCTTAATAACTCATTATTTCAAGACGATGTTTTTGAATGGTACATAGACAAACCAATGGTTACTAACAAGTTATGTCTTTATCAAAGTAATGAACGCATAAAATCCAATCTAGACTCTCCAAATATTATGTGGCAGTGCACAGATAATCGTACACTAATTCTCATGAACTTAACCACAACATACAGTAGAAACTATTATTTTCAATCTTTTAAATATCTCGGACAAGGAGTACCAAAACCGAATAACTTGTGTTATAACGTTAGTGTACACTTTACCCACCAAACACATTGCCATACAACTACATCATCCCTGTATCCACCTACATCTGTACACGATTCATTAGAAATATCACAGTCATTCACCTCAACCAACTTCACACATACCGCGGTCCACTACGCCGCCGGTAACGTTGAAGCACAACACGACACTGCCACTTCACATACAATGTGGATCATACCCCTAGTTATCGTTATAACAATCATCGTTTTAATTTGTTTCAAGTTCCCCCAAAAAGCTTGGAATAAATTCACACAATACCGATACAGCGGTATGCTCGCCGCCGCTTAAAGAATCAACGCCAAGGAAATCAAAACGTAAAAAGAATAGATATGTACGTTTATTTTTCAGCTCACTGTTTGAATACCGTAAACATAATGACGTACATATACGTGGTTATACAACAGGTGTTTGTGTTATGCGGCAACTGATTAACCATATCGTGAACCATGATCTTTTCCGATGGTCCGTCGTGACCGCAATGATATTTTACAGATATTCCGAAACCTGTATGGAGGTCACTGTCAGAGTAGGTGATCCAGTTACCCTCGGTAGTGGACATGGTTATCATCCAGGACAAAAAGTACACTGGTATAACCAGTCATGCGTCGGCATCGGCAACGGCGAAAATACGCATCCTATCTGCACCTACGACCCTCCTAAACCTGGTAGACAAAAGACAATGAAAACTACTCCGTTGCCATCACCATTGTTGTACGAGTGTCACAATTCCACATTAAGCATTCTTCATGTAAACGTCTCAGATCCCAGAAACTATTGCAGGCGAAAATGTCCACCAAAGGGTAACTGTGAGTTTCCCACATGTTTTACATTATCGCTGATTTCTAGAACTACGACCAGAAAACCCGAACAAAAAACTACGTTGTTGCGATTAAAAACCACGCCAAATAAACATACGCAGCACAAAAGATCCACGCGGAGAACGTCACCTAAAGATTACAATGTAACGGGTCTTCCAAAAGGCTTTGCGGACTCGTTTACCGGTAACGTAGAGGCACATCGAACCAAAGATGCCGCACACAGCGCATGGATTCTCATTATCATCATCATTATCATAGTCGTCATTCTATTCTTCTTCAAGATTCCTCAAAGACTCCGAGAGAAATGGGACACCAAGGGATACCTTTACAAAGGAACCGATGGCCTGCCCACTACGGACTAATTATCGTGAGCGGACGGATATGTTCGGTTTCAAACTCACTGTTTGAATATAGGGACAGTCCCTACGGAACCTGAGAACATGTGGAAATCACCTGTGGTAGAATGCTGTTCAGGTACATTACCTTTCATCGCGAAAAGGTACTTTACCTAACGGCTGCATGCATCTTTGGTGTCTACATCAGCCTCCACGATGCCTGCATACCGGTGGTCGGCAAAATAGGTACCAACGTTACGTTAAACGCGGTAGATGTTCTTCCCCCTCGCGATCAAGTTCGTTGGTCATACGGTCCAGGTGGGCAAGGCTACATGTTATGCATTTTCACTGGCACATCAACAACAACATTTAACAATACGCGCTTTAATTTTTCATGTCTAAGCAATTACAGCCTTCTCCTCATTAACGTTACCACGCAGTATAGCACCACCTATCGTACTATGACATCACTAGACCATTGGCTTCACCAACGACATAACCATGGTTCTCGATGGACTTTAGACACATGTTACAATCTGACAGTGAACGAAAACGGTACATTCCCCACTACCACCACCAAAAAGCCCACTACGACTACGAGAACGACAACTACCACAACACAAAGAACAACCACCACGAGAACAACCACCACCGCCAAGAAGACGACGATAAGCACTACCCATCATAAACACCCCAGTCCCAAAAAATCCACCACCCCTAACAGTCACGTAGAACATCACGTTGGTTTTGAAGCCACAGCAGCGGAAACACCGTTACAACCAAGCCCACAGCACCAACACTTGGCTACACACGCCCTCTGGGTTTTAGCGGTCGTAATCGTTATTATCATCATTATCATTTTCTACTTTCGAATACCGCAAAAGCTGTGGCTGCTCTGGCAGCATGACAAGCACGGCATCGTGCTCATCCCCCAAACCGATCTGTAAGCAAGTCGCGTAGGAAATGATTGCATGAAATCACTGTGAAACGCCAACTCCGTGCCAGCTGGCGCGGCGGACAGGCCTTTGACGTATTTGAAGCCAGGCGCGCTCTCGATACCGAAAGGATCCAAGGGGGCTTTCCAAAGCCGACGTCCCTGATTCCCTTCATAAAGCTGTTGACCGGCCCTAGAAAGACCAAGAGCATGCTGTGGGCCCACTGCGGTCGCTTCTTGCGTTATCATCTGCTCCCGCTGCTACTGTGTAGACTGCCATTCTTACTCTTTTTTCAGCGGCCGCAGTGGGCCCACGGCTTGGACATTGTCGAGGAGGACGAGTGGCTACGGGAGATACAAGGAGCGACGTACCAGCTGTCCATAGTACGCCAAGCTATGCAGCACGCCGGATTCCAAGTCAGAGCGGCGTCGGTTATGACACGGCGAAACGCCGTTGACCTGGACCGACCGCCGCTTTGGTCTGGATCGCTCCCGCATTTGCCCGTCTACGATGTGCGTTCCCCGCGGCCGTTGAGACCGCCGTCATCACAGCATCACGCCGTATCACCCGAACTGCCGTCGCGAAACGGGATACGTTGGCAGTACCAAGAGCTGCAGTATCTGGTGGAAGAACAACGGCGGCGAAATCAGTCGCGTAATGCGATTCCGAGACCCTCGTTCCCCCCTCCGGATCCACCATCGCAGCCGGCAGAGGATGCACGAGACGCGGACGCAGAACGTGCCGAATCACCACACACTGCAGAAAGCACCGTCAGCCACGACGCGAGTGACAACGCAGTGCGGCGACGGCACGAAAGACGGCGCTATAACGCTCTGACGGTCCGCAGCAGGGACTCGCTGCTCCTAACGCGAATACGCTTCTCCAACCAACGGTGTTTCGGACGCGGGCGTCTGAGACATCCCGCGGGAAGCGGTCCCAACACCGGCGGACCGCGACCCGGCGGTGCGGGACTCCGTCAACTACGCCAACAACTGACGGTCCGCTGGCAGCTGTTCCGCCTACGGTGCCACGGTTGGACACAGCAAGTCTCTAGCCAGATCAGAACCCGCTGGGAGGAAAGCAACGTCGTGAGCCAGACGGCCACGCGAGTACGTACGTGGTTTGTGCAAAGAACCACGTTGTGGCGTCGCACGTGGGTTCCGGGACAGAACCCGGCGGCCGAAGCGCAAGAACTGGCGATCATACCGCCGGCACCCACGGTGCTCCGGCAGAACGAGGAACCACGTCAACAGCTTACGGGAGAGGAGACAAGAAATTCAACGCACACTCAACGTGAAGAAGTGGAGGACGTTTCGAGAGAGGGCGCGAGAGAAGGGAATGATGGGAGCCGAGCAAGTGGAAACGACGAGAGAAGGAATAATGCGGGAAGATATGATGATGATCATGAGGTTCAAGAGCCGCAGGTCACTTATCCAGCGGGACAAGGAGAACTGAATAGGAGGTCACAGGAGGAGAACGAGGAAGGTGGACCGTGTGAATCGCCGCCAATGACGACAAATACGCTGACCGTGGCCTGTCCGCCCCGCGAACCCCCGCATCGTGCCCTGTTTCGTCTATGCTTAGGACTGTGGGTCTCGAGCTACCTGGTTCGACGGCCCATGACGATTTAGAATACACCGAGCCATTCCTTTATTTCCCCCCATCCCCGGTCGCTTATGCGTGTCAAACACTACCAATAAAGATAATCTGCCAATCGCACCTTATATATAATATGTGGTCGCGTGTGGTCTTTTTAAGGAGCTCTGAAACACAGACAGGTATGGGGGGTGGCCGGCTGCCGCCGCTGTGGCTGCCGCTGCTGATCGCCTGGAGCGAGTGGGGCAACTGCTGTCTCGATGCGCCTCCGGTGGTGCGTTCGCCCTGTCTGCAGCCGGTGCGCGACCGCAACCGCGAGCGGAACCCGGGCTCACCGCAGTTGCTGCCTTACGGCGACCGTCTGGAGGTGGCCTGCATCTTCCCCGCGCACGACTGGCCAGAGGTCTCTATCCGAGTCCACCTCTGCTACTGGCCCGAGATCGTGCGTTCGCTGGTGGTGGACGCACGCAGCGGTCAGGTGTTACACAACGACGCCAGCTGTTACATCGCCGGCGGGCGCTGGCGTTTCGAGGACGGCGGCGCGGCGCAGCGGCTGAGCCTCTCGTTTCGTCTCATCACCGAGACCGCGGGCACCTACACCTGCGTGCTGGGCAACGAGACCCACAGCCTGGCGACCGAGACCACGGCGCTGGTGGCCGACGTGCACGACCTGCGCCACTCGGACCGCTCCTGCGACCTGGCTTTCGGATCGCGCTCACAGACGCGGTACCTGTGGACGCCCGATCCCTCCAGGTTGCGCAGTATAAACTGCGGTTGGGAGGGTGAACGGCACCGCGTAGTCCACTACATCCCCGGCACCTCGGGTCTGCTGCCCTCGTGCGAGGAGGACGAGCGCGAACTGTGCGTGCCCTTCATCAGCCAGAGCATCGCGGACAACAACTGCAGCCGCCGGCATCGGGTAGACGGCGCTAGGCGGCGCTATCATCTGCGGAGGGATTACTGGCTGACGGATCCGAAGATCGGGCTGCTGGCCGCGGGATCGGTGGCCCTGACCTCCCTCTGCCACCTGCTGTGCTACTGGTGTTCCGAATCGTACCGGCGTCTGAACACCGAAGAGGAAAACGAGGCGGCGGAGGAAACTGCCGCGGGAGAAGCCTCTGCGGTAGCGGCGGCGGCCGTCTCTGAGGAAGAGCAGCAGCGGGAGTAAACGAGGAGAGCCATGAAGCGGATGATTCGCAGTCACGGCAGGAAAACGGAGTGTCAGATGACGGGCGCCGGCGAGCGACGCGGCTCCGCCGTCGGTGCGCTCATCTGCGGCAGCGGTACCCGACGCGGCAGCGGCGCCAACGAACGCCGCGACTCCGACGTCGGTCCCATCGCCCACAGTAGCGGTACCAGACGCGGTTCGGCGAATGAAACGTCCGCCTGTACGCGGACCGATCACCAGAAGGCGGACATTGGGCTGTGGTTCATGTTTCTGGTTTTTGGACTGTGTTCGTGGTTGGCGATGCGGTATCGCGCACAATAAATTTTGAATCGATGTCAAGGAACGCGTGTTTTGTATTTTATTGGGAATATTGGCGGGGACAAACCGGTTTCGGATGTTTACCCTTAATCTTACCGGGGACCTCGTTGTCCTCTCCTCCTTCTTCCTCGGACACGGGGCTTCATGCTGACGTAGGTACCGACTGGGGTCAAAAGCCTGGGTACTTATGGGGAGCGCGCACAAAGGACCGTCAGGCGCCGGCATGGAGCGTCGCCGAGGTACGGTACCGCTGGGATGGGTGTTTTTTGTTCTTTGCTTATCTGCCTCTTCCCCGTGTGCTGTTGATCTGGGTAGCAAGTCCTCCAACTCGACCTGCCGCTTGAATGTGACTGAGTTGGCCTCGATCCATCCTGGGGAAACGTGGACGTTACACGGGATGTGTATTTCTATCTGCTACTACGAGAATGTGACCGAGGACGAGATAATCGGCGTGGCTTTTACTTGGCAGCATAACGAGTCTGTGGTTGACCTGTGGTTGTACCAGAACGACACGGTGATCCGCAATTTCAGCGACATCACCACTAACATCTTGCAAGACGGACTGAAAATGCGAACCGTCCCTGTGACTAAACTGTACACCAGCCGCATGGTCACTAATCTTACCGTGGGCCGCTATGACTGTTTACGCTGCGAGAACGGTACGATGAAAATAATCGAGCGCCTCTACGTCCGATTGGGCTCGCTATATCCGAGACCGCCCGGATCCGGGCTCGCCAAACACCCCTCCGTAAGCGCCGACGAGGAACTGTCCGCGACCTTGGCGAGAGACATCGTGTTGGTCTCAGCCATCACTCTGTTCTTCTTCTTGTTGGCCCTACGGATCCCCCAGCGACTGTGTCAGCGGCTGCGCATTCGCCTGCCGCATCGATACCAGCGGTTACGCACCGAGGACTGAACGGATAACCGCAAAGGCCACGTGCAACGTTCACGCTGCTATAAGAAGGCCATGTCCCCCGTGGACGGGTCTCTTTGACACGAGCGCGGCACGCCGTTGCCACGAGCATGGATCACGCGCTCTTCACACACTTCGTCGGCCGACCCCGTCACTGTCGGTTGGAAATGTTGATTCTGGACGAACAGGTGTCTAAGAGATCCTGGGACACCACGGTTTACCACAGGCGCCGCAAACATCTACCTCGACGTCGCGCTCCGTGCGGCCCCCAGAGGCCCGCCGAGATTCCCAAAAGAAGAAAAAAGGCGGCCGTCCTTCTATTTTGGCACGATTTGTGCTGGCTGTTTCGACGACTTTTCTTTCCTCGGGAGGACTCAGAGCCACTGATGTCGGATCCGGCACGGTCTCCCGAAGAGGAGGAGTAAACAACACACGGCTAAGAGGATACATCATCAAAGAAGATAGGAGGGGTCAAAACGCGGACTGAAAGTATATAACGCCGATCATGTTCGAGGAACTGTTAATAAAACGCCATGATGACAATGTGGTGTCTGACGTTGTTTGTGCTGTGGATGTTGAGAGTGGTGGGAATGCACGTGTTGCGTTACGGGTACACGGGGATTTTCGATGATACATCGCATATGACGTTGACCGTTGTGGGGATTTTTGACGGGCAACACTTTTTTACCTATCACGTTAATTCCAGCGATAAAGCGTCAAGTCGGGCCAACGGTACCATTTCTTGGATGGCTAACGTCTCGGCGGCCTACCCCACCTACCTGGACGGGGAAAGAGCCAAAGGTGACCTTATTTTTAACCAAACCGAGCAAAACCTGTTAGAGCTGGAAATTGCGTTGGGTTACCGGTCACAGAGCGTGCTGACGTGGACGCACGAGTGTAATACCACGGAAAACGGTAGTTTTGTAGCCGGTTACGAGGGATTTGGGTGGGACGGGGAAACTTTAATGGAGCTCAAGGATAACCTGACACTATGGACGGGCCCCAATTACGAAATTAGTTGGTTGAAGCAAAACAAAACGTACATCGACGGTAAAATTAAAAACATCAGCGAGGGGGATACTACAATACAAAGGAACTATCTCAAGGGTAATTGCACTCAATGGTCCGTCATTTATAGCGGGTTTCAAACCCCCGTCACCCACCCAGTGGTAAAGGGCGGTGTCCGAAACCAGAATGACAACAGAGCTGAAGCATTCTGTACATCTTACGGGTTCTTTCCAGGGGAAATTAATATTACTTTTATCCATTACGGTAATAAGGCGCCCGATGATAGCGAGCCTCAATGCAATCCGCTACTTCCCACCTTCGATGGGACTTTCCATCAGGGATGTTACGTAGCCATCTTTTGCAATCAAAACTACACCTGCCGCGTTACACACGGTAATTGGACGGTGGAAATCCCCATCAGCGTTACCTCACCTGACGACAGTTCCTCGGGGGAGGTCCCTGATCACCCGACAGCTAACAAACGCTATAACACCATGACCATCAGCAGTGTCCTCCTAGCCCTGCTTTTATGCGCTTTGCTATTCGCGTTCCTGCACTACTTTACCACCTTGAAACAATACCTACGTAACCTGGCCTTTGCGTGGCGCTATCGCAAGGTCCGGTCGTCATGACCAGCAACGCCCTGTATGAGCTGTTTCGACGTCGGTTACCGCGTGCCCCCGTCAACACGGTCATGTTTCTCACGCGACGCACTCGTGATGGGTTCTGCGGTCGGTTGACGTCCATCGCCACGAATTCCCACTACACTATGTTCGTGTTAGATCACGGATCCGTGCGCATCGAGCGACCGAGTCAGTCAGAAGTGGATTGCGCCAGTTTAATGGAAACGCTGAAGCGGATTCGGTTACGAAATTCGTGGGTAGCGTCAGAAGACGAGCTAGATGTGAGTCGCAGGGACGCGTGACACGAAACGCGTTCAGGATTAACGTAGGTTTTCGAAATAACCTACGTCCGTGAGTGACGCGGTTTCGTGTTGAAACCCGCGCCCGCTTCTCACGGCGGTTTATGATGAAACCGGCGTTGCGGATCCACGCGGGTTCCTCATTCAACCTGCGAAAAGAGGAAGTTGCGGTAAAACCACGTCAATAAAGACGTCAATGACACCTCAATGTTGCGTTGGAACGGTCTTTATATATACAAACGCCGTTATGATCAGTGTCCGGCAAGATGCTCGGGATACGGGCTATGCTGGTGATGCTGGATTACTACTGGATACAGTTGATAACGAACAATGGCACTCGAAGCAACAATACCGATACCATCTTTGTATCTCTCCTTACCGGGCCCAACGGAGTTACTCGCACAGCCATCGGAGGTCTGTATTCAAACTACACCAACTTAACTGGAGCATTTGGCTTCACTTCAACAAATATGTCAGCAACCAACTCTTCCGCTGAGGATAATTGGAGCGTAACCAACCTGACGGAGAGTTGCATCAACCGCGGTGAGTCCTATGTGACTACCATCTGGCTTCTGGACTGCACTAAAAACGATACTTATTGGTACTATGGAAATGCCTACAATCATACATGTGAAGGTACAATTTCGGGATATCTCCTGGGCATGTGCAAGCTATGGAAAAGTTGGGTCAATAATATTACTTCTTATAACACTGTCAGAGTCGAATCGCTGGGAAATGAAACACGGTGCATGCTGCTCCCTAGACAGTATACTCTCAACGCCACGGTGGAATGGTACAACAAATCTGAAGGTGACGTACCAGAAGAATTCATGGACTATGTTATCCTGACCCCCTTGGCTGTGCTTACATGCGGACTGCAGGAAGCTTATATACTCGACAAAGGTCGTAGATACATGTATTTGTTTTCCGTGTCCTGCGTGGGAATCACAGGTACCGTATCTATTATACTCGTCTCCCTATCGCTGCTCATCCTCATCTGTTACTATCGCTGTGGCCGGCTTCTGATATGCCCACGCGGCTTTGAACTCTTGCCAGAATTCACTGAGGAAGAGGAGGAAAAAGAAAAATTGTTAACGCATAATGACATTGAAGTCCAAGTGCCTATTCGCACGCGGCGACTACTCGTCCCTTGGATCCGGGAGAGCAAAATGTGGGTACTACCACCCCCGTTGCCTCCACGACCTCCCCACTTAATAGAATTCCCGCCGTCTCCTCCGCCATCGCCTGGGCCCATGCACATGGTGGTCTGCATGCCAGCATGACGAACTTTGGACTCTGAGCCCCAAGCGGTACGAACTACATATTTTCCATAAATCTACACTGAACTTGAGCACAAAGATACTGACAATAGACTGGATATACAGACTTTTATATGATCCCTGTACAGATGTAAATAAAATGCTTTTATTTAAAACTGGTCCCAATGTTCTTCGGGAATCATGGGGTGGGGACGGGGGACGCGGTAGGGAGCAAAACCGGGTACATGGGGGGGAACATCGTCCAGCAGTAGCACCAGCGGATTGGGTAGGGGTTGCTGCGGAGGTCGGTCGATGACGATGTCGATCTCCATCGGCAGATCCGGCAACATCTCTTCATCTCCCTCACCGACCAGCACTCGGCGCTGTTCTGGATGTATATGATTCTGGAAAAGCCTCCGACGAGCTCGCGGCGCGTAGAAAGCCAAGCGGCGCAAGGGCCGGCGAGCCCGAAAGTCCATGCGCACAGATGGCATGAGTCCTTGAGTGACGGTGGTGAGCTGGGGAACAGGGCTACCTCCCATCGCGACGGTGACAGTGGATCCATGAGAGAGGCGCCGCACGCTGCATGGCTAAATACCGTGAATCCCCTGACGTCGTCTTTCGTCCCGAACGCGTCATGTTGGGGGCGAGGCGTAAACCGTCGAGGTTGAAAAACCGCGTATCTGCGACCCGTCCGGACTACGTTGTTTTTTAGAAGCGGCCACATGACCTCGAGATGTCGTCACCCAAGGTATTTAACGGCACACAGCCAGACGCGTTCGTCAGCAGCGACGCCGACAAGACCTCAGCATGGCTCGGAGGCTATGGATCTTGAGCTTACTAGCCGTGACCTTGACGGTGGCTTTGGCGGCACCTTCTCAGAAATCGAAGCGCAGGTAAACGGAATCTGGGGAATTCAACACAGGTAAGAAATACAAAAAAATAACGTGATTGTGAACGCGGTTATCGTGTTTTGCAGCGTGACGGTGGAACAACCCAGTACCAGCACTAACTCCGATGGTAATACCACCCCCAGCAAGAACGTAACTCTCAGTCAGGGGGGGTCCACCACCGACGGAGATGAAGATTACTCCGGGGGAGACTATGACGTTTTGATTACGGATACAGATGGAGGTAACCATCAGCAACCACAAGAGAAGACCGACGAACACAAGGGAGAACACACCAAAGAAAATGAAAAGACCCAGTAGCAGCAGCAGATCCCAAGGGTTAAAGACCATGTTGACTATTTTGTTTTTTATTAAAAAGCTGTAAGGTTTTGCTCTAAAAACACCCCGCCTCCGGTCTTTTTTCTTTTGTATTCGGCACGCGAAACACGGTTTCTTCCCATAGCCTGTCTAACTAGCCTTCCCGTGAGAGTTTATGAACATGTATCTCACCAGAATGCTAGTTTGTAGAGGCTATGCGGGATGCTGCGGCGGCGCGACCTTCCCTCTCCACCCAGCCCCGTCAAAACACACGCGACTCGAGCGGTTCGTATGAAAAATAAAAAACAGCTTTTTATTTACAGGAACGGGGAAAAAAAAAGGCACACGGTCCGTGGGAGACGCGGGTTCACGCGTCGTCAAAAAGTTGGTGGTCCACTCCGTAAGGACAGGTAGGCTTATTTAGCTTCCGCATGCTCCTGGTTCCGTAATAAATGCCGTTTTCGTGGCAGCGTGTCATGCCGCGAGTCACAAACTCCATCAAACTGTCGGCCACGATGCAAACGTGCTGATTGTTGGCAGCAAAGACGCGCATACAGTCGTCCACGAAGAGGTTGATCACGTCGTAGGGGCTCACCAACCAGCCTAAAGGTTCCACGTGGTTACTGCCGACCATGACCCTCCAGTCGTTAATCTCGCTCCAGTCGTACAGCCGAATCGTGGAGACGCGAATGACGCTGTAATCACCCATGACCATGAGTCGGCCGCGATACGTAGCACGCCACTGCGCGAACGCGTGGATGTGCATGCAGCCGGCCAGCGCTCTAAGCGAGGCGGTGTGCGGCAGCTCCTCTGGGACGGTGATGAAGTTGCAGCGTCGCAAACCGATGTTGAGAAATTCAGTGATGCTCTCGGCCACAAAGGTCAACGAGTCAGAGTAGATGTGGTCGGTCCATAGGTACATGGCGCCCGAGGCGCCCAGGTACAGTTCAGACGGCACGTTGTGATCGCCCTTGTGTTTAAGAAAGTTGTAGGTGCAGATGCTGCCGACGAAACGCAGCGGCTCGGGGCAGCAGAGGTAGCTGGCCAGACGCTGTGCATCCCGTCCTTCGTCGCGCACCAAGCGCCAGCGACGCCGGATAACGAGGCAGCGGTCTTTGGGCCAGACCAGGGCCACGCGTTGCCCGGGTTTCCACGGTCGCGACGTCTTAGGAGGCCTCCAGCGGTCGAGCAGATTGAGAAAACAGTCCTTGATTACCGACATCGCGGTCGCGCGTCGGTGGACAAAAAGAAATCGGGCCGATCCGGAAAAAAAAAACGACGGCAAAACACCGCCGTGCTCGAGCGAAGGGTGGCGGAGGGCCAGAAGAGGCGGCCTTGACGGCGTTGGCAGCGAAAAAATTGGCACGCGAGTCAAACGGGAAGTAGCGTCGGTGTTTTATGCCCCAAGCAGCGTCGTCGTCACTCGTGGCGTCACAGTCAACGGTGCTGACGTCCTTTGGGGCAGTCGGGCACGCGATCGTAGATGCCGTTGTGGCCGCTGAAACGTCGGTTTTCAAACAGCAGGTTAAGTCCCAGACACATGAACGTGTTGAGATTATCTCCCACCCGGATGTAGCGGTCGTCGCGCACGTCGCAGGCGTAGACGGCCCCGGTATAGGCGACGACGATGGGGATAAGGTCGACGGGCCAGCGCAAGTGAGGAAAGGGCGCGTTCTCGCCCTTGAGGCTGACGGTTCCCAGGCCGAGAACGCGCATTCCGAAAGCGGTTTTGATGTTGCGCAGCAAGTGACCGCCTTCCACGCTGTTTTCGAAACACCTGAGGTTGCATAGACGCAGTTCCGTTCCCGGCGGGTACGTCAACGGCATGAACTGCCCGTGGTGGCGGATGATGAATCGCGCCATGGTATCCAAACCGAGGCTCCAGGCGCGCAACAGCGGGCGAAAGTAGCGCTTAACCAACGACGAGGTCAGGTAGCGCATGCAGTGCAGGGTCTCGACGGCGCGCAGCCCGACGCGCGCAAACTCCATGAGGTTGCGGGCCAGGTAGTAGACGGCGGTGTCCTCGCGTACATAGCAAAAAACATAGCCCTCGTCCGAGATGAGGCACACAGCGGTCTTCTTCTGCTGATCCGGCGACAACACGCCCTCGTTCACGAAGCGACCCACGAAGGCCAGGCGCGTCTGGCAACACAGGTAGTGACTCCAAGCCTTCACGTCCTCCGGTTTGAAGTCCTCGTCCGTCTCGATCTCCTGCAGCACTAGGTTCCAGCCCGGCGGCCAGACCACGGGCAACACCTGGCCTGCGTTGATGCGCACGTAAGCTTCCAGACAGCCCAGGCCGAACTCGGCCGTGAGCGCCAGGCTAGCCAGATCGCTCATGTGACGCGCCGAGTCAGTGGGCGAGCCCGGGGGCCCGTCGCACACCACGCTCCGTCTTCTTGTCCTCACCGCGGCCAGCGTGGCGAGGACACTTTCCGCGCCCGAGGCTGTATCTTCGGTTTGCCCGCCGGAGCCGGCCCTCACTATATAACGTCCCGCCCGGGTCTCCTCCATGTATGCAGGTAAGCAACTGAGCCGAACGCACCTCAGCAGACGAGAGGATGTCGTCGCGGCGTCGCAGCTCGTCACGTCGCTCTGGCGAACCCTCGACGGTGATTTATATCCCCTCGAGCAACGAGGACACGCCGGCGGATGAGGAGGCGGAGGACAGCGTTTTCACGAGCACGCGGGCGCGCAGCGCCACGGAAGATCTGGATCGCATGGAGGCCGGTTTGTCGCCCTACAGCGTCTCCTCGGACGCTCCGTCGTCCTTCGAGCTCGTGCGCGAGACCGGCGGCACCGGCGCCGCCAAGAAACCGAGCGAAAAGAAACGATCGTCGTCGCGTCGGCAACCGCAGATCGCAGCGGGCGCGCCTCGGGGCTCGCCGGCGACACCCAAGGCCGGCAAGTCGCCTAAAGTCTCGCGACCGCCTAGTGTGCCCTCGCTGCCCGAGAACGGCGCCGGCGGCGGTGGCGACGATAACAGCAGCAGCGGCGGTAGCAGCAGTCGCACCACCAGTAACAGTAGCAGAAGTACCAGTCCCGTGGCGCCAGGTGAGCCGTCCGCTGCCGAGGGCGATGAGTTTTCCTTCTGCGACAGCGACATCGAAGACTTTGAGCGCGAATGTTACCGGGTCAGCGTGGCCGACAATCTGGGCTTCGAGCCCAGCGTGGTCGCGCCGCAGCACGTCGAGTATCTCAAATTCGTGCTGCAAGACTTTGACGTGCAGCACCTCCGCCGCCTCAACGAATGCATACCCATGCCGGCCTTCGCGCTCACCAGCCTCGTCGACCCCGTCTTAAACAACGTAGCGCCTGGCGAGCGCGATCTCACGCGTCGGATAATCACGCACGCGGTGATCATCAACTATTACTACGTGGCGCAAAAGAAAGCGCGCCACATGGTGGAGGCCATACGGACCACCGTGCGGGGCGACACGGTACGCCGGGTAGCCGCGCAGGTCAACAACCAGAGCCGTTCGGGGCGTGCGGCCGCGCTAGCGCTTCACTTTCTCACGTCACGAAAAGGAGTGACGGACGGCCAGTACGCCACGTCTCTGCGGCGGCTGGACGAAGAGCTGCGGCATCGCGGCACGCCCGAATCGCCGCGGCTCACCGAGGTCTACCAGACGCTACGCGATTACAACGTGCTCTTCTATACCGCCCACTACACCTCGCGCGGCGCGCTCTATCTCTATCGGCAAAACCTGCAGCGGCTCAACGAGAACCACCGGGGCATGCTCCGGCTGCTTTCGGTCGAAGAGATATGTGAAGAGCACACGCTCAACGATCTGGCGTTCCTAGTAGGCGTCGAGCTTATGATCACGCACTTTCAACGCACCATTCGCGTGCTGCGCTGCTATCTCCAGCACCAGCTGCAGAGCATCTCGGAGCTGTGTTACCTCATCTATGTACAACTGCCGTCGTTGCGCGAAGACTACGCGCAGCTTAGTGACGTGATCTACTGGGCCGTCAGTCAAAACTACGACTACGCGCTCTACGCGAGCACGCCGGCGTTGTTTGACTTTTTACGCGTCGTGCGTCAGCAGGACGCCTTCATTTGCACCGACTACGTGTACTGCGCCCTGCGTCTGCTGGCCTGTCCCGACAGACCTATTATCGGTGACACCGGCGGCAGCAGTAGCTCCCAACGCCTCGTAGGCGAGTTTATGGTGCGCGATCCGCTGTTGCGCGACCCGCGCGCCACCCACCTGCGCCAGAAACTCATCACCCGCGACATATGCGTGGCGCGGTTGCAAGCGCAGCCCTCGAGTCGACACATTCCGGTCGAACACACGGGTGTCTCCTCCGTCACCCTGCTCAAAATCTTTAGCCAGGTCCCCCCCGACGAACGCGAAGAAGACACGTTACGCGAGATGGCTCTTAAAGCGTTTATGGAAGCGAACGGTAATCACCCCGAACAAATCTGCCGATCCCCACCACCCCCGCTGCCACCGCGCGACTATCCTCAACGCGACGAGCGGGACCGTCACCGTCGCGACCGCCGCGACAGCGGGGAATACTGTTGCTGATGGTGGGACGAAACAGCAGGGCGGAACAGTTTATGATAGAAAGTCACAGGAAAGTATGTGTTGTTTTTTTTTTTAATGTACCAAGAATAAAAAGTGCGTCTACGACCAAAGCGGTGTGTGGACGCTCGTCCTCTGTCTTCTCCGGTTTTTTTTTTATGTGTGTGTTTTTCTTTTCCTTCCTATTTTGTTACGGCAACAGCGCTGATGGCACGTTGCCGGCTTCGAACATCGCGTCGGTGATTTCTTGCTTGCCCGGCGTCACACGGTGACGCAGCAGCGCGCGGCTCACGTAGCAGGCCGACTCACGGATGACCTGGCCGTCGGCGTCGCGTCGCAGGCCCGAGCGGTTGCCGTGACGCAGTCTGCCCTGCGCAGCGCGCTCCACGTCTTCAAAGTAGCTGTGTAGCAGGCCGCGCTCCAGCAACTGCGGCAGCGAGTCGGCGGCGCGCACCACAAAGTTCTCACGGCTGATCTCGTAGCACAGCACGCTGCCGTCGGCCGCCACGCCGGCCACGCTGCGGTCCCAACTGAAAAGGTTGGCGAGTCCGATGGTGCCGATGACGCGCAACTGACCCTGGGTCACCACCAGCAGCTTCCAGTATTCTACGTCGCGCGGGGTGAGGATGGTCTCCTCCACGTCGCAGACAAACAACGTGTAGCCGCGCGGATAGGGCAGATCCAGGTGGCGACCGCGCTGGCGGCGCATAAAATCGTCTAAATTCAAACCGCCGTCGGGTGCGCGCCTGCTCGTCATCGCCGCGCCTCGTCGGTCGATGACCCCACGGTGCTTATAACGCGCCGCCGCGGCTTCATGTGGCGTGACCTCCGACCTCGTGAGGCCGAAAACGGCGTACATGAAGACGCTCAAACTTTTGAATGTGGGCCCGGTAGCGCACCGAGGGCCCCGGGGCGGCGACGACGGCGGGTCCGAGTTCCAGCGGGGCCTTGCGGCGGCAGCGGTTGGCGTGGTTGCTCAGCTCGGCGTCCGAGAGCGCCGAGCTGAACTGCGGCAGCCGCGTGCGATCCTGCGGCGCGTCCCCGTGTCGCAGCGAGTGCCAGAGTAGGCGCTGGACGCGCACCGCCTCGGGCGTCGGCGGCGCGCGACAGCCCCGGCGCAGCTTGAAAACGTGCAGGCACAGCAGCTCGCGCTTGATGCGCAGCGACACGCTGCGGTAGTCGGGAATCCGCTGCACCAGCTCGAGAAAGTCGCAGAAGGTCTCCACGAACGTGTCCTCGGTGAAGCGAATGCGCTTCAGATCGTGGACGTGTTTGCGAAACCGCGACAGTTCTCGACGTTGCACGGGGTTCTGAGCGAGTCCCTTGCGCAGCAGCGCAGCCTCGCCTTTAAACAGCCTGATGAGCCGCTGCACGTCCCCGCTCAACATACGTATACACGCCGTGTACTCGTGACGTATACTGGCGCGCAGCAGCCGAATGATACGCAGGGCCAGCACGGCGTTGGAGGCCAGGTACATGGCGTAGCCGCGACGCGGGTTGGCACAGGCCCAGCCCGCGGGGAGCAGAAAGTAGTCGTCGACCAGCGTCTGCGACCAGTCGGCGAAGCCCAGGTCACGTGATACGCTGTCCTGGACGCGGGCCACGTCGCCGGCTGTGAGGTGGCGGATCGCCGGCAGGTGAAACGCGCCCAGGTGTCGATTGCGCTCCAGCCTCAGCTCGGCGTGCTCCAAACGGGAATGGTGGGACGCCACCGCGGAGGGCGACAAAGAGGAGTGGTCGCCGCCGCCGTAGTTACCGTTGTGATTACCGCCGTCGTCGCGCCCGTCGCCGCACTCGCAAAAGGCCGCGTAGAGGTCCTTCAACGCCGCTTCGGCTCGCGCCATAAACGTGGCGTGGAAAAAAACGGCGGCGCGGTGCGTCCGGTACTTGACGGGCAACCCGCGGCACAGGGCCGCCGGCAGGCAGCGGCCGATGAGTTCGCGCTCCTCGGGCTCCAGAAACAGGCACAGGGTGCCGTCCAGGCGCAGGTACAGCTCCTCGGTCATCGAGCATAGCTGCCGCAAGTAATGGGTGCGCGTCCCAAAGGTCTTGTAATCGAGCAACGTGCACACCACGTATTGCCCCGTGGCCACGGCCAGAGCGATGCGTTTGGCGGCGCGACTGATCTCTGGCAAGTACTGCGCCTCGTGCACCAGACGGCGGAAAGCGCCGGCGTTGAGCCAGCGAAAATGCTGCGGATCGGGCGGCAAGGGCACGCCTCGAAGCGCGGCCCAGACAGCGAGGTCCGACTCGAGCGTCAGACCGCGGATGTCGTACTTGCCGTGCGCCGTAGCGCAGGCTGAATGGACCAGACAGCTGCGGCGAATGTACACCATGGCGTGCTTGGGATGTTTGGGCGCCGGCGTTTTCCTTTTCTGACCGCCGGCGGCCGCCAGATCCTCGGGCGTGCGACACAACAGGCCGGCGCGCACAGCCTCCTGTCGATTACGAATCGGCGTCAGGTAGGCGCGCAGGAACTGGTGACAAAACTCCTCATCATCACGACAGTCGTCGAGATACTCGTACGTGGTGAGCGGATCGCGAAATAGGCGCTCGTCACCGTCGTCATGGTCTTCTTTAGCCTGCTCCTCCGGCTGCTGGGTTAGCGGTGGAGGTGGCGGCTGATCCACGGGGTTCATGACTGAGAGGAAGAAGAAGGTGGCGGCGAAGCGACGCGGAGCGACGGCGGTAAAGCCAGACAGCGGCTATATAGCTAGTCATCACAGTCTCCTCCTTCACGACGCCCCCGTGCCGCTCACGCTATCCAGCACGCTACGACCCGAAAACACGTACTCGCTGACGTCGTACGCGGGCGATGTATGGCTGCTCACCGGTTTCGCGGCAACGGTTGCGCTCGAGTCCAACGGCGAGAAGCAAAAACGCCGTGGGCAACGAAACCAGAAGGAGCCCTGACGGATAAAACCGCGCAGCGTCTCGGCCAACTTAACCAGCATCGTACCGTACAGCAGTACGTGAATGCCGCCATGCGCGTCCATAAATACGGCTTTGTTCACGGGTTCCATCCATCCGATGACTACAAAATGGGCCTGTTCTAGCACGCCGATCACGAAATTGTTGGCCTCGTCGGCCTCGGCCACGTTCCACGAGCCGAAAGTGAAAGTACAAGCGGGCGAGCCGCCCAGGCGGATCTTGCTACCGGCGTGGAGCTGACATACGCGCAGCAGATTGGCGCGGTCGTGCAGTATCTGGGAGAGTTCGTACATGCCCGCAAAGGTGTGCTTAAACCACGCGCCCTCTACGATCTCATCCACGTAGTCGCGCTCAAAGAAGCTGTACACGGCAAAGAGGCCGTTCTCAAAAAACTCGCCGAACGAGAGCCCCAGCACGTACACCTTGTCCTCGCCGGGCAGGTACGCAAAGGCGTGCCCGTGCCCGGAGACCCAGATCTCGGGCGCCGTGTTTGCGTCCGGCACGCATTCGTACACACTGACGAGGCCGATAAAGTACAAGCGGCCAGCCTGGCGCAGGCACGAGAAGCGCCGGTAGGTCTTGTGATCGCGCACCACCCCAAAGTACTGAGTGTCGCCCAGCATGATGCCGTGCAGCGGCGGCCAGCACAGCGGGAGCCAACGACCCGCCGTGGCGCGCACGTAGCGCTGCAGGTGAACCCCGCTCGCACGCTCGCGCGGCTTCGGGCGCTTGTGGGTCCAGGCATCACGCAGACCGCGCCAGATGCTGCTGAACTTGGGCTGCCCGCGCAGATAGAGCGACGAGAGCGAGTCAAAGTAGCCCACGACGAGCCTGTCGGGAGACACAAGAGCGCGAAAATCAAACCTAGAGCGACGACGGTGAAAAAACCGACCAGAAGCGCGTGTCTCAAACACGCTACTTTCGGTTATAAAAACACCGTCGCCCTATTTCTGGGCGCGTGTACACTGATGACTCACCTACGCTTTTTGAACGGCAGTCTCAGCTCGGGATTGGCCTCGTACAGCGAGCTGCGGTCCACGGGGCCGATGCTCTCGTAGCGAAAGTCGTCGATGAGCAGCGCCAGCCCCACGCGCACGAAGCCCCTGAGGTCGCGCGACAGCCGCACCAACTTATCCTGCCCCACCAGCGCCGCGTACACGGTGCCCGTGTCGCCGCAGAGAATCCGCACGCGGTGAAAGAAGGTCTTGTCCTCGGCGCCCTCAATTTCGCCCAGCGGCATGACGGGCTCGCGCGTGTACAACGAACGTTGAAAGCGGCGCAGCATCGAGGCCGAGAGCCCCAGATCGCGCGCCGTGCGCAGCACTAGGGAATGCTTCTCGGGCCAGATGAGGGTCAGTTGCGCCTCGCGGTGCGCCTCTACGTAGGCGCAACGAGCGGCGGTGTCCTCGCAGGCCAGCAACTCGCGGAAAGCCAGCAGCGAACGTAGGTAGCGGCCGCGAGCGGAGGCGCGCGAGCGGCGGCACAGCTCGGCCCGATGGTCGGGATGCACCAAGGGCACGTTAGGTTGCAGACGCGCGCAGATGGATTCGTGCACCGGGTCGCAGCGGATCATGCCCTTGGCAAAAAATCCGGCCAGATCCGAGGCCAACTCGTACAGGCAGTCCTCTTGCGCGTCGTAGGCGAACACGGCGCCGTACGCGTCCACGAACACCTGGTACCGGCAGGTGGCGTGCGAGACCGTGCCAATGAGATGCAGAGCTCGGAATTCGCCGAAAAAGTCGTTCTGGCAGTGCTCCAGATCGATCTCAGTCAGCGAGTGCGGCGAATGCTCGCCCCCGACCACGTAGATGCACTGCGAGGGCCAGCCCAGCGACACGCACGAGCCCTCGAAGCGCCGCAAGTAACGCCGCAGGCCCTCATAGTCGCGTCGCACGCACAGGTCGGCCAAGTCGCGCGTGCAAAAGACCTCGGGTACCAAGCAGCGTTTGCGACGCGGCCGACGCGCGTGCCCAGGCAGAGGAAGGCGCGACGGCGGCGACGACGAGGAGGAAGACGCCGTGGCCGCCGAGCAGCCCTTGCGACGGCCGGACATGCCGGCAGTCCGCGACGATCCACAGGAGACAAAAAAGCAGAAGCAGTAGTAGTCTCGGCGACCCGCTCCACCCCGTCCTCCACACGCTCAGCCGCGACTGAGCGCCGGGGCGCGCCGCTACTTGGGTTTTTATAGCCATCTGCCCCCCGTCTCGGGCACCCGGGAGCGATCTACGGAGACCTGACAGCAGTTGGGCAACACAAGACAGGGAAATACAAAGACACTTTTAATAAAAAACGAGACTACTTTGTGTGTGTGCTCCGTAAACTGTTTATTCTCCCCCTCCGTCTCGCTCTGGATGGGCTCCGGGTCCGTCAACACGCGACCCGCGCGGCAAAAGGCACGCTGTTGACGGCGCGAGAGCCCGTCGTGATAGTCCATCATGCCCCGGAGATCGTGCACAAAGCAGCTGTCGCCGCGTAGAAACCGACGCAGCGTCTCCACGTGCTGCAGCTGTCGGCGCGTATCAGGAGCCGTCATCGCCGATGTCGTCATCGCCCTGACAGGCGCGTAGATGGCTCCGCGAGATCATGCGCGTTTTCAACCGCCGTGACACATCAGGTCCATCTTGAGCTGGCGCCGGGCCTCGCGCAGGTCTCGCACGCGTTGTGAGCGGGAGGCGAGTTCGGCTTCTTGCTCGAACTCCTGCTGCTCACTGTCCGAGAGGGTGCGATAAAAGGCGGCAAAGTCCTCCAAGTCGGCTACATGCGCCCTGGGTCTGACGCTCCAAAGCGTACGCAGTCTGATGAAGCGGACCCATCGAGCGTCACGGCACGCCGTCTTGAACGCAGGGCCCGGGAAGAGATTCTTCTCCCCGGCGCGCTCGGGCCGGCGAGGCCGACGCGGTTTATATACACCGTCTCGGACGGCGGGACGCCGAGCCCGCGCCGCGGCCGCTCATCCGGAGACGGCGGAAACCGCGGCGCCGGAGGAAACGGGGACCGGCAACGACGGCGGTGGCGGCGACCAGATTATGGGGGACAAGCCCACGCTTGTGACCCTGTTGACCGTCGCCGTGTCGTCGCCGCCACCGTCGTCGCCGCTGCCGCTCGTCAGCTTCACGGAGCTGCTGTTACCGCCGCCGTCCGTCGCCGCCGCTGCGGTGGCGGCAACAGCGACGAGCGAGGTGGGCGAGAAAACCGCGGAGCAAGAGGTAGCGGCTGCGGGTCCGGAGACCAGGAATGAGAGAAGAGAAAACAGGGAGGACGAAGGAGGGGAGACGAGGACGACGGGCACCACCGCGGTCAAAAGGTCGCACGACGGTATCCCTCGCCAACTGGCAGAGCGCCTGCGGCTGTGCCGCCACATGGACCCCGAGCAGGACTATCGTCTGCCGGCGCAGGACGTGGTGACCTCGTGGATCGAAGCGCTACGCGACGCGGACCGCGACAACTACGGCCGCTGCGTGCGCCACGCCAAGATTCACCGTTCGGCCTCGCACCTGACGGCCTACGAGTCGTACTTGGTGTCCATCACCGAGCAGTACAACACGGCCTCGAACGTGACGGAGAAAGCTTCGTACGTGCAGGGCTGCATCTTTCTCTCGTTTCCCGTCATTTACAACAACACGCAGGGCTGCGGCTACAAGTACGACTGGTCCAACGTGGTGACGCCCAAGGCGGCGTACGCCGAGCTCTTCTTTCTGCTCTGCTCCACCAGCGAGAGCTCCGTGGTGCTGCAACCGCTCATCACCAAGGGCGGGCTCTGCTCGTCCATGGCGGTTTACGACGAGGAAACCATGCGGCAGTCGCAGGCGGTGCAGATCGGTTTTCTGCACACACAACTGGTCATGGTGCCCTTCGTGCCGCACGCCTGCCCGCATTACGCCGTGCCTTTCACGACGCCGGGAAAGCCGGGCTGCGGCGGTGCTCCGAGCGGCGTTGCGGGGTTGGAGGAGACGGCGCCCTTTGGACGGGTCAGCGTCACGCGGCATGGCGCGACGCTGCTGTGTCGCGTGGACCATCTGACCTGGATCAGTAAACGCGTAACCACGTACGGACACAAAAAAATTACGCGCTACCTCGCGCAGTTCCGCGGCACGATGGACGACGACGAGGCGGCGCTACCCGGCGAGGACGAGGCGTGGATCGCGTCCAAAAACGTACAGTACGAATTCATGGGTCTCATTTTCACCGTCAACGTGGATTCACTATGCGTGGACGCGGAACAGCGCCAACTGCTGGGCACCGTGGCCACCTCCTTCTGTCACCGCGTCTCGGACAAGATCACGGCGCGCAACATGCCGCGCGCCTTTTCCTTCTACCTGCTGACGAGCGCGCAGCGCGGGTACGACCTGCGATTTAGCCGCAACCCGTCACTCTTTTTTAGCGGCGACGCGCTCAACTGTCCGCTTCTCAACGAGCCCAACGTGTTTTCGCTCACGGTGCACGCGCCTTACGATATCCACTTCGGAGTGCAACCGCGGCAGACGGTGGAGTTGGACTTGCGCTACGTGCAGATCACAGACCGGTGTTTCTTGGTGGCCAACTTGCCACACGAGGACGCCTTTTACACGGGGCTCAGCGTGTGGCGCGGCGGCGAGCCGCTCAAAGTCACGCTGTGGACGCGCACGCGTTCCATCGTGATCCCGCAGGGCACCCCCATCGCCACGTTGTATCAAATCACCGAGGGCGACGGTAACGTGTACTCGTACAATCACCACACGGTGTTTCGGCAGATGCACGCCGCCGGAGCAACCACGTTCTTTCTGGGCGACATGCAATTGCCCGCGGACAACTTTCTCACGTCTCCCCATCCCTGACCCTCCGTCCGTCCTCCTTTCCCGACACGTCACTATCCGATGATTTCATTAAAAAGTACGTCTGCGTGTGTGTTTCTTAACTATTCCTCCGTGTTCTTAATCTTCTCGATCTTTTGGAGGATGTTCTGCACGGCGTCCGACGGCGTTTTGGCGCCCCCCATGCCGGCAGAACCCGGTTGCGGCCCCGTACCGCTCTTCTGGGGCGACGATAAGTCGAAAGCCACCGTTTTCATGCCCGTCGTGCTCTTGACGGGGGAACCTACGGCGGCGATCCCCGTCGAGCGGCGTGATTGCAAAGCCGCGCTCGCCCCCGGTTTCAGGATGGAGGGGGAGGCCACAGGCGGCGCATTCGATACGCTGCTTTTGGCCGTAGACGACGGTGGGTAAACGGTGGTTACCGCGGGATACGTCGGCGTGGTCGAGGCGGCCCGGCTGCTGCCGGACAGGCGACCCGGCGCGCTACCGCTCACGGGGACCGAGGGCGGTCGACCTACCACCGCCTTGCCGCCCAAAGTAGGTTTCAAGGAAGGAACACCGACGCGGCTGCCCCGGCCTTTCACCGGAGACGGGGGGGCACTCTTGGCCGGGGACGGAGAGGCTGACGAAAGCATGGACAGCGGCGATGTGGCAGGGGACACGACATCATCCTCCGTGGGCGACAAAACGGACGCCGAGGCTGACGGCTGTCGAGCCGAAGAAGCGGAAGAGGTTCCCGCGCCAGAAGTCACGTTCCTTGATGACGTCGTTTTAGACGAAGCCGGTTGAGGTTGCAACAGCGTGGCGGGTACCGTCGACGGCGTGCCCGACACCTGTTTCTCTAGCCTTCCCTGAACCGGCGTCGACGTCACCGTCTGCGCTCGGGCGGACGCGTGCGGCGTCGCGACTCGCTTGCCCAGCACCGGTTTCTGGCTCGTGGATGTCGTCGTCATTGGAGACGATAACTTAGCTTTACGTATTCTGGACGGCGTCGACTGCTCGGGCGTCTGACTGGGAGGCGAAATGACGTCGTTGTTGTAATCGGACGACGGTGTTGTGTGTCCCAGGCTGACGACGGAGCCGGTGTCCGAGGAGTCGTCGTCTTCCTCCTCGCTGTCTTCGACCGGTGACTCTGCAGTTTGGTCCCTTAAAGCCCAAACCTCATCAGCGGCGTCCCGAGACGCTGTTTGTGTCACCGCGGCGCGTGGAGTCGACGGCCTCCGAGGGGTGGTGGACACGGTGTTTTGAGAAGCCGTGGAAGTCGTAGGCATCCTGAAGGGATTGTAAGCCAGGTGAGGATTCTTGAGGGCCCACGCGCGTTCGCGCGGCCAGTTGGCGGGGTTCATATCCCCGGGCAACGGCGCCGTCGGAGCCCAGGGCGAGTTACCGTTGACCGGGGTTTGGGTACCCGCGAAGGTAGGTGTCGGGGCCGGAGCGGGGGCCGTGGAAGGATTGACAGGCGTCGGCGTGAGGATGGCAGCGCCGGCGCCAGCAGGAACGTTAACTCCGGCGCCGAACGTCAACGTCGGTTGCTCGAACTTGTACGCGGTGGTGACGGGCGGTTTGGCGCTCGTCTCGGTATCCGTGATGTCCACCAGCGTGTCGGTGAAACGCGGATCTTGACGGTTGGGGGGATAGCCATCCGAGCTGTCGGAATCCTCGTCGCCCGAGAAAAGATCCCCTCTGGTCTCCGTGAGCGGCCTCACGTCCCACGCGCTGTCCCGACGGACCCTTCCCGGGCTGGCCTTGGTCACCTGCGGGGAAACGAGACTGAAAGCCGCGTGACGCTGTTGTTGCTGCGGGATGTTCAAGGGACCGCTGGTCGGTTTCTGACTGCCCGAGGATAACAGGCCGCTGAAAATGCTGGAAACACCGCCACCACTAGCGGCGCCCTTGCCGCTAGTTCCCGGTTTCTTGATGGGCGTAAAGATGTTTTTCTCGTCATCATCATCGTCGTCGTCGTCCTCATCGGCACTGGAGCCAAAGAGCCTCCGGGAGGCGCCCGGTTTACGTGTCGGGGGCGGCGGTTGCTGCTGACGTTGCTGCAGGTTCTGCTGCCTCTCCTCCCAAGCCTTCAGCTGCTGTTTCTCACGCTGCACCACCTCGTCGTCCACCCGTTTCTGCCGCTCGCGACGCTTTTCCTCTTCGTCGTAATAGCCGACGGCCGCCGAACGGGCAGCGTGGGCTTCGGCGGCCGGTGCCAGAGAACCATGGGCCTCGAAGCGGAACGGTTTGTGTCCCTTCCAGGGACTGGCGATCCAGCTCCAGCCGTCCAGCGGCTGCGTGGGGACATGTTTCTTGGGTACCGACGAGAAGGCTGAACCGCCGCCGAGCGAGAGGAGATTGGCGTCATCATCAAACTCCAACGACGGCGAGCGCGCGCCCAAAAAGGTGTGCGCCGACTGCGGGAAGCTGTCCACGTAGATGTCAAAGTCCTCGATGAGCAGCTCCAGCAGCGTGTCGGCCGAGTCGCCGTTTTCCACGGCGTGCTTGAGGATATTGCGACAGTAGTTGGAATCAAAGGAAAGGCACATGCGCAGCTCCTTGACCAGCAGCTTGCAACGCTCCTGAATGCGCGCCAGACATTTGCGCTCCAGCTCCTCCCAAGACCTGCGCACGTTCATGATGAGACGGCCCGTGTACACGAGCTTGTTGACGGCGTTGACCAGCGCCGTGTTGGCGTGCCGGTCCAGGTTAAGGTCGAGCGGTTTCGCACAGAACATGTTACGGCGCACACCCTCCAGGTTTTCTTCAATGCGCTGCACCTCCGTATCCTTGAGGTGCACAAAGGCGATGGGTTCCGTCTGGCCGATGGCTGTGACCAGCGTCTCGCGCACCGACATCTTGGCCAGAATGACCGCGCTTACGAGCGCGCGCTCCACGATCTCGGCATCGTGGCGCACGTCCGTATCGAATTCGGTACGGTCTAGCACAGCCAGGTGGTCACGCGCCTTACCACGATCACCGAACGGGTAAGTGTAGCCGCGACGCGCCACGGCCGCGCAACGCACCTCGAACTCCTCGAGCACCGAGGAAAGGTCGGGGTTGTGGAAACGCAGCTCGCGGTAGTATCCCAACCAAAGCATGAGCTCGTTGAACAGCACCGTACGCCGGTGCAGGCGTTTTTCGCCGCATTTTTTCAGGATCTTGGGGTGTGCCTCGAGATCCACGTCGGGCTTTTGCGTGAGATGGCGCAGAAAGTTGACCAGGGCTACCACATCGCGCCGCTGTAGACCGATAAACTGCAAACTCATGCTGGCTTTTCTCCAGAACCCGGAAGCGTCGTCGCCCCGGACTGCGCCCGCGGTCTGCTATTCGTCCACGATGGACACCATCATCCACAACACCACGGTGAGCGCCCCACCTAGAGGGAGGGGGGGTAGTTTAATAGCGGAGGCGGATACGCGGTTTTCACCCGGGCGCCGCTGACTTGTTTCTTCTGTTTTTTACTCCGTATGCTGTTCCGCCCAGAACCGCAGTACCGATACTCCGCATGTCAACATCACCTGTAACATAACGGAGCCGCTATCCGCCATCCGTACCACAGAAGCCGTGATCAACACGTTCATCATTTTCGTAGGCGGCCCGCTCAATGCCATAGTGTTGATCACGCAGCTGCTCACGAATCGCGTATTGGGCTATTCAACCCCCACCATCTACATGACCAACCTCTATTCCACCAACTTCCTCACGCTCACCGTACTGCCATTTATCGTGCTGAGCAACCAGTGGCTACTACCCGCTAGCGTGGCTTCGTGCAAATTCTTGTCGGTGATTTACTACTCGAGCTGCACAGTAGGCTTTGCCACCGTAGCCCTGATCGCCGCCGACCGATACCGCGTTCTTCATAAGCGTACCTACGCGCGGCAGTCGTACCGCTCCACCTATATAATTTTGCTATTGACCTGGTTTGCCGGGCTGATCTTTTCCATGCCCGCGGCTGTCTACACTACAGTAGTGATACATAATGGTACAAATGGACAAAGTAGCAATGGACACGCTACCTGCGTATTGTACTTCATAGCCGACGAGGTGTACACGGTACTACTCTCGTGGAAAGTGCTGCTGACGCTAGTGTGGGGCGCCGCGCCCGTTATCATGATGACGTGGTTTTACGCCTTCTTCTACTCAACCGTACAGCGTGCGTCTCAAAAACAAAGGAGTCGCACTTTAACCTTCGTCAGCGTGTTACTCATCTCCTTCGTGGCGCTACAGACGCCTTACGTGTCCATCATGATTTTCAACAGTTACGCCACGGCCGCATGGCCCATGGACTGCGAACACCTGACACTGCGACGCACCATTGGCACGCTGTCACGCCTGGTACCCCACCTACACTGCCTCATCAATCCCATTCTGTACGCGCTGCTGGGTCATGACTTTCTGCAGCGCATGCGGCAGTGTTTCCGCGGCCAGTTGCTGGACCGCCGCGCTTTCCTGAGATCGCAGCAGAATCAGCGAGCTACAGCGGAGACAAATCTAGCGGCTGGCAACAATTCACAATCAGTTGCTACGTCATTAGACACCAGTAGCAAAAACTGCAATCAGCACGCCAAACGCAGCGTGTCTTTCAATTTTCCCAGCGGTACGTGGAAAGGCGGCCAGAAAACCGCGTCCAACGACACATCCACAAAAATCCCCCATCGACTCTCACAATCGCATCATAACCTCAGCGGGGTATGAGCTTTCCTGTTACTTTATTCAGAAAGCACCAGAACCCGTCGCCATTTCCCCTCATATACGGTACACGTCCCCCTGATCTGTCATCACGGTACACAGATTTCGCCCGACTGCGGACGCCGACGGCCAATCGCGTGGCGTAGGAGTGGCGCCCCGGCTTCATTATAACGCCACGTCGGAGCCCCTGCGCGCCACAACGCCGTCCGGCGCAACTTCTGTCTCGGCACGGTACGATAAAAACGACGTCCCCCGTCGACGTTGTTTTCTCCGAGCGGTGATCGTTCCCGTCCCTCTCCTCCCTCCGCGGCCCCCACGGCGGCGGCCTGCTCGCACGGACCTATACTATTACCGCCCCACCGCCGTCGTCGTCATGAACTTCATCATCACCACCCGAGACTTCTCCAACGACGATTCAGTCCTGCGAGCCGCCGAGATGCGTGACAACGTGGCAGGCTCGATTTCCAAAGCGTACAAGGGCACGGTACGCGCCGAAGGCAAGAAGAAGCTGCTGCTGAAGCACTTGCCCGTGCCGCCCGGCGGCTGCTCGCGCCGCAACAGCAACCTCTTCGTTTTCTGCACCGAGCGCGACTACCGCAAGTTCCACCAGGGCATCGCACAGCTCAAGCGCGCGCCGGCCGAACTGGACCCCCACGAGATCCAGCAAGTCACGGCCAGTATCCGCTGCCGCCTGCAGCCCAGTCTCCGCGAGCCGCCCACGCCGGCCGACGAGCTGCAGACGGCTGTGTCGCGCGTGTGCGCGCTCTTCAACCAGCTGGTTTTCACGGCCCAGCTGCGCCACTACTGCGAGCACCAGGACAAGGTGGTGAGCTACGCGCGCGACGAGTTGACCAAACGCTGCGGCGAAAAATCGGCGCTGGGCGTAGAGGTGCATCAACTGGTAGCCTTGCTGCCACACGAGCGCCACCGCGAACTGTGCCACGTCCTCATCGGCTTGTTGCACCAGACGCCGCACATGTGGGCGCGCTCCATCCGTCTCATCGGACACCTGCGCCACTACCTGCAGAACAGCTTCCTACACCTGTTGATGAACTCAGGTTTGGATATCGCACAAGTCTTCGACGGCTGTTACCACAGCGAGGCCTACCGCATGCTCTTCCAGATCGGTCATACGGACTCGGTGTCGGCGGCCCTGGAACTCTCACACAGCGCGGCGGCCGGGCCGCCCGAGGCCGATGAGAACAACGACGAGGGAGAGGAGGACGACGACGAGCTCCGTCACAGCGACCCGGCGCCGCTTCACGATTCCAAGAAGCCCCGCAACGCCCGTCGTCCCCGCACACGCGTGCCGCCTCACGAGCAAAAGCCCGAAGAAAACGAGGAGGAAGAAGAGGAGCTGTTTCCCTCCTGCAAGGCAACCGCAGCATTCCTGCGGGCAGAACCCTCCGTCTCCAACGACGACGGCAACGGTGGCGAACGCTGCGACACGCTAGCGACCGCCCTGCGGCATCGCGCCGACGAAGAAGACGGACCTCTAGCCAGCCAGACCTCTGTGCGAGTCGCCGCGACCCCCTCACCTTCAGTCACCTCAGCCCTTACCCCCGTCACGTCCCCCATAACCCCGTTGTGTATTTAACGTCACTGGAGAACAATAAAGCGTTGATTTCTCAAGTTCCGCTCTGGTTTTGGTTTCGTTTTCAAAGGGGGCCCCATCATGGCCCAGGGATCGCGAGCCCCATCGGGCCCGCCACTGCCCGTTCTCCCCGTGGACGACTGGCTCAACTTTCGGGTTGACCTGTTTGGAGACGAGCACCGGCGCCTGCTGCTCGAGATGTTGACCCAGGGCTGCTCCAACTTTGTGGGGCTGCTCAACTTTGGCGTGCCCAGCCCCGTATACGCACTCGAGGCCTTGGTGGACTTCCAGGTGCGCAACGCTTTTATGAAGGTGAAGCCCGTGGCCCAGGAGATTATCCGTATCTGCATTCTCGCTAACCACTACCGCAACAGCCGCGACGTATTGCGGGACCTGCGCACGCAGCTCGACGTGCTGTACTCGGAGCCGCTTAAGACGCGGCTGCTTAGAGGGCTCATCCGACTCTGCCGCGCTGCGCAAACCGGCGTTAAGCCCGAGGACATCAGCGTGCACCTGGGCGCCGACGATGTAACATTCGGCGTGCTAAAACGAGCGCTGGTCCGGCTGCACCGGGTACGCGACGCGCTGGGGCTGCGCGCGTCTCCCGAGGCCGAGGCGCGCTATCCGCGCCTCACCACCTACAACCTGCTGTTCCACCCACCGCCCTTCACCACGGTCGAGGCGGTGGATCTGTGCGCCGAGAACCTGTCCGACGTAACACAACGTCGCAACCGACCGTTGCGCTGCCTCACCTCCATCAAACGCCCGGGCTCACGCACCCTGGAGGACGCGCTAAACGACATGTATCTGTTGTTGACACTGCGACACTTGCAGCTGCGACACGCGCTGGAGCTACAAATGATGCAGGACTGGGTGGTGGAACGCTGCAACCGTCTTTGCGACGCGCTTTACTTTTGTTACACGCAAGCCCCCGAAACGCGGCAGACTTTCGTCACGCTGGTGCGTGGGCTGGAACTTGCGCGGCAACACAGCAGTCCGGCCTTCCAGCCGATGCTGTACAATCTGTTGCAACTACTGACGCAGCTGCACGAGGCCAACGTGTATCTCTGCCCGGGATATTTACATTTCAGCGCGTACAAGCTGCTGAAAAAGATCCAATCGGTCTCGGACGCCCGCGAGCGCGGCGAGTTCGGGGACGAGGACGAAGAGCAGGAGAACGACGGCGAGCCGCGCGAGGCCCAGCTCGATCTCGAAGCCGATCCCACGGCGCGCGAAGGCGAGCTCTTTTTCTTCTCCAAGAACCTGTACGGCAACGGCGAGGTTTTCCGCGTGCCCGAGCAACCCAGCCGCTACCTGCGTCGACGTATGTTCGTGGAACGGCCCGAAACCCTGCAGATCTTCTATAACTTCCACGAAGGCAAGATCACCACCGAGACGTATCACCTCCAGCGCATCTATAGCATGATGATCGAGGGCGCCTCTCGGCAGACGGGCCTGACACCCAAGCGCTTCATGGAACTCCTCGACAGAGCGCCTCTGGGCCAGGAGTCGGAACCCGAGATCACAGAACATCGCGATTTATTTGCCGATGTTTTTCGCCGTCCTGTGACCGACGCGGCTTCTTCGTCGTCCGCGTCTTCGTCGTCGTCCTCAGCATCTCCGAATTCTGTTTCGCTGCCGTCTGCCAGGTCGTCATCCACACGAACCACCACGCCCGCGTCCACGTACACCTCGGCCGGGACTTCTTCTACCACGGGTCTCTTACTCTCCTCTTCTTCTTTGTCGGGGTCGCACGGCATTAGCTCCGCGGACCTGGAGCAGCCGCCCCGGCAACGACGCCGCATGGTCAGCGTGACCCTCTTTTCGCCCTACTCGGTAGCCTACAGCCACCACCGACGTCACCGAAGGCGACGCAGCCCGCCACCCGCACCCCGAGGGCCGGCCCACACACGCTTCCAGGGACCCGACAGCATGCCGAGCACTAGCTACGGCAGCGACGTCGAAGACCCGCGGGACGATCTGGCCGAAAACCTACGGCATCTCTGAACGCGGTTTTTCCTCTTTTTCTACGTGTCTGTCTCAGGACGAGACGTCGATATCAATAAAAATACCGTCGACGTGGTTTTCTAACAGCGTGGTTTTCTTTATTGACCAGCGGAGTACACAGTTTACGAGTAAAAAAGACAGGGAAAGGTTATATAAAATGCTGTGTTATATACAAAAACATGCACATAGACAGACAGAACCACCGTGCTCGTCGTCCCCTCCTTAATCAGTTGTTCATGTAGGCGTGTGGCGGGGTGAGGGGCGGCATGCCGTTGGCGGCGCCGGGAATAATGTGCCGTCGACCGACGTCGCACACCTTGAAACGCCGTCGGCGCACGCAGCGGTCGCAGGACGGGATATCCCAGAGGAAGCCCATGTAGGTCTCGGGGTCCTCGTCGTGAAAGCGGTAAGAGAGTTCAAAGTGGTGCAACGAGCCCGTCCGAGCTCGCAGCTTCTGGCGAACACCCTCCACGTCATCGGTGCACAGCGACAGTGCTGGGCTGTCACACAGGGCCTGAAGCTCCTGCGGCCACAGGTGCGTAGCCAGGGGCGAGTCCGTCGTCACCAGTTTGACGCAGTGCATCAGGTTCTCGGTGATGGCGTCGTACAGGCGACTCTCGGCCTCCTCGTGCGTCATCACGTTTCGAGGCAGCGACAGCTCGTCGTCGTCATCCTCGTCAAACATGATCATGGGGTCAGGGGTTTTTTTGGGATGTTGACAGGTGGGTGTCTTTTCCAGACGCACGATGGCCTCACGCCGGCCGCTGAAACGGTGGTTTCGGTGTCCCTTCTTTCCCATGACGCAGGTGAACATAACCACGTCCTCGGCCAGACGGTAGACGGCGTCCATGGCGGGGTCGTAGCCGTAGACGACGCCGAAAGTGTCCACCAAGACGTACTGGCGTACGAGGAACTCTTTGCGTTCTGGCACCTCGTGGCCCAGCGCGCCCAACAACTGGTGGTAACAGGTGATGCGCGGCACGGTACGGATCATGAGCTCCATGGTCTGGATGCTGCCGCCCGCGCGGACGACGCTGAAAGATGTTTCCTTGAACTTCATAACCTCTGTGTTGTGGGTCCAGAAGGCGAAATGGGTGTCGGGACACTCATCGAAAGGGTCGTCGATGCTGTAGGAAGCGTAGCCCCGCTTGGTCACCTCGGCCGACAGGCTCTCCACGTCGCCGCGGTAGAGCATAACGGCGTTCCAGTAGTCGTCATACTGCACCATGGGCCGCTGGTAGTCGCGCATAGTGTGGAAGTGGTCGCAGTGACGAAAGCCATGCCGCAGAAAATCCTTCATGGTGGGCGCCAGCTCGTAGATGCAGTCGCGCAGGTCATCGTAGCAGTAGATGCCGCCGCGCTGCCCGATGAGCACGATGAGTTGGTAGCGCATAAAGCCCGGACCCTCGACGAAGCCAAAGGGGTGCAGGTACTCCTGACAGCAGACGTAAGCACCTGGTAGAGAATAGAAAAAATCCACGCACGTTGAAAACACCTGGAAAGAACGTGCCCGAGCGAACGTCCTCTTTCCAGGTGTCTTCAACGACGTGGGGCTTACCTTGCGAACAGACGGTGCCCATCTTGCCCACGAAGGGCCCCAGGGCGCTGCGCGAACGGAGCTGGATGAAGCAGCGTTCGGGCCAGGCCACGTGCAGCCGGGTGCCGCATTCCTGCTCCAGAAAGTCGTTGAGACCGTTGAAGTCCCCGGCTCGGATGGCGATGCAGCCGTAGGCCATCAGCGTGTCCCGTAGGTCGTCCATGACGGACTCCTCTACCTTCGCTCGCCGACGCTGCGCTTCTCCAGCCACCGCTGCGGTCGACAGACTCCTCCGTCCGCCTTCGGAGAACTACGGCGCGGCGGCACGGCCTTTATAGACACTATCAGCGTTGACGTCAGACGATCCAATGAACGTCGTTTTTTGTGCTGGAACTTCCCTCGTCCCGACAAATGTAGCGGAAATCTTCAAGCAAATCGCGACGAAGTCCGATGAGGAGGATGCAGAAGAGGCTGAGCAACGCGATGCTGCCCGCCGCCACAGTACATATGCTCAACAACGCCCAGTGTCCCAACGCGCGACTTTTGGCTCGGAGCAGAGCCGAACGGCGGTTTTTCCACATGATGGATAACGTAGTCCAATATTTCCACCCCTGGCATTGTTGTAGTGTCCACTCGGGAAGCGACGTCACGTTAGTTCCCGTAAAAGTTGTGTTTCTTCTGTTGTTTTTCGCAAGCTTAACGCTCCTCTTAAGAAACCGCGGACACATGTCTTGTAGAAAAATGTAATCACTTTCCGCATATACCGTTAAGACTGACATCACGGTGACGGTGTTGTTTTCCGAAGACGTCGCGTTGTCGGTGACGTTGGTTTCCTCCCAATTTACGGATGACTCAAACGGACTCGTGCGCGCCAGTGCCCGTAATACGTAACTGCGGCCGGTAAGGTTAAGCGTCAGCTGTCCCATGGTAATGTTAGTGTCATTTGTAAAACACGCAACCTCCCCGTAGACCTCGGTGACGTTGATATCGCGGCTCTCGTTCAGGATGCGCAGGGGAAACCAGCCTTCCAGGTGGTACTGAAAACCAAACGTGAGCATGACGCTGTGCCACTGCCGACGTGATTGCCGAAACGTTACGTTCAAGGGCAGTTTGGATTCGGCTCCGGCGCAGGGGCCGTTGTAGATTTGCGTATGATTGCACGTGCAGTTTAACCGGCAGTTCATACTCGTGGCGTTGGAAGTGACGTTAATGTCCGTACCGTGGTACGTACATCGAACAGAAACACCGTATCCCGTGCTCCAAAACAGCGTCAACAACAGCCACACAGACACCTACGTGGGGACGACACGGGACTTTTTATTGACGGAGACTCACGTTTCTGCCCTCCCCTTTCCCGTAGGTAAAAACCCACGTTTATCACACACGTTGTTTTTACCTGAAACCCGCGCAGCCCGTGGACGCGACAAAAAACCGCGGCACTAGAAAGAAAATGAAACAAGTATGTTTATTAAGCAGCATGTGGGGCTAATAGGGGGGATAACTGAGGTATAGCAACTATGAAAAAATACTACAAAAAAAAAGCTGAACATGGTCATCTAGCAGCAAAGTTCTCCTTCTAGACCACGACCACCATCTGTACCACGTCGCCCTCCCCGGCCGTGTACATCACATCCTTCACCACGACCGGCGGCAACGGCGGCGACGAGGACAACTCGCTCTCGACGGAGGCCGGGACGACAGAGGACGGGGGGGTGGTGGCGGCGGAGGACGGAGGGGTGGCGGCGGCAGCGGGGTCTTCTTCCGACACGGGCGACGGCAGGCTCGGCGGCGCGGACAGCACCCGTTGCGCCGGAGCGTGAGAAGGCTGAGCCCCGGTGGCCTGGATGTGGGCCAACGAATTGGCTCGCAGCGAGTCGCGATCCACGAAGGTCATAGGAATTTTCCCTTCGCGGATTCGCCGCTCAGATTCCAGGATGGCGCGCACGTAGCTGTTCACCGACTTGGCAAAAGTGCGCGGCCCCTCCGTATTCTTGTCGCGACGCGCTTCCAGCACCTGCTTTTCGTAGTCCAGCTGGTGGAAGACCATCACCAGGTCGTCCATAGTGTGCGCGTGCTGACGGACGTGGGAGCGCACCTCCACCGGGAACAAAGCGTTCCAATACTCCAGCACTATGGCACCGTGCCAGAACTGCGCCATGCTGGGCGCCAGGAAAAACAGGATACCGGAGTCGTAGGCGAACACGTCCCACTTGGGCGTCATGAACAACACCAGCTGACGCGTGGGCCGCACCGAAGCTTCCTCCCAGGCCTCGATGACCCCGAACATGATGAGCTCCTGGTCCAACGGGGGGCAGTGTCGCTCCAGCCAACTGATCTTGCTCAGGTTCATCTGCAGAAACTCGTAAGAGGGGTCGCAGATGCACACGTAGAGACCCGAGTCGTGCCGCAGCCTGGCTCCGCGCTTCATCAGTTTCCTCACCGCGTAGCGAAGCGCCACCTTGCCCAACGCCGACGCCTGGATCAGTCCCCCCACGTCCATCTGCGTCTGTCGCCACTCGGCCTCGTCCAGCAGGCTCATGATAGCGGCGGTGCTATGCGTGGTCGTAGTCATCCTTTCTATCCTTCTCTATGAATAGCAGCAATAGCGGTAAAGTCCCTTCTTATACTATCCCGGAGTCTGTGGTTTTTTTGTTTACCCCTGCTTACTGGTGAGACTGCTGGGGGCCGTTGTGCTGCAGCAGCCGAGCTCGTCGCCGCCGTTGCCACAGGAACCGGTGCCTCCGCAGGGCCTTTTTGAGAGCCTCGCAGGCTTCTCGCGCAAGTCCTGAGAGGCCCTCGGCGTCCATGGGGTTCACCTCGGGCGTCCGAGCCTCGTTTTCTTCTTCTTCATCCTCCCTTTCCTCCTCCGTGTCCTCCCGCTCTGTGTCCTCCGTTACGCTCTCCTCCCCGGCCTCGGCCAAGAGCGCGGCCACCAAGTCCACGGACCGCTCGGTCTCCGAGTTCTCACCGTCAATTACGCCATGTTGGCGGCGTAACCGGTGCCGAGAACGCCGGGTGAGCGCACATGCTTTTTTCTTTCTTAACCAAGGCGGGAGAGGATCTTCAAGGCGTTTTCGCTGGATCCAGCGGTAGCTAAAGTACCAAAAGGCCAGCAGGCCCACGCTACCTAACAGATTCACGTAGACTGGAGACATAATTAAAGAAAGAAGTGAAACCCGCGTGTGGGTCTCACGTCGTCTTGAAACACCGTCTTATATACATGAAGATGCCGGACATGACGCGCCCAAGACACGTGGGGTTTTCCCCTTAGGCGACCCGGTTTCTTAAGATGTTTTTCATCTTCGCACGCGATGTACTACATCAAAGGGTCGGCTGACCGACCGCATTGACGCACAGTTTCCGAGTACGCGCGTCTCGGAGCACCTGACGGTGAACCACCCAACTCACGCGGATAGGGGACAACACTGACGTGAGGGGCGATTCACGTCACTGACGGCTGACGGGAATAAGACGGGTGAGGGATTTCCACATTTTTCTTAAGTGTGACTCTCCTTACGGTAAATCGCACCTGTGACTTCTTAACCCCTCCTCCCTGGTACCCGATAACAGTGAAAAACACACACCACACGTCACGACACCGATCGATTTTCTTTATTCTTAGTGTGATGATAGGTAAGGGCACTCGTGAGGATGTGCAGTTATCATTATCAAGCCTTCTTCAAGGCGTAGTGATGATCGTTGGGCAGAACCCCCAGGCTCCTAGCGATCTGGGAATAGAAGGAGGAGAACGACCCCAAGGCCAGAATGCCCACAGTGTACATGGCCCAGGTCTCCAGACCGAACGTGGCGGGTCGCAGCTTCAGATGGTAGGCCACCCGCTCCGAGAGTTGTGAATGCTCGTTCAGGCAACAGGACTGCAGGTGGGTGAGCCCAAAAGCGCTTTCGTTTACGCCGCGCACGTGCACCGTCTGGGCCGGGCAATCCTGGTGTTGCGCGCGAAAATGGTCCTGACAGGAGATTCCGTCTACGTGGCGACGCGTGTTGTTACCCACTTCGATCAGCAACGTGTTATCGGCAGGATGATGCGAGAACGCGACGACGGTGTTGCTGGAGGTCTGGCGGCAGCAGTACACGTCGAGCGTCATGAGGACCATGTCGCCTTGGTGGTACACGGCGTACGCCCAACCCTGGAACACGAGCGGACATAGCGGACCGTGAGCGGACGTCACGCCGGCGGTTGTTACCGTCGTCTCGACAGGAGAAGACAATAAACTCCTGATCCTCATACACAGGAGTCCAACCGTCAGAATTAAAGTCCGCGGAGCCATAACCGCGCAAGTGAAGCCGATACGAGTGTTGCTGAATTTGTTCATTCTGCCGACTGTTGCTCACGAGCGTTCGGAGGCGGTGCCACAGGCTGTTGGCCATTAAAAAGTCCTGGCCCGAATGACGACGAGACAGAGCCCGAGGCGAAGAAAAAGGCGCCCGTCATGAAGACGTAGGCAGGGGAATTCCCATATTTTTATGGCTTCTTTTAAAAGTCTGTATCCGACTCCATCCGGCGCTTTTCCCAAACCGTGGTCTCCTCGTCGTCCGACTCGGTACCCAGGAGGTGGTAAGTCTTTTGCCGCACGTAGAAAGCTTTCAACGTGGAGCAAAAGATGAGAATAAAGACCCCGAAAACGAAACAAACCACGCCGATCATGCCGATGCAGACGTTCATGTCGACGTAGCCGGCGGTGCTGTTGGCGGTGCGGCAAAAGAGTGTCATGTCGTGCGTGCACAAAAAACAACACACACCACAGGCCAGGTCGTAGCGTAGTTATTATTCCGTAGCAGCAATGATGGTACAGTCAAGCACATGCTCTATCCCCGTTACCCCGATGATGCTTGCGTCCCCGTTGTTATATTGGCACTGTCCCGGTTAATCACCACGGTGAACACCACGGCCAAGAAAATGATCCCTAATATAGCGACCACTAAGAGAGCAAAAGTCCATTTCCAGCCGTTGTCAAAGTACGCCCCCGTGGTGGGATGCATGGTGGCGGGCATTTCCATCATATCCATGTCGAACGTGTGTCGCGGCGACGGCGAACTAACCAGGCAGTACGGGGGTCGATAGGGCGGTGGGCTGCAGTCGGGTGGTGGCGGCGGTGGCGTGGAAACCGTCGTCGGGCACAGACCCATGGCCTGCTCGTAGGTGGGGGGCGCGTCGTCGTGATCCCGGTCGCGGAGCATCGGCGTGGGCTCCATGTCGGTGGCAGTGACGGCGACGGTGGTAACTGTGGTGGAGACGGTACCGACGGCGTCCGCGGCTCACCTTCGAGCAAAGAGCCCCTTCTTTTTGCGCAAACGACGACAAAACAGTTCTCTGGGACAGCCGGTGGCGCGGTAAGCGGGTGCCACGCTTTCAGGGTGGGTAAAACAGTCGCGGGCGAAGCAGTAGTTGTTGCAGAACCGCAAGAACCCGACGCGAAAGAAGCCCAGGAGTCCGCGCGCCAGAAAGTGCGCCTGCCGCGTATCGGGATGCACGCCGAAGACGGCGCCGCTCTCGTTCACCAGTATGGAGATGTCCAGGCGCTGCTGCGACTCCACCGGCACGGCCCGCACCACAAATACCTGCAGCACGTTCAGCGAGCACGTCTCTTTTAACCAGTTGCCGTGGGCCGGATCCTCGTAAGTCTGGCTCCCGTTCAAGACGACCGTCGTCAGCGCCTCGTTACCGTCTCGCCAGCTGAAGATAGAACCCTCGCGCTTCATGCACAGGCGCCACAGGGCCAGCAGGTCGCGCGCCAACATGAACTCGCGACCCACGTCGCCGCCGGTCTCGAAGCGGACATAGCCCAGTTCTTCGCGCAGCGGCGCGTAGTTGCGCAGGCCCTCCTGCACGAAGCCGCGGAAACCGGACCGCGACACCAGGTACAGCGATTCCACCACAGGCGAGTAGACGTAGACGCGACCGCCCTCGCCGATGAGTACGGGTAGCGGTGGGCGGCCGATGGCTTCGCAACGACTCACAGTGCCCACCGGCAGCAAGAACTTGTCGCAGCACAGGAAGGTCTTCTCCAAACCTTTAATATTGAGATGTCCAAAGTAGCCGACGCGTAACAGGTCGCAGTAGGTGAAGAACCAACCGTTTGGCCAGCTGAGACGCAGCACCGTGCCGCTGACGCGACGAACCAGCTTCTGCAAGTCCTTGCGGGCGTCGGAGGTGACAGAGCAGCGGAAGGTCTCGTTGACCAGCTCGACAGCCAGCGCGTCCTCCAGCGTGCGTTCCTTCATCTCGTCGTTGATGCTCTGGCGGCGCCGCCGGATTTCGTCGAAACGGGCCGCGGAGGCGGCGACCGACGCGGAGGTCGTCCGAACGCCCTCTGTGACGCTGTCGTCCGGCCAGTCAAGAAAGCTAAGGCTGGCGCTGCGCCGCCTAAAGTGTCCGATCCGCGCGGGACGTCGCTGAGGGACGGTGGCTGGTCTGCTGGGGCGGGTACGGCCGCGGGTGTCCGCGGACACGTTAGTTATACACGGAATTGAGTCACGTGGCACGTTGCCAGCTGAAACCGCCGTCGTCTCCGCCGGCGTTTTCTCCATCGCGGGACCGCGCCGTGCGCACGTTCCCAGGCACGCGGCCCACGCTCTAGCCGCACTTTTGCTTCTTGGTGTTAGGGACGAACTCGAACGTTACAGAATCCTCGCTGTCGCTCTCCTCTTTCGCGTCGTTGAAGTAATTGCCGGAGTTGCGATCCAAACCGCCGCCTCCTCCTCCGCCGCCGCCGCCCGATCCACCTTTGGACGTCAGGTAGCTGGTGATCTTGTGCTGCTCGTATTTTTCCTTGGAGGAAAGACCGTGGTCGTGATCACCGCCGCCGCCACCGCTGCTCATTTTCCGCGTACCGGAACCACCGCCGCCACCGCGGTCGTGCTTCTTGCCGCCACCGCCGCCACCTCCTCCCAGACCGCCGAGACCCATGGGCTCGTTCATAATATCGTTATCCAGACCCGGGCCGTCGTCGTGCAGACCGCCGGCATTAGCCAGCGAAGAGAGGCTGCCGCTACCACCGCCGCCGCCACGCGATTTGCCGCTGTTCCCGACGTAATTTTTGTCGAAGGGATCGCCACGCTGGAAAGGTTCCTCGGTGAGAAAATTCTCCACGGCGAACAGACCGTTGCGGCTGGCCACGTACAACAGCGTGTCGTGCTCCGTAACTATACGCAACGTGCACGGCAGTTTGGTGACGGCGCAATTGAGCAGCGTCTGGTAGAAGTTCTTCAGCTGCACGTTGATACGCATGTTTTTCACGCCGTGGAAACTGACGCGGTTATTGGCTGTGAATTCCAGCTCGCTGCCGTTGGTCAGGATAAACTTGATGGCCGGTGGACCGGCGTGCACCAGAATCTGCACGGTGCCCGTAGGGCAGGGCGCTTTTTTAACGTTACGCTTGACGCGGGTATGCGGCCCGATCCACTTAAGCAGGTCGGCCACCACGCCGAAATCTAGATCCACGTGCACGGCCGAATTCTCGCTTTCGCGCACAATGTCTTGGCCGTGCACGCAGGCCGAGCTGAACTCCATATTGAAATCGGGCGCGCACATGGAGATCTTGGCCGACAGGTCCGAGATGTCCTGCACGTAGAACTTGGTCAGGTCCTTGCTGGAAGTCAGGTACATGAAATTACCCAGCAGCGGCGTGGAATTGTTAATGGTCTTGGGCTGAAACGACTTGTCAGTGATGTAGAGGCATGAGCTGTTAAAAGTGATTTTTGACACGCAGTGACTGCGTACCGTTTGCAAGATAAGCGACGGCGTGGGCAAGAAGGTAACCGTGGTGTTCTCCTTGAGCGCACGGATCACAGATCGCAGCTGCTGGATAGCCGTCTTGTACGGCTTCAGCCGCAGCGCCAGCGTCGGCGGCTCCGAGAGGCGCGTCTTGCGATCCATCCCGGACAGCGTGCAAGTCTCGACTAAGGAGCGGGCGCGAGCGAGCGAAAGTTTTATAGAGAGCACACACGACGACCGGGAACGCTGCGAAGACGCCCGGCGTCTAATAATACAGCCGCGCCGAGCCAGCGGGCCCCCGACTAAGAGGCACAGTACTTATATACTCCGACCTTAAAGCGCCAGTGGTACCACTTGAGCATCCTGGCCAGAAGCACGTCGGGCGTCATCCCCGAGTCATAGTAGAAAACCAGGGCCACGCACTGGTCCACAAACACGCTCAGGTTCACGGCCGCCATTTCCACGTCGTTTTGGATCGCCGGTGCCGCCTGGAACAGACACTGCGTCGCCTTGCCCTCCTCCTGGTGCTGCTCCAACCACGCGTAATTCACCACGGGCACGCGCAGCGGCCTCCGCACCACGGTGGGGAAGTAACACTCACGGTTGGGCGGGCACAATGACCACACCGTCTCCTCCTCGAACACGGTGCCGCGCGAAGCCCACACTGACGGCGTCACGCCCCACAGATGCGCCACCTCGTCGTCGGGACCCACCGCCAGAAACTGACAGTTGCGCAATCCGAACTCGAGCATGTCGGCGCGCAGCGCTTCCCAGCGCGCGCTGGCGATGGAGAGCCGCGGCAACCGATACAATTCGAAAATGAATTTGCCCTCTTGATAGATGGTGCGTTCGAACCACTCGCAGCGCGGCAAACCCGACTTGCACAAATCGACGCTAGCGCGCACCGCGGCAAAGTACATGTGCTCAAAGATGCGCTCGATCAAGTCCCAAGAGGCAAAGTACGTGAACCCTAACCGCATGAGCGCCGTGTGCAAGCCAGCCACGCCGATGTGCAGCGGACGCAGTTTTTCCAGCGCGCTCTCTACCCACCATTCGGACGCCGACATTAGCGCGTCCAAGCGCGCGTTGCCCCAAACCACCGCCTCGGTCACCAACTCGCGCAGCACGCTCAAATCAAAGTAACGTCGCGTGTTCCCCAAAACCACGTCGGGTAGATGCAGCTTCTGCTCGTCGCTACGCGCAAACACGCAGCGAGCCACGTTCACCGTCAGCCGCTGCACCGGCATGTCACACTCGCCAAAGTGGCACGACGCCATATCGGGACTCAAGCACGGCGGCAGGCACACGCTGTCGGCCATAATCGAGTACTTGACTACGTGATGGACAAAGACCACCGAGGCACGGCCCTTGAGCGCGCACAGCAACATCTTTTTCAGAAAATCGTCCGTGTTCACGACCACCTTGGGGCACGATTGCTCGCAGCGCGAATACTCTTTCTCGAAAGCCGACTCCTGACCCAGGTCCGAGAGCCGCCGGGAGACAGGCCGCCCAAACAGCGAGTAGCGCTGCTCACGCGCACGGTAGCGCTTCATTAACACGCTAGGCACGTTGAAAGCGTAGCAAACCCCCGTCAACTCCGACGTGCTTTCTTTGAGAATAAAGTTAATCACGCGGATAGCGGCCACGTCCCACATGTCCACAAACACACGTACCACGGGTCGATGCACCTCCTTCTCGCGTATCAAATCGCAGTATCCCCCCAGGCAACGAATCACGCTGTTCACATCGGCGTTAAGTCGCGTTACGTTCACCGACACAGAAACGCCGCAACTCAAGGTACTCATCCACTTGCACATGGCCGCCCAACTGGCGTCACGCGAGAAAGGGTCGGCCGAGATCAGAAAGTCGTACTGCGGCACGCGATCGAAACCCACGGTAGACATGGTGAAGGTGGACAGCGACAGCTGCCCATCGCGACAGCGCTTCAACACCGATTCCAACACCTCGCCCTCGAAACGCGCATCCAGATGGAAACGATAGATGCGCGAGTGCCTACTGTTCTCGATAGCGGCCGTCAACGCCACGGCGATGCGCAAAAACACGCCGCCCGGGCTCTCGTCCTGTCCGTGCAGTTGGCGACACACCTTATCCAAACACAAAATGGCCGCGTACAAGCCCCAGCAACCGGCCAATTCCACAAAACGCGCCGTCTCCTCGGCCAGCTTGGGTAGATCCTCCATGTGACGCAGCACAAAACGGCGCACCGACTCATCGCACAGCTCCGAAGCGTAACACAGTGGCGTGCGGCTTTCACGCGCCCAGTTGGCTTTGAAATAAAAGCGACCCAACAGCAGGTCGCAACGCGGCGAGTGACGAATCAGACAGGGACCGTGGCGCATAATGAGCTGAAATAGCCTGAAACTGCCCAAACCGGCACTGTGCCGCGACACGGTGTCCATCTCGCGCCACAGCGCGTTCCTGTCGGACGGCAGCTCCCGCGCCGGCTCCTGTACGCCGCAAAAGCGAAACTTGCCCCAGTAGCCGTGACAATGACACTTTTTGCCCATCAACATGCGCATAGCTTGTATCGGCGGCGATACTTTGCAGAGCGAAGCCCCGAAATCGTCCTCCTCCTCGACACTGTCCAGCTCCATCCTGGTCGCGCCGGCCGGATTAAAGGTGCTCAGACCGCTACTCACGCGTCCACCGCGACTGGGCACGGCGGGACCGCTGTCACGCGTCAACGACAGCACAGACGGCGTGCCGTCGGGAGACGGCGACTCGGGACGCCAACTGACGACGCCGCCACCACTCGTAAAACCCGCTACACATGCTACACCGCTCGATACGTTGGTATTTCCAGCGGACGCTTCCTTGTCACCCCCGGGCAGCGGCCCCTCCTCGAGCTCGCTGTCATCTCCCCCGATAGTATCAGCGGCGACCTCTGCCGACGATTCCTCCGTCTCGGTTTCCGCGCTGCGGCTTGGAATCCTACCTGGCCGGCACCGATGTGCGGGCACCGAGGACACCCGCTGTTCCTCGTCCGCGTCAGCCGGATTCATAAGTTTACGAGGAAAATAACAAAGAAATCAGGTAGATTTCAATAAAGTGAGTCTAGATGGCGCCGACAACTACGGTTTATAAAGTCTGTGTGCGATGTGTTTTTTTCTTCTGTGTCTCCTCCCCGTATGCTGTCAGCGCCGCTCAGACGAATTCTCGAAAGTCTCCCAATTCGACGCTAAAGTTGTCCAAACGGACGACGGACAGTTTGAGTTCTTTGTGTACCAGGAACGAGGTGTGAATGTCGTCAGCCAGGCACCAGCCCAGCTTTTGTATGACCCCGGTACACAGAGGGATCTGGCGCGGGCGCGTGATGCGACGGTTGACAAAGCTACAGCGCTCGCGGGCGAACTTTCCGCGTGCAACGTCGACCAAGGTCTGCCAGTGTGCGATGCTGGAGGTGAGCACGTAGATGCCGGGACGTGTTTCGGGCCCGTCATAGTCATAGACGATGATTAAATACACGTATTGCAGCCGTCCCCGGGTCTCTTCCCACGTCAGGTACATGTCTTTCGGTATCATCAACGCGAACACCTCCGTTTTGAGCGTGTTGTAAAGGTAGCCGCGCATGACGCAGGTGAGCAACGAGGTGATGCCCAGCGAGACGGTCTTGACGCAGCCCAGCGTCTCGAGGCGGCGGTGCAGCAGATGCGGGCCCAGGTCCAGCCACTGCAGCGCGGCGCGCGCGGCCGAGGCCGTGTACACGCTTTCGAGCAGGCAGCGCGTGCTGGCCGAGACGTTGGAGGCGCGAATGCCTAACAGGTAAAGGCTAATGTAGAGGTGTCGCGGCGAGTCGCAACCCGTCTCCATGCGGATGAGCAGCGCGCCCGGCTGCGCCTCGAACTCTACCAGGCCCTCGGGCACGAAGAAACGCGCCGTGAGCGCCTGGTGATCGGCGTGGTAGAGATAGCGAACCGATATAGTATTTACCTCGCGTTTGGCTTTGAGCGCCGTCACTAGTTCATTGTCCTCGTCGGCCGGGTCGCGCGGCCGTTTGGCCACCGCGCGCGCGTCCATGATGGCGAGGCGCACGGTAGATTTCAAAAAGTTGATAGAGCAGCTGCGGGCACGGGCCACGGACAAAGCGGAGGCGTTAAATACCGTGAGCCAATTGGAGATCGGCGCGGTGGATGCCCAGGACGTGACCGCGAGCGCCGTGCGCGCCTTCGTGGGTGCGTTGCCGAGCTCGGGCTACCACTTTGGCTTCGTGCGTCAGAACGTGGTCTTTTACCTCCTAAGCCACGCCACGGTACAGACGGCGCGCGACCCGCTGTACGCCGCCGAGCAGTTGCACGAACAGCTGGACCGCTTCCTGCGACACCAGCACGACGGCGGCGGAGACGAGGACCGGTTGCCGTTCTACCACAACGGGGCCACGCTGACGGCTTTCCAGAAGCTGTTGCAGACCCTGCGCGAGATCCAGACCGTAATAGCCGAACAGAGCGGCGGCACCGCGGCGGCGGCGGACTTGATCGCCAGTAACAACGCGTCGACCGAGCGCCGCGGCAAGAAGGGCGGTTCGAGTTCCGGGGGCCAGCAGCCGCTGGTCCGCCGGGTGATCACGCAGCTGGAAACGGCTGCCACGGAGGCGCGGCCCTACGTCAATTGTCGCGCCGTGGCCGAACTCCTGGACCTGACCTACCAGCGGCTCATCTACTGGGCCTGCACGCTCATGCCCTACGTGTTGTTTCGGCGCGACACCGACACCGAACTGGACACGGTGCTTCTGATGCATTTTTTTTACACACACTACCGTTCGGTTAACGGCGATTTGGCCGTGGAGTTTCAAAACTACGTCAAGAACAGCGTGCGGCACATGAGCTCTTTCGTCAGTTCCGATATCGACGGCGACCAGAAGCCCGGTGCCGAACACATGCGTGACGTCAGCTACAAGCTGTTCGTGGGTAATCTGCAAGCGCGTGACGCCAGCGGCCTCATGTTTCCCATCATTAGCACGCGCATCTCCACCGTGAACCTTTACCTGTCGCCCGAACGTATGTTTTTCCACCCGGGTCTGATCTCGCGTCTGTTGAGTGAGGAAGTTTCGCCGCGCGCCAACCTAGACGCTTACGCGCGCGTGTGCGATCGCGTGCTGGAAGACCACTTGCATACGCCGCGACGCGTGCAACGGCTACTAGATCTGACGCAGATGGTAATGCGACTGGTGGAACTGGGTTTCAATCACGATACCTGCGCGGCCTACGCACAAATGGCGCTGATCCAGCCGGCCAGTCAGAAGAGCTCGCTCTTTGTCAGCGAGATTCGCGAGAAACTCATACAGATCATCTACAATTTTTACACGTTTTTCATGTGCCTCTATGTGTACAGCCCCACGTTCCTGTTCGACCACCGGCGGCGGTTGATTTTGGAGCAGCATCGATCCACGTTGATCGGCTCCAAGGAGGAACTACAGCACGTCTGGAGCAACGTGACACTGAACGTCAATACGCACTTTGCGGTTCAGTACACGGAAGAAGACTTTGAGGCACATACGAAGGGTGCCACGGAGGCGGAGCGCGAGTACCTGTATCGGGACCTGCACAGCAAGTGGGGCGTGCACCTGTTTACCTTGCGTCCGTCTCGCGGCGCGGCCGGCGCGGCCTCGCCTTTGCCTCCGCTTGACGGCGTCACACGCTCCGACATCTTACGCGAATGCGCGCTCGTTAATCTGAACGAAGGCCGCGTCAACTACGCCTCCCTGCTAGCCTTCAGCCATCATCCCGAGTTCCCCAGCATCTTCGCGCAGTTGGTGGTGGTAACTGAGTTCTCGGAGATCTTTGGTATCCCGCAGGGCCTGTTTCAAGCCGTGGGTTCGCCGCGTCTTTTCGCACTCATTCAGCTGTGCCGTGTATTGTTGCCCGAGCAGGTGACGCTGTACCAGAACCTGGTCTCCATCTACAACCTGACCACCTTCGTCAAGCACATCGACGCCGCGGTTTTTAAGACGGTACGCGATTGCGTCTTCGACATCGCCACGACTCTCGAGCACCTCAGCGGTGTACCCGTCACGCCCAATGTGGACCTGCTGGCCGAGCTCATGGCGCGCTCCGTAGCGCATAACCTGTACACCACCGTCAACCCGCTGATCGAGGACGTGATGCGCAGCAGCGCCGGCAGTCTGAGAAACTATCTGCGACATACGCGACTCTGTTTCGGTCTGGCGCGTGGCCGGGCGCGCCTCTCGGAGGACGGCGTGACGGTGTACGTGGAGGTACAAGGTCAATACGGACTACGCGTACCCACCACGCGTTTCGTAGAACAGTTGCGCGAGCTGGTTCGCCGCGATCGGCTGTTGGCCGAGAATCTGCGCGGCTTGAACGAGCGCCTGCTGAGTGTTCGCGTGCGCGTACGTCAGATCAGCAGCGACACAGAGGAAGTAAGCCGACACGCCAAGGGTCACCGCACGGTGGCCCAGATGAGCAAGGCGCTCAAAAAGACGGCCTCCAAAATCAAAATGTTGGAAACACGCGTGACATTGGCGCTCGAGCAGGCGCAACGTTCCAATGGCGCCGTCGTTACCGCGGTGCAACGCGCGCTAGCCGTCTTTGACGTACTAAGTCGCGAGAACTTGGAACGCCGCGGCGCACAGCTCTGTCTGACGGAAGCGACGAGCCTACTGCACCGACATCGCGCGCTAGCGCCGATGACCTGGCCCGCGGGCACGGGCGTTGCGGCGGCGGCCGAAGCGGATGGCGCCTTACGCGAGTTCTTGGAGGCGCCCTGGGAATCGGCGCCCCAACCGCCGCGACTCCGCATGACGCCCGACACCGATCACGAAGAATCAACGGCAGGCGCGACGTCCGTACCGGAGGTCCTGGGTGCGCGCTACGAACCCGCACACCTGGCCGCGAGCGACCTATTAAACTGGTACATCGTCCCCGTAAGCCAGGCGCAGCAGGACATCTTGTCTTCGATCGACCCGCCCGCCGGCTCGACATCGGTGTCCCTGCCGCCGGCCTCGCCATGAAAGTCACACAGGCCAGCTGCCACCAGGGCGACATCGCTCGCTTTGGAGCGCGAGCGGGCAATCAATGCGTCTGCAACGGCATCATGTTCCTACACGCCTTGCACCTGGGTGGAACGAGCGCCGTCCTGCAGACCGAGGCGCTGGACGCCATCATGGAAGAGGGCGCGCGTCTGGACGCGCGGCTAGAGCGCGAGTTGCAAAAGAAGCTGCCCGCCGGCGGGCGGCTGCCGGTCTACAGACTGGGCGACGAAGTGCCGCGCCGCCTGGAGTCGCGGTTCGGCCGGACCGTGCACGCGCTCTCGCGGCCCTTCAACGGCACCACCGAGACGTGCGACCTGGACGGCTACATGTGTCCGGGCATCTTCGACTTTCTGCGGTACGCGCACGCCAAACCGCGTCCCACCTACGTACTCGTCACCGTCAACTCGTTGGCGCGCGCCGTGGTCTTCACCGAGGACCACATGTTGGTCTTTGATCCGCACAGCTCCGCGGAATGTCACAACGCCGCCGTGTATCACTGCGAGGGTCTCCATCAGGTGCTGATGGTGCTCACGGGCTTCGGCGTGCAGCTGTCGCCCGCTTTCTACTATGAGGCCCTTTTTCTCTACATGCTGGATGTGGCGACCGTACCAGAGGCTGAGATCGCCGCGCGTTTGGTCTCCACCTATCGCGACCGCGATATCGACCTCACCGGCGTCGTCCGAGAAAGCGCGGACACGGCAGCGACAACGACCACCGCCGCACCTTCCTTACCTCCGCTGCCCGACCCCATCGTCGACCCGGGTTGCCCTCCTGGCGTGGCGCCCAGCATTCCCGTCTACGATCCCTCGTCCTCACCCAAAAAAACACCCGAGAAACGCCGCAAGGACCTCAGCGGTAGCAAACACGGAGGCAAAAAGAAACCCCCGTCCACGACGTCCAAAACACTGGCCACCGCCTCCTCCTCCCCCTCAGCGATAGCGGCGGCCTCTTCTTCGTCCGCGGTACCACCGTCCTACAGCTGCGGCGAAGGGGCCCTGCCGGCCCTGGGCCGCTACCAACAGCTGGTCGACGAGGTAGAGCAGGAGTTGAAGGCTCTGACGCTGCCGCCGTTGCCTGCCAACACCAGCGCCTGGACGTTGCACGCGGCGGGTACCGAAAGCGGCGCTAACGCGGCAACGGCCACGGCGCCGTCCTTCGACGAAGCTTTCCTCACCGATCGTCTCCAGCAGCTCATCATCCATGCCGTCAATCAGCGCTCGTGTCTGCGTCGCCCCTGCGGTCCGCAATCGGCGGCGCAGCAGGCGGTACGCGCCTATCTGGGCCTATCCAAGAAACTGGATGCCTTTCTGCTCAACTGGCTGCACCACGGCCTGGATCTGCAGCGCATGCACGACTACCTGAGCCACAAGACCACCAAAGGCACGTACTCGACGCTGGATCGCGCACTGCTGGAGAAAATGCAAGTCGTCTTCGATCCCTACGGACGTCAGCACGGCCCGGCGCTCATCGCCTGGGTGGAGGAGATGCTGCGCTACGTGGAAAGCAAGCCCACTAACGAACTGTCTCAACGACTGCAACGTTTCGTAACCAAGCGACCGATGCCCGTTAGCGACAGCTTCGTCTGCCTGCGACCCGTAGACTTTCAGCGTCTGACGCAGGTCATCGAACAGCGACGTCGGGTGTTGCAACGTCAACGCGAGGAATACCACGGCGTTTACGAGCACTTGGCCGGCCTCATCACCAGCATCGACATTCACGACCTAGACGCCAGCGATCTGAACCGACGCGAAATTCTGAAAGCGCTGCAGCCGTTGGACGACAACGCCAAGCAGGAACTCTTTCGCCTGGGCAACGCCAAAATGCTAGAGTTGCAGATGGACCTGGACCGTCTGAGCACGCAGCTGCTGACGCGCGTGCACAATCACATCCTTAACGGCTTTTTGCCGGTAGAGGACCTGAAGCAGATGGAACGCGTCGTCGAGCAGGTACTGAGACTCTTTTACGACCTGCGCGACCTGAAACTGTGTGACGGCAGCTACGAAGAGGGATTCGTCGTCATACGCGAACAACTGAGCTACCTCATGACGGGCACTGTGCGCGACAACGTACCGCTACTGCAAGAGATCCTGCAGCTGCGACACGCGTACCAGCAAGCCACGCAGCAAAACGAGGGTCGCCTCACGCAGATCCACGACCTGCTTCATGTCATCGAGACGCTGGTGCGCGACCCGGGCAGCCGCGGCTCGGCGCTGACACTGGCCTTGGTACAGGAGCAGCTAGCTCAGCTGGAAGCGCTAGGCGGCCTGCAGCTACCCGAAGTGCAGCAGCGCCTACAGAACGCGCAACTCGCGCTAAGCCGCCTCTACGAAGAGGAAGAGGAAACGCAGCGTTTCCTCGACGGACTCTCGTACGACGATCCGCCCACCGAACAGACCATCAAGCGACACCCACAATTACGCGAGATGTTACGTCGCGACGAACAGACGCGTCTGCGACTCATCAACGCCGTACTGAGCATGTTCCACACATTAGTGATGCGACTGGCGCGCGACGAGTCGCCGCGACCGACGTTTTTTGACGCCGTCAGTCTGTTATTGCAGCAACTGCCACCCGACTCGCATGAACGTGAGGATCTGCGTGCCGCCAACGCCACGTACGCGCAGATGGTCAAGAAACTGGAGCAGATCGAGAAAGCCGGTACCGGCGCATCCGAAAAACGCTTCCAAGCGTTACGGGAGTTGGTTTACTTTTTCCGTAATCATGAATATTTCTTTCAACATATGGTTGGACGACTGGGCGTCGGACCTCAGGTAACGGAACTCTACGAGCGATATCAACACGAGATGGAAGAACAGCACCTGGAACGGCTGGAACGTGAATGGCAAGAAGAGGCCGGCAAGCTCACGGTAACTTCTGTGGAGGACGTGCAGCGTGTCTTGGCCCGGGCACCGAGCCATCGTGTCATGCATCAAATGCAACAAACGTTAACCACCAAGATGCAAGACTTTTTAGACAAGGAGAAACGTAAACAGGAAGAACAGCAACGGCAGCTACTGGACGGCTACCAAAAAAAGGTACAGCAGGATTTGCAACGCGTGGTGGACGCCGTTAAGGGCGAGATGCTCTCCACCATCCCGCACCAACCACTGGAGGCCACACTCGAGCTGCTCTTGGGCCTAGATCAACGCGCCCAACCGCTACTGGACAAGTTCAACCAGGACTTGCTGTCGGCGCTGCAGCAGCTGAGCAAAAAACTAGACGGGCGGATCAACGAGTGTCTGCACGGCGTGCTAACGGGTGATGTAGAGCGGCGCTGTCACCCGCACCGAGAAGCGGCTATGCAAACCCAAGCCTCGCTAAACCACTTGGACCAAATTTTGGGTCCACAACTCCTGATCCATGAGACGCAGCAGGCCCTGCAACACGCCGTCCATCAAGCGCAGTTCATCGAGAAGTGTCAACAGGGCGATCCAACTACAGCCATCACGGGTAGCGAATTCGAGAGCGACTTTGCACGCTACCGCAGCAGTCAACAGAAGATGGAGGGACAATTACAAGAGACTAGACAACAGATGACCGAGACTAGCGAGCGGCTAGATCGCTCGCTGCGCCAGGATCCCGGGAGCAGCTCCGTCACGCGTGTACCCGAGAAACCTTTCAAGGGTCAGGAGCTGGCGGGTCGGATCACGCCCCCGCCCGCCGACTTCCAGCGGCCCGTCTTCAAAACGCTGCTAGATCAGCAGGCCGACGCGGCCCGGAAAGCGCTCAGCGACGAGGCCGATCTGCTGAATCAGAAAGTACAGACGCAGTTGCGACAACGCGACGAGCAGCTGAGCACGGCGCAGAACCTGTGGACTGATCTGGTCACGCGCCACAAAATGAGCGGCGGACTGGACGTGACCACCCCCGACGCCAAGGCGCTGATGGAAAAGCCGCTGGAGACACTTCGCGAGCTGTTGGGCAAAGCCACGCAACAACTGCCGTACCTGTCGGCGGAGCGCACGGTGCGCTGGATGCTGGCTTTTCTGGAGGAAGCCCTTGCGCAAATCACCGCGGACCCTACGCACCCGCATCACGGAAGCAGGACCCACTACCGGAACCTGCAACAGCAAGCTGTCGAGAGCGCCGTGACGCTAGCGCATCAAATCGAACAAAACGCAGCCTGTGAAAATTTTATTGCACAGCATCAAGAGGCGACTGCCAACGGCGCGTCCACGCCGCGGGTCGACATGGTCCAGGCGGTGGAAGCGGTCTGGCAGCGACTGGAACCCGGACGCGTAGCCGGCGGCGCCGCGCGTCATCAAAAAGTGCAGGAACTGTTGCAGCGCTTGGGTCAGACGCTAGGCGACCTAGAACTGCAGGAAACGTTGGCGACGGAATACTTTGCGCTGTTACACGGCATCCAGACCTTCAGCTACGGGCTGGACTTTCGGTCGCAGTTGGAAAAGATCCGCGATCTGCGGACTCGTTTTGCGGAACTGGCCAAGCGATGCGGTACACGTCTCTCCAACGAGGGAGCCCTGCCCAACCCACGGAAACCGCAGGCGACGACTTCGCTGGGCGCCTTTACACGCGGGTTGAACGCACTGGAACGACACGTCCAGCTGGGTCACCAGTATCTGCTCAACAAGCTCAACGGCTCATCGCTAGTCTATAGGCTGGAAGACATTCCTAGCGTGCTTCCGCCAACACACGAGACCGACCCCGCGCTGATCATGCGCGACCGCCTGCGTCGTCTATGCTTCGCGCGTCACCACGACACCTTTCTTGAAGTGGTAGACGTCTTCGGCATGCGGCAAATCGTCACGCAGGCCGGCGAGCCCATTTACCTGGTCACCGATTACGGCAACGTAGCCTTTAAGTACTTGGCGCTGCGAGACGATGGCCGACCCCTGGCATGGCGGCGCCGCTGTAGCGGCGGAGGACTCAAGAACGTCGTCACCACACGTTATAAAGCCATCACGGTAGCCGTGGCCGTCTGTCAGACATTGCGCACTTTCTGGCCGCAGATCTCGCAGTACGACCTACGGCCCTACCTCACGCAGCATCAGAGCCACACGCACCCCGCGGAGACTCACACGTTACATAACCTTAAGCTCTTTTGTTATCTGGTGAGCACCGCCTGGCACCAGCGCATCGACACGCAGCAGGAGCTGACGGCCGCCGATCGCGTAGGCAGCGGCGAAGGTGGTGACGTAGGGGAACAGAGACCGGGCCGCGGCACCGTGCTGCGTCTGAGTCTCCAAGAGTTTTGTGTACTCATAGCAGCTCTGTACCCCGAGTACATCTACACCGTCCTCAAGTACCCGGTGCAGATGTCGCTACCCTCCCTCACAGCTCACCTACATCAGGATGTAATACACGCGGTAGTCAATAACACACACAAAATGCCCCCCGACCACCTCCCCGAACAGGTCAAGGCTTTCTGTATCACCCCCACCCAATGGCCCGCCATGCAGCTCAATAAACTGTTTTGGGAAAATAAACTGGTGCAGCAACTGTGCCAGGTAGGCCCGCAAAAAAGCACACCATCCCTAGGCAAGCTATGGCTCTACGCCATGGCCACGCTGGTCTTTCCACAAGACATGCTGCAGTGTCTGTGGCTAGAACTGAAACCCCAGTACGCCGAGACCTACGCCTCGGTGTCCGAATTGGTACAGACGTTGTTTCAGATTTTCACGCAACAATGCGAGATGGTGACCGAGGGGTACACGCAACCGCAGCTCCCCACCGGAGAGCCGGTGCTTCAGATGATCCGCGTGCGACGCCAAGACACAACCACCACAGACACAAACACGACCACAGAGCCAGGACTTTTAGATGTTTTTATTCAAACAGAAACCGCCCTAGACTACGCGCTGGGCTCCTGGCTTTTCGGCATACCCGTGTGTCTCGGCGTGCACGTAGCCGACCTGCTGAAAGGCCAACGTGTATTAGTAGCGCGCCACCTCGAATACACGTCGCGAGACCGCGACTTCCTCCGCATCCAACGCTCCCGGGACCTCAATCTCAGTCAACTGCTCCAGGACACGTGGACCGAAACGCCGCTGGAGCACTGCTGGCTACAAGCCCAAATCAGACGGCTACGCGATTACCTGCGTTTCCCCACCCGCTTAGAGTTTATTCCCCTAGTCATTTACAACGCACAGGACCACACCGTTGTACGCGTGCTGCGACCGCCCTCCACGTTCGAACAGGACCACAGTCGGCTGGTGTTGGACGAGGCCTTCCCCACCTTCCCGCTGTATGACCAAGATGATAACACATCCGCGGACAACGTCGCTGCGTCTGGCGCCGCTCCAACACCGCCGGTACCTTTCAACCGCGTACCAGTCAATATTCAGTTTCTGCGTGAAAACCCGCCACCCATCGCACGAGTTCAGCAGCCGCCGCGCCGACATCGTCATCGAGCGGCCGCGGCCGCAGACGACGACGGACAGATAGATCACGCACAAGACGATACATCAAGGACAGCCGACTCTGCATTAGTCTCCACCGCCTTTGGCGGGTCCGTCTTTCAAGAAAACCGGCTGGGAGAAACACCACTATGTCGAGATGAACTTGTGGCCGTGGCACCCGGCGCCGCCAGCACCAGTTTCGCCTCGCCGCCTATCACGGTGCTCACGCAGAACGTCCTCAGTGCTCTAGAAATATTGCGACTAGTGCGATTGGACCTGCGACAACTGGCGCAATCCGTACAGGACACTATTCAACACATGCGGTTTCTCTATCTTTTGTAACCGACACTGACAGTAGCGGGCAATAAAAACAAGAGGATTGTTATCGTTTTTTATGATACAAAACAACGTGTCACTTTCACGGTGATTTATTCTTGCTATTACTTTTCCCCATGGGCTGTCAGCGTCGGGTGCGCGACACGGCTATCATGCGCAACAGGTCCAGCTTAAAGGCGCACTTGTCGTTAAACAGACTGGACATGCGCGTATACTTGCTCAGCATGGTGGCCAGCACCGGGTGGGTGGCCTCTGAGATCTCGGTCGGCAACTCCAAAACGACGTTGACGACGTGACGGTGTTTTTCGTCCCGCTTGTTGGCCACCGTGGGTCCCGGCGCGGTGTTAGACATGGGGCAGGCCGTGGGGGGAGGACGAGGAGGACGTCGCTGCTAAACCGCCGCGCGCCTGCTGCACAATGTGGCCGCCGACGTGGCAGGCGGTCTGTTTAACCAGCGCGCAGCCTCGACACAGCGGGGCGCCGTCTTCGCTTTCCAAACAGCTGTCGCGGTACTCGCCCGTCTGACAGCGCGCGCACAGCAGGCCGTGCCCGTGCGAAGTGAGACGCAGGAGACGCGGGACCGTCACGCCGCGTACCACCACAGTGGAGTCGCAGGTGCGTGCCGCGCAGGGCAGAATGACGTCGAAAGCCAGCCGGTGATCGTACACGGCACAAGCCGCGTTGAGGCCCAGCACGGCTTTCCAGCCCACGCGTACGCAGCGCTGTCCAAAGAGCGTCTCGGAGACGAGCTCGTAGACGCGCTGCCGCACTACCCGCTGACTGCCGCAGAGCGAGCAGTGTACGAGCTCGGCGTGCGTGTTGAAGATGACGCTCTTTTCTTGACGGTCCCGATAATAGAACATCGAGTTGAGCGGAAAATTTTGCTGGCAGTGTAGCTTTTCCTTACCCAGGTTGAGGCAGTGTCCGCACTGCCGACAGACCACGGCCACCAGCGAGCGCGCATCCAGATGGCGCTCGCACTTGAGTCGACACAGACACCAGAGCGGCAGGTCGATGACGCTGCCGATGAGGCCGCCGCGCAGCGCGGCGCTGAGTGCAAAGAGGACGATCTTGGTGGGCTCTACGTGATGCGCCTGCTGTCCGGCGCCCGCGTGTCCTACCGCCGCAGCTGCCGCCGTCGAGCCTCCTCCGCGCGTCTCGTCGTGCAGACCCAGTGCCCGCAACGGCACCAGGTATCGCGGACACGTGTCGCAAAACGTCTGCACCGCTTGTCGGGCCAGTACGTAGAGCGGGTTTCCGCAGGGTACCTTCCCGGCGTGCCGACGCAAGGCTGCGATGAGGCCCCGCAGCTGCGGCGACCGCGGCTGCCGTTGGTGACACCACTGGTTACGGTGGTATACGGCCAAATCAGCGCGGGCGTCGAAGCGCTTGGCGCGTAGTAGTGCTAGGCACGGCGAGCTGGTGGGGTGAAGCACGGGCAGCCGAAGGTCCACCCCGAAAAGGAAACGGTGAAGGTCACCTAGCAGCGAGACGGTGACACCGTCCAACAACGCGTGCAGCCGCTCGGGCGGGTAGAGCCGCAGACGGCGCAGCAGGTAGTCGGTGTCGTAGCGTTCGAAACGCAGAAAGGCCATCGTGCGGACGGCCACGGTGTGCAGACAGTCCATGCTGTAGACGTAAGCGAGAAACACAAAGTAGGGCTTGGTCATAACCATACGCTGAAAGAGCGCCGTCACCGCCTCCCGCTCGGCCTGCCGACACACCAGCCATTCGCGCAGGAAGCGTTGGTAGAGACGGTCGCCCAGCTCGCGATTCAGAAAGCGCTTATCCGTCACGAAGAGATGAAGGACGCAAGAACGTGGCACGTGATGCACCAGCTGCTGCTGGAGGACCGCCGACGTCTGCGCCGCAAACTGCGCCGGTGGCTGCGACGTTTCTACCGCCGCTTCCTCCGGCTGCAGCGCACCGCGGCCGATCACCAGCTGCACATGGAAATGGTCCTCGTGAACGCAGAGGGGCGCGAAGAGACGGCGCAGAGCCTGGTGGAACTCATCAGTCGCGGTGTGCGGAGCGTGTCGGAGACGACGATTGGCCATGACCGCGCCACAGCAGAGCCAGCACCAGCAGAAGAGCCAGCACCAGCGGGCCCAGAGTCGCAAAGCGCGCGGGCAGCCACGGCCCAGACTGCGGTCGCGATGGCCCGGAGCGCGCTCGCCACCACGATGACGGTGCCCAACGATAACCAGTCCGCTCCAAGGACGGCGTGCACGGCGGAGACGGCGGATGACGGTGATGGGTCGACACCCCTCGCCGACGACTCACGTGCTCCTCCAGAGGCCGACGCGCGGACCCTCCGATGTCCTGGCCCGCCGCTGCCGCTGCCGCCTTCCCTTCTCCCGCCAGAGCCAGCAACTCCTCCTCCTCTTCATCAGCGTCTCCCTCGCTTGCGCATCCGCATCGTCCCATACAGGCCTCACAACGACACAGCCGCCACGACCCCGCCGCCATGGGTGGCGGCGGCGGCCGAGGCCCGGCAGCGGCGCCGCCAGCGGCGACCATGGTGGGAGAGCAACTCGGATGACGAGGAGGAGGAGGAGGGGGAGATGCGGTCCGAGGGGACCGCTTTCCCGCCGTTCGCGTGAGCGCGGCCGACATGCGGGCGCGCCACAGAGATGGACCACTGCCGCTGTGACTGCTTACGGTGACGTGGTTCCGGACCGCCAACGACGTCGACGCGGCTTTCTTGGCGTACAGCTCGCGCAGCAGATTCTCGTACTCGCCCTCGTTTTCGGGTCCGAAGGCGATGAGCTCGATGTTGAACACCGACGCCGAATTGGATTTGCGCACCACGCACTTCGTCAGCACTCCGTAGGCCGAGGGCTTGATCTCCTCGATGTCCTTGAGCGTGACGATGAGCGACTCGTTCACCTTAAGCACATTGAACTCACCTACGTGGCGCGCCGGCGAGACGAGCTTGACGGGCGCTCGCACAAAACAGCAGAGGGAGACGGCGCAGCCAGTGTTTTTAAAGATAAAACAAGGCACGTGGTCTGTGCGGCTCTCCCAGTAGCTGAGCAGATATTCGACACAATAGACCGTGTCTGTCTTGAGCATGGCGTCGCACACCGAGTAATTGGGATTTTTACAGATAAGGCCGGCGTCGGTGACGCGCAGCTCGCTAGGACCCAACTTGAGGATACGCCGCGTGGCCTGCACCAGATCCTGATGGAGAACCTTGTTCATCTCCATCGCACCGACGCCACCGCCGATTTATTTACCCGGCGCCGGCTCGTCTTTTCCCTCCAGGATTCCGTTAATGTCCATGAGCTTGCTGACGATCGCCGTTAATAGTTGCGTCTTCTCACGGAGGATCTCTCCGTGACTGCAGGTCGCGCAGTCGCCGTGCACGTACTTGAGGAAGGCGGCGTACTTCTGACCCGCGTTCACGAAATTTAAGCGCGCGTCCAGAGAGGGCAGCAACAGATCGTAGACGCGCGGCAGCATCGGCTCGAACTGTAATAGCAGATCGTCGTCAAGATCGGGTAGCGCGTGTCCGTCTTCACCGTCCTCGTCGTCACCACCTCCCCCCTCGAGCCCACCGCTCGTACCAGCCGCGGGCTCCGCGTCCTCGTCGATCACCAGCGGTCGCGTCGGCACCGGAGAATCCACGTCATCCTGCACGTCGTTTTCCTCCTCTCCGTCGTCATCGTCCAGAAACGGCACCCGCTGCTTAGCCCAGGACATTCTTTTTCCGCGTCCTCAATCAGCGGCGCCGATCGCCATGAATCCGAGTACCCACGTGAGCAGTAACGGCCCAACGACTCCCCCTCACGGGCCCCACACCACGTTTCTTCCCCCGACCAGCCCGGCCCCGTCCACCAGCTCCGTCGCCGCCGCTACCTTGTGCAGTCCGCAACGACAGGCCGTTTCGCGTTACAGCGGCTGGAGCACCGAGTACACCCAGTGGCACTCGGACTTGACAACTGAGCTGCTATGGCACGCGCACCCGCGTCAAGTACCTATGGACGAAGCGCTGGCCGCCGCGGCGGCCGCCTCATACCAGGTGAATCCTCAACACCCCGCCAACCGTTACCGTCACTACGAATTCCAGACGCTCAGCCTCGGCACCTCGGAGGTAGACGAACTGCTCAACTGCTGTGCGGAAGAAACCACGTGCGGCGGCACGCAATCCACCGTACTCACCAATGCGACCAACACCACTAGCTGCGGCGGAGCCGTCGCCGGCAGTAGCAACGCAGGACCCGCCGGCGCTTCGGCCGCCTGCGACCTAGATGCAGAACTGGCCGGCCTCGAAACCTCGGCGGCCGACTTTGAACAACTGCGGCGACTGTGCGCGCCGCTGGCCATCGACACGCGCTGTAACCTATGCGCCATCATCAGCATCTGCCTCAAACAGGACTGCGACCAGAGCTGGCTCCTCGAGTACAGCTTGCTGTGCTTCAAATGCAGTTACGCGCCCCGTGCGGCGCTCAGCACGCTCATCATCATGTCCGAGTTTACGCATCTGCTGCAGCAGCACTTTTCCGATCTGCGCATCGACGACCTGTTCCGACACCACGTTCTCACGGTCTTCGATTTCCACCTGCACTTTTTCATAAATCGTTGCTTTGAAAAACAAGTGGGCGACGCGGTTGATAACGAGAATGTCACCCTGAACCATCTAGCCGTGGTGCGGGCCATGGTCATGGGCGAAGACACGGTGCCTTACAACAAGCCTCGGCGCCACCCGCAACAGAAGCAAAAAAACAACCCTTATCACGTCGAAGTGCCGCAAGAACTGATCGACAACTTTCTAGAACACAGCTCACCTAGCCGCGACCGCTTCGTGCAGCTGCTTTTCTATATGTGGGCCGGCACCGGCGTCATGAGCACCACGCCACTCACGGAACTTACGCACACTAAGTTCGCGCGACTAGACGCGTTATCCACGGCCTCGGAAAGAGAAGACGCAAGGATGATGATGGAAGAAGAGGAGGATGAAGAAGGAGGAGAAAAAGGAGGAGACGATCCGGGCCGTCACAACGGCGGTGGCACCAGCGGGGGGTTCAGCGAGAGCACGCTAAAAAAGAACGTGGGTCCCATTTACCTATGTCCCGTACCCGCCTTTTTTACCAAGAACCAAACTAGTACCGTGTGTCTGCTGTGCGAACTCATGGCCTGCTCCTATTACGATAACGTCGTCCTGCGCGAGCTGTACCGCCGCGTCGTCTCGTACTGTCAGAACAATGTGAAGATGGTGGACCGCATTCAGCTGGTATTGGCCGACCTGTTGCGCGAATGCACGTCGCCGCTCGGCGCGGCGCACGAGGACGTGGCGCGCTGTGGACTCGAAGCGCCCACCTCGCCCGGAGGCGACTCGGACTATCACGGCCTGAGCGGCGTCGACGGCGCACTGGCGCGACCCGACCCGGTATTTTGCCACGTCCTGCGTCAGGCGGGCGTCACGGGCATCTACAAGCACTTTTTCTGCGACCCGCAGTGCGCCGGCAACATCCGCGTCACCAACGAGGCCGTGCTCTTCGGACACCTGCACCCCCACCACGTCCAGGAGGTGAAACTGGCCATCTGTCACGACAATTACTATATAAGTCGACTTCCGCGACGTGTGTGGCTCTGCATCACACTCTTCAAGGCCTTTCAGATTACAAAACGCACCTACAAAGGCAAAGTGCACCTGGCGGACTTTATGCGCGATTTCACGCAGCTGTTGGAGAATTGCGACATCAAGCTGGTGGACCCCACGTACGTGATAGACAAGTATGTCTAGCGTGAGCGGCGTGCGCACGCCGCGCGAACGACGCTCGGCCTTGCGCTCCCTGCTCCGCAAGCGCCGCCAACGCGAGCTGGCCAGCAAAGTGGCGTCAACGGTGAACGGCGCTACGTCGGCCAACAACCACGGCGAACCGCCGTCGCCGGCCGACGCGCGCCCGCGCCTCACGCTGCACGACCTGCACGACATCTTCCGCGAGCACCCCGAACTAGAGCTCAAGTACCTCAACATGATGAAGATGGCCATCACGGGCAAAGAGTCCATCTGCTTACCCTTCAATTTCCACTCGCACCGGCAGCACACCTGCCTCGACATCTCGCCGTACGGCAACGAGCAGGTCTCGCGCATCGCCTGCACTTCGTGCGAGGACAACCGCATCCTGCCCACCGCCTCCGACGCCATGGTGGCCTTCATCAATCAGACGTCCAACATCATGAAAAATAGAAACTTTTATTACGGGTTCTGTAAGAGCAGCGAGCTACTCAAGCTCTCCACCAACCAGCCGCCCATCTTCCAAATTTATTACCTGCTGCACGCCGCTAACCACGACATCGTGCCCTTTATGCACGCCGAGAACGGCCGGTTGCACATGCACGTCATCTTCGAAAACTCCGACGTGCACATCCCCTGCGACTGCATCACGCAGATGCTCACGGCGGCGCGCGAAGACTACAGCGTCACGCTCAACATCGTGCGCGACCACGTCGTTATCAGCGTGCTGTGTCACGCCGTCTCGGCCAGCAGCGTCAAGATCGACGTGACTATTTTGCAACGCAAGATTGACGAGATGGACATTCCCAACGACGTGAGCGAGTCCTTTGAGCGCTACAAAGAGCTCATTCAGGAGCTGTGTCAGTCCAGCGGCAACAACCTATACGAGGAGGCCACGTCGTCCTACGCAATACGGTCTCCCTTAACCGCGTCGCCGTTGCACGTAGTTTCCACCAACGGCTGCGGCCCCTCCTCCTCGTCTCAGTCCACGCCGCCTCATCTCCACCCGCCGTCGCAGGCGACGCAGCCCCACCACTACTCTCACCACCAGTCTCAGTCTCAGCAGCATCATCACCGTCCCCAGTCACCACCGCCGCCGCTGTTTCTCAACAGCATTCGTGCGCCTTGACACTGTACGGCAGAAAAGCCGGCTCCAAGTGCAAGCGCCGCGGCAGCACCATGTGCAAAAACTTGTCCTTGCGCGCGGTTTCGCCGCCGGGAAAGACGGGCGACAGCACGTTGGTTACAGCCTTGAGAACCTGCTCAAAGTACTTGTCGGCGTGAATGGGCACGCCGTGCTCGCGCACGTAGCTCGGATCTTCGGCTACCTCGTAGTTGCACACGGCCGACGGTGGTTTCCGCGCCCTCTTCTTTGCCGGCTCTCCTCCTCTCCTGTTGCTCTCCTCTACCCCGCCGCCGTCAGCGTCGTCGTCCGTGCCATCAATCGCGTCCGACCGGGAAACCACGCCGGTGGTTACAGAATCACCGTTGTCGGAGGAACCCTGCGGCGCCGCCCGGACACCGGGCGCCGTCAGGACGTAAAAGACCCGATCCCCGACCGAGGGTAGCTCCTCAGAACGGGCCGCCAATCGCTTAATGACGGCAATGTGCGGCAGGTTAGATTGACGGTACAACGAGATGTCCTTAGAAAGCACCGACGAAAGCACCAGGTCCTCAACACGCACACGGTGCAGGTACAGATCGTCGCGGGCCTGCACCAGGCGGCGCAAGATACGCCAGAAACCGCGTGGCACACCGTATTTCTTAACTTCATCGAGTGAGAGGCGCGACAGGCGCACGGCTGCTTCCGAGACCTCGCGATCCTCAAAGAGCAGCGAGAGGACGTCACGCGTGACGCCCTTGACGAACTCGCAGGCCGTCTTGCGCACCAGATCCACGCCCTTCATGCTCAGACCCGAGGCGCCCTCCACTTTGCCGATGTAACGTTTCTTGCAGATCATCATAAGAGAGACGAAGACCTTTTCAAACTCCAGCTTGACGGGCTCCACAAAAAGACAAGCCGTCACGTAGTGCGCCAGGCTGGGCCCACGCGCCACCAGAGCCTGCGGCGTCAGGCCACGAAAGCGGACAAACACGCTGTCCGTGTCCCCGTAGATGACCCGCGCCTCCACCCGCCGTTCGTTTAAGCCCCCTGATGATGTTTCGAGCCCCTCCGGTAACGTGCTGCTCTCCTCCGAATCCCCCTCCCGCGTTCCTACTACATAGTCTTCCTGATTAAAAAAATTGTGCAAAAAACACGGCTCTGAAAAGTTGTCTTTGATGAACCGCGCCGTGCGCTCTAGCATGTCGCGACCGATGCGCGTAATGCTGGCGGCGATGGGCAGACACGGCATCATGCCGTTGACCACGCCGGTAAAACCGTAGAAAGCGTTGCACGTTACTTTGAGCGCCATCTGTTCCTTGTCGAGCAGCATACGGCGCACGGGGTCTTGACACTCGCGCATGCATTCGCGCACGGCACGCCGCTGCGAAACCCACTTGTTGAGCAGTTCCGAAAGCACCGAGACGCGCACCGAAGCACGCACAAAGCGGTGTGTCACGCCGTTCTCTAGCGTGACGCTGTATACGTCGGCAGGGTCCACGGGGTACTCGCCACCCGGCACCAGCAGGGTGGAGTAGCAGAGGTTGTGAGCCATGATGATGGAAGGGTAGAGGCTGGCAAAGTCGAACACGGCCACGGGGTCGTTGTAGTAACCCACCTCGGGCTCAAACACCGTGGCGCCCTGGTACGAAACCGCCGCAGTACCACCGGCGCCGTGATTGTCGTTGGAAACGCCGACGCCGCCACTACTGCCGGAGCCGACGCTGAAAACGCCGACGCTGCTACTACTGTTACTGCCGGAGCCGGGTGAAACGCCGTCCTGACTGGACGGCGCAGATTGCAAGGGCGGCGACATCTGAAACATAGCCGCCACAGAACCCGCGTCGCCGGGCACGGCGGCGGTAGAGATGATAGCGGCGTTAGGTGACACGGCAACACTATTCGTTTCGGGCACCGTCGTACCTTTGCTGTAGTGGTTGGGCAGGATAAAATCGCGGCAGGCGCACTCGTCCAGCAGCGAGGTGTAGATACGGATCTGCTGTCCGTCAAAGATGACACGCCGCAACGGAATTTTAGCCAGCCGCGCGATGGCCCCGGCCTCGTAGTGAAAATTAATGGTGTTGAACAGATCGCGCACCAATACGGCGTCCTGCAGACAGTAACGGCCTACCTGGGCGCGGCCCTCGGCATTAGCCACGAAACAACGCGGGATGTCCTTGTAGGACAGGTCATCCTTGCGTTGCCGCAGGTAAAGCTCGGCCATAGTGTTGAGCTTATAGTTGGGCGAGTTAGTCTTGGCCATGCATACGGGGTACATGTCGATAACCACCGAACCCGCAATATACACCTTGGTGGCGGCCGTGCTGGCCGGATTGTTGTGAGAAGCCGAGGGAAAGGCGGCGGCGTACTGCCGCTTAAAACCCACGGCGGGGCTGTGTAAAAAGAAACGGCCGCCCTGCGCCGTAGGCAACTTGCAGAAGCGCTGCGAGTCCACCTTATACAGGTACTCGAGGCGCGTGAGGATGTACTTCAAGTCAAAAGAGTTGATGTTGTAACCGGTCACAAAGGCCGGCGCGTACCGTTGAAAGAAAAGCATAAAGCCCAGCAGCAGCTCGTATTCGGAAGGGAACTCGTAGACGTCCACGTCTGGGCCCACCTGCCCGCAGGTGCCGATCGTGAAGAGATGAAGACCCGAGTGCCCAAAGATCACACCCTCCGAAGTGCAGCCCCGGCCATCGTTCCCGTTTGGGATCCCCTGATCCACGGCGGTGTTTCCCCCCGTCTCGTAGCACACGCACGAGATCTGAATGACAATGTCATCGGACTTCTCGGCGCAGGGAAAACCACCCTCGCCGCTCATGCACTCGATATCGAAGGACAGGCATCGATAGCGCGGCCACGAGCTGTCGTCGGGCACGGCCACCAGGTCAGAGACATCGCAGTCGACCTCGATATCACAAGTCGACGCGCGACCCTGCTGCCGCCAGTCGTAACGATTCACGGAGCACCAGCCGAACGTGGTGATCCGCCGATCGATGACCAAACGCGTCAGCGGATCCACACGGACCTCGTACACGGGAAAACCCTGCTCCAGCAGATACTCGCCGATTTTTCTGGCCATGGTCCAGTTGCTGATAGACACACACTGCAAATCGGGCACGGGTCGCGTCCCGTACCCGTAGATCGAGGTTTTGGTGGCCGGCGTGACAGACACGGCGTATGGCGTCCGCGGTTCGGGCACTAGTTCGCCCACGCTGGCAATGACCTCACGCAGCCTATCGGTGTCGCTGTACTCACAGTAAAAGTAGCTGCGCTGCCCGAAAACGTTGACGCAGATACTGTAGCCGTGTTCTGTGGCCCCGAAGAAACGCAACACGTTCCCCGAAGGCACCAGATGCTGACGATAGCGCGGCGACACGTTTTCGGGCGAGTCGAAGAAGAGCACGGCGTCCGTCTGATCGTAGGTGTGAAAACGAATAGGTCCCACCACGCGACCCACCAGGGTCTCGCGCCAAGGACACGGCCAAACCATGTCATGACTCAACAAATGTTTAATCTCTCGATAGAACATGAGAGGCAGCCGTCCCGTTTTATGCTTGATCAACCCCGTCTGACCGTCGAACATGACGCCTCGCGGCACGATCTGCAAAAACTGTTTCTGTGGCGGCCGCTTGCCCGAGCCCTGCGCGGAGCCGGGCTGCGAACGCTGACGCCGGCCACCCGCGACCGCACCGCCGGTCACGCCGCCGCTCAGATACGGGTTGAAAAACATAGCGGACCGTGAGAGGCTGACAGCTTACGAAGCAAAATCACAAAGAAAATACACATGCAGCACCTAGATATCCAGTTTAACCCCGTATATCACAAGTCTCTGTGTCACTTTTTTTTTGTCTGTTTTTTTTTTCTTCTCCTGGTTCAGACGTTCTCTTCTTCGTCAGAGTCTTTCAAGTGTCGGTAGCCGTTTTTGCGATGTCGCAGTCGGTCTAGTAGGTTGGGCTTCTGTCCCTTGTCCTGCGTGCCAGTCCGTCCGTCCAAAGAATCTGTACCGTTCTGCTGCGCTCGCTGCTCTGCGTCCAGACGGGCCAGGGCCAGAAGCATCTGGTAAGCCTGCTCGTTGGTGTAAGGCGGAGCCGCCGTGGATGCATCAGACGACGGTGGTCCCGGTCCTTTGCGACCAGAATTATAAACACTTTCCTCGTAGGAAGGCGGAGCCTGTAACGACGTGTCTTTGGTGCTGCCCGACGTCACGGTGGTCCCGTCGGCGGACACCAGATAGGGAAAGAGGTTCTGCAGCGGCTGCGTGCACAAACGCCGCTGTCGAGTATAGATCAAATAAGTGATAATGACTACAGCTATGGCCACGAGGATGATGGTGAACGCTCCGAAGGGGTTTTTGAGGAAGGTGGCAACGCCTTCGACCACGGAGGCCACCGCGCCACCCACGGCCCCAATGGCTACGCCAACGGCCTTTCCCGCGGCGCCCAGGCCGCTCATGAGGTCGTCCAGACCCTTGAGGTAGGGCGGTAGCGGGTCGACTACCTTGTCCTCCACGTACTTTACCCGCTGCTTGTACGAGTTGAATTCGCGCATGATCTCTTCGAGGTCAAAAACGTTGCTGGAACGCAGCTCTTTCTGCGAGTAAAGTTCCAGTACCCTGAAGTCGGTATTTTCCAGCGGGTCGATATCCAGGGCGATCATGCTGTCGACGGTGGAGATACTGCTGAGGTCAATCATGCGTTTGAAGAGGTAGTCCACGTACTCGTAGGCCGAGTTCCCGGCGATGAAGATCTTGAGGCTGGGAAGCTGACATTCCTCAGTGCGGTGGTTGCCCAACAGGATTTCGTTGTCCTCGCCCAGTTGACCGTACTGCACGTACGAGCTGTTGGCGAAATTAAAGATGACCACGGGTCGTGAGTAGCAGCGTCCTGGCGACTCCTTCACGTTCATATCACGCAGCACCTTGACGCTGGTTTGGTTGATGGTCACGCAGCTGGCCAGGCCCAAGACATCACCCATGAAACGCGCGGCAATCGGTTTGTTGTAAATGGCCGAGAGAATGGCTGACGGGTTGATCTTGCTGAGTTCCTTGAAGACCTCTAGGGTGCGCCGTTGATCCACACACCAGGCTTCTGCGATTTGCGCCAGCGCCCGGTTGATGTAACCGCGCAACGTGTCATAGGTGAACTGCAGCTGGGCGTAGACCAGATTGTGCACCGATTCCATGTTGGATAAATGAGTTGCATTGTTGCCATCTGTACTTCTTTTGGTTCTATTATGAGTAAGATTCAGACTGGAGCGGTTGGCCAAACGTTCGAGTTCCACCAGAGATTTTTGCTTGATACCTTGCCAGAACACTACCAAACCACCAGTGGTTTCAAAGACGGACACGTTTCCATATTTTTCATATGTTTGATTGTATGAAGTATTGAAAATCTGCTGTAACTTATTTATAGCCTCATCACGTACGCAGTCCAGCGCAGAGTCGGACATGTTCACCTCTTGCTTCTTAGATAAGAAAGTGGCGGTCATTTTGGCAGAAGAAAAGTGATACGAGTCCTCGGCTTCGGAACGAATGGTGCGTTCCGAGGCTTCCCAGAAAGTGAGTTGACAAGTGACATTCTTTTCGTCCTGTATATCCCAGGAGATCACCGAGTCCGCACGTTCAAGAAAAGCCACCAACCTGTGGGTCTCTAACGCAGAATTCGGTCTTCCAAAGTCGGAGACGATAGTGTAGTTCGGAAAAATGAAAAACTTGTCGGCGTTTTCTCCAAAGTAGCTGGCATTGCGATTGGTTCCGTTGTAGAAAGGAGAAATGTCAACCACGTCACCCGTGGAAGTGGCGAAAAAATGATAAGGATATTTGGAGCGCGCAGTAGTGATGGTCACCATACAATTCAGATTACAGGTCTCACGATAGAGCCAGGTGCTGCCGCGGCTGTGCCATTGATCCTTGACCGTCACGTAACGGGTACTGTGGGTGTTGGAATAATCGTCGGGCATTAATTGCATGGTTTTGTTTTCATAGCTGTCCCTATGATAAGCCACGAAAACCGTGCCTGCTATAACGCGGCTGTAGGAACTGTAGCACTGACTGTGGCTGTTGATATGATGAATCTCCCACATAGGAGGCGCCACGTATTCCGTGTTGCTGCCCAGCAGATAAGTGGTGTGGATGTAAGCGTAGCTACGACGAAACGTCAAAACCTTCTGGTAGACTCGTACCTTAAAGGTGTGCGCGACGATGTTGCGTTTGTAGACCACCATGATGCCCTCGTCCAGGTCTTCATTGATGGGCTTCATCGAGGTGCAGACGATATTACGTTCAAAGCGAATAAGATCCGTACCCTGGGCCATAGAACACACGCGATAGGGGTACTTGGTGGTATTGACCCCCACCACATCTCCGTACTTGAGGGTAGTGTTGTAGATGGTCTCGTTAACACCATGGCTGACCGTTTGGGAAGAAGTTACGCGTTGAGAGACTGAACCGGATCGAGAGTGAGCAGCAGACGTCGTATGAGAGGAATGGTGACTGTGAGTAGCAGAAGTTCCACGAGTAGAAGATGAGGAAACCGCAGCACCCAGACAGACGATACACAAGTTAACGCAGACTACCAGGCACCAGATCCTGGATTCCATGTTCGTCGCGGGCCAAATCCAGCAGCGATGAGGCGCGTCGTGGTCTCTTGCGTGTTGCGCGGACCCTCCGGGAAACGCCCGCGGTCGAGGAGGAGGGGTACGGACTTGGCAGCCAAGGTCGGTCCGGCTCCCTGAAGGCACCCGAGACGGCCGCGGCGGCCGTCAGGGTGGAGGGCTTGGCCACGGGAGCTGTTGGCACGTCGCCACTCTCATCCGGTCTGGACAGATGCCTGTAGAGGAGGAGATATAGATCTTTGGACTTATAAAGACTTCCTTCGTGACGAAGCAGCAGCGGCCACTCTTTGTTATACGTGAGAATCACATCTCTGTCCGGGTGCAGTTCGTCGCGCAGGCACGCGATCGAGAGTTGTTTCCCGAAAGTTTCATTATATAGTGCGACGGAGAGCACGAGCTCCCGCACGTGCATCCACATCTCCTTCTGCAGCACGTTTAGGTCCTGACAGTCCGAAAAATTGAAAAAACCCATGTACTTCACCACCATCCACTCACTGGGATACACGGTACCTTCCGCGCATTTGACCAAATCGTCCTTGACGTGGGGTAGTACGCCCGCGTTGTCGCAGGCATAGGCCATGTCCACATTGTGAGAGAGGGGATAGCGATCGGTACAGTGTGTGAAGAGGGGCCCGTTACACAACTCGTAGATCTGCTGACCCAGTAGCGGGAGGGATTCCACAGGCAGACTCTTGTGGATCAGGTTATTGACCACATACAGGTGCTCATCGTACGTGAACTGATTCCCCACGTCCACCACGTCTTGGTCCTGGTGGTATTGGCTGCGGTATAGAAACCCATTCATGAGCTTAGAGATAAAGTCCAGACACAAGGGCCCCACTAGGTTGACATCGATGAGTTTGCTAGTCAGACGCTCCTGCGTTTTGATGCAACGGATCACCTTGCCATAGCCCACCTCCGAGACCTTCTGCAGGTAGGCGCGTTTGCGCACGTTCACCTCGCGGGTGACGTTGTGGATGCGGGAACGCGCGTCCACCAAGTCGAGAGCTTCGTGTTCGTCGCAGTTGCGCACCCGTAAGCCGTTTTCGCTGCCGTCGCCGTCCTGCCCATTCGCCCCTCCCCCTACAGCTTTCTTGCCTCCTCCACGGGCCCGGCCGCCGCCACCGTTATTCCTCTGACTGTGAGTACTGCTGTTGCTGCTGTTGCTGGCCGTCATCAAAGTCGTACCCGTCCCCGACATCGCCTCCCGTCCACGCAGGTGAATAACCTCGCCCTCGGGGCCGTCGCCCCCCGTGCCATCGGGCAGCGGACGTCGAATCTCCTCGAGAATATGCTTGATTTTGGTGTACATCTCGTTGCTTTCGTGGAGCTTGTTGAACACCGGGTTGTCCTCGAAAGCTTGAATGCTGAGGGATGTGATGAGGTCGATGATCCTGTTGGGGGCGGCAAAGACCGACCCCACGAACATGCGCTCCTCCCCGTCCAACGCCTTTTCCCCGAGCACGAAGATGTCCTCCACGTCCTCCCCGTACAGATGGCGACTGATGCCGTTCATGAGCGCCCGGCACAGCTGGTGATACACATTTAGCTGCTGGATGGTGATGCCCACCCGCTTGACGATAACCTCCGAGGTACGGGACCAGTAGGTAAAATCCGACAAGGAATATATTCGTTCCGGTATATCCGTAAACAGGTTGTACTCCCTCAGCGCCTCCTCCGCCTCCTGGATGTAGCTGTGGTAGGCCGATGAAGAAGAGAATAGGCTTTTGAGGGCCGAAAGGACTCCAGCCAAGTGGGGGATGCGCGTTGTCAGGTCCAGCAGGTCCTGCTCCACCGTCTGGATATTCACATCGGACTGGCTTGACGGACGGTGGACCGCTATATGGTTGCACAGCAAGCCCTGCAGCCGCTTGTTCAGCGAGCGGCCCTGATTCGGGATGATGGTCAGCTCCTCGTAGCATTGGGCGCATGTCGTCCCTTCGACGTACACTTCCTGACGCGCCACCGGCGAGATGCCGCATAGGCGACGGAGGAGCTCCAGCAGCTGCGCGCAGACCTCCAGGCCGGCCTCCGGCGCCAGGATCCCGTACACGTAGTTCATTTTGCACAGGAAGCGCTCGATGTCGTTGAGTGTGGCCAGACTGACGCTGAAACGGACGTTGTCCGTAAACTGGAGCTCCACGGTGTGATGGCGATCGCAGCGATCCAAACGGAGGACGGTACGGTAGAAGGCCGCCCGGTCCGGCTGGCGCGAGTAGGCCATCAGCGCCCGATCCAGCAAAGCCGTATCCTCGTGCAGCGCCTTCAGCAGCATCTCCAGATAGAGAGTCAGCAGCGAACTCTGCGTACGATTCTGCGCCACCACCTCCGGGTAGATCTTCCGGTACAGATACACTATAGCCGCCGCGTTTCTCTTGAACGGCGTGGACTCCGCCAGTAACACGTTCGGATCGCAGTACTTTAGACACTCCAGCTCCATGGCGTATTCGTTGCATTTCGAACACACTACGCATAGTTTCTGTAACAAATTCATCTCCATGACTCGACTCGCTCACGTACGAGACGCTGTCGTCCGGTCTGGCGCCGGCCAGAGACATGGAGTCGGTGCACAAATAACTCGCGGGCCGCTCGCTATGCCGACTGACGTTGACGTTAATATATAACGACGTCGTCGACGACGCGGGTTCTGCTCCCGAAGCTGTTGCCGCCGCTTGCGGCGCAACCTCCTCCACCACCGCCGCCGCCGGCTCCTCCGCCTCGGGCGACGGGGGCTCGGAGATGACCGGCTGTGTCTGACACTCCTCCCCTTCCTCAGGCGGCCCGGGCGCCGACGCGAATGTCGGAGTTTGCCAGCGCGGCGGCGGTCTCTGTCTCTGGTGCCGCGGCGCTAACCTTCGGGGCTGTTGCTGCTGTTGATGATGCGACGCCGTCCGTCGCCGCTGTTGCGGCGGTAGCTGATACGGTGTCGCCTGGTGCTGCTGTGTCGGTGGCTGCTGTTGCTGCTGTTGTTGCGGTCTGAAAAGCGGCCACGGGGGCTGCGACTGTTGCTGCTGTTGTTGCGATGCTCGTGGCTGCGGCGGCCGTTGTCGCGGCGTTTGCTGGCGGTTACAACCGGCTGCGTTTGGCCGGCAATAACCCGCTGCCCCCGCCGCCCCCGCTGCTCCCGCCGACGCCGCCAGCCTCGTCTTCGCCGGCGTTCACGAGAAAGCAGCCACCTCCCGTCTCGCCGGGCACGCCGAAGCAAATGGAGTTGCCCGCGACGGACTCGCCGAGAAGAAGACCGCCACCCCCGACGCCGGACGCCGCGCCGACGCCACTGGGCGCGAAGAGCGCCGACAGGTCGTGCACCTCCCCCCCGGCGGCGTCCGTTAATCGCTGGGCGTCGGCGTCCAGCACGCGTCGCAAGTTCTCCAGCGAAAAGTCCTCCACGCCCTGCTCCTGCAACGCGGCAAACTTGTCCATCAGCGACGCGGCCAGCGCCTCGCAGCCATCCACGAAGAAGAGCACATCGTCGGACGCGGGGATCTCCTCACGCACGCTCAAAATCTCGTACACGGCCATCACTTCGGGGTCGCAATCCAAGTTCTCGGCGTCCAGCGCCAGCATGACGCGGTTTTTTATAAGATCCGCGTCAAAAAGCACGTTCTCGCGGCGCGAGCGTTTGATGAGCACGTCGGCCAGACGCGTAGCCAAGAGATAGCGCTGGCGCATGAAACGATAATCTTGACCGCTCATAGAGCTCACGTTAAGGCTGCGTTCCACACCGTTGCCCGAAAAATAGCCGATCTGCCCAAACTGATAGATCTCCTTGCTGTTGTTGATACCAGCATATTTTTCCACGCTCACGGGCACGGTCACCAAGGAACGATGCTCAAAAACGCTCCGTACCAACGATTCACGCGCCACAGTGGCGGCCATGGGCGCCGGCACGCCTGCGGTCTTCAAGCCCTTGACATGCAACGCAAATTCGGCGGGCGACGAGAAACGCGGACTAGCACCTAACACGTGAGGAAACTGCGCGTGGTTCTGCGTCGTTAAGCGCGTCGTTAACCCGTGCAGCGAGCCGATGTAGTCCTTGAAGCCGTAGTAGCAGAGGAATTTGTTATGGAAACGGCTTTCCACGTAACTCAGCACACAGTCTGGCGCCACATCCAGCAGATCGTGCTCCTGATAGTCAGCCGTCACAGCCACCAGAAATTTGACGAAAGCATTGAACTCGCCCATGTCACCTATGGGCACATTCTTGGGCAACGCGTTGGAACAAACCTTCTGCCAAAACTGTAAGCAGGGGAGACCACATTCAGGAAAGAGTCGCTCGTGATGTCGATACAGCAGAAATCCCAAGCAGCCCTTAGCCGGATTACGACGCGGAACGTGATCGCGGCGAAAAAACACGCTACCCGCGTTGCCCTTGCCCGCGCGGTAGATGGGTCGGTTTTTCACCCGCACCATGATCAACGTGGGTACCGATAGCCGCGAGAGCTTGATCTCCATGGGCACCACGGCGTACGTGCCCTGCGCGTACAGCCTAAAGTCCAGCAGGCGGTCGTGATCCGAATTCTTGGACGACTTGATCTGCTTGGTGAAGAGAAAGCCCTTGCGCGACGACGTGGTGGAGAACGCGCCGTGAATGGATTGAAAATGCTGCGTCATCCATTTGGATACCAAGTTGGTGGTCAACGGATTGTCCACAATGTATGAGGTAGCGGTAATAAGCGCCACGTTCTGGATCACGTAAAAGACGGATCTGAAATAGGCGTAGGCCAGCAGCGGCTGGAAGGCCACGGCGTAGGGATTCAGATCCAGGTTGAAGGCCTGCGTGGCGCCCGCCACCTCGTCGCGGCTGCTCTTGAGGCGCACCTCCGAAACGAAACCCAGGGCCTCGTCGTCCACAAACTTGTTGAGCGCCGAAAAGACGGCCACAAAGTCGCTTTTGCCGTGCGCGCTAAAGGTATCCTCGCCCGTCACGGGGTCGATGAGCCGCATCTTGCGGCAGTAATCCAAGATGCGATTGAGCCGATAGGTACGGTCCACGCTAGCGCCCAGCATGCGACCGCCGCGCCCCATCATTCCCCCGGAATCCCCGCCACCCCCACCACCACGACCGCCGCCCAGACCGTCGCTCGGGCCCCCGCTCACGTCCCGTCCACCACCCCCGCCAGCACCGCCGCCCGGAACCCCGTCGTCACCTTTGCCGTCCAAACCCCCGTCCTTGGCGTCGACGTTGTAACGCCGACCGAAGCTGCCCAAAATATCCACGTCGTTGAGAAAACGCGACTGCACGGTGATCACGCAGGGCTCCTTCTTGGGCTGCTTGGGCACCACGGGCAAGCGGGTGCGCACCCGCACGAAGGCCGTCTGATAACACGTGTGGCAACAAGTACCCCCACAGGCCTCGCACAGCCCCGCGGCGCAGCCCACCAGGTGATTCGTGAGCGTCGACGAACCCGACAAGCCCGTGTTATACACCGAGACACGATTTAGATACCAGACGAAGCCCGAAACTAGCTGCGGACACGTGCCACACACCAACGCCAAATGCTGCGGCCCATAGCGTTCGTCCTTGAGCGGCGCGCCTTGAAACTTGAGCACCTTGCGCGCGTCGTTGTAGACGTCTTCGCAGGCCGCCGACAACCCGTTGGTGAACTGAATAGCCTTGAGCAACGTCTCCTGACTGGCCGTACCGCCGGCGCTGGGATGCCGCGCCGACGACTGGAGATACACCAGCCTGTGCTGGTAGAGCACCGAATTAGCGCTGAAGACCAAGGCGGCCACGTGCGTCGAGAGATGCAACTTGAGCTCGGTCAGCGCGCGGATCAGATCGCGGTGATCGGTTGCGTTGGTCACTAAAGGCCACTCGGAAAAGAGCATAGACTCGGCAGGTTGGTAGGCCGAATCGAAAAATACCGAGGCAAAACTGAAGGCCAACTCGCAAACCACCGCGTCACTCAGCATCAGATGATCCTTTTCCAGACTGCTGAGTCGCTGGCTCATGTACCCCAAGTAGCGCTTATGTGGCGCCAGCTTCACCGACTGCTGACTGTCGTGCACAAACTGCCGCAACGCCGCCTCGATCAGCACACGCGGCTCCGAGAAGCGCAGCGATTGACACCATGACGTGTACACGTAGTAGAAAAGCGTCTCGCTTACGGCCGGCACGTAGAGCCCTCGCGCCTCCACAAAAGCGCTGCGCGCATCCAGCGAGACCTCGTCGGCTTCGGCGTCAAGCTGCAGCGAATTAAAGAGCGTAGGCGGGTACAACGGCACGCGCACCGCCTCGCCGCCGTGCAGTCGCACCGTGGTCGCCTCCTCCACGCATGGAATCAGCTGACCGGCAAAGAGAAACTCCTTCAAGCCGTTGCCCACCACCACGTGCACAGTCGTCTCGGACGCCTGACAGCCCACCGCCGCGCACAACGCCGCCAGATCGGTAGGCACGCGATCCGCCTCGGGCGTGTAGGCCTCCAACGCGTACTTCTGGCGGGCGTCCTCGCACAGCCGATGCACGTCTCCGTGATCCTCGGTAAAAGCCACGATGCCTTGCGTATGATGAAAGTAGAGCGCAAAAGGACAGAAGGACGTGACTTTCGTGAGCACCCCGCCGTCGTAACAAAGCACAGGCGTACGCACAGAGACGCCGAAATCCGCCTCCACCGTGAGCCCCGCCAACAGAGGAGCGATCACCACGCTCGAGGAACGGTCGCATAGCGAGAGAGTGGCCAGAATCTCCTGCGTTTCTGCGTTCAACCTGCTGAAGTAGAGAAAAGCCGCGGGCCCCACCGGCGCTAGCGCGGTTAGTTCCTCGTGGCTCATGGTGGATGAACGGAAGACAATGGCTACGCCGCCACTGAGTGAATTTTATACCAAGGAAAAGTTCAGCACGTCATGTTTGACGCACGACGTCTGAGACACCACCGTGGCCACCACTGCGGTCTGGCTGCGGTTGCGGACCACCAAAGGCGACAACCGCAACGATCCCAGCAATTCGTAAGAAAAGCTAACCGCTACGGTCGGGTAGCCTCTCGCAGCCAGACCGCTAGCCGACGCACCCGCCCGCGAAAATAGCGTGATGTTCGGGACGGCTTTGCGTCACCGCCAACTAACGTCGGTAGTCGAGCACGTCGTTTATCCTCAGCACACCGTCCGATCACAATCCGTTTTCCCACTCAGTCGCACAAGCAGCACATAAAAACCCCACACAGGGCACGTGAAAACACCGTCCCTAGAAAACGGTGTTTTCTGTCCTACCGTCACCGGTATACACAGGCAAATCCCAAGCCCGATCCCCGAAAACACCGTACGGTGTTTGTGACCTCCAAAATCACATCAGCTAACAAACCGTGAAAAGTCACGTTTCACGAACACGGTGTTTTTAAATCACAAAGAACCGCCTAACGGTTTACAAGCAGAAACACCGCACCACGGTGGTACAAGCGCGATGAATCTGGTCTCGCAACCTCAATCGCCGCTATCACCACCGATTTTCGCTGCGCTCCGCCGACAAAACGTCGTACAAGCTACACACCCCAAAAACCCGCGCGCCTACGGGCGCCAAACCTGTGTATTATCTCAACGTCACAACACGACACAAACCGCGTAACGTGGTTTCCCGAACACGTACGCGGCACAGACCCCCGACACGTACTCGAAGACCTTACAGTTTACGAGTCAATAAAACAGGAAAAGATCCGAACTTTAAAATTGTGTATTTTTATTTTCCCATCCCCCTCTTTTTACCAAAAAACACATTTTTCGTCTTGTAAAAAGTAACTTTCGCCCATTGCCATGAAACACCGTGATGGGGAACGGTGTTGTGTGTCGACTGACGTCACTACGGCGATCAGTATCGACGTCGTGTATACATAACGGTGCCCGGTGTTTTTATTCGGGGCGTTGTCGCGTCTTGATGTAGTGTAACCTGAAACCGCCGTGCCCAAGAATGCGGAAGCCAGCGTGTAATCATAACGGGGTTTTGGGTACAATCTGACGACATCTGGCGGCGAGCGTACACCATCGAATGTGGCGATCGCCGGCTCTACGTCACAATGACGCAAAAACACACTGTAAAACCCGCGTAGACAGCTTTCCTGGTCAACGAGCGCCATCTGGTGTCGGCATAAGAACAGGCATCAACCCCGTGGCCGGCGAGGCGGTGAGCACTTTTCCTGGTCACGTGACCATCAGTGCAGGAAGCGAGGCCCGTAGAACCGCCCAAGAGGCGGTGCCAGATGCCAACGTCATAATCACAAGGTGATTTGTTACGTCACGCGTGTGCGCACACGCGCACGCGCGCACACGCGCGCGGTAGAATACAGCGATCCCTAGTGAAGCCACACCCATTACGTGTAGCCATATCCGCTTACGTATACAACCACACCCCTAGGTACGCCACCTTATCTACCAATCACAGAAACGGATATACAATGAGCCCTCCCTAGACTCCACCCCTTGTACGGAAATTTCAGATAGGTGGAACCCGTTAGGGTTCCACCGTCCTCGGTGTACGTACAGGCTTCTCCGTCTACCGGAAATATACACCTGCTGACGTAGACGCTACTCCCGGATACGCGTCATAAGCTACTGGACCCTAGGGGGGAGTGTCTACAGGGCTACGTGCACGTCCCCTTACCTAGGGTATCCGCCCCCTTCCGCTGTTTTGGCCTAGTAAACTTAACGCCGCCGCTTCTCACGTGACCCCTGACAAGCCCACGTCACACTCGCGTAGCCACACCCACTCCGGATATACGTCATCCTGTGGACTTCCGGACATACGGTGACGTAGCGAGCGTAGCGAGCTACGTCACGTATGCGTACGTCATCTCCGGCGGAAATCATCTCTGATGACGTAGCGAGCGAAGCGAGCTACGTCATCAGTCCGTTTTACGTATACCGGATGCTAGGCGACGCCCCGTAGGGGCGGAGCCTAGCTTCCACCCCTAGGATGCATACCCTATATAGCATAATTCTTCTAACGAAACGTTCTACGAAAACGGACTGGCGGAACGGGAACCACCGTAACCCCCCCCCCTCACCCCCCCCCTTCTCCTCCGGAACCGGGGGGGGCAAATTTTTACCAAATTTGGGCAACCATGATTTCCAATGGGACGGCGTTTCCGTGCGCATGCGCAGTCGGGGCGAATTTTCGGTTGTTAGGGCGTTGCCACGCGGATTATGGGATGTGGCCTCGAGTGCGCATGCGCCGGGGATGTCGTATAAAAAGCCTATATATAAAGAGGGGTGAACCAGGGGACCCGGTGCGCATGCGCGGGCCAGGACCCGCGGGAGGCGCGCCCTGCGCATGCGCCGGTAAAATTCCACTGGGCATGCATCGTGCGCATGCGCCGGTATTTTTCCACTAGAGGCGGTCAGTGCGCATGCGTCGGTAAATTTCCACTGGATGCGCGTCGTGCGCATGCGCCGGTATTTTTCCACTGGGCGGCCGCACCTAGGGAGCGCGAGCCCCGTGCCGGGCATGGGTCGCGGCGGTGGAAAATTACCGCTCCGCCCACCTAGGCGGGGCCTCTGAAAACCTATAAAACCCGGCGTGCCCGCCGCCCCCCGGCGCAGTCCGCGGCAGGGTTCCGGCCGTGCTGCGGTCCGCACGCTGCGCCCGCTCCCGCCTGCCTCCCGCCCTACCCCCCACCCTCCCCGGCCGAGGCCCGGCGCCGGTCCGTCCGCGGGCCCGTCCCACCGCCCTGGAGCACCATCCGGGGCCGTGGGCCGGGCACCGGGCGCGGCCCGCTCCGGACCTCGGCCGGGGGTCCCTGCCCTCCCCCCGCTCGACCCCCCATCCGACGGCCCGGCCGGGCTGGGACCCCCGCACCGGGGTCCCGGTTCCCGTCCGCGGCCCGGGGGGACCCGAGCGGGGGCTTCCCACCCCCACCCCGCTCCTCCCCGGGCTCCGGCCCGGGATCCCTCGCTGCTCCCGGCGACCTCCGCCGGCTTCCCGGTCCACCCGCCGCGGAACGGACGGGACCCGGGGTCCGCGCCCTTCCCCTCCCCCCACGGGGGGCTGGGTCGCGGACCCCGGTTCCTAGGCTCGTTCCGCGGTGGGCGACCGGGGATCCCCCACCCAGCTCCCCTTCCCGGCCCGCCCCGCTGGCTTTTGGGCCCCTCCGGGCTTTTTTTTTCCGGCTGGGGGTCGCGGCGGTCGGCCGACGACGACGGTAGGTGGGCCGGGTGGACGGTGGTGGGGACGGGCGACGCCCCGGCTCGACGGCAGTCGGTCCCGGAAGGTTGGGGGCTGGGGGCCCGGTCAGGAGCTTCGGGAGCGGGGTCGACCGCGACGGCTTCCGGGTCTCGCGGCGGCTCCCTCTCGGCGGCTCCGGTTGGGCTCCCCTCCCCCCTCTCGAGGGTCCGGCCGCCAGTCGTGACCGGGGGTCCCTCGGCCTAGCCGCCGGCTCTCGGTCCGCCTTATCCTGGGCGTTGGCCGGTCCCGTGACGCTCCCCTCCCCCACTGCTCCCCAAAAAAACTCCGCCCGAACCGTCGCGGCTTGCTGGCCCTGGGCGTGGTCCCCCACTCCCCTCCCCCCATCGGCCGCCCAGCCGGGGTCGGCGCCTCGGACCCCACCAGGCTGTGGCGTGTGTGCTGGCCGATGCGGCGGCGAGGTTGGGTGTGGCCGGAAGCGCTCGGGGTCGACGGTGGGCCGCCATGACACCTCAATTGCCGTCAGTACGCCCCTCCACAATCACCGTCCCCACACGATGGGCCCGGCAGGTCACCCAACGTTGGTTCAGGCCCAGTCGAGTTTTTCCCCGGCACGAACGCACGTCCCCGTGGGCTCCACGCGTTTTCCACCCTTTCCTGGAGGGGTCCGGAACACCGTGAATCCACGGGGAGGGTCCCGGCACGGGCCGAGGAGACCACGACCGTCCCACCCGGCGTGTCGACTCGTCCGAGACCCGGGAAGGGAACAGGCCCCACCTTTTTTTCCCTTCTCCGATTTTGCCGTGGAAAACCCGTGAACCGATACGGGTGCAGACGGCCGAAAAAAATCGAGACGACAATATGACGGCAGGGCGCGATCTTCTCCCCCATCCGACAAAACCGTGTCCCTTAAAATTCCCCACCTTTCTCTGTTCAAATGGGCCCGAAACTGTAAAACACCGTTTGACCGCACCCCAACCGGCGCCATCTTGGTGACTTTCTCGACGGTTCTCTCGCTCGTCATGCCGTTCTGAGCTCCGACATGGCGGACGAGAGAAAATGGCGTCGAGAGCCTAGGAGCGTTTTCGCTCCAGGCGGGTAAAAAAATAGCACGATAACTTTTCTGTGCTTTTTTTTGAGACGTTTTAGAAGAGCTTTTTTCTGCTCAGAGCGAAAAAATGATAGCCCTGAAAATCTCGACGAGTCTGGCCGAGCGGCGCCATCTTGGAGGAGGGGCGAGTCGCGGGCACCGCCTCGGTACCCCCTGGCCGAGGCGAGTCCGCGGTCGCCGCCTGTTCCGTGATGCTACCTAGAGGGCGCTGTCGAGGCGACTCTTCCTGTTTTCGCCCTGAGGGCTAACGGTCGCTGACGTCAAACCATCTCGTGCTCGCTGAGTCACATCCGGTTGTTGACAAGCGATGGAGGACCGCACCCAAAGTGCGCCCTCTAGTCATCGCGCCTGACCCCTTTTATAAACTGCTCGAAGAAAAGAACACCTTATGTGAAAAAATACAGAATGATGACAAGTTCATCCAACACAACCGCTCAACAACGCCATATCTATCAGTGTCCAAAAACTATCTTCTATCCTTTGAAACTATAAATGCTGCCTATATACATATTTAGTATCCAAGACTCTTACCACGTAGACGAAAAGAAGTGATACAATGATCTTGACGTGTATCGTCTATATCGTGCTAGATATATTCAGATAAGACGCGCAAACCATAGATTTCTCATCAGTATCATGAAAGACCTATAGCTCTATATACGAACCTAGTCATTTTAGGACAGCCGCCGGAGAAGCCGACGAGGGATCGGGCGGGTGCAGCCAGAACCTCACGCCCGATCCCGCCTCCGGTAGGCGATTTGCATCTGTTTGGTAAAAAGCTCATAAGTCTGTATGTGACCTATATATATATTATACGCTATGTACACCGAACTGTCGCTGTTGTATAAGAAGAAAAAACTCTCCATATTTATATCGTCTGAATTTTTGCTTGATAGACACGTGTTTGGAACTCTGTCCCCCCACGTTTTCACTGTGTATAACAAAAATATGTGTTTCTCAAAAGATCTTGAGGTGTTTGAAAACGGGGGAAACCTGCGTTTGGGTGCGCTAAGCCCCGGACTGGGACGTAGCCGGCGTCCGGCACCTATATTTTTCTATTTTTTTACAAAATATATGATGAACCAAGAATAAAACTCTAGCTCTCGTCTATTTTTAATATGCTCTACTTAGAACCTTTTTAATGACAGAATGAACTCCATGTTATACGCTCTTTATATAGTTTCTCTGCACTAACCTTTAAAACCGTATCCTTCCCTGTTGTACAAATCATCTTTTGATACACAATGATGACCTGATATCCCTCCATATATATGATCGGATATTATTCCGTTAGACTTGTCCTCCTTTTTTTTCCTCATCTCCTATATCTGGAGATATATGTTGACCACCACCGCCATGACCACCAAAAAGCTAGCCGTCACGACTAGAAATGTGTAGGATTCGGACTTTCCGTTCGAGAAGAAAGAGACCGCGTCTCTGGACGCTCTTTTTGTCGGTCTGAATCGACCCGGGATACGTAAGAGAGCGGCCCTACATCGGGGGGCGCTCGAGACCGACGACGTTCCATCTGACCAGAAAAAAAGGCACCCCTCGGTAGCGACCTCTCACCATCGTTTGCCCGTCCGCCCGTCCTTCGTAGCCATCATCATCATCTCAGGCTCTATCGGTACCATCGTTGTCATCTGAAAAAAAAAACTGCCTCACCCACCTGCGTAAAAACACCATCTTTCCGGAGGTGCGGTAAGACGGGCAAATACGGTCGTGCCGAGGCAAAAAAAAACGCACCATCGACACCACACCCTCATGAGCACCACCTGTCGGTGTTGGTCGTCCTCCATCGTTCTCTACGAACATCTCGACGCCCGGGTGACGGACGACGGCAAGACGTCCCGGAGAAGACGGTGTTCTCTCGGGCGGTACGCTCTCTGGATCTATAATATCTATAGTAGCTAAACGAGACTGTGAGTACGACGAACCACATCATCTTTTTTTTATGTTGCTTCTTTAGAAAATGACTTATGTCGACGACACTCGGCATCAGCCATCTCGTGAAACACGCTCGCTTTTCGTCTCTCCAAGGAACACTGGGTCCGCTGAAAGGGACCGTGTACCGACCAAAGCAAAAAACACACACGTAGTAACATGATCAACCACGTCTGAATGACACGAAAACACAATCGTATAACGCTCTATTCATGGAACGAACTTGGAATAAAAAAAACCATCGCAGGCCAGAGGCTAAGCCGAAACCGTCCGGGGAAGCGGGCGCGAGTTTTCCGACTTAGCCTTTGGTGCTCGTTGAGCCTCTTTTTTTTTTTCTGATTCTCTGAAGAATCACCGTCACAGCCCTATGACGCGAAATCAATTGCTAGAACATAAACGTTCTCAACAGGTATGAAATGAACAAACTAGATGATGCTATAACCTTATATTGTGTGTATATAGATAGGTGTGAAATTTGTAGGATAAAAAGTGTCGTTGTATGATGCACAACGATCGTGAAACTGGAGACTGTAGCTCTCTACCGAATGCAAATACACAAATGACATCGATTCCCGTCCCCACATAAAGAAATGTGCTTTACTGTGAAAGAATGAAGAAGATTCTTGTTCCTCGTACGACGGGGCCCTCGCTCGTCGTGCCTCTTCCCCCCTCCGGGAGAGGGGACGTCGGGGCCCTCCGTCGCACCGGGCCGAAGCCAGTGAAATGTTTACTACACTGTCATCAGAATATATGATGTATATTATTTCCTCCAAACTCCTCACCATAGCCACCAATTCGCATCACTTAAGAAAGTAGTAGCAACCGCGGCGGCGGCGACCGGCCGGTCGTCGTCTCCTCGTCCTCAAATGTTGTACATGTGCAGAAAAATGTGTAAATACGTGTTATTTATCCCATGCGTCTTGTACATAGATATATGTTTTTATATACGCTATTTATACTTTATATATCCTTTTGCATAACCATAGACAGTCAAGGATTTTAATGATTTGCTCATCCGCCTTTGAGCCATCGCTTAGGAGTTAGTTCCTCTATGTTCTCGGCCCACCTTTTCGACTACAGTAGCAAACCCTTGTACTACCACCCCGATAAAAACCACATCATCATCGTCACCACGACCTGGAAACGACACACGTTCCCCCCCAATCTTGGGCATGTGTATATATATATAAAGAATGGGAGGGAGAGGACGTGGGGCTCGAGAAGAAATAAACGCCAAGCTCGATTCGAACCAAAAAACCACATGTGTATTGTGCTTTGTTTTTTTTTTTTACGGTGGGGAAAAGGAGGGGGCCGTCATTAACGGAAACCGTGTATGGGGTCCGGACACGAACAGTACACAGCTTATGGGGAAAAAAGCTCACAGAGAGAAAAAAAAACACCAAGCTCAGGCACGCGTACATCATTATCATCATCGGATATCTCACCACGAGTCATAGTAGTACCAAGGAGTGTGTAACACCATTTTTTCTTTTTTCTTTGTAACGGGATAAGGGACAGCAATCATCACGCACAACACCCTTCACTCTCTTTTTAGTCATCCATATCATCGCTGTAACACAGCATGTCCTCGTAATCGGGCGTCTGGCAGCGCATTACCACCGAGTCGTCTTCTTGCGGTACCGGTGGTGGCGGCGGCGGCTGCTGCTGTTGGGTTGCCGTCGTACTGTGATTACCGTTGGCGGACTGCACCGGGATGATGGGCTGCTTGTGGGGAACCTGGGGTGGACTGCCGCCGTGAGAAGGCGACGGCGTCATCAAGTTAAGCTCACCACGGTGACTCCGGACACCGGCGAGGGGCGCCGGGGGACTGGGAGGGACCGCGGTCGTCTTGTAGACGACGGTGTCCCCGTGTCGATCCGTGGCTCGTACCAGATCTTGACTGCTAGCGTCGTCACTGTCTTCGTCCTCTTCCAGCTCGCCCTCAGAGTAGTGCTGCTGTGGTTGCGACGGTGGCTGGGCGGGAGGAGCGGCGGCGGCGATCATTGGAGAGGGATGTCGATGACTCCCTTCTCTGTCCTTTTTATCGTAGGCTGTCAGCGTTGCTGGGTCCGTCCTGCTTTCCATACTTGCGCATTGCTCATCGGTGGGATGAATTTGGTCTCCTCCCCGCTGTTGTCCGCCGGCAGTGGCGTGGTTGCTGGCGGTTGTCGTTGTCGTACCGGCAAAGACGGTGAGATCCAATAGCGACTGCTCGTCGAAGGGACAGTACGCTATCATGAAACGATAGGGTGCCAACGCGCGTTGGATGCGCAGTTCGCACATCTCGTTCTGACACTCGTGGCACTGCAGGGCGCCTAGGATCAGGTCCGAGACAGCGCCGCAGCGGTAGGTACCCATGGCGTTGTTAGTATCGAACTGGTCAAAAAATTGGGGCGTACCGGTGACTTGCAACGCGCGACGGCGTAGCGAGACGGCCACGCGCGAGAAGGAGCACACGTAGGCCATGGCGCGGTGCATGGGTTGCGAGAAGGTCTCGGGCGGACGCTTCTGCAGATCGCAGACGTCGTCGCGTAGCCAGGCGCTCATTTGACCGGGCTTCTTGACTAGCCGTTTGAGCGTGCTGCAATGGTCGCCCCAGCCGTCCTGGTGGTCCAGGATGCAGCCCAGGTCCAGGTTGTTGAGTTTGTTGAAAAGCAGCTGACGCATGCCGCCCACCGTCTCCAGATAGGGATCGTGCGGGTTGACGGGTAGCCCGTGCAGGTGGTGGTACTTCATGTAGCTGAGCGTTTCGTCGATGATGGCCAGCAACGTGTGCAAGTTGGGAGCGTTGTATACGGCGAAGATCTTTTCCACCACCAGCTTGCGCAGCAACGGTTCCTCCAGCCAATCGAACTGTTGACGGATGTGCAACAGGTAGTCGGTGTGCATGAGCTCGTCGTGTGACAGCAGGATGCGACCGCGCGGCTGATGATCTTGCGGGAAGGCGGTGGGGACCTTGAGGTCGGCGGGGTAGGGTGCCAGACGTAGACTCTCGGCCGTGTAGCGCTGAAGGTCGTAGACGGGCGAGGTAGAACTCGGTGAGGTACCCGACGAGGCGGCGCCGCGCTGCAGACGCGCTCTTTTTTTCTTTTCGATCAAACGGCTGAGTTGCTGTAGTTCGTCCTCGTCCATGGCGTCCAGTTCGTCGTCAATAAGCGCCAGCATCTGTTGTTGTTGCGGTCCGGCGGACGATCCGTGATGATTATTGGCTGAGGAGGGGTGAGAAGAACCGAAAGTCGTAGGACAACTGGGAACTCGGCGACGAAGATGCGTCGAATCGCCGCCGTGATGGTGCGGTTCGCCGTCATCGTTGTCGTAAGACTTACCGTAGTGGGGGTTAAGGGGCACCGAGGCGGACGCGGCCACGCGTCGCTTGAAAGAGGAGGACGCCCTATGTCCGCCACGGAAGCCCGCAGTGCCCATGATGATGTGTCCGCCGGTGCCCCCGAGTGCGTGGCGGGAGGAGGGTGGAAGGGGAGGAGGATAGTGGTCCGGATCGCCTTCGGTATCATCGTCTTTGCTGTAGCGGGGTCGTCGTGCGGGGACGCAGGGTCGGTGATGATGCGAGGCGGCGCCGACGGTATCTTCCGCGAGATGGTATTCGCTGGCGGCTGCTCCGTTCCGTGTCGACGGCGAGGTTGGACTTCGCTCGCGTCGGAACTTCCGTGGCACGGGTTCGTAATCCAGACAGAAGCGCCGTGCGCGACGGGCGCGGCGTTCGCGCTCGCTCAGGGAAGATAACGACGGAGCGTCGTGACGGCCGCGTGAGTGCAGCTCCATGGCCGCCGTCGCTAGGAAGGTCACGTTCTGGCACGCTGATGTATATATAGATGAGACCGCTGCCGGGGGGCGGGTCACCGGCGCCGTGGAAAGTGAGGCTCAGACGGCGGTCGCCGGCGGCATGGGCGCGTCGGGCGGTCTGATTTTGATGGAAATGTGGACGTTTTTGGCGTTGGAGTGACACTTTTTGGTGAAACAGCGGCTCCAGAGGCTGGCCCAGAGCGCGTAGCTGTGCTCGGTGCGCAGGTCGATGAACACCTGCACGGTCTCTTGCGGGTTGCGGTGCGTGTAGTTGAGACAGCGAAAATCCCGCGTGCGCGCGCCGTCGCGTCGCTTGACGGCCACGCAGCAGGCGCCGTGGGGCTGAAAGAGGAGGACGTGGGGCGCGGTAAACTGCTCGCTGACGTGCGGTTCGTAGTGTTGCGTGAGGTGCTCGAGCAGCGGCGGCCACACGCGGGTGACGACGAGCCGCTGCAAGTCCGTGTCGGAAATCGCAGCGGCAGTGGCGCCGTCGCCACCGTACAGGTGATAGGCGAGCACCTCGGTGAGACCGCGGCGTCGATAACGCGTCACGTTAAGCGAGCGCGTCTCGATAAAGTTGGCTTCGGTCGAGGGGCAGATTTTGTCGCGTACGCTGAGAATGACGCGTGGCGGCGGTGACAGGGGCAACGCGGGCAGGTCGTGCGGCGGGTGGTGGTGAAGCAGGTTACGCAGATCCAGTTGGGCGCGCACAAAGCCTAGCGGGTGTTCGCGGTAGGCGTCGGGCACGATGAACAGCGGCAACAGACGGCGATGCATGAAATAGCCGTCGTCTTGGTCCATTTTATACATGTAGGGCAGACGTACAGAGCGTCCATGGTGGTAGATGCCTGTGTCTAGGCTGCTCTCGGGATGCGAGATGGGGTCCAGCAGCGTGTGCAGTTCGGCGTCGAGACAGACGGCGTGATTGAGCACCTGCGCCACGGCGCGTAAAACGCTGGGGTGTACGGCTATGGTACAGGCGGGGAACGGCGTGATGATGCGCAGCCCCAGTTTGCCCTTGCAGCGGCAGTAAGGGGGTGACGTGTCAACAGAGGACGTTGTTTTTTGGAAAACGCCGTTACCCGGGACGTTATTTTTATCCTCTTTCCCGTCTTCGTCTTCCTCTGTGTCGCGCTCGTCCCGGTAATCGAGATAGTCGTCGTCATCGAAAGGCGCGCCGGCCGCGTCCACGGGCACGCTGTTGGGTGGGCACGCGCTTTTGAAGAAATAGACCGGGTGCCGGTCGGGGTGCGTGTAGCCAAAGAGGCTCGCCCATACGGTCATCCAGACGCGTCGTAGTCCGCGACATAACTCAAAGACGGTGTGTCGCGCCAGACCGGAGACGCCGTCGCGCAGCCGTAAATCAAAGTCGGCCACAAAATTGAAGACGGGCAGACGTTCGTTGAAGACTTCGTGTCGCGTGTAGTAGAACTGTGTCTCGGGGCTGGTGCTGGCCACGTCGTCGTCGTGTAGCCACACGGTCTCGGTCAGGGCCTCGTCCGAGAAACGGCTGTCGGGTACGTGACGGAGCAGGTCGCGCGGAAAGAGGCTGCGATGCCAGGTTTCGGAGGCCACGGCGCAGAAGACGTGCTGGTCATTGGGCAGGTGTACGCGGTAGACGGGCAGCGGTCGCTCCAGCAGCGGTGCCAGCGCGGGCTCGGGTAGCAGGTAGCGACGTTGCGAGTAACGCGTTAGCGTGCCGGTGGTGTAGGTCTGAGCTGTGCGCAGCGAGGCGCATAGACGTAACAAGCCGGACAGGGAGCGTTCCAGCGGCGAGAAGACAGACTCGGAAAGCGTGTTGATGCGTTCGAGCTGGCGCGCCAGCTGCGTGGAGGTGCCGAAGAAGCCCGCCAGGTGCGTGCCGTCGATGCGGCCGCCGTAGCCGGCCAGCCCCAGGCCGTGCGGGCTGGTCGCCGAGTGGGGGGATTCGTCGAGACGTAGTAGATGCGTCTCCACGTAATCGTGTAGAAAGTTGTCGAGCGAGAAGTATTTTTGCATGACGTCCAGCAGCTCGGTGGAAAGCCGGCGGCCCAGAAAACCCGGTTCGCGCGTACACTGCGCTTCGGGCGCCGCGTCAGCGTCGTAAGCCACCACGCGCCGGTACTCGAGCAACCGCGCGCGTGCCAGCGCCGTGCGGTAGGCCAGGTAGACGTAGTGCACGCAGACCGTGTCGGGCAGACGCGCACGTTCGCGGAACGCGTTGATCTGCGTGTCCACCTGCTCTAGCTCGGTGTAGTCGCGGCGGTTGCGCGCCACGGCGTACGCCACGAAAGCGGACACGCGCTGACGGAAGGGCGAGCCCAGTAGCAGACGCGCGAACTCGCCCATGGAGGCGTGCGTGGGGATGATGGTGCCCAGGTCGCGCGTGCAGAAGCTGCGCACGTACTCCTCCACGGTGGAGATGGTGCTGTACTGGCCCTCGAATAGGTAGTAGGCCATGGTCAGTAGCACCTGGCCCTCGGTGTGCCCGAAGACGCTGATGAACCACGAGGGCGAGGTGGGGCAGAGGAAGACCTGGTTGAGATGACGTAGCACGGCCGCGTGGTGAAAGTACACCAGGTGCTTGAATTCGCGCACCTCGCCGCCGTGTTCGGGCGAGAGCACGGGCGTGCGGAAGAGATGCCGGTAGAGCGGCCGCGTCTCGGCCTCGTCCAGACTGGCGATGAGCGCCGAGAGGGGGATGGGCTGGCGCGCGGCCAGGTAGCGCGAGAGTTGCAGCGTTTCGTTGTTCACGGCGAAGACGGGCGCCACCCGCCGCGAGTCCGAGCACTTTTGCGTCTGTAGGCAGAAATAAACACGTCGCGAGACCTGGTGTTTGACCAGCAGGGGGAAGACGCAGTGGTCCGTCGGTGTCTGCGAGAGTACGTTGGCGACTATATGAGCAGAATCATACTCTGTTGCGAACAGAACGAGCGTCATCGTCGCGCCGGCACGATGCAGCTGGCCCAGCGCCTGTGCGAGCTGCTGATGTGCCGTCGCAAAGCCGCGCCTGTGGCCGATTACGTGCTGCTGCAGCCTAGCGAGGACGTGGAGCTGCGCGAGCTGCAGGCGTTTCTGGACGAGAACTTTAAGCAGCTGGAGATCACCCCGGCCGACCTGCGAACCTTTTCTCGCGACACGGACGTGGTGAACCACCTGCTGAAGCTGCTGCCGCTCTATAGGCAATGCCAGAGCAAGTGCGCGTTCCTCAAGGGCTATCTCTCGGAGGGCTGTTTGCCTCACACGCGGCCGGCGGCCGAGGTGGAGTGCAAGAAATCGCAGCGTATCCTAGAGGCCCTGGACATTCTCATCCTCAAACTGGTGGTGGGCGAGTTTGCCATGTCCGAGGCCGACAGTCTGGAGATGTTGCTGGACAAGTTCTCCACGGATCAGGCCTCGCTGGTGGAGGTGCAGCGCGTTATGGGCCTGGTGGACATGGACTGTGAGAAAAGCGCGTACATGCTCGAGGCCGGCGCGGCTGCGACGGTTGCACCACCGACGCCACCGGCGGTCGTTCAGGGGGAAAGCGGCGTCCGCGAGGACGGGGAAACGGTCGCCGCCGTGTCGGCCTTTGCCTGTTCCTCGGTTTCGGACTCGCTGATCCCCGAGGAAACGGGGGTCACGCGTCCTATGATGAGTTTGGCTCACATTAACACCGTCTCCTGTCCCACCGTTATGAGGTTCGACCAGCGGCTGCTGGAAGAGGGCGACGAGGAGGATGAAGTGACCGTGATGTCGCCGTCACCCGAGCCCGTGCAACAGCAGCCGCCGGTCGAGCCCGTGCAGCAGCAGCCCCAGGGACGCGGGTCTCACCGTCGGCGCTACAAGGAGTCGGCGCCGCAGGAGACGCTGCCTACGAATCACGAACGCGAGATTTTGGATCTCATGCGACACAGCCCCGACGTGCCTCGGGAGGCGGTGATGTCACCGACCATGGTCACCATACCTCCTCCCCAGATACCCTTTGTGGGTTCCGCGCGTGAACTCAGGGGCGTGAAGAAAAAGAAACCCACGGCGGCGGCCTTGCTGTCCTCCGCGTGAACAGCCTGGCACGTTTTGGAAAACGTACGTGATCACGAACACGACGAGTACGAGGTTTCTCATAGACGTACTTTATTAGGTCAGGGATGACGGGGAGGTTTCGGACCGACGTCAAAAATAACGTCACTCGTGTTGACAGGGCTTTCTGCGTCGGAGCTCTTTTCATCTTCTTCTGTCTCGTCGACGTCATCGTCTACCGGCGAGGGTGTCCGTTGCAGCAACGCGTGCTCGGGTGTGTGGGTGAAACCGATGTCGGGGGTGGGCGGCACGATCATCTGTCCTAGGGGGTGACTGCCCACCGGCAGATAGGTAAAGCGGTGGGTGGTAAAAACCGCTTTGGCTACGGTGGTGTGTGGGGAGATGCAGACGGTGGTGTGCGAAGTGTTGACCACCGTCACGCCGGCCGCGGTACCCGGGAGCCAGATGGTGGGTCGGATGATGAGATCCGATTGACTAAACTGGCGCACGCCCACTATGAGGGCGCAGATACCGGGCGCGTGCACGTAGGCCGCGTCAAAATAGACGGTTTGCGTGTGACCCGGACCGATCACCAGCGTCTGACGGGTACGTAATGAAAAGAAACGGTGTTCGTTGGGCGGCGGCAAGTTCATGAGCTGCCAGGGTTCTGGCACAAAACAGGGGAAAACGCCGATATCGCCTTCGATGGTGCCCGGAAAGATGGACTGAAAAGTGTCGTTGAGGTTGACGACATCCAACTGCGGGACTTGCAGCCCGGATTCCAGCAGCTCGGGCATGCAAACGAATTGCGCGTCCAGGCATTTGTAAAAGGTAATGCCGAAAAAACCTTCGGGGATATAGAGGCTGACGCCCAGCGAGGTGGGCACTTTGCGCTCGCGTGATAGCCAAATGATGTGTTTATTGTAAAAGGCCAGCTGCGTGTGGCATTGTTTGACGATGAAACTGGAAGGCATCCACTTGTAGGGAACTTTGAGCGGCGACGGTAATGGCGACGACGCTTCATCCTCTCCCGGATGCTGCTCTTTGTCGTATTTCTCCTCGGTCGATTGGGGCAGCGTAAATGTGGTTTGAAAATCGCTATCGCTAGCGAAACGCACGCAGTAACGCATATTGACGGATTTCTCGGCTAGGATGATGGAGCCTGATGACGGTGCGGACTCTTCCTTCATTATTAACGTAGGGGTCTCCCAGAATCGCTGAAAACGGGAGCGCGGCAGCCGCGACAGTACCAGTTGAGAGTCGATTCGGTCGGTTAACATCGTAAGCATCGTGGCGGTGGTGTGATGGAGTGGAACACACTAGTATTAGGTCTTTTGGTTTTATCGGTAGTGGCAAGTTCCAACAATACGTCGACTGCTAGCACACCGCGTCCCTCTAGTTCTACTCACGCCTCAACAACCGTGAAGGCAACGACTGTTGCGACAACTAGTACAACTACGGCGACAAGTACTTCATCGACGACTAGTGCCAAACCTGGTTCCACTACTCACGACCCCAACGTGATGAGACCACATGCTCACAATGATTTTTACAATGCGCATTGTACATCGCATATGTATGAGCTTTCACTGTCCAGCTTTGCAGCCTGGTGGACTATGCTTAACGCTCTCATTCTGATGGGAGCTTTTTGTATCGTATTACGACATTGCTGCTTCCAGAACTTTACTGCGACCACCACCAAAGGCTATTGAGGGTGGATAGATTTGCAGCCCGGCGGTGTTCCGGCGGGGTAAGATTTCCATACGCGGGTAACTGGAGGCTAAAGTTACGGATTTTATCTAGAAACAGCAGCGAGTCTAGATAGTCCCATAGGGGATCTATGAACGTTCTCTGAAACCTCGTCGATGGTGACGTAGGTGTAGTTTCGTTATTATCGGAAGCCGTTTCGTTTTCCACGGACATGGTTTCGTTGTAATATAAGGAGCTCATGTCAAGAGTGCCATAAATAGTGTACGGCGTTTCGTTACGAATCAGTACGTGCGTGTTTTTCATAAATTCTGACACGGCGGTACGGTTACGGTCTGGTTTACAAAAGGGTTCATTCCGATACCGCAGAGTAGTATATACCCATGTTGCGAGATCTCTTAACTGCGTGGCCATAATGGATTTCATAAAGTTACTATCAGGACGATAACCTGTCGTAGATGTGGCAACCCGCGTTACAGCAGCGGTAGCACTATAAGTCACGTTAGTGGTGACGTTGAAAGCGGTAGACGTTGTATAGGAAAGATATGGCGTAGTAGTACTTTGAGATTTCTTATTCTTTTTTTGTGGTTGTTCTTTGACAAGCGCTTGTTTACGTTTGAGTTTTCGCATAGTGTTTTTCAACTTGGTGCCGTTAATATACTTGGGAACGCGGAATAAATTTCGGCTCATGGCGTTAACCAGGTAGAAACTGCGAGTGCAGTTACGTTGCGCGTATCGTAAAAGTAGGGCGGTTAGGCCCAAAAAGTAGATTGTCTGACTATCCACGTTGACTTTGTTGGAACCTATGTACAGTTTTGTGTTCCAACGTGGTACGTTGAAAAACATAGGATTAAACGTGGTGAAATTACCGCAACCTTTTTCGCCGGTATCATTGCGTTTGGAAACATTTAACATTTCGGATAGGCAGTTCATAGAAGGCACTGTGCCGCAAGGTGGGGGTCGTAACGTTATTTTGTGGGCCGTGTGATTATATTCGGAATATACGTACTTGGCTGGTTTTCGGAGTTGAGTACTGTAAAAGTCAAACCACATATGGGTAATGCTATCATTTCTAATGGGACCCGCTAAAATGTAGTCTTGAGGAAATTTATCCATGCTAATAACGATGGCATGAAATTTTTGCTGACTGGGGTACATTAAAAACCGGTATCCGTCAGATGATGTAGACATCAATCGTTTTAAGATATCTTCCTTCTGTTTCTTCAGAATCTCTTTACCTCGATAAGATAGCACGGTATACGGCCAGGAACGTCTTGTTCCTCTGGAGTTTACCAATACATTACAATTTATGAGGGAAAGGAGCAAGAACGTTATAGAGATCAGGAGCATAATTTTAGGAATGCCTTTCACCATTATCATCTCTTTTTTCCCCATTACAGAGGAGGAGACCCCGCACCGTCCGTCTGCCTTGTGGTTTGGTTTGCCTGCGTGTACTCACTGCTGATTCTGGTCGTTTTGCTGCTCATCTACCGTTGTTGCATCGGCTTCCAAGACGACCTAGTCTCCCGCACCTTGGCTGTGTACCGAGCTTGTATACAGGGCCCGATATGTAACCAAACCCACAACAGTACCTCGTAAATAAAGACGCACAAACCTCACGCATATAGTATCATCACACCGTGTGGCGTGTACTTTATTACAATGAGCAAGAGTGCCCCTAAGTATTGGGGCCCGTACCGTTTTAGAAGGTTTTGTGCGAATGTCTTTAACTTCTCTGTCCCTTTTTTCATAAACTGTCAGGTCCTACAATCAGCATGTCTTGAGCATGCGGTAGAGCAGATAGATGCCGATGATGGCCGATAGCGCGTAGACGGACATCATGAGGAGACGACTGTCGGTGGCGTCCACGACGACGTCAGTTACTTCTAGTACCGTACCGTTTTTCAAAAGCATGAGGTAGTGAGTTCGCGGAGATGAGACCACCACTTCGTTGTAGGGATCCAGGGCGAAAAGGACGTCGTCCGAGTCGTGCATGTACATGATGTTGATGACGCCTTGCGTGTCGTCGTATTCTAGCAGGGCGCTTTGGCAAAAGGCGCAGTTTTCTAGCGAAATGTTGAGCGCCACTGTGATGCTGTGTGTGGTATGCATGTTGCGCGTCAGTTCGCATTTAGTTTGACTGTCCGTCTGGGTGATGATGAGGCTCTGGCCTACGACGGTGGTGGAGACAGGGTAGGAGATACCTTTGATCAGGTACTGGTTTGTTACGATATAACTGACGTGTTCGGAGACGGTCAGCGCGGAGAAGGATTCGCCGAGCGGCAAGCAAAACAGGTCGGGGAAGGTTTCCAGCGTGCTTGGTTGCATGGTAGATAGGATGGAGAGGGCGGCGGGAACGGTAGCGGGGACGGTGGCATCGGGGAAGAGACGCGTGAGGCGTTCGAGCGAGTGATCGCGTCGCCCGCTACTGGAACAGGGTGTGTACAGGTCGCTGAGGTATTCGTGGTGTGGATGAGCTAACAACTGCGTAAAGTGTGATAGCTCGGCCAATGAACAGAGGCCCGTTTCTACGATGAAGATTTCGCGTCTCTCCGTCGTATGTACCAGCATGGAGTGGACGAGGCTGCCCATGAGGTAGAGTTCTTGGCGTGCGAAGGCTGAAAGAAAAGAGGCCAGGTGCGTTTTGTGTAGTTTTAGGGCAAAGTCGGCGATCTGTCGTAGTGCCCATTGGGGGATGAGATGTTGCTGATTCTGTTTAGAGAGTATGTAGACCAGGCGTACGAGGCTGGTGATGTCGGTGATCTGATTCGGTGTCCAAAGGGCTCGTTTGGCCAGGTCCACGGCCGTGGGATACAGCAGCAACGTGGTGCGTGGTGGTGTTTGTGAGAGGCAGGTGATCATAAATTCTTGTATTTGTAAGAGTGCGGCCTGGCGGTCTAGGGCCCGTGGGACGGAGACTTGGGCGCCGGCCTCTTCTTGTCGGGCTGCTGCGAACAGTGCTAATGCGTAGGCGAAGGCCATTTCTACCGTGCGGCGGTCCAGCATCTGACATCGACCGCTCTTGAGTACATCCACGGCGTAACGGTGAAAGCTGTTACGTAGTAGTGCGCTGAGGTCTAGGTAGTTGAAGTCAAGTGCGGCGTCAAGAAAGTCCGGGTCTTTGAGATAAGAGTGACGGTTCAGTTGATCTTTCTTAACTAGCACCAGGAGCTCGTGTTTTTCAGTTTGTCGTAGTATAAAGTTGTCGCGTTGATAGGGCGCTTTGAAAAGTACGCGTGGAAGATGGCCGAAGATAAGCAGCATGGGTGTGTCGTCGTCTATGGACACCGTAACTACGAAGAAGTCCTCGGTCAGTGTTATTTTAACGTAACGTAGTTCGTCGATGAGGTAAAAGCCTTGGTGCAAACAAGGTGTGACGGTGCTGAATAGTAGATCGTGTCCATCAAAGAGGATACAGGTCTGGTTAAAGTGTGGTCGGTGTAGTCCTGAGGTGGTATGTGATTCTGTCCAGCCGTGTGGAGTGGTTTGCGGTGGCATCCAAACGTGAGGTATTGACAGGTCAATGGGCGGTGGCACAGTGGTGGGCTGTTCACCTAGGCTGTCTTGTGCCTTTAGCTGCTGCGAAAAAGATCGGTAGCTGGCCAGGTCTTTGGATACCAGCGCGTAAGTGTTAAGTCTCTGTTGGTATCTTTCCAGGGTTTCGGTCAGATCTACCTGGTTCAGAAACTGCTCCGCCAGAGGACCCGCAAAAAGACATCGAGGCATATGGAATACATAGTATTGATTATAGCTTTGGAAAAAGTTGAAACTGATGGCGTTTTCCCTGACGACCGTGCTGTTACGGAGGCTGCTGTTGTAGGTACACTGGGTGGTATTTTCACGCAGGAAGCGGATGGGTCTCCCGTAGGTGTTGAGCAGTAGGTGAAACGCTTTGTCCAGCGGTTCGGATACGGCTTCTGCGCCATATCGTGACGAAAGTAGGTGGCTGAAGAGACAGACGGCGAGGATGATGAGGTAGGAGGGGAGGCCTGGCCGCATAGCGCGGCCGCGCCGCTGGGTTCAGCGGCGTGATCCAGGTGGTGGTTGGCGTTACACCCGAGAGAAGGAGAGAAAGGATCCCAGGAAGGAGCACCCGGGTGTGGCGCTACGGGTTACAAAAGTCGCGTCTCCGTCTATTTAATACGATGTCATTGGCCGCTGCGAAGGGAGAAGAGGGGACACGCGAGTAAGCCATGCCGTCCGGGTGTGGGGACGACGCTGATTCGACGGGGAACGCTCTGCGGAGATTGCCTCACGTGCGTAAGCGGATCGGTAAGCGCAAGCACCTGGACATCTACCGTCGCCTGCTGCGGGTCTTTCCCTCGTTTGTGGCGCTCAACCGCCTGTTGGGAGGCCTTTTCCCACCCGAGTTGCAAAAGTACCGTCGCCGTCTTTTCATCGAAGTACGATTAAGTCGGCGGATTCCCGACTGCGTGTTGGTGTTTTTACCGCCGGACTCTGGGTCACGCGGCATCGTGTATTGCTACGTGATTGAGTTCAAAACCACGTACTCAGACGCCGACGATCAGTCCGTGCGGTGGCACGCCACCCACAGCCTGCAGTACGCCGAGGGCCTGCGCCAGCTCAAGGGCGCCCTGGTGGACTTTGATTTTCTGCGTCTGCCGCGCGGTGGCGGTCAAGTCTGGAGCGTAGTGCCTAGTTTGGTTTTTTTTCAGCAAAAGGCCGATCGCCCATCTTTTTACCGGGCTTTTCGCTCGGGCCGTTTCGACTTGTGTACCGATTCTGTTCTGGACTATCTGGGACGGCGTCAGGATGAGTCTGTTGCACACCTTTTGGCGGCTACCCGTCGCCGTCTTCTTCGAGCCGCACGAGGAAAACGTGCTGCGCTGCCCCGAGCGCGTGCTTCGGCGGTTGCTGGAGGACGCGGCGGTGGCAATGCGCGGCGGGGGCTGGCGCGAGGACGTGCTCATGGACCGGGTGCGCAAACGGTATCTGCGTCAGGAGCTGAGGGATCTGGGTCACAGGGTACAGACTTACTGCGAGGATCTCGAAGGGCGCGTGTCCGAGGCGGAGGCGCTGTTGAACCAGCAGTGCGAGCTCGACGAAGGACCGTCGCCGCGGACGCTGCTACAACCACCGTGTCGTCCGCGTTCGTCGTCCCCAGGGACCGGCGTGGCAGGAGCTTCCGCCGTCCCACACGGTCTTTATAGTCGGCACGATGCCATCACGGGACCCGTCGCCGCCCCGTCTGACGCGGTCGCCGCGTCAGCGGCCGCCGGTGCTTCTTCTACCTGGCTGGCGCAGTGCGCCGAGCAGCCGTTGCCCGGGAACGTACCTAACTACTTTGGAATCACGCAGAACGATCCCTTTATCCGCTTTCACACCGATTTTCGCGGCGAGGTGGTCAACACCATGTTCGAGAACGCCTCCACTTGGACTTTCTCCTTTGGTATCTGGTACTATCGGCTCAAGCGGGGGTTGTACACGCAACCACGGTGGAAACGAGTGTACCATCTGGCGCAGATGGACAACTTTTCCATTTCGCAGGAGCTGCTGCTCGGCGTGGTCAACGCTTTGGAAAACGTGACGGTGTATCCGACGTACGACTGTGTACTCTCCGATTTGGAAGCCGCCGCCTGTCTGCTAGTCGCCTACGGACACGCGCTTTGGGAGGGCCGCGATCCGCCGGACTCCGTGACGGCGGTGTTGAGTGAGCTGCCTCAGCTGTTACCGCGTCTGGCCGACGACGTGAGTCGTGAGATTGCCGCTTGGGAAGGCCCCGTCGCCGCGGGTAACAACTATTACGCGTATCGCGACTCGCCCGATCTACGCTACTACATGCCCCTAAGCGGTGGTCGCCACTATCACCCGGGCACTTTTGATCGTCACGTGCTGGTGCGGCTTTTCCACAAACGCGGCGTTCTTCAGCATTTGCCGGGCTACGGGACGATAACGGAGGAGCTGGTGCAAGAGCGTCTGTCGGGCCAGGTGCGCGACGACGTGCTTTCTCTCTGGAGTCGACGTCTGCTGGTCGGCAAGCTGGGTCGCGACGTGCCCGTCTTTGTGCACGAACAGCAATATCTGCGTTCGGGCCTGACCTGCCTGGCTGGCCTGCTGTTGTTGTGGAAGGTGACCAACGCGGATAGCGTCTTCGCTCCGCGCACGGGCAAATTTACGTTGGCCGACCTGCTGGGTTCGGATGCCGTAGCCGGCGGCGGGTTGCCCGGGGGGCGCGCGGGCGGCGAAGAGAAGGGCTACGGGGGACGGCACGGGCGGGTACGTAACTTTGAGTTTCTGGTACAGTACTACATCGGGCCGTGGTACGCGCGCGACCCCGCGGTCACGCTGTCGCAGCTCTTTCCCGGCCTGGCTCTGTTGGCCGTGACCGAGAGCGTGCGCAGCGGCTGGGATCCCTCACGTCGCGAGGACAGCGCCGGAGGTGGCGACGGCGGCGGCGCCGTGCTCATGCAGCTCAGCAAGAGCAACCCCGTGGCCGACTACATGTTCGCGCAGAGCTCCAAACAGTACGGCGATTTACGTCGCTTAGAGGTACACGATGCCCTGCTCTTTCACTACGAACACGGGCTAGGGCGGCTGTTGTCAGTGACCCTGCCGCGTCACCGTGTGTCCACTCTGGGCTCGTCCCTCTTTAACGTCAACGATATTTACGAACTGTTGTACTTTTTAGTGTTGGGGTTTCTTCCGAGCGTGGCGGTGTTGTAATTTCCACCACGTGTCGCTCGCTGCATAAAGGGCGAACGTCCTCGGAGAGGGTATATTCGTTCGGCGAGAGCGGGCGGCGGTGGTGGGTATGTCCCCTTCTGTGGAGGAGACTACCTCAGTCACCGAGTCCATCATGTTCGCTATCGTGAGTTTCAAACACATGGGCCCGTTCGAAGGCTACTCTATGTCGGCCGATCGCGCCGCCTCGGATCTACTCATCGGCATGTTCGGCTCCGTTAGCCTGGTCAACCTGCTGACTATCATCGGTTGCCTCTGGGTGTTGCGTGTTACGCGGCCGCCCGTGTCCGTGATGATTTTTACTTGGAATCTGGTACTTAGTCAGTTTTTTTCCATCCTGGCCACCATGTTGTCCAAGGGTATCATGCTGCGTGGCGCTCTAAATCTCAGCCTCTGTCGCTTAGTGCTCTTTGTCGACGACGTGGGCCTATATTCGACGGCGTTGTTTTTCCTCTTTCTGATACTGGATCGTCTGTCGGCCATATCTTACGGCCGTGATCTCTGGCATCATGAGACGCGCGAAAACGCCGGCGTGGCGCTCTACGCGGTCGCCTTTGCCTGGGTTCTTTCCATCGTAGCCGCTGTGCCCACCGCCGCTACGGGTTCACTGGACTACCGTTGGCTAGGCTGTCAGATCCCTATACAGTATGCCGCGGTGGACCTCACCATCAAGATGTGGTTTTTGCTGGGGGCGCCCATGATCGCCGTACTGGCTAACGTGGTAGAGTTGGCCTACAGCGATCGGCGCGACCACGTCTGGTCCTACGTGGGTCGTGTCTGCACCTTCTACGTGACGTGTCTCATGCTGTTTGTGCCCTACTACTGCTTCAGAGTCCTACGCGGTGTACTGCAGCCCGCTAGCGCGGCCGGCACCGGTTTCGGCATTATGGATTACGTGGAATTGGCTACGCGTACCCTTCTCACCATGCGTCTTGGCATTCTGCCGCTCTTTATCATTGCGTTCTTCTCCCGCGAGCCCACCAAGGATCTGGATGACTCCTTTGATTATCTGGTCGAGAGATGTCAGCAAAGCTGCCACGGTCATTTCGTACGTCGGTTGGTGCAGGCGTTGAAGCGGGCTATGTATAGCGTGGAGCTGGCCGTGTGTTACTTTTCTACGTCCGTCCGAGACGTCGCCGAGGCGGTGAAAAAGTCCTCCAGCCGTTGTTACGCCGACGCGACGTCGGCGGCCGTTGTGGTAACGACAACCACGTCGGAGAAAGCCACGTTGGTGGAGCACGCGGAAGGCATGGCTTCCGAAATGTGTCCTGGGACTACGATCGATGTTTCGGCCGAAAGTTCCTCCGTCCTCTGCACCGACGGCGAAAACACCGTCGCGTCGGACGCGACGGTGACGGCATTATGAGCGGCGGCGCTGTACGGCAGCGGGGAGAAAAGTGGCAGATAAATCACGTCAGGTTCACACGTCGTTAGCCAGCGTCGGCATATGAAGGGCGCGGGCGGCCAGTACGGCCTCTGGGCTGAGACAGGACGAGGCAGGGTGAGAAAGAGGAGGATGGGGGGGACCGGGGTGGTGGTGCTGCTGCTGTTGTGGGTGCGGACGGTGCGGGTGCCGGGACAGCGTGCCGGCGAACGTTCTGTAATCTTCCATAATAAAAGTAAAAATGCCCGTCTCGTGTCGACTCCGCTGGATGTCGAAGGCGTCGGGGGTAATGCGCATCTTGCCGGTGCCGATGAGATAAAAGTACCACATTTTTTGACAGATGATGCGAATCAAGGGTTCGTACGCTTCGGCACCCCAGTGGCGCGTGAAGAAGGCCGCCAGACGAAACAAGCGGTGTCCGTAGAGCGTGCCTAGGGAGAAGAGGATGTTGCCGTTGCGCGCCAGGTCTTCGGGGAAAACGACCGGCAGGCCGGTGTGGCGCTGCACAAAGCGCGTCAGCAGTCCGCCGCTCAAGCGCGGGTGACATAGGCGCTGGCTGAGACGGGCGGCGCGCGTTTCATCGAACACGGCCGCCTCAAAGTCCAGCCCCGGGAAGGCCTGGCGCAGTTCGCGGTACAGATGAGGCCAGTAGGGTTGCGGCGTCTTGCGACTAAGCACGGCGTGGTCCGAGACACCCAGGTTGTTCATGGTTTCGCGCAGTAGCAGCGTTTCGAGACCGCGGTGAAAGAGGAGGACGCAGATGAGGCGTACGATCTTGAGTTCTTCCAAACGCAGCGAGCTCAGCGGCTGTCCGCGCGACATCTTCTCGCTAATCTGTAATATTAGATGATTGGCGCAAGTAAAGGAGAATTTGCCCGTGCGGACCCGCGGGACGGCGGGGTTCTCTTCGTCGCGGGCCATCATCGTTCGCTCGGTGAGCGGGTAGCGACGGTGACGACAATGACGATGGACGAGCAGCAGTCGCAGGCTGTGGCGCCGGTCTACGTGGGCGGCTTTCTCGCCCGCTACGACCAGTCTCCGGACGAGGCCGAATTGCTGTTGCCGCGGGACGTAGTGGAGCACTGGTTGCACGCGCAGGGCCAGGGACAGCCTTCGTTGTCGGTCGCGCTCCCGCTCAACATCAACCACGACGACACGGCCGTTGTAGGACACGTTGCGGCGATGCAGAGCGTCCGCGACGGTCTTTTTTGCCTGGGCTGCGTCACTTCGCCCAGGTTTCTGGAGATTGTACGCCGCGCTTCGGAAAAGTCCGAGCTGGTTTCGCGCGGGCCCGTCAGTCCGCTGCAGCCAGACAAGGTGGTGGAGTTTCTCAGCGGCAGCTACGCCGGCCTCTCGCTCTCCAGCCGGCGCTGCGACGACGTGGAGGCCGCGACGTCGCTTTCGGGCTCGGAAACCACGCCGTTCAAACACGTGGCTTTGTGCAGCGTGGGTCGGCGTCGCGGTACGTTGGCCGTGTACGGGCGCGATCCCGAGTGGGTCACACAGCGGTTTCCAGACCTCACGGCGGCCGACCGTGACGGGCTACGTGCACAGTGGCAGCGCTGCGGCAGCACTGCTGTCGACGCGTCGGGCGATCCCTTTCGCTCAGACAGCTACGGCCTGTTGGGCAACAGCGTGGACGCGCTCTACATCCGTGAGCGACTGCCCAAGCTGCGCTACGACAAGCAACTAGTCGGCGTGACGGAGCGCGAGTCGTACGTCAAGGCGAGCGTTTCGCCTGAGGCGGCGTGCGTTATTAAAGCGGCGTCCGCCGAGCGTTCGGGCGACAGCCGCAGTCAGGCCGCCACGCCGGCGGCTGGGGCGCGCGTTCCCTCTTCGTCCCCGTCGCCTCCAGTCGAACCGCCATCTCCTGTACAGCCGCCTGCGCTTCCAGCGTCGCCGTCCGTTCTTCCCGCGGAATCACCGCCGTCGCTTTCTCCCTCGGAGCCGGCAGAGGCGGCGTCCATGTCGCACCCTCTGAGTGCTGCGGTTCCCGCCGCTACGGCTCCTCCAGGTGCTACCGTGGCAGGTGCGTCGCCGGCTGTGTCGTCTCTAGCGTGGCCTCACGACGGAGTTTATTTACCCAAAGACGCTTTTTTCTCGCTACTTGGGGCCAGTCGCTCGGCAGCGCCCGTCATGTATCCCGGCGCCGTAGCGGCCCCTCCTTCTGCTTCGCCAGCACCGCTGCCTTTGCCGTCTTATCCCGCGTCCTACGGCGCCCCCGTCGTGGGTTACGACCAGTTGGCGGCACGTCACTTTGCGGACTACGTGGATCCCCATTATCCCGGGTGGGGTCGGCGTTACGAGCCCGCGCCGTCTTTGCATCCGTCTTATCCCGTGCCGCCGCCACCATCACCGGCCTATTACCGTCGGCGCGACTCTCCGGGCGGTATGGATGAACCACCGTCCGGATGGGAGCGTTACGACGGTGGTCACCGTGGTCAGTCGCAGAAGCAGCACCGTCACGGGGGCAGCGGCGGACACAACAAACGCCGTAAGGAAACCGCGGCGGCGTCGTCGTCGTCCTCGGACGAAGACTTGAGTTTCCCAGGCGAGGCCGAGCACGGCCGGGCACGAAAGCGTCTAAAAAGTCACGTCAATAGCGACGGTGGAAGTGGCGGGCACGCGGGTTCCAATCAGCAGCAGCAACAACGTTACGATGAACTGCGGGATGCCATTCACGAGCTGAAACGCGATCTGTTTGCCGCGCGGCAGAGTTCTACGTTACTTTCGGCGGCTCTCCCCTCTGCGGCCTCTTCCTCCCCAACTACTACTACCGTGTGTACTCCCACCAGCGAGCTGACGAGTGGCGGAGGAGAAACACCCACGGCACTTCTATCCGGAGGTGCCAAGGTAGCTGAGCGCGCTCAGGCCGGCGTGGTGAACGCCAGTTGCCGCCTCGCTACCGCGTCGGGTTCTGAGGCGGCAACGGCCGGGCCCTCGACGGCAGGTTCTTCTTCCTGCCCGGCTAGTGTCGTGTTAGCCGCCGCTGCTGCCCAAGCCGCCGCAGCTTCCCAGAGCCCGCCCAAAGACATGGTAGATCTGAATCGGCGGATTTTTGTGGCTGCGCTCAATAAGCTCGAGTAAGAGAGACGCTATATTTAGGGCTTCCCTCTCTTTTTTTTCTACACCGTGATACCCTAATAAAGCACACCGCGGTTATTATCAACGTCTCTGTGTTTTTATTATTTAGAAATAAATACAGGGAATGGGAAAAACACGCGGGGGAAAAACAAAGAAGTCTCTCTCTAGATGCGGGGTCGACTGCGTGGGGTGCTGGAAGTGGAAGCGGTGCTGATGGGTGAGGGTCGTGGCGCGGGCACGGACCGCAACGTGCTGCTGATGTCTGCCGCGGTACGCACGTCGCCGTCCATGTCGCTGCGCAGATAAGAGGTAGGTCGTAGTGCGGCGTGCTGCACGCTCACCGTTAATGGTACCAAGTCGTCAAGGCTCGCAAAGACGTGCCACGAGGGGATGACGAGCGTGAGAGCCCCGTTGTTACCGCTTCGACGTCTTTGTCCGGTCAGGATCAGTGCCCGGGACAGTCCGGCTTGGGTGTCCGAGTCCTCGTCGCCGCTGGCTTCCTCGAAGCCGGCAAACATGGCTTCGGACAGGGGGGTCGGCGTCGGTGTGGAGGAGAGGTCATCTTCGTCGTCCTCTTCCTCTTCTTCCTCCTCTTCCTCGGTGGGTGGTAATCCGGGGGACTGCGGGAGAAACTCGGAGACGGCGCCGCGCATGACGTTGCTCCGTGGAAAGAGACCGGCGCGCAGCTGCACCTGGGGACGCTTGATTTTGTCCGGTTTACCGGGTGTGAGAGTCCAAAACCCACGGCGGAAAAAGTGGATGCGGCCTAGCGGCTGTCGGTGTTCCAAATGAACGGCCTGATCGCCGGTCAGCGTGACGCGGAGGGTGATTCGCACACGATCGGGTAGCGGGCCGGCTTCTATGGAGACGCCCGGGATGTTTTCCGGGAAAAAGATGGTGTCGTGAGTCTGATTGGTCTCGAAAGCATTCTGGATCTGCACGATGTACTCGGGATGTATGCGCGTCAGCGTAAAACTTTTGGGAATCAACAGCTGGAAGCCGTTGTCCGGCAAGCGTCGTAGGTGCGGGTACGGATTGTGTCGCGCCACCACCTCGGCGCGATGCGTGTAAACCGAAAAGTGCAGAAACACGCTGGTCGGCGGGTGCGGTGAGTCGTGATGCAGAAACAGCATGATCCATTGGCCTCGTTCGTCCGTCTCCGTTTTGTGGATGTACGTGTTAGGGTCCGAACAGGCCAGCTGCTCCAGGGCGTCTACCAGCGTCAGCGGGATGGCGCCGGCGCGAAAGGCGAACTGGCTGACAAAGATCTGCCCTGCCTCCAAACTGCTGTCGGTTCTGCGGCGCCAGTTCGGCGTTACGGTCAGTCGCACGGCCCAGTGGTGAGCCGTGCGGCGGATGATGGCGCGCGCTTCCATTCGCGGCCGATTTTCTTCGCCGCCGCGCCGCTGGCTCTGAAAGAGGTGCAGTCCGCTAACGGGCACGCGGTCCAGCGGCAGCGCAAAGGCCAGTACCGAGACCGTGTTGTTTTCTGAGCCTGGCGTCAGGCGTCGTGGGCCAAAGTTGTTGAGGTCCACCAGCAGTCGGTCCTGTTCGCCCACCACGCAGCGGCCCTTGATGTTTAAGTCGGTCAGGTCTACGGTGTCGTGCGGAGATTTGTTCTCCTGAAAACAGCAGAGAACCGAGGGCCGGCTCACCTCTATGTTGGTACGCAGGTCCAGGAGTCGCAGACGACCGGCTTCCAGCGAGCCGCCTTCCACGTTGGTGATGAGCCGAAGCACCTGGCAGTGCAGGCGACCAAAGCTTCCGCTGGCGGCTTCGGCCTCGCTGATCGCGGCCGCTTCCGACGAGGGTCCCTCACCGGGCGAGGACGATGCCTGAGACATTGCGAAGGCGGGATGGGGGGAGGGTCAGGGGATGCGCAAAGGTGAACGGGTCTTCGTGGGAGGTCGGGAAGGGTTCCGGCAACTGTCGCAAATATAGCAGCGGTGACAGGTGTGGCGGCCAAAAGTTGCGTGTCTGAGTGGACGTGGGTTTTTATAGAGTCGTCCTAAGCGCGTGCGCGGCGGGTGGCTCAACCTCGGTGCTTTTTGGGCGTCGAGGCGATGCATGGCCCGGGCAAGGCGTCTTGCCGGTGGCGGCGACGTTTGGGTTGCGCAGCGGGCTGCCATACGCCTTCCAATTCGGCGAAGATGCGGTAGATGTCGTTGGCGTCCCAGAAGAACTCCTGGTACTTCAGATTCTGACCCTGAACCGTAGCCACCATGGGCACCAGGTTGCGGGCCAGGATGCCGGCCTGCCAGGGCGGCCAGGTGAACACGGCCGGATTGTGGATTTCGTTGTCGGAATCCTCGTCGGTGTCCTCTTCGGGCGCGACGGTGGACTCGGCCTTAAGGCGGCCGCGTGTCATAACGCCCGCCGTGCACGCCGTCGCCGAGGATGCTGATTTGCGTTTGCGGCCCGCGGAAGTGGAGGCGCTCGCCATGGCGCCGCCGCCGGTGACGCGGGGCGTCTTACGCTCGGTGGTTACGAGTTCTTCGTCGGAGTCCGATCCGCTGGTCCAGACGTCGTCGTCGCCCTGGGCGGCACCCTCGTCGTGCCGGTCCCAGGTGTGTCGGTACTCAAGCTTGCCCTGGATGCGATACTGGCTGGTGAAGGTGGGGTGCTCGCTGTACTGAGGCCCGCGCTGCAGCAACAAGTCGATATCGAAAAAGAAGAGCGCAGCCACGGGATCGTACTGACGCAGTTCCACGGTCTCGCGTATCGCTTGTACCTCCAGGAAGATTTGCTGCCCGTTCATCAACAGGTTACCTGAGATGCTCAGGCCCGGGATGCTCTTGGGACACAGCAGCCCAAAATGCTCGTGTGAGGTAAAAGCCACATCCAGCATGATGTGCGAGATCTTGCCCGGTTTGATTATCATATTTTTGGGACACAACACCGTAAAGCCGTTGCGCTCGTGGGGGCGCATGAAGGGTTGCGGGTTGCGGGTCATCGTTAGGTCCTCTTCCACGTCAGAGCCCAGCGTGACGTGCATAAAGAGCTTGCCGGAGGGCACGTCCTCGCAGAAGGACTCCAGGTACACCTTGACGTACTGGTCACCTATCACCTGCATCTTGGTTGCGCGCGTGTTCTCCATGGAGCAAACCAGCTCGTGCGCGCACACCACGTGCCGCAGTGCCACGTCCTTGGTGGGAAACACGAACGCTGACGTGTAGTAGACGTCGGGCTCTTTCCACTGGTTCTGCTGACGCGTCCAGGCCAGTCCCGAGACCGTGAGACGCGCCTGCCACATCTGCTTGCCCGACGCGTGAATAACAGCGTCGGCTACGGGCAGGTGTCGGTGTTTGCGCTCGGCCGCCGACGGGTAGTGGTGCACGTTGATGCTGGGGATGTTCAGCATCTTGAGCGGCAGCGCGTACACATAGATCGACATGGGCTCTTGGCTGGGGCAGATGCTTCGGCCCGTGGGGTTGTGCACGTTGACCGACACGTTCTCCACCTCGCTGCCCGTAAAGTACGTGTGCTGCACCTGCAGCTGATTGTCGCCGCGGTGGCATGGCGTCGAGTCGGGCGTGTACTGCGACACCAGGATCAGCGAGGGCTGGCTCACGCGTACGTGGATACCCGTCTGCAGGAGTCGCGTCTCGTGCGGCAGCACCGGCGTATCGCCGCGACTAAACACGGCTTTCAGCACGTGCCCCGAAATGGGACCCAGTACGGATATCATTTCGGGACAACGGCGACCGCGCGACTCCATGCTGCCTGCGCGTACGGGTGTAGGCGACTGAGCGGCGCGCCCTCTGCGGCCGCCGCCTTACATAGGCAGGCGACCAAACGCGGAACCCGAAATAAAAACGTTATACACAGAGACAACCGCGGATTATTGAGTGTCTTTTTTTATTACAAAAAAAAAGAGGCAAAGCCCCACCGTCACCACACCCCATCACACACCACCACCGATTTTTTTTGTTTTAATCCCGTATTGCGCGGACGCCTAGTGTCCGTTTTCCATCACCAGGGTCCTCTGTTTAGAGATCGCCGCAGACCATGGCTAGAGTGACAGGACTCGTTTTCTCTGTCGTATTTTCCGTAAGCTTACAGTCTTGCGGTTCCGTCTCCGGGGACGCCAGTCGCATGGGCAGCAGGTCCTCCAGCGCGATGGAAGCGCCCAGCACCGAGAGCTGCTGTTGCGACGGCGAATGGGACGTGGACCGCGAGTGTAGCGTGGATTTGACTTGGTGCGTCATTGCTGACAGGCAACCGCGATTCAGCGTATGCTTTGACGAGATAAAATAGAGGCGTCCCAGGAGCGCGTCCCGTGGGAACGTGGCGCCGTTCTCGTCGCTTACCAGTACGGTTAATTCCAACCAGGAGCGCGGTAGCCAGACCGTAACGGGCATTTTGAGTCCCTGACGGTTGTGTGGTACAAAAACACCCAGATAAGGCCCGTAAAAGCGGCGGTAGATACGTAACGTGTGCGAGTTTTTCAGCGTCAATTCGTAAGGGACGCGCACCTCCAGTCCCTCGTCCGCCGCGCCGGAGCGTGGCGGTACAAAGTAAGGCAGTGGCGCGTCCGAAAAGAAGGGTCGTCGCACCGTTTCGCGTCGCAGCCGCAGGCGAAACGCCACTGGGTCGGCTGGCGCCTCGGTGCGGTCGCAGGTCACGTTGAAACGTAATATGCCGTCTTGGTATAGCGTGAGTGACGACAGCGTCAGGTCCGGCGGTGATTCGTTCGGGTCTAGCTCCAATCGTCCAAAGACGGAGGGTCCCAATGTCTTGGCAGTGGTTTCCGAGAGGCGCGCCGAAATACGGCTGGTGAGTCCACGCGGCCCCGAGATGCCGCCTTCCACTCGATGCCAGCACAGCGCGTGTCGTACGCGCACCGTCAGTGTGGGCGTCAGATCCGCGTCCGTTGATTCCGCGGTATCAGCGACGGAAGCCGCGTTCTCCGTTACGTTGTTTATATCCAGCGTCGGCTCGAACGTGAGTTCTGGCAGATGCAGCGCCAGACAGTCGTGTAACGCCGTGTGATGCGCGGCTTTACGTCGTAGCGGTAGCCGTTTCAGCAGCGGCGTGATGATACGGAGCGCGAAGAGATTGAGTGATAAGCGCACGATGGCCATGCGCGTCAGTTGTTGGTCAATTACCGAGCGCAGGATATGGCAGCCTGGGCGTGCGGGAAAGAGAGAGAAGGCCGGGCGCACGTCAGAATCCTCGTTAGAGACCACGCATAGAATGCCGCGTTCACGATCGTCGTTGCGGTCATCCTCGTCCTCTTCTTCTTTCTTCTCTTCTTTTTCCTTTTTTTTCTCGGGCTCGTGGGAAGCCGCCGTTTCTTCTTCTTGCGACGTCGCGGGGGCGGTTTGAGACTCGCCGTTCGCTTCCCCCAATTGCAGCGGCGTAGAGAGCAAAATCTGGAAGGGATCCCGCAATTCTTCGGGTCGGAGGTCGAGGTGCAACTGGATCAGATGGTAGGTGCCGCGGTGCACCCGAGGCTGACGGATGTCGTGTTTATCCGTCAGTGTGAGGATGGTCTGCGGTGAGCCGCTGTGCTTGTCCAGCTCGTCCGGCGTTTTCAGGAGGAGACTGTCGTCGTCGGTACTGGCGACACCCATCATGGTCGTGGTGGTAGTGGTGGCGAGGAAAGTGAGCGGCGGCGTCGACAGAGCTCGGCGTTGGCGGCGGCATTTGCCGCTGTGTCGGCTGCTATTGCTGCCAACGCCACCGCCGCCGCCTCGTCTGGCTCGTGGCCGACGGGCCCGATTCCGAAGGTTGGGGTCGACGCGTGGCATGCTTGGTGTCTGCGGGCGCGAGAGGGCCGGCTCAGCCTTTAAATATGCAGGTCGCGGATTTGTTATCGGGTGAAACGTCACACACCGTGAAGACGACCTGTTCGCGGATGAGGTCATCCAGCTGTCGCAGCATGACGAAAAGCGCCGACAGCCGCGCGATCTCGTCGTCGGGCGACACGTGCTGCGGCCGCGCGGGCGTGCGCGGCTCGCCGACGCTGCGCTCGCGGTCCAGCCGCATCAGCAGCTCCTGGCACTTGACGAGCAGCATGGAGCTGTCCTCTAGCGCTAACTTGCGCACGTAGGTCATGGTCAGCTCCGAGGCTAGGTTAGCCACCATGGACATGGAGAGGCAGGCGGTCTTCATGTCGATCAGCAGGTGCTGGTCGATGACCGGATCGGGGATGGTGAAGGTGGCGTCGCGAAAAGTAATGGTCTGCAGCTGCTGCACGGCAGCCTTTACCTCCTCGTACGAACGGTCGAGCGAGAAGAGGCCCATGATGAGTAGTCGCTGGTTGATTTCCAGCGCCAGTGGCATGGGTACGATCCAGGGCAGCACCAGCTCCCACTGGCCCAGCGTCAGCAGGTTCTCGCGCGCCAGCGGTCCGTGGAAGAGCGGCGGCAGCACGCATAGCGCGTCGCCCTTCTCCCAAGTCACGGGTCCCGTGTTGAGGACGGTGTAGAGCAGTCCGTGCGTCGGTACGTGTAGGAGGATCTGGTTGCCTTCTACGCGCCGCATCAACGTCAGCGTCATATTGCGCAGCAGGCCGCGCAGTCGTACGTAGCCGCGGGTGTGATCTACGAACTGGTGTAGGCCCAGCTGGTAGTGCTTGATGAGATGTAGACGCTGCGGAATGGGCACAACGGCCGCTACTAGTTTGGTCAGTTTGCCTACGTCGGCGATGCTGAGCTTGTGGTCGAAAGTGCAGAAGATGTTGGCCTCCATGGCCGCCATAGCGGCGGTGAAATCCTGGCCGCGACGGAGGAGAAGCGGAGACGAACAACGTCTGCACCGGGCGCGGCGTCAGAGCGAGCGTGGCGCGTCCGGGCCCGCGTTTGCGTCTAGGTGACTCGCCGCTAACCTGCGGTCGTCGCCGTCCTCCTCACCGGACGGCCTCACGAGTTAAATAACATGGATTGCTGCAGCGGGATGATTTCGCCTACGACGTAGTTACCAAAGTGCGTTTCGGACGTAGCAAAAGCCCCGGCGCCACCCTTGAGTTTGGTCTCCATCAGCGCCAGCGTGGTGGTGCTGAGGATCGGTAGCGCTTCCTGCGTCAGACGGCACGGGTTTTCGATGAGTTGTTCCGTGCCTTCGACGCAGACGTACTGCGTGTCCGTGTCGCCGCGGATGCAGTCCTTGGCGCGTAGCAGGTACTCGTCGATGGTTTTGAAGAGCGTTTTGTTGGCCGCGATAATCTCTTCTGTGTTAAAGTACTGCGCGCAAGGGCTGTAGAATTTGGAGTTGTAGCCTAGACGTTCGCGATGTCGGGTGTTGTAGAGTACGTCGCTCAGACAGCCGGCTTGCGAGGCCCAGGGGTTGTGTGTGGCCGCGAAAGTCTGTGCGTCCGCTTCGCGATGGTCGTAGATGGCCTTGGTGGCGGCCTCCGTGTCGTACGGATCGACGGCCAGCATGCAGGAGGCACGCCCGCGCGGGTTGTTGGGGATCTTAAAGTAATTAACGTCCATCGTCACCGGCGTAAGGATTAGTTCGCACGCGGCCTTTTGTCCGTGCACCGTGGCGGCGGCATTGCGCTCGGACATGCTGCCGAACGTCAGCATGGAGATGGTCTCCGTGTCTAACAGTTGCGGCCGTTCTACGCCGGCCGCGTGCCGGATCCAGCGGTCCACCTCGTCGTGCCGGTACACGTTCATAGGGAAGACGCGAAAGAGGTCCTGCACGCGGACGCCCATGTCGGTTCGCACGCGGTTTACGTAGGCTACGCAGGTATTTGACGTGTAACCCAGACCCATGTCTACGGTGTTAATGTTCTGCGTGACGTGGTACGTGGTGCTGATGTCGCGTTCCTCCTTGGTCACGATAGGGTTGTTGATGATAACTGACGTGCATGATTTGCCGCTGTAGAGCAGCATGTCCACCTCGAAGGTGTCGGTGCGTACGGCCGTGAGTGCGAATCCCGGGTGGATGTGCGCCTTGGTCTGCAGCACCAGTGAAACTGGTGAGATTTTGTATAACATGGCGGCCAGCGTCATGACTGAGTGCAACACGTTGGGACAGGTGGCCGAGTAACGCGAAAAGGGCGAGCGCAGCCAGTTGTGGTACTCGTGCGCGAAGGCTGTGGGTAGCGGGAAACCACCGTCGTGACGGTGATAGTGCGGGAACTCGGTCACGTAGCGTTTAATGTCGTCGCTCAACGCCGCGCAGATGGTGGGGTTTGAGTAGAAACGGTGGAAAGGTACGGGTAGGCTGTACTCGATCAACGTCTTAGGCGCCGTCACGACGCAGCAGCCGTTGTAAAGCACGTGCTGACGTGAGATAAAGTCCGGCAGGCCCTGACGCTGCGCGTGGTCCAGAGGCGCGCGCACTTCGAGCACCTTGACGTGCTCGCCCACGAATTGCACGGCCAAAAACAGTTCACGACAGGCCTGCAGCAGCGGCGTATGTGCGTCGGTGGCGACGTCCTCCACCAGCTCGGTCAGCATCTCGCCTACGGCTTGACGTTGCGCCGCTATCGAGTCTTCGGGGGTGACGCCGCTTGTGCTCTCTTTCGACGTCGTACCTGACGTGGAGACCGCGGTGGCGGCCGGCATCAGGAGAAACGCCGGTCGGTAAAAGAGGTCTACTAGCAGCGTCTTGAGGTTGAGTCCCAGGCCGCAGGCCCGGTTGTTGGTCATGGCGGGCATGAGGCAGAGATAAAAGACCTTTTGTAACGTCCATTCGTCGTCGGTGGCACGGTAATCGTCCACAAACAGCGGCTCGTCGGCATCCATGGCGCCCAAACGCGGTACGTCCGAAACGCCGTGGTGTCGCGCCTCGATGTTGGCCGGGTTCAACGGTTGCCGGTCGGCCACTACCTGTACGCCTTCCATGTTACGCGGCAGGTGCGTAACGAAGGGGGGCCACAGCCGGTGGTCGTGCAGCGCGTTCACGTAAGCCGATAGCGGTTCCTCAGCCAGTTGACCGTTGTTAAGTCCCGGCAGCGCTGAGATGCGCGTTACCAGACGCAGCACGGCGACCAGATTGCGGTAGTGAAAGAGCAACTGCGGTGGTAGGGCGCCATCAGCCAGGTGTTCGGCGATCAACGTCACCAGCGCGTAGCTGTGCGCAAAAACCAGCAGCTGACGTGTGTGAAACATGTTGACGATACAACGTGCTACGAAAGTGCGGATTAGCAAAAAAGCGTCGACGTTGCCGTGTACCAGCACGTCGACCAGGTAGCAAAGCTCGGGGTAATTGGGGCTTGTAACGGTGGTTTTGAAAAGTCGCAACGTCTCTTCGTAGTCGGGTGGTGGCCGCAGTCGCATGTGTTCCATGATCTCCCAGGTGCGCAGTTCGTGGAAGGGGCCCGGTGCCAGTCCATCTGGCAAATTACCGATGACGATACGCGGTGTACACAGCGCCACCGTTTCGCTGTTTTCCTGGCAGTGCGTAAAGTCGAAGAAGGGGTGCAGCTCGGTGTAGAGCGTGATGTTGCCCACCTTGTAGAAGTCGGTGACCACAAAGTCCTGCTTCATTTCGTTCACCGTGCGCGGGACCTCGCGTCGTACGCGGTAAAAATGCGGTATGCGGCGCGCCGCACCGCCCATGGGTTCCTGCTGAAAACGACACTCGAGCAGTCGTTGCATGGCGGGTTCCGAGGGTGGTCCGCGTTCCGTGAAGGTCTGTAGACAGGGCGCGGGCTCGTGCAGCACCGGGTGGCACAGCGTCTTGAGCGCGTCCACAAAGTCTATTTTTTGTACGGCACGGTCCCGGTTTAGCAGGTAGGCCGTGGTGGGCAACGCGTTGCGAACGGTGTCGTTAAGCTTAACTTTGCTTTCCACCGTGGTGTAACCGCGATCCTCGGGCAGATACAGCCCTACGGGGAAGAAAAACGTCAGGTCCACGTTACGTTCTAGCGGATCTTTGGTATCGGTGTTTTTGTAGACGCGCCGCAAGTTTTCCATAATCACCGTTTTTTCGCCCAGTCGGATCACGTCCATGCTCAGCGGCGTTAAGCTGTGCGCCCCGGCCTGCGAAAGCGAGTCGTTGGGCAAATGCGGTTGGCCCGAAGTCAGATGAGCCTTGTACGAGTTGAAATCGGCCAGGATCGAGTGATAGGATATGGCAGTGACGGCATTTTCGGGACTGAGTACAAAATTGCCGTAGGTGGCCGGCGCCGAGACCGTTTCTTTGGTGATGTGGCTTGAGAGCAGCGACATGATGATCTGCATAACGTTGGCCGTGCTTACCATCACGCCACTGATCTTGGCCCCCGAGCTCGTGGTGTACGTGGTGGGGTTGTCTAGGATGCTATCGGTGGCCGCTTCGGCCAGACGCGTGAGGAACTTGAGCACATAGTCGCGATCGCGCGTGCGATTCAGCAAAAAGAGCGTGGCCAGCATTTTGGCCTTGAAGCTCTGCAAGATGTTGCTTCGCTGGATGCGGTTCAGCGCCTGTCGCGCCAGCGTGGCGTTCTCTACCAGCGTCTGCACCACAAAGTACGGCGGCGCCTTGCGTAGCAGTGTCTGTAAAAAGCTGTGAATCAAGCCGCGTTCCATGGCGTCGGCCGTGTTTTTGAGCGCGCGCAGCACCGTGTGCATAGCTTCCACGTTGAGGATCTTGTCCAGGATGGTGCCTTCGAACGTCTCGCGCAGATACGTGAGGCAGGCTGCGCTGAGCTCAAAGGGGATGGTGATGGGGGATTTTTCACTGTATTTGGTGACCATAATGGTGGTCTGACGACTGGTAGGCAAACCGGCGCCGCTGGCCACCCGCGGCACCTGTACGTGGAACAGCATTTTTCCCGTAGTCAGTTTATTGAGGTCGTGGAACTTGATGGCGTGCGCCGCCGCGGCCAAGCCGCTGGTCAAAAAATAAACCCATTCCAGGCGATTGCAGAAGGTGCCGAAGATGGCTTCGAAGTGAATATTGTAACGCTCGGGGTCATCGCCGTAGTAGATGCGTAAGGCCTCGAACATCTCCTCGCCGGCGCTGGTCTTGACGTGCGTCAGAAAGTCAGTGGGAATGCCTACTTTAGGCAGGAGCTCGAGCGCCGACCAGTTCTCCATCGCGGCGGCGGCGTGAGCGCGAGGCGTCGGAGCTCGGGGAAAGCAGCGCGACCCGGAGAATGGCCGGCGCTGCGCCGCGCCGCCTCGGCTGTGACGCTCTAATAGTCGTCGGCGGCTCCGCTATGCCGCGCCGGGTTTTACACGTCCCCGTGCACGTTCGCGCCTGCAACCTCACCCAAGAGCTATCGACGGGCGAGGACGCCCGCTTCTGTCGTCCGCGACCCGTTAACGTCGAACGGGTGCGCGCTGTTTTTGCGGCTCTCTACCGTGCCTGTCCGATACACGTGAGGACCGAACCCGAGCGTGTCAAGCTGGTACTGGGTCGTCTGTTACTGGGACCCGTGGCCGTACCCTGTTTTTGCGACGGTGAAGTGGAGGGCCACGGTGAACATCTGGTACCTACGACGCAGTTTTGTCGCGGGCCGCTGCTCTACGTGCACCGACGTTGTTGTTGCGGATCCGTGACCGCCGGGCGCGCGCTGTCCTACCACGTTCTCGAAAACCACGTGGCCACGCATGTGCTACGCGGATTGCTCTCGCTGACGGAATGGAATCGAGAATTGCCGAGCCTCTTTTGCGACTGTCCTGGCGGCGGTGGCGCCTCGGGAACCGAGGAACGCTACGCTATGGCCTGCCTGCCGCGCGACCTCAGCCTGCACCTGGACGACTATCCTTACCTGATGGTGGAAATCGGACGCGTACTCAGTGTCAGCGAGGTAGACGACTACGTAACCGCCGTCTCCGGCTACCTGGGCGAGGCCGCGGCGCCGCGCATCCAGGTTCACTACAAGCTGCTCTTTGGACTCAACGTGCGTCCGCAAGCGCCGTGCGCGTTGGACGCTACACGCGACTTTTTTCTGCTGGAGCTGCAAAAGCTTTGGCTGGGCGTTGAATATCACCACGAAGTGACGTCGGAGTTTTTCGGTCGCGTGCTGGCTCAGCTGCATCGCGACCGCGCCCGCGTCATGATGGCGCTTCGCTTGCCCGAGCAGACGGTGTGCCACCTGAGCACCTTCGTTCTCAGTCGCTTCAAGCGACAGGTACTGTACTTCAAGTTACAGGTGAGCTACGGCAAGTGCCGGACTGGCCACGCTGACAGAAGTGGGGGAGGGGGAAACGGTGGAAATCAGGGACACCACAACCTGCTGTGTTATCGACGCCTTAGCGTCACGTTTGCCGACACGGACACGGTGTGGAGAAACCTTTTCTACGTTTATTATGAACTAGCTCGGGATCTGGGGTCCCATGGGACAGAGAACCGACCCGTAAACCGCGGTTACGGTGTTTCTTGCGCTCCGAGGACGTCGCGGCTATCACCGTCAGAATCGACGGTGGTTTCGGCGAACGGACACGCGCTGTCTTCCACCGCGCTCCCGACGACGAGCGCGGGTCACAAGCTGTCACTGCCGCGCGACCCGGCCGCCGATCGCGTTCGACGTTACGTGTGCATCATCTCGCGTCTCATGTACGCTCGGTACGGGGAGAGATGGCGTAAACACCGTCAACGGCGGTCGGAGACGGGAGAAGAGGAGGAGGAAGAGACGCTGGAATCGGGGGAGACTGACGCCACGCCGCCATTTGACTTTACGGGGCAGCAGCTGCGCCGGGCCTATCAGGAACACCGACGTCGTAAACATCTAGCCGTGCAGCGTTACGCGCCGTGTCGTCGTAAGCTCATCGGCGGGATGGAGTTTGCCGAGGTGACGGGCGTGAGTCTGGACCGCATCGCCGTCAACGCTTTCAACACCAACCGCGTTATCAATATGAAGGCCGCGCTCTCGTCCATCGCCGCGTCGGGTCTCGGCGTGCGCGCGCCGCGGCTTCCCAAGAACATGACCCACAGTTTTGTGATGTACAAGCACACCTTTAAGGAGCCCGCTTGCACCGTCAGCACCTTTGTTTCCAACGACGCCGTCTACATCAACTCGCTCAACGTCAATATTCGCGGTTCCTACCCCGAGTTTCTGTACTCGCTGGGCGTGTACCGGCTGCACGTTAATATCGATCACTTTTTTCTGCCGGCCGTGGTGTGCAACAGCAACTCCTCGCTGGACGTGCATGGGCTGGAGGACCAGGCGGTGATCCGCTCGGAGCGCAGCAAGGTGTACTGGACCACCAACTTTCCGTGCATGATCTCGCATACTAACAACGTCAACGTGGGCTGGTTCAAAGCGGCTACGGCCATTGTGCCGCGCGTCTCGGGCGCTGACCTGGAAGCCATTCTGCTCAAAGAACTCTCGTGCATCAAGAACATGCGCGACGTGTGCATCGATTACGGTCTGCACCGCGTTTTCACGCAACTAGAGCTGCGCAATTCGTACCAGATCCCCTTCCTGGCCAAGCAGTTAGTGCTGTTTCTGCGTGCTTGCCTGCTCAAGCTGCACGGTCGAGAGAAGCGGCTGCAGTTGGACCGCCTAGTATTTGAGGCGGCACAGCGGGGTCTCTTTGACTACAGCAAGAACCTCACGGCGCACACCAAGATCAAGCACACTTGTGCGCTCATCGGCAGTCGTCTAGCCAACAACGTGCCCAAGATCCTGGCCCGGAACAAAAAAGTCAAATTGGATCACCTGGGCCGGAACGCCAACGTGCTGACGGTGTGTCGGCACGTGGAAGCCCACAAGATCCCTCGCACGCGCCTCAAAGTGTTAGTCGAGGTGCTGGGCGTGTTGCAGAGTATCAGCGGTACGCCGCACACGCGCGAAGTGATCCACCAGACGTTGTTTCGATTGTGCTCGGCGGCCGCAGCCACATCGGGCCTGTGTTCATCCCCTCCCCCATTGTGTGTGTCCTCATCTTCCTCCGTCCCTTCTGTCCCAACCTCCGTCAGCGTTGACGGCAGTTCTGAACCCACGTCGCCGCGAGTGCGGTTTGCATCACGATGATGGAAGCCGCGGCCGCTGCCGCCGCGGCGTTTCGTCCGGAGGAGCGTCCGACGCCGGGTTGGCACGACGCGGCGTTGTTAATGGACGACGGTACGGTGCGCGAGCACGCGTTTCGCAACGGACCGTTGTCGCAACTGATTCGCCGTGTGTTACCGCCGCCGCCCGACGCCGAAGACGACGTGGTTTTTGCTTCCGAGCTGTGTTTTTATTGCAGCGGTCGTTTTAACCGCAGGTCGTCCGTCTTCTCCATCTATTGGCAGAAGCATAGCGATCTGGTGTACGCGCTTACGGGCATTACCCATTGCGCCAAGTTGGTGGTGGAATGCGGTCAGTTGGGGAGTAGTAGGCTACGGTGGCGCGACGGTGATGCGAGTGGTGAGGAGCGCCGGGGAGACGACGACAGCAGGGACGAGCTGTACGACGTGCCGGGCATTTATATGATTCGCGTCAACGACGGCGGCAGCACCGGCCCCAGACACGTTATTTGGCCGGGTACCAGCGTGCTGTGGGCGCCGGACGTTGTGATCACTACGGTGCAGCGACGAATCTCGGCGGCGCGCGCCCTGGTGAACACGTTCCGCCAATATTTTTTTTTGCTGGAACGGCGCTCGCACGAGGAGCTGGTTCTTTGTCCGCCCGAGATGGAGGAGCGTCTAGCGCCGTTGTTGCAGAGTGCCACGCGAGGTGATTCGGACATGTTTGACGGTGTGGTGGCCAGCGCTTATCACCGTTTGCGAATGAGTAATATTCCGCGTTCATCCGCCCGTCTGCTGGAGCACTGCGTGGGGCTGGCGGGTGCTAAGAAGCTGCTCTTGCTCGACGTGCCGCGTCTGGAGAACTATTTTCTTTGTCAAGTCTGTCTTTACGAGTTGGACGAGGACGAGATGGGCGAGGAGATGCTGGGCATGTTGGCCGGAAAGCCCGAGGATGCCGCCGTCTCGGGCGCAAGCGGCGGTTTTCTGCTACATCGCAAGACGATGAAGCTGGCCGCCTGTCTGTGTTTGTTGCTCAATTCGCTGCATTTGCACCAGGAGGCGCTGGAGGCCTTGGATCCTCCGCCGCCGCGCGTCGAGGAGAACGACCTTGTCAACGTGGTGCTGCGCCGTTATTATCGCAGTCACGGCGGCGTGCAGGCGCGGACGCTGGCGGCGGCCCGGGCTTTGTTAGCCGACTACGCTGAAACGTTTTCGCCTTTGGGGAGTTTTACGCGCCTGGGTTACGATCGTCTCGTTTCTGCCGATGCCGGCGTCAGTCGCCGGCACCTGGTGGCTCTGCTGCGTGCCTAGCTGACCCTGAAACGGATGGCGTGTATATCGTCACACAGGTAGGTGGCCATGATGACGGCGATGATAAGATCGTCCGAGATACGATTCTGGCGCTTGGCCGAGTAGCGTGCCGTCGTGCCTTCGGCCAGCGTGACGCGGTGCAGGTTCTGAATCTGCTCCAGAAGATACTCGATGGGGTCGTGGCTCAGCTTGATGGTGTAGGAGACGAGCTCTTGCGAGGCTTTGATGTAGCCCGAGTTGAAACGCGAGATGAACTGTTCCACGGCCAGCGCCTTGTCGCGGCCCATGAGGTAGAAGGGCTGTTCGATGTGGTTCTGGTCGGGCGTGTGGTAGAAGAGCACGCGGATGAGCGTGCTGCTCTGCACGCTCTGTCGGATGAGGCAGGCGATGCGCACGGCCGCCGCCTGGTTGGTGTTGCCCTCCACGGCGATACGCAGTTCGTCCAGGTAAGGGTGCAGGCTCAGCACCGAGATGATCATGTGCGCCGCGCACTCGGCGATGGCTACCTCAGAACTCTCGGAGAGGTCGCGCAAAAAGAAATGCTCTAGGCCGTAAATGAGAAACTGGTGTCGGTAGGCGCCTACGGCCGCCACGCCCGTGCCCGAGGCCTTGCGGTTGGTGGTGAAGGCCGGGTCCAGATACACGTAAAGCGTCTTGCCGAAATAATCGTAGGCGTTGGTGTTGAGCGTGCTGTAACGCAAAATATCGAACTCTTCGCGGCTCTGGTCCGTGATGAGCACGGTGTTCTGCGAGATTTTATTGGTACCGCCGATGATCTCGTCCATGAAAGCGCCCGGCATAAACATGTTGGCCGTCTTGCGCACCTGCGAGTTGAGGCTGATGAAGGTGGGCTTGTGCAGTCGGTAGCAAGGACACGCCGTGGCGTCGCCCTTCTCCGTGAAGCTGTGCAGGTGCTCTTCGCACACGTAAGAGACCACGTTGAGCATGTCAAAGGGCGCATTGTTGAGGCGCGTCAAGAAACACGTGGCGTCACTGGTAGTGTTGGTGGACGATATGAAGATGATCTTGGTGGTATTCTGGGCCAGGAACCCCAGAATGGTGTTGAAGGCCTCTTTCTTGATGAAGTGCGCCTCGTCCACCAGCAGCAAATGGAAGTTTTGTCCTCGGATGCTCTGTGTAGAGAGGAGACAGAAAAGGGACTCTTATGATTACGCACGCTCGGCTGGAAGCCTACAGAGTCGGGGTGGGGCCGGACAGGTGAGCCAGGTGAGCCGCCAGGTGAGGCGGGATCGCCGTGTGCCAACCGGGCTGCGACCTGAAAACCGGAACCAATCCGCCGACACCGGCGCCGCGTGACGCGCGCCCATAAAAACGAAAGTGTCGTCGTCGCGACCCGCCACAGCCGCCATGAACTCGTTGCTGGCGGAACTCAACCGACTGGGGGTCGCGCACGCCACTACGGAGGATGTTTTTATCTTTGTCGACCGCCTCTTTCAACACTTTTCCTTCCTTTTCCAGGCCGAGGAGTCAGGCCCGCGCCGCTTGGAACTGGTCGCGTCCGTGTTCGAGCACCTGACGGTGGAGTGCGTCAACGACATCCTGGACGCCTGCAGCCACCCGGACGTGAACGTCGTGGAGACAAGCAACACCTGTCGTCCCTGCCCTTCTCCTGTTCCCTCCGCCCCCAAAACTGTCAGCGACGCTCAGACGTCATGTGCGACGCCTCGGGCGCCTGTGACATGAGGCACGTCCAGAACGCGTTTACCGAGGAGATCCAGTTACACTCGCTCTACGCGTGCACGCGCTGCTTTCGCACGCACCTGTGTGATCTGGGCAGCGGCTGCGCGCTCGTCTCCACGCTCGAGGGCTCCGTCTGCGTCAAGACGGGCCTGGTATACGAAGCTCTCTATCCGGTGGCGCGTAGCCACCTGTTGGAACCCATCGAGGAGGCCGCACTGGACGACGTCAACATCATCAGCGCCGTGCTCAGCGGCGTGTACAGCTACCTCATGACGCACGCCGGCCGTTACGCCGACGTGATCCAAGAGGTGGTCGAGCGCGACCGCCTCAAAAAGCAGGTGGAGGACAGTATTTACTTCACCTTTAATAAGGTTTTCCGTTCTATGCATAACGTCAATCGTATTTCGGTGCCCGTCATCAGCCAACTTTTTATTCAGCTTATCATCGGTATCTACTCAAAGCAGACCAAGTACGACGCGTGTGTCATCAAGGTTAGTCGTAAGAAGCGTGAGGACGCGCTTCTGAAACAGATGCGTTCCGAATATGGAAACGCACCTGTATTCGGATCTGGCGTTTGAGGCGCGGTTCGCTGACGATGAGCAATTGCCTCTACACCTGGTGCTTGACCAGGAGGTGCTGAGTAACGAGGAGGCCGAGACGCTGCGCTACGTCTACTATCGTAATGTAGACAGCGCTGGCCGATCCGCGGGCCGCGTTCCGAGCGGAGATGAGGACGACGCACCGGCCTCCGACGACGCCGAGGACGCCGTGGGCGGCGATCGCGCTTTTGACCGCGAGCGGCGGACTTGGCAGCGGGCCTGTTTTCGTGTACTACCGCGCCCACTGGAGTTGCTCGATTACCTACGTCAAAGCGGTCTCACTGTGACGTTAGAGAAAGAGCAGCGCGTGCGCATGTTCTATGCCGTCTTCACTACGTTGGGTCTGCGCTGCCCCGATAATCGGCTCTCAGGCGCGCAGACGCTACACCTGAGACTGGTCTGGCCCGACGGCAGCTATCGTGACTGGGAGTTTTTAGCGCGTGACCTGTTACGAGAAGAGATGGAAGCGAATAAGCGCGACCGGCAGCACCAGTTGGCTACGACCACGAATCACCGTCGGCGGGGCGGACTGCGTAATAACTTAGACAATGGGTCGGATCGCCGTTTGCCCGAAGCGGCTGTGGCTTCTCTGGAGACGGCCGTCAGTACTCCATTTTTTGAAATTCCGAACGGAGCAGGAACCTCCTCCGCGAACGGCGGCGGCAGATTCAGTAACCTGGAGCAGCGGGTAGCGCGTTTGTTGCGCGGCGACGAGGAATTCATCTATCACGCGGGTCCATTGGAGCCGCCTTCCAAGATACGCGGTCATGAGTTGGTGCAGCTGCGCCTGGACGTAAATCCAGACCTCATGTACGCCACCGATCCGCACGACCGCGACGAGGTCGCGCGTACGGACGAGTGGAAGGGTGCCGGTGTCTCGCGTCTCCGCGAGGTCTGGGATGTGCAGCATCGCGTGCGCCTCCGTGTGCTGTGGTACGTCAATTCCTTTTGGCGCAGTCGCGAGCTGAGCTACGATGACCACGAAGTCGAACTATACCGGGCGTTGGACGCTTATCGGGCGCGCATCGCCGTCGAGTACGTGCTGATTCGCGCCGTGCGCGACGAGATCTACGCTGTACTACGACGGGACAGCGGCGCGTTGCCACAGCGTTTCGCCTGCCACGTGCCACGGAACATGTCCTGGCGCGTTGTTTGGGAACTTTGCCGTCATGCCTTGGCGCTCTGGATGGATCGGGCGGACGTGCGTAGCTGTATTATTAAGGCGCTAACGCCTCGTCTGAGCCGGGGTGCCGCCGCTGCCGCTCAGCGAGCTCGTCGCCAGCGCGAGCGCTCGGCGCCCAAACCGCAGGAGCTGCTTTTCGGACCGCGGAACGAGAGCGGTCCGCCCGCCGAACGGACTTGGTACGCTGACGTGGTGCGCTGCGTTCGCACGCAAGTGGATTTGGGCGTGGAAGTGCGCGCGGCGCGTTGTCCTCGCACCGGGCTTTGGATCGTCCGTGATCGCCGCGGACGCCTGCGACGTTGGCTCTCGCAGCCCGAGGTGTGCGTGCTCTACGTCACGCCAGACTTGGACTTTTACTGGGTGCTGCCGGGCGGCTTTGCCGTCTCTTCGCGCGTCACTCTTCATGGCTTGGCGCAGCGGGCTTTGCGAGACCGATTCCAGAACTTTGAAGCAGTTCTTGCAAGAGGAATGCATGTGGAAGCTGGTCGGCAAGAGCCGGAAACACCGCGAGTATCGGGCCGTCGCTTGCCGTTCGACGATCTTTAGTCCGGAGGACGACGGCTCGTGTATCTTGTGCCAATTGCTGTTGTTCTACCGCGACGGCGAATGGATCCTCTGTCTTTGCTGCAACGGCCGTTATCAAGGCCACTATGGCGTGGGCCACGTACATCGGCGTCGTCGACGCATCTGTCATTTACCTACCTTGTACCAACTGAGCTTCGGAGGTCCTTTGGGTCCAGCCAGCATTGATTTCTTGCCAAGCTTTAGCCAGGTGACCAGCAGTATGACGTGCGATGGTATTACGCCCGACGTGATTTACGAGGTCTGCATGTTGGTGCCCCAGGATGAAGCCAAGCGCATCCTGGTCAAGGGTCACGGTGCCATGGACCTGACCTGTCAGAAGGCAGTGACGCTAGGCGGCGCCGGCGCCTGGTTGCTGCCGCGTCCCGAAGGCTACACGCTTTTCTTTTACATTCTGTGCTACGACCTGTTTACCTCATGCGGCAATCGGTGCGATATCCCTTCCATGACGCGGCTCATGGCGGCGGCCACGGCCTGCGGGCAGGCGGGTTGCAGCTTTTGCACGGATCACGAGGGACATGTAGATCCCACTGGCAATTACGTGGGTTGCACCCCCGATATGGGCCGCTGTCTTTGTTACGTGCCCTGTGGGCCCATGACGCAGTCGCTCATCCACAACGAGGAACCCGCGACTTTTTTCTGTGAGAGCGATGACGCCAAGTACCTATGCGCCGTAGGTTCTAAGACCGCGGCGCAGGTCACACTGGGAGACGGCCTGGATTATCACATCGGTGTCAAGGATTCTGAGGGCCGATGGTTGCCCGTCAAGACCGATGTGTGGGACCTGGTCAAGGTAGAGGAACCTGTGTCACGTATGATAGTGTGTTCCTGTCCGGTGCTTAAGAACCTAGTGCACTAACGGGGTCTGACAGTTCACGGGGAGAAGAAACAAGAAACAACAAAAAAAAAAGAGGACATGGACTCGCCACGGTTTGTGGCAAGGCGTATATTATCATCATGGAGCTACTCACGTTGGTGTTGTAGCAACTGGCAAAAAGCGCCGTGCTCTTGGCGCCGCGGTGGTCGATGCTGATCACGTTGTCCTTGTTCTCGACCACGTAGTCGCGCGCGAAGGTGTGGCGGCAGCGGAACTCGACCTCTTTGAGCACAAACTGCGACACGTGCTTTTGGTGCGCCACGTAGCCGATGCTGATGCCGATCATGTGCTTAAGCAGAAACGAGATAATGGGGATGATGAACCAAGTCTTGCCGTGACGTCGCGGCACCAGGAACACGGTGGCTTTCTGCTTAAAGATGTCGATGGAGGTCTGCGAGAGGAAGTCGATCTGGAAGGCGTGGATGAGGTACTGCAGCACGCGATTGGCCAGCACGGGGATCTTGGTCACGGCTATAAAAAAGATGACGTGTATCAATAAATTCTTTTGAAACGGTTCGAGTCGGATGGCTTTTGCGTCGCCCTCGACGGCGGTACTGAAGCCGCCGTCGAGCCACTTTTTAAAGTCGGTCATGAAGTTGTTGATCTGCTGAAACTGCGGATCGCGGTAGAGCTCGGTCAACGCGTCCAGCTTCTGGTAGGAGGCGCGCTGCTCCTCGGAGCACGGGCGAAACGTCAGTTCATCGAGCGCACTCTTGAGGCGCTCGTGAAACAGCAGCTCGCGCTGGCTTTCCTCGGGCGAGTTGTAGTCGCGGTGGCGGCCGCAGAAGGCCATGAGCGGCAGGAAGGCCTCGTTGCACGAGTGGGCCAGCCCGAGTTCGGGGTGCATCATCTGGTAGCGCTTGCGGCACAGCGCCGCCACATTGGTGAAGGCCGTGGAGATGCAGGAGGTGGGGTGGCTCTTGCGCTTCTGCAGCTCCGCGTAGCGCTCCTGGATCTTGGCGGCCGAATCTCCGCGCAACATGATGGCGGCGGCGGTGGTGCGAGCGGAGGTTAGGCGGCAGCGGCGAGAGGAGAGGAAAAAGATGGCGTCCGCGAGGACGACGGAGGATCCACCTGAAAACCACGTTGTCGCGGACGTGGCTTGTGGGACGGGCGCCGTCACTCGTTCGTCTTCGTCGTCCCTAGTGGTGTCGTCTTCCTCGGCGTCAGGCTCAGACGAATCTTCCTCCGCCTCTCCTCTCAGTTTCCCCGTCTCCTCTCCCTCAACTGCCGTCAGGTCTCCGGGGTCCGCCGGGGTTTCGACGTCCCTGTGCTCGGTGGAACGGATGGTCGAGCTGTCGGCGCAGTCTCCGGCCGCCGATTTCTCGGTCTCCGAGGCTTGGCGCTTCGAGGAGGCCGTAAATATGGCGCTGGTGGCCTGCGAGGCCGTGTCACCTTACGATCGCTTTCGTCTAATTGAAACGCCCGACGAGAATTTCTTGTTGGTCACCAACGTAATTCCGCGCGAGTCGGCCGAGGTGCCGGTGTTGGATAGCAGTAGCAGTGGTGGCGATAGCGGGCCGGAGGACAAAAAGAAAAACGTCGGGAATAAAACCGCGGGGGAAAAGAACGGCGGTGGGTCTCGGGCCAAACGCCGTCGTAGACGACGCGCTCCGAAAAACGACGCCGCCACGCCGTCTTTTCTACGTCGACACGACGTGCTGGAGCGTTTCGCGGCCGCGGCTGAGCCTTTGCCGTCGCTTTGTGTGCATGATTATGCGTTACGCAATGCTGACCGTGTTACCTACGACGGCGAATTAATCTACGGCAGTTACCTGTTGTATCGCAAGGCTCACGTGGAGCTGTCACTCTCCAGCAACAAGGTGCAACACGTGGAAGCCGTGCTGCGACAGGTGTACACGCCGGGCTTGTTAGATCATCACAACGTGTGCGACGTGGAGGCCCTGTTGTGGCTGCTGTACTGTGGACCGCGCAGCTTTTGCGCGCGTGACACCTGTTTCGGTCGCGAAAAGAACGGTTGTCCTTTCCCCGCGTTGTTGCCCAAACTCTTTTACGAACCCGTGCGGGACTATATGACCTACATGAATCTGGCTGAGCTGTACGTCTTTGTTTGGTATCGCGGCTACGAATTCCCTGCGCCAACGCCGCAGGCGACGACGGCGGGTGGTGGTGGTGGTGGTGGTAGTGGTGGCGGCGGCGGGGCCGGCGCTTGTGCGGTCGAGACGAGCGCGTCAGCAGGCCGGGTCGATGACGCCGGCGACGAGGTGCATTTGCCTTTAAAGCCCGTCTCGCTGGACCGTCTCAGAGAGGTGTTACAGGCGGTGCGCGGCCGCTTCTCGGGGCGCGAGGTGCCCGCCTGGCCGGCCTCGTCGCGCACCTGTTTGTTGTGCGCGCTCTACAGTCAGAACCGTCTCTGTTTAGATCTCGCGCGTGACGAGGCGCGGACCGTGAGTTATAGCCCCATCGTCATCCAAGACTGCGCCGCGGCTGTTACCGACGTCACTTTGAGCCACATCTTGCCCGGCCAGAGCACCGTCTCGCTTTTCCCCGTCTACCACGTCGGCAAGTTGCTGGACGCTCTCTCGCTGAACGACGCGGGTCTCATCACGTTGAATCTATGACGTCGGTCAACAAACAGCTCTTAAAGGACGTGATGCGCGTCGACCTTGAGCGACAGCAGCATCAGTTTCTGCGGCGTACCTACGGACCGCAGCACCGGCTCACCACGCAGCAGGCTTTGACGGTGATGCGTGTGGCCGCTCGGGAACAGACCCGATACAGTCAGCGAACGACGCAGTGCGTGGCCGCACACCTGTTGGAGCAACGGGCGGCCGTGCAGCAAGAGTTGCAACGCGCCCGACAGCTGCAATCCGGTAACGTGGACGACGCGCTGGACTCTTTAACCGAGCTGAAGGACACGGTAGACGACGTGAGAGCCACCTTGGTGGACTCGGTTTCGGCGACGTGCGATTTGGACCTGGAGGTTGACGACGCCGTCTAACAGGTATAGCAATCCCCGTCACGCCTCTGTTCAGATTTTATTAAAAAAAAAACACACCATAACGACAGTGTCGGTGTGGTAGCTAGTGCAGCCCTAGGAACAGGGAAGACTGTCGCCACTATGTCCTCCGCACTTCGGTCTCGGGCTCGCTCGGCCTCGCTCGGAACGACGACTCAGGGCTGGGATCCGCCGCCATTGCGTCGTCCCAGCAGGGCGCGCCGGCGCCAGTGGATGCGCGAAGCTGCGCAGGCCGCCGCTCAAGCCGCGGTACAGGCCGCGCAGGCCGCCGCCGCTCAAGTTGCCCAGGCTCACGTCGATGAAGACGAGGTCGTGGATCTGATGACCGACGAGGCCGGCGGCGGCGTCACCACTTTGACCACCCTGAGTTCCGTCAGCACAACCACCGTGCTTGGACACGCGACTTTTTCCGCATGCGTTCGAAGTGACGTGATGCGTGACGGAGAAAAAGAGGACGCGGCTTCGGACAAGGAGAACCAGCGTCGGCCCGTGGTGCCGTCCACGTCGTCTCGCGGCAGCGCCGCCAGCGGCGACGGTTACCACGGCTTGCGCTGCCGCGAAACCTCGGCCATGTGGTCGTTCGAGTACGATCGCGACGGCGACGTGACCAGCGTACGCCGCGCTCTCTTCACCGGCGGCAGCGACCCCTCGGACAGCGTGAGCGGCGTCCGCGGTGGACGCAAACGCCCGTTGCGTCCGCCGTTGGTGTCGCTGGCCCGCACCCCGCTGTGCCGACGTCGTGTGGGCGGCGTGGACGCGGTGCTCGAAGAAAACGACGTGGAGCTGCGCGCGGAAAGTCAGGACAGCGCCGTGGCATCGGGCCCGGGCCGCGTTCCGCAGCCGCTCAGCGGTAGTTCCGGGGAGGAATCCGCCACGGCGGTGGAGGCCGACTCCACGTCACACGACGACGTGCATTGCACCTGTTCCAACGACCAGATCATCACCACGTCCATCCGCGGCCTTACGTGCGACCCGCGTATGTTCTTGCGCCTTACGCATCCCGAGCTCTGCGAGCTCTCTATCTCCTACCTGCTGGTCTACGTGCCCAAAGAGGACGATTTTTGCCACAAGATCTGTTATGCCGTGGACATGAGCGACGAGAGCTACCGCCTGGGCCAGGGCTCCTTCGGCGAGGTCTGGCCGCTCGATCGCTATCGCGTGGTCAAGGTGGCGCGTAAGCACAGCGAGACGGTGCTCACGGTCTGGATGTCGGGCCTGATCCGCACGCGCGCCGCTGGCGAGCAACAGCAGCCGCCGTCGCTGGTGGGCACGGGCGTGCACCGCGGTCTGCTCACGGCCACGGGCTGCTGTCTGCTGCACAACGTCACGGTACATCGACGTTTCCACACAGACATGTTTCATCACGACCAGTGGAAGCTGGCGTGCATCGACAGCTACCGACGTGCCTTTTGCACGTTGGCCGACGCTATCAAATTTCTCAATCACCAGTGTCGTGTATGCCACTTTGATATTACACCCATGAACGTGCTCATCGACGTGAACCCGCACAACCCCAGCGAGATCGTGCGCGCCGCGCTGTGCGATTACAGCCTCAGCGAGCCCTATCCGGATTACAACGAGCGCTGTGTGGCCGTCTTTCAGGAGACGGGCACGGCGCGCCGCATCCCCAACTGCTCGCACCGTCTGCGCGAATGTTACCACCCTGCTTTCCGACCCATGCCGCTGCAGAAGCTGCTCATCTGCGACCCGCACGCGCGTTTCCCCGTAGCCGGCCTACGGCGTTATTGCATGTCGGAGTTGTCGGCGCTGGGTAACGTGCTGGGCTTTTGCCTCATGCGGCTGTTGGACCGGCGCGGTCTGGACGAGGTGCGCATGGGTACGGAGGCGTTGCTCTTTAAGCACGCCGGCGCGGCCTGCCGCGCGTTGGAGAACGGCAAGCTCACGCACTGCTCCGACGCCTGTCTGCTCATTCTGGCGGCGCAAATGAGCTACGGCGCCTGTCTCCTGGGCGAGCATGGCGCCGCGCTGGTGTCGCACACGCTACGCTTTGTGGAGGCCAAGATGTCCTCGTGTCGCGTACGCGCCTTTCGCCGCTTCTACCACGAATGCTCGCAGACCATGCTGCACGAATACGTCAGAAAGAACGTGGAGCGTCTGTTGGCCACGAGCGACGGGCTGTATTTATATAACGCCTTTCGGCGCACCACCAGCATAATCTGCGAGGAGGACCTTGACGGTGACTGCCGTCAACTGTTCCCCGAGTAACCTGGACGCGGAACGTGACGGTTGCCGAGGGGAAAGGCGACAGAGAAGGTACAAACCCACCGGCGGGGAAAATACTGAGGCGCCGCCATCATCATGTGGGGCGTCTCGAGTTTGGACTACGACGACGATGAGGAGCTCACCCGGCTGCTGGCGGTTTGGGACGATGAGCCCCTCAGTCTCTTTCTCATGAACACCTTTTTGCTGCACCAGGAGGGCTTCCGTAATCTGCCCTTTACGGTGCTGCGTCTGTCTTACGCCTACCGCATCTTCGCCAAGATGCTGCGGGCCCACGGTACGCCAGTAGCCGAGGACTTTATGACGCGCGTGGCCGCGCTGGCTCGCGACGAGGGTCTGCGCGACATTTTGGGTCAGCGGCACGCCGCCGAAGCCTCGCGCGCCGAGATCGCCGAGGCCCTGGAGCGCGTGGCCGAGCGGTGCGACGACCGGCACGGCGGCTCGGACGACTACGTGTGGCTCAGCCGGTTGCTGGATTTGGCGCCCAACTATCGGCAGGTCGAGCTCTTCCAGTTGCTGGAAAAGGAATCGCGCGGACAGTCGCGCAACTCGGTGTGGCATCTGTTGCGTATGGACACGGTCTCGGCCACCAAGTTCTACGAGGCCTTCGTCAGCGGCTGTCTGCCCGGCGCCGCGGCGGCGGACGGTTCGGGTGGCGGCGGCTCGCACTACACGGGCTCGCGCGCCGGCGTCTCGCCGGGCATCCAGTTCGGTATCAAACACGAGGGCTTAGTCAAAACGCTGGTGGAATGTTACGTGATGCACGGACGCGAGCCGGTGCGCGACGGCCTCGGTCTGCTCATCGACCCCACGTCGGGGCTGCTGGGCGCTTCCATGGACCTGTGCTTCGGCGTGCTCAAGCAGGGCAGCGGTCGCACCTTGCTGGTGGAACCGTGCGCGCGCGTCTACGAGATCAAGTGCCGCTACAAATATTTGCGCAAAAAGGAGGACCCCTTTGTGCAGAACGTGCTGCGGAGGCACGACGCGGCGGCCGTGGCCTCGCTGTTGCAGTCACACCCGGTGCCGGGCGTGGAGTTTCGCGGTGAACGCGAAACCCCGTCGGCACGCGAGTTTCTGCTTTCGCACGACGCGGCGCTCTTCAGGGCCACGCTCAAGCGCGCGCGCCCGCTCAAGCCGCCCGAACCGCTGCGCGAGTACCTGGCCGATCTGCTGTATCTCAATAAGGCCGAGTGTTCGGAAGTGATCGTGTTTGACGCCAAGCACCTGAATGACGACAACAGCGACGGGGACGCCACGATCACTATTAACGCGAGTCTCGGCCTAGCCGCGGGCGACGCCGCTGGCGGCGGCGCTGATCACCACCTGCGGGGCAGCCCGGGCGATTCGCCGCCGCCGATACCTTTCGAGGACGAAAACACGCCCGAGCTGCTGGGCCGGCTCAACGTGTACGAGGTAGCGCGCTTTTCACTGCCGGCTTTTGTCAATCCGCGTCACCAGTATTACTTTCAGATGCTCATTCAGCAGTACGTGCTCAGCCAATACTATATAAAGAAGCATCCGGACCCGGAGCGGATCGATTTCCGCGACCTGCCTACCGTCTACCTGGTCTCGGCCATCTTCCGCGAGCGCGAGGAAAGCGAACTGGGCTGCGAGTTGCTGGCCGGCGGTCGCGTTTTCCACTGCGACCACATCCCGCTCCTGCTCATCGTCACGCCCGTGGTCTTTGACCCTCAGTTTACGCGCCATGCCGTCTCTACCGTGTTAGACCGTTGGAGTCGCGACCTGTCCCGCAAGACGAACCTACCGATATGGGTGCCGAACTCTGCAAACGAATATGTTGTGAGTTCGGTACCACGTCCGGTGAGCCCCTGAAAGATGCTCTGGGTCGCCAGGTGTCTCTACGCTCCTACGACAACATCCCTCCGACTTCCTCCTCGGACGAAGGGGAGGACGATGACGACGGGGAGGATGACGATAACGAGGAGCGGCAACAGAAGCTGCGGCTCTGCGGTAGTGGCTGCGGGGGAAACGACAGTAGTAGCGGCAGCCACCGCGAGGCCACCCACGACGGCCCCAAGAAAAACGCGGTGCGCTCGACGTTTCGCGAGGACAAGGCTCCGAAACCGAGCAAGCAGTCAAAAAAGAAAAAGAAACCCTCAAAACATCACCACCATCAGCAAAGCTCCATTATGCAGGAGACGGACGACTTAGACGAAGAGGACACCTCAATTTACCTGTCCCCGCCCCCGGTCCCCCCCGTCCAGGTGGTGGCTAAGCGACTGCCGCGGCCCGACACACCCAGGACTCCGCGCCAAAAGAAGATTTCACAACGTCCACCCACCCCCGGGACAAAAAAGCCCGCCGCCTCCTTGCCCTTTTAACTCATAAACTTTCAGGTCTCGCGTACGATTCGCGAGTCGGGAATGGGACACCCGTGGGTGTTTCTCCGTGTGTATATTATTTTTTTTTTTTGTGTGTTTGCGCCCCCGTGTGTCTAATGTGCTGTTTGAAACACGTAAAGTAGCTGGTGGAAGAACAGATAAACCTTTAATAAAAAAAAAAGTATGTGCTCCCGACCCACGGTCTGCGTGTCTCTTTTTTATGTCCATGTCTCCAAGTCTGGTGCGGGTGGCGGCGGGGTTAAGCGTCCTCGAAGTCTTCATCATCGTCGTCCTCTTCTTCGCGGAGGCGACGGCTTTCCAAGCTGTCGTGGTGACTGAGCGCAGCGACTTCTTCGCCGGAGGCTGTGGCCAGCGCCTGGTACTTGACACTGCCGCTACCGCGTCCGCGAAAGTAGCGGACGGCGCGACACGTCGTAAACATGGCCCATATGAAAAAGAGCATGCCGAACGACCAGCTGATGCCGGTGCGGTATTCGTTGCTGAGGAAGGTATCGTACTGCACGATGGGGTAGATGAGGCCGCAGAGTCCAAAGAAGGCGCCCAGGTGGTAGCCGAATTGCACCTTGACGTATTGAAAAAAGACGGCCTCGATCAGTAAAAAGTAGATGATGGAGATGATAGCGTAGACCACGAAGACGGCTAACACCATGTGGCCTGTACGCACGAAAAAGTTGTTTCCGAAGCCGTAGCACAGGGCCATGGCTACCACGGTGGTGTTGAAACCAAGCGCTACCTCTACCAGGTTGACGATGAGCGTGCGGAACTGCACCGTACCTTTGAGCTTGGGGTGCAGACGCGAGAAGAAAAAGAGTGAGCGTTTGTAGCTGCGGTACTGCGTGACCATGCTCACGTTGAAAATGGTCAGGCAGAAAAAGTGTACGGCGGCCATGAAGGCGATCATGCTGGGCAGCCGAAATGACATGGTCAGTGTGAATAGTTGGAACGTGTCCATGCTGAGAATGAAGAGGAAGGCTGTGAGGCTGTCGCCCATGTACGAAATGTCGCGTGTCGACTGGTTTAGGCTCATGCCTTTGTCCTTGCGCATGCTGATCTTGATCCAGCATACCAGGTAGTAGATGGTCACGGCTAAAAAGACGAGCTGCATGAACACGGCGTAGCACACCAACTGCACCGAGTCTAAGAAAAGCATAGGCGTGTGCAGGTGCATTACGTTGTAGGCCGACATGTTGAGCCTTTCAAAGTCCACGACGTGATAGTAGACGCAGGGGTAGCCCAGGTGCGGAAAATTGCTCAGCACTAGATGCACGCTGACGTTGACAAAAGTCAGCACCATGAAAACGATAGAAGCGCTCCATGTCCGTGTATTCACCTTATCCACGTGCGAGGGGGCCATGGCGATAGCGGCGGCCCGCTCGCTCGGGAGGCGATGGGGGCGCGCCGATGACGACAGGCTCGCGGGTCGTTAAATACTACGATGGGAGCCGCCGCGGCTCACGACGCGGTTTGAGCACGTCCGGGCGGTCGGTGAAAAAAGACCCCGCGGGCCTTCGCGACTCTCTTCTGTCCGAGGATGACCGCTCAGCCGCCGCTGCACCACCGCCACCACCCGTACACCCTGTTCGGGACCAGCTGTCATCTCAGCTGGTACGGCCTTCTAGAGGCCTCGGTGCCTATCGTACAATGTCTGTTTTTGGATCTGGGTGGCGGCCGTGCCGAGCCGCGGCTTCACACGTTCGTGGTGCGCGGTGACCGTCTGCCGCCGGCTGAGGTGCGTGCTGTGCATCGCGCCAGCTACGCTGCGCTGGCCTCGGCCGTGACTACGGACGCCGATGAGCGTCGGCGCGGCCTAGAGCAGCGTAGCGCCGTGTTGGCGCGCGTGTTGCTAGAAGGCAGCGCGTTAATCCGCGTGTTGGCGCGCACCTTCACGCCGGTGCAGATTCAGACGGACGCTAGTGGCGTGGAGATTTTGGAGGCCGCACCGGCACTGGGCGTGGAAACCACAGCGCTGTCGAACGCGCTTAGTCTTTTCCACGTAGCCAAGCTAGTGGTCATCGGCTCGTATCCCGAAGTGCACGAGCCGCGTGTGGTCACGCATGCCGCGGAACGCGTCTCTGAAGAGTATGGCACCCACGCGCATAAAAAATTGCGTCGCGGTTACTACGCCTACGATTTGGCCATGTCGTTTCGCGTCGGCACTCACAAGTATGTGCTGGAGCGCGACGACGAGGCCGTCCTGGCACGCCTCTTTGAGGTGCGCGAGGTGTGTTTTTTGCGCACCTGTCTGCGTCTGGTCACGCCTGTCGGTTTCGTGGCCGTGGCAGTGACCGACGAGCAGTGTTGTTTATTGCTGCAGTCGGCCTGGACTCACCTTTACGACGTGCTTTTCCGTGGTTTCGCTGGGCAGCCGCCGCTACGCGACTACCTGGGGCCGGACCTCTTTGAGACGGGCGCCGCCCGTTCTTTCTTTTTTCCCGGTTTCCCGCCCGTGCCCGTCTACGCGGTCCACGGTCTGCACACGTTAATGCGCGAGACGGCGTTGGACGCGGCGGCTGAGGTGCTCTCGTGGTGCGGCCTGCCCGACATCGTGGGCTCGGCCGGCAAGCTGGAGGTGGAACCCTGCGCGCTCTCGCTCGGCGTGCCCGAGGATGAGTGGCAGGTCTTCGGTACCGAGGCCGGCGGCGGCGCCGTGCGTCTCAATGCCACGGCTTTTCGCGAGCGACCGGCCGGCGGCGATCGTCGCTGGCTGTTGCCGCCGCTGCCGCGTGACGACGGCGACGGTGAAAACAACGTCGTGGAAGTCAGCAGCAGCACCGGCGGTGCGCACCCGCCGAGCGACGACGCTACTTTCACCGTGCACGTTCGCGACGCCACGCTACATCGAGTGCTCATCGTGGATTTGGTCGAGCGCGTGCTGGCCAAGTGTGTACGCGCGCGCGACTTCAATCCCTACGTGCGTTATAGTCATCGACTCCACACTTATGCGGTTTGTGAAAAGTTTATTGAAAATCTGCGTTTTCGCTCGCGACGCGCCTTCTGGCAGATCCAGAGTCTGCTGGGTTACATCTCCGAGCACGTTACGTCAGCCTGCGCTTCGGCCGGCCTTTTGTGGGTTCTGTCGCGTGGCCACCGCGAGTTTTATGTCTACGACGGCTATTCGGGTCACGGACCCGTCTCGGCCGAAGTGTGCGTGCGGACTGTGGTCGACTGTTATTGGCGCAAACTTTTTGGCGGCGACGATCCGGGTCCCACCTGTCGTGTTCAAGAGAGCGCGCCCGGCGTGCTGTTGGTCTGGGGCGACGAGCGGTTGGTGGGTCCCTTCAACTTCTTCTACGGCAACGGCGGCGCCGGTGGTAGTCCGCTCCACGGGGTGGTGGGTGGTTTCGCGGCGGGACATTGCGGTGGCGCTTGTTGCGCGGGCTGCGTCGTCACTCACCGCCATTCTAGCGGCGGCGGTGGTAGTGGCGTGGGCGACGCGGACCACGCGAGTGGCGGCGGTCTAGATGCCGCTGCCGGGAGTGGTCATAACGGCGGTAGTGATCGGGTTTCTCCCTCCACGCCGCCCGCGGCGTTAGGTGGCTGTTGCTGCGCGGCCGGTGGCGACTGGCTCTCGGCCGTGGGTCATGTCCTGGGCCGGCTGCCGGCGCTGTTACGGGAGCGCGTGAGCGTGTCCGAGCTGGAAGCCGTGTATCGCGAGATCCTCTTTCGCTTCGTGGCTCGCCGCAACGACGTGGACTTTTGGTTACTGCGCTTCCAGCCCGGTGAAAACGAAGTAAGGCCGCACGCTGGGGTGATTGATTGCGCGCCCTTCCACGGCGTGTGGGCCGAGCAGGGCCAGATCATCGTACAGTCACGCGATACGGCGTTGGCGGCCGATATCGGCTACGGCGTCTATGTGGACAAGGCCTTTGCCATGCTCACGGCTTGCGTGGAGGTCTGGGCGCGAGAGTTATTGTCGTCCTCCACCGCTTCCACCACCACTTGTTCTTCTTCTTCCGTTCTCTCCTCCGCCTTGCCGTCCGTCACTTCGTCCTCTTCGGGCACGGCGACGGTGTCTCCTCCGTCTTGTTCTTCTTCGTCGGCAACTTGGCTCGAGGAGCGCGACGAGTGGGTGCGCTCGCTGGCGGTTGACGCGCAACACGCTGCTAAGCGGGTGGCTTCCGAGGGCCTGCGGTTTTTCCGGCTCAACGCTTAACGAGTCACGTAGGGGAACTACGTGGGTAAGTGACGTGGATACTAGTAAAAAAAAGTGCGTCAAAGTTCTCAGCGTGTGACGTGGATACTAGTAAAAGGGACGTCAAAGCTCACTACGTGTTGCGTGTTTTTTTTTCTATGATATGCGTGTCTAGTTCGCTTCTCACTCTTCCTCTCCCCGTTCCCAGCGCGGTGGCAGCTTGGGGGGTGAGGGCAAATTGGGGTAGTTGGCGTTGAGCACGTCTAGCAGGCCCAGGCCCACGGGCCAACCGTCCACGGTCTTACGCTCGGTCAGCTTGAGGCTAAACGAGTGTGCCTCGTCTTGACCGGTAAGGCGGAAAAAGAAGCGTGCTACCAGCTGCAGGCAGGTATGCCGCGTCTGCTGGAAAAGCACGAAGGTAGCGGGCACGTACTGCACAATGTGCGGTTCTTTTTCCTCAAAGAGTAGGTAGAGCGCGCTGCAGATCAGCCGCCGGGCGCTGTGGTGCAGCAGCCGGCCGAAGCTTTCGCGCACGTTCACCGCGTCTAGGTACTGGAGCAGGTCGTGCAGGCACTTGCGCGTTAAGTTGCAATTTTCCACGCATGAAATAACGGTACAGAGCGCGAAGTGCAGCAGGTTGTCGGCCTTGACGATGCCGCAGCGGTGTTTGAGCCGCAGATCCGAGAGCCTCACCTGCGTGACGGCGTCTTCGGTCTCGAGCAAAAACACGGCGGAGTAGCCCAGAAAGGCCGAGGTGCACAGCAACTCGCTGCGGTACTCGGCCATGGAAACCAGCAGCCCGTGCTCCGTGTGCAGCCACAGCTTGTCGCCGCGCACCGTAAAGTCGAGCACTTGCGGCTCCATGATCATCACATTCTGTCTAGTGAAATCCGTATGGACCTCCAGCACGCCGCGGATCATCAGGGCCTCCATTTCGAAATCGGCCGACACGCTCTGGGCCGCGCCGCTCCTCGTCTGCCGTGATCAAGCGGCGCGGCGCGGACCTTTCAAGCGTTCCTGGGCCGCCGCTCGAGGCAGTTCCCCTTTCTGGCACTCCGCCCGCCGCTTCGCGGCTCATTTGGCGCCGGCGCGCCTTCTCGCGGCTGCAAATCAACTCCACGTATCGGCAAAACTTGCTGTCGTCGTAGGCGGCGGCTACGATCTCGCCGAAGGAGAGCTGCAGGTAGGCCTCGGGTACGGGGTCCAGCGTGCCCAGCGCCAGGATGTGACACAGATAGGGCAGGGTCACGCGCTCTACCGTGTAATTGGAGTATACGATGGCCTCTTCGGCCCCCTGATGCGTGACCAGACGCCGCAGGCGAAAGGTGCGGAAATACTCGTTTTCCCACAGCTGCGTGAGGAAGCGTTCCAGCGACTCGGTGCCGGGCACGAACTGCGAGAAGAAGCTGTTGGCCACCAGGCGGTTGTCCTCCACCGCCAGCGGACGGAAGGGCGCCGCGTCGCGCGCCTTGCGCACGGCCTCCAACACGGGCAGGTGGTACAGTTCGGCGTCGCGCGCGCCCAGGCTCATGGAGTCCTCGCGCCGCGAGGCGTAGCGCGTGAGCAGGTCGCGCAGCTCGCGCACGCGATTCTCCCAGGTCTGGTTGAGCGTGCGCAGGTCCTGGATCTCGTCCACCTGCGACTGGATCTGCTCCTCCAGGCACTTGATGACCTGCTTCTTAAACAGGTCGCGGATGTCCCGCTCGGGCGCCGCCGGGCCGGGTGGCGGCGGCAGCAGCCCGACGTGGCCCGCGGGTCCTCCCACCACGGCGCCGCCGGGTCCCACCACGCCGGGTCCACCCGGACCACGCGCGGGTAGTAGACGGTTTTGGTCCACCAGCGAGGGGGTCAGGTCCTGCAGAAAGGACTCGACGCTGTCCTCGATGCCGATGCGCGATTTGCTGTCCGAGACGTTAAGCAAAAACTTCATAATGGACTTTTTGGCGTCGCTGCCCCGGTCGTGCTGCTCCATCATCTCCACCAGCTTCTTGCAGTTGAGCTCGTGGCGGCTGGCGGTCACCACTTTCACAGGAAAGGTATTGAGCAACTGGCAGATCTTTTGGTGGCGGCAGAGCCCGTCGTAGCGCAGAATCTCCTCGTGCAGGTGTGCCACCGGCGTGGTGAACAGCAGCTTGTCGCGCTCATAAGCCAGCGGTTCGGCCGCCACGTACAAGCGGATGTGCTTGCCGCGCAGCTGCGCCTCCAGCCGCTCCGAGCGCACCTTCTTGAAGACGCGTACCTCGGGCGCGTTGGCTATGCGCACGGCGCCCAGGCGCTCGGCCACCTGCAGCAGTAGCGCCAGGTTAGCCTGCAGCAGGTCCTGCGCCAGCGGGTGTGTCTCGGTGGCCCGCTGCACGGCCGCGCGTACAAATTGCGCCCGCTCGGCCGCCTCGCTCGGCTTGGTCTTCACGTCCAGCAGCGGTACCAGTCCCACCGTTACGCACCAATCCACGTAGAGACCATAGTCGTCGTTATCGGCGTACTGATATAAAATGTCGCGGAGCGCGCCCAGCACGCCCGTTTGCACGCTCTGGCGCAACGAGGCGCTCCACACCAACAGATACTGCTCCAGGTCCTCTTCGTCCAGCGCGCGGTAGGGAAACAACGCCGCGTGTAACTTCCACTCCTCGGCCACGCGCCGCACCGTGATGGTGTCAAAGAGCGTCTTGCACACTCCGTAGAGCAGCTGCTTGCGCAGCACGCACGGGTCGCGCAGCACCTGGTGCATGCTCTGGCCGCGACACGTCCCCAGAAAGCCGTGCAGCAACCGCAGGAAGCTCATCGTCTGGCCCGTGGGGAAAATGTCGATGACGGCCTCGTCATCCACGCCGCGGCCCACGCCCAAGTACGACGACGCCTTGATCCTCAACCTCTCGTCGGCCGCCAAGATCGAACGGATCGTCGACAAGGTCAAGTCCCTCTCGCGCGAGCGCTTTGCGCCCGAGGATTTTTCGTTCCAGTGGTTTCGCTCCATCAGTCGCGTTGAACGAACGACAGATAACAACCCCTCTGCCGCAACTACCGCCGCGGCAACGGCGACCGTTCACTCCTCCGTCTCCTCTTCTGCCGCCGCTGCCGCTTCGTCCGAGGCCGGCGGCACGCGCGTGCCCTGCGTCGACCGTTGGCCCTTCTTTCCCTTCCGCGCGCTGCTCGTCACCGGCACGGCGGGCGCCGGCAAGACTTCCAGCATCCAGGTGCTGGCGGCCAATCTAGATTGCGTGATCACCGGTACCACGGTGATCGCCGCGCAGAACCTCAGCGCGATCCTCAACCGCACTCGCTCGGCGCAGGTCAAGACCATCTACCGCGTCTTCGGCTTCGTCAGCAAGCACGTGCCGCTGGCTGACAGCGCCGTTAGCCACGAGACGCTGGAACGCTACCGCGTGTGCGAGCCGCACGAGGAGACCACCATCCAGCGCCTGCAGATCAACGATCTGCTCGCCTACTGGCCGGTCATCGCCGACATCGTGGACAAATGCTTAAATATGTGGGAGCGCAAGGCCGCTTCGGCCTCCGCCGCGGCCGCGGCCGCCGCCTGCGAGGACCTCTCGGAGCTGTGCGAGAGCAATATCATCGTCATCGACGAGTGCGGCCTTATGCTGCGCTACATGCTGCAGGTGGTGGTGTTTTTTTACTACTTTTACAACGCCCTGGGGGACACGCGACTTTACCGCGAACGCCGCGTGCCCTGCATCATCTGCGTCGGTTCGCCCACGCAGACCGAGGCGCTGGAGAGCCGCTACGACCACTACACGCAAAACAAGAGCGTGCGCAAGGGCGTTGACGTGCTCTCGGCGCTGATTCAGAACGAAGTGCTCATCAACTACTGCGACATCGCCGACAACTGGGTCATGTTTATTCACAACAAGCGTTGCACCGACCTGGACTTTGGCGACCTGCTCAAGTACATGGAGTTCGGTATCCCGCTCAAGGAGGAGCACGTGGCCTACGTGGACCGCTTCGTGCGGCCGCCCAGCTCCATCCGCAACCCCTCGTACGCCGCCGAGATGACGCGGCTTTTTCTCTCGCACGTCGAGGTGCAGGCTTACTTCAAGCGGCTGCACGAGCAGATCCGCCTGAGCGAGCGCCACCGTCTCTTTGATCTGCCCGTCTACTGCGTGGTCAACAACCGCGCGTACCAGGAGCTCTGCGAGCTGGCCGACCCGCTGGGCGACTCGCCGCAGCCCGTCGAGCTCTGGTTCCGCCAGAACTTGGCGCGCATCATTAACTACTCGCAGTTTGTCGACCACAACCTCTCCAGCGAGATCACCAAGGAGGCGCTGCGCCCCGCGGCCGACGTCGTTGCCACCAACAACCCCTCCGTCCAGGCTCACGGAGGGGGAGGATCTGTAATCGGGAGCACCGGCGGCAACGACGAGACGGCGTTTTTCCAGGACGATGATACCACCACCGCGCCCGATAGCCGTGAGACGCTGCTCACCTTGCGCATTACCTACATCAAGGGCAGTTCGGTGGGAGTCAACTCTAAGGTGCGGGCCTGTGTTATCGGATACCAGGGCACGGTCGAACGTTTCGTGGACATCTTGCAAAAGGACACGTTTATCGAACGCACGCCCTGCGAGCAGGCGGCCTACGCCTACTCGTTAGTTTCGGGCCTGCTCTTCTCGGCCATGTACTACTTTTACGTGTCGCCCTACACGACCGAGGAGATGTTGCGTGAGCTGGCGCGCGTTGAGCTGCCCGACGTGAGTTCGCTCTGCGCCGCTGCCGCCGCCACGGCCGCCGCTCCCGCTTGGAGCGGGGGAGAGAATCCGATAAATAATCACGTCGACGCGGATTCTTCTCAGGGCGGCCAGAGCGTGCCGGTATCTCAACGGATGGAACATGGCCAAGAGGAGACCCACGACATCCCCTGCCTGTCCAACCACCATGACGACTCGGACGCCATCACGGACGCCGAACTCATGGATCACACCAGTCTGTACGCGGATCCCTTTTTTCTCAAATACGTCAAGCCACCTAGCCTGGCGCTGCTTTCTTTCGAGGAGACGGTGCACATGTACACTACCTTCCGCGACATTTTTCTCAAGCGCTACCAGCTCATGCAGCGTCTCACGGGCGGTCGCTTCGCCACGTTGCCGCTCGTTACCTACAATCGCCGTAACGTGGTGTTCAAGGCCAACTGTCAGATCAGCTCGCAGACCGGCTCCTTCGTGGGCATGCTTTCGCATGTGTCGCCGGCGCAGACGTACACGCTCGAGGGCTACACCAGCGACAACGTGCTCAGTCTGCCCAGTGACCGCCACCGCATCCACCCCGAGGTGGTGCAGCGCGGCCTTTCGCGGCTGGTGCTACGCGATGCGCTCGGGTTCCTCTTTGTGCTCGACGTTAACGTCTCGCGCTTCGTCGAGTCGGCGCAGGGCAAGAGTCTGCACGTGTGCACCACCGTGGACTACGGCCTCACTTCGCGCACGGCCATGACCATCGCCAAGAGTCAGGGCCTGTCGCTCGAGAAGGTGGCCGTGGACTTTGGGGACCATCCCAAGAACCTCAAGATGAGCCACATCTACGTGGCCATGTCGCGAGTCACGGACCCCGAGCACCTCATGATGAACGTCAACCCGTTGCGACTTCCCTATGAGAAGAACACCGCTATCACCCCCTATATCTGTCGCGCGCTCAAAGACAAACGCACCACGCTTATTTTTTGACACAACACCGTGTAAGGAAAACGTGACTTTATTGAGCAGGGTAAAAACCACGTACAAGAACCACGTTGTCTATCCCCAAAAAACACACACCGTCAGGGAACACATCGCCTATAGATAGCGGCACTTCACATAAAACCACCGTACCTGCATCACGGTGGCTCGATACACTGGAAATTCAATAAAAACCACCGTGTCTCCGTGACGGTACTTATCGGGTCAGCATCTTTCTCTTGAGATTTTTGTTCGTAAACTTATCCGTTTCCCCGGTCCGCGGTGTCTCCTCGTAAGGCTGACAGTCTACGAGTGGTACCTGCAAGAGAAGAAACCCGGGTGGGAGCGACGCCGTCGCTGGGTATCAACCCCGCGGCTGACCGTCGTCCGGTAAAGGAACAACCCGTCGTCGCAAGCCGGGTTCGACCAAGAGAAAAACCCGGGTGCGGGGGGGAGACGGGTCGTCCTTTGGTTGTTCGCGGACGGCGTACATCCCGCGTGGGTCAGTCGACGGCGTCGCTCCGTGCGGTCGGTCATCATTCTGCTTCACATATATGGGTTGTTTGTGTTTTTTTTTTTATAATGAATACGCACTGATCCTATCCGTGACTGCGCGTGTGGCAGAGAGGATGCCTTATAACATGTATTTTGAAAAATTGCCAACAGCTATAATTTCTCTCATGTAGCAGAATAGAGACCTTTTGTCGTCTTTTTGTTTGTCATTACTTGTTTTCCAGGGAATTAGAGAGAGGGAACCGCGCCTCCGGCGGCGGTGCCCGCGGACCCCGGCCCCTTCTCGCGTGCGCGGTGTGACTGGTTGAGCGAATGAGCAGCTAGGCTTGGTGGTGCTCCGCGTGCGGGGGAGAAGACGATTAACAACAAAAAATAAGTGGAAGTGGCCGGTGGGTCTTTGTCCGCGTGCGCGCCCATCCGTCGCCGGGACCGAGCAGAAAGTGATGTGGTGGTACATTGATTTTTTCCTTGACAGGAAAGAAAAAAAAAGAGTTTTGTTTTCCTATGTGAGAGGAGAAAGGTATGTGAGGAGATGTTCGATGATCGTATGTTACAGTTATGCTGTAAGGAAGCTTTTATCGTGCGTCCTGTTTTTCATTTGATGTATATGACACAATTGAAACCTATCGATAGGCGTATATCGAGGATTCATCAATTCTTAGAATCGTCGTCTTTTTGGCTAATTGGACTTTGCCCATGTTGGTTGTCATTCGTGGCCTGAGGTCATCGTCGTCCATGACGACGTGTCTATAGCGTGCGGTGTGATCATTGTGTCGAGCCAGAGAAAGCGCGCCTCGCACGACGTTTGCGGATCGGCTCGCGGGTGTGTGGAATTCCTAAGAACATAATCAGCTGGTCGTCTTTCTTTGATGTGTTGTTGTCGTCGAGGTCTTGCTTCGTTTTCTTTTTTCTTTTTAGTCGATGGAACTTTTCTTCGGTACGGGTTCTTGTTATGGAAGCTTGTGTTTTCGAACATGAATTCGAAAAAATAAAAAGGCCTATCTTCGTTTCAAAAAAAGGACAGATATCAATCTTCTTAACTTATATCATGGTAAATTCAGAATCCTATGGTGTCTTATTATCTCTAAAGTAGTCAACATTATGGTCTAATTTGTATTTCCCTGACGAGATATATATGATCCTTATAACCTGGCTACTATCATGAACAACAATATCCTTACTTACAGTCATCTTCGTGAGTTAATGAAGTATAATATCGGTCATCTATCAACTTATCTGCTATGTAACGTACCCTTTTAGGTATTTTGCGTTTCTTAACGAGTGTACCCGCCTGTGTGAGGCGAAACTCTGAGAAGTCTACCGAGTCGAGTTACAAGTCACTAAAACACTTACACGAGTTATCTATACTAAAATCACTATCTATGTTGTTTGCTTACCTAATTATTATCCTACATGACGAAGCTACCTCCCAACGTAAGGTAGGGGGAGAGGAGACAGAACAATAAAAAGTAACTAATGTTTCTTAGAACTTACCCGCTAAGGACTTACCAAACTATATTCACCAAAAAACAACAGCTACGTGTTTCATTTGTTTTAATCTACCGAAGTAAAAAAAAAAAGATGATTAGCTATCCAGAACCTACTTACTTCTTAATGTTTTAACTAAGGATGCCTATGGGATTGGAAAAAAAATCACAGCAACTTGCTACTAATCAGTTGACAGCGAAGAGACTCATAACAAAGATTTCTGGGTAATACGGTTATAATAATGCTTATGGACTAAAGGATACTTGGAAAAAAAGAATGGGCTATGACTATAGAGATTCGTTGAGATATCAAACTTCAAATAGGCGGCTATCATTCATGGTTGTGGTGACTATATCGTGGAGAAAAAATGTGATCGTTAGTTAGCTAGGTGAGACTTACAGCTATCCATCCGTCTAGTTTTTCGTTGTAATGATGATAGTACGTCTATGGTGGTGATCGATTTTGGTTAGCAATTTGTTCGTTTAAAGGCTTAATGTACTTATGCTACATGATGTATTATTCTTTGATTCATCGTTCCTCCTAAGGGGGTGTATGTATGTATGTACTAGTCGTATAGTGTTCCTAACATCATGACTATTCAGACTATGGCTTCATCTATCGTGTCTAAAGTTCACCTATTCTACTATTACTATATATATGCACTACTATGTAACTAGGATATGGTCCTATAAGGTGTCTTCTATCACGGTGGCTTGTTTATCGCTTGGCGGTTACGAGCAAGAGTTCATCACGGACCAGCCGTGAGGCAGGGCACACGCGGGTCGGCGGCGATGATGTTCCCCGCGAAGGGGACAACAAAAACAAGACAAGAGGCCGCCGGCCGCGGCCACGGACGCGTAGCGGTTACACAATGTTTGGTTGAGCGTTTTGTTTCATCGTCGTGGTGGTGGTTTTGTTGTTCTCTGTATATATCGTGTGGTGGCTTTATCGTCATCATTATTATCATCATTCTTGTTTCCATCATCACGATGAGTTTTCTCCGTTTTCCTCTCCTCCAGTGGTAGTCGTGTATCATCATCAATCATCGTAGTGACGTCGTTGCTGCTGCTGCTCTTGCCTTCATGGCGGTATTTCTCTTCCTCCCCCCTAACCCCATATTAACTCGTGAGTGTGATGGTTAGAGTGGCTGCTTGTTTTTTTTTTCTTTTCTCTTTGGAACAACAAAAGAGGATAAAGATGGTCGGTGAATGTATTATTATTATCATCATCATTATGATACGGTCGCGGTCTTCTTCTCCGATGACGAAACCTGCGCACATCGAAGAAAAGACGAGCGCGCGAACCGATAGCCGTCCGTCTGGGACGAAGGAGAAGATGATGGGGAGAGGAGGAGAGCCCCAGAAGCCAGAGCGAGAAGGGAGACGACAGACATACGTCGTCACCGTCCTCTGGAGGAGGCACGGCGGCGCTGTTTGTTGTTTGGATGCTTGATTATATCCTGTTCTATGGGGTAGATTATTATCAATAGGCTTGGTTTTCAAAGGTCAGCCTGTGTATTGTCGTGTCTTTTTTTTCGTTCTCATGATCGCGGAGACCACACAGACGTGCGCGTCTCCCAATGGCTAGGCGTTCTTTTTAGGTAGTAATTTTTTGATCTTTTTTTTTTCTTAACAAGTCTGGCTTGATTTCTTTTATCTATGATCGATTCTTCTTTTTCTCGGGGGTTGCATCTTCCGTGAAAGTAAAGTGACACTACTCTAAATGGTAACCATATTATCTGTTGATTAGGAGAAAAAATAATTTTTTCGCACGAAATCGATCCTAAGTGAGGTGATTTACTTGCTATCACACGAAATGATTATCTTTTGCTGCTAACGTACTGAATTTTTTAACAGAATTGCTTCTCCGTAACTATTTCCGCAGATTCAGACAGATTGTCAAAAAAAAAATACGGCACAGAAATAGTGGGTCTGTGGCTTTTGGTTCGTGTACATTCGCGTTTGCGTGTCGAGATTTCTACGGTATGTTTATTCTTCCTGCGATGATGTAGGGTCCTTGGTGTAAGTAGGATTTCGAGTATCTCTCTTAGAGCGAACAAAATAATCAAAAAACAACAGCTAGGAAATCGAGGGTTACTCTACGATAAAGTGTCTCTACAAAGTGAAGAATGTTACGTTGTGGTGGAATAATAAGACTCGCGTGATCGATGAGTGATCGAGAGCGGCTCGAACCTTCTTTAAGAGCTTTGTTTAGTGCAACTTTAAATTACAAGGAGTAGAAAGCTGAAATGAATCTATGAAGGTGCTATTCTTTGAATATCTTACTTTGTACGCTTCACATTCGTTATTTGGATAGAGAGTTGTCTAGAGAAAATCTGTGATTCTCTATGAGTGTTATTTTTATTATCCTTTTGGGGACTACGATTTTTCTTCTTGTTCTACATACCACTACTACTCGTAATCACATACATGGACGAAAAAAAAATTCGTCAGGCAGTAGATACCAGATTCTCCGACGTTACGGCGTCTTTTTTTCTTTTGAGAGAGTATCTGCTGAGATTGTCCGTGGTGTATCTAGTCGCTATTTTTGTTGTTACTAGTAGTTTTGCACACAGTTTATTCAGTATAGTTTTTCTTCTTGCCATGATCAATTGAGCCCACCACCTTTTTTTTTAGAGAGGAGGAATTTCGTCTTGATCTCCAGCCGGAGACAACGGCGGCGGTGGTGGTGGTGGCGGGAGAGACTTCAAGGCAATGAAAAAAAAATTTCGTTTTGCCATCAAGTGGTGACGATAACCCGTCAGATTGATAATTGGTTCCTACAGAAACTATTCTAACCGCGGAAGAAAGAAATTGAAAAAAAAAATTGACAAAAACATCATAACATAAAGGACCACCTACCTGGGACGCGCAGTTGGGCGGCGGATTGGGGCGGCATGCTGCGGCGATGCTGTCGGTGATGGTCTCTTCCTCTCTGGTCCTGATCGTCTTTTTTCTAGGCGCTTCCGAGGAGGCGAAGCCGGCAACGACGACGACGATAAAGAATACAAAGCCGCAGTGTCGTCCAGAGGATTACGCGACCAGATTGCAAGATCTCCGCGTCACCTTTCATCGAGTAAAACCTACGTTGGTAGGTCACGTAGGTACGGTTTATTGCGACGGTCTTTCTTTTCCGCGTGTCGGGTGACGTAGTTTTCCTCTTGTAGCAACGTGAGGACGACTACTCCGTGTGGCTCGACGGTACGGTGGTCAAAGGCTGTTGGGGATGCAGCGTCATGGACTGGTTGTTGAGGCGGTATCTGGAGATCGTGTTCCCCGCAGGCGACCACGTCTATCCTGGACTTAAGACGGAATTGCATAGTATGCGCTCGACGCTAGAATCCATCTACAAAGACATGCGGCAATGCGTAAGTGTCTCTGTGGCGGCGCTGTCCGCGCAGAGGTAACAACGTGTTCATAGCACGCTGTTTTACTTTTGTCGGGCTCCCAGCCTCTGTTAGGTTGCGGAGATAAGTCCGTGATTAGTCGGCTGTCTCAGGAGGCGGAAAGGAAATCGGATAACGGCACGCGGAAAGGTCTCAGCGAGTTGGACACGTTGTTTAGCCGTCTCGAAGAGTATCTGCACTCGAGAAAGTAGCGTTGCGATTTGCAGTCCGCTCCGATGTCGTTCACCCAGTTACTTTAATAAACGTACTGTTTAACCACGTTGCGTCGTGACGTTGTTTGTGGGTGTTGCTAGGCGGGCTGGAAAGATGATGTATAAATAGAGTCTGCGACGGGGTTCGGCGCTCTGCCGGCTGCGGCGGCACTCGCTCCACGGCCTCCGACGAGCGTTGCGCTCGCGCTTTGCGCCGCCGCGTCATGGATCTGCCTACTACCGTCGTGCGAAAATACTGGACTTTTACGAATCCTAACCGCATCCTGCATCAGAGCGTTAATCAGACTTTCGACGTGCGCCAGTTCGTCTTTGACAACGCCCGTCTGGTCAACTGCGTGGACGGCGATGGCAAGGTGCTGCACCTCAACAAGGGCTGGCTCTGCGCTACCATTATGCAGCACGGCGAGGCTTCGGCTGGCGCCAAGACGCAGCAGGGCTTCATGTCCATTGACATTACGGGCGACGGGGAACTTCAGGAGCACCTCTTTGTACGCGGCGGTATCGTCTTTAACAAATCCGTCTCCTCGGTGGTGGGCTCCAGCGGACCCAATGAGAGCGCGCTGCTCACTATGATTTCCGAGAACGGTAATTTGCAAGTGACTTACGTGCGGCATTACCTGAAAAACCATGGCGAATCCTCCGGCGGAGGCGGTGGTTGCGGCGCCGCGTCTACCGCCTCCGCCGTCTGCGTGTCCTCGTTGGGTGGCAGCGGCGGGACTCGCGACGGCCCTTCTGCGGAGGAACAGCAACGGCGAAGGCAGGAACAGCGTCACGAAGAACGGCGCAAAAAATCGTCCTCGTCTGCCGGTGGTGGTGGAGGCGGCGGCGCTAGTGGTGGCGGTGGCGGCGGCGGGAGCGGCGGTCAGCACTCCTCGGACTCCGCCAACGGACTGCTGCGGGATCCCCGGTTGATGAACCGGCAGAAGGAGCGGCGGCCGCCTCCCTCCTCCGAGAACGACGGTGAGTCCCGGCCCTCCTCGCGTCACGGTGCTTTCCGAGTGGACTCGTGAGCCCCCCGTAGCGCACGAGCGAGCAGGCGAGCGGTGTTGGTGCGCTGGTGGTTGTGTGGATGATAACCATGTGCTTTTTCGTGCGCTATGTGTCGTCCCGTCTGTAGGCTCTCCTCCCCTCCGGGAGGCGAAGAGACAAAAGACCACCGCACAGCACGAAGGCCATGGCGGCGGCGGCAAGAACGAGACGGAGCAGCAGTCCGGTGGTGCTGGCGGTGGTGGTGGCGGCGGCAGCGGCCGCATGTCGCTGCCGCTGGACACGTCTGAAGCGGTGGCCTTTCTCAATTACTCGTCCTCATCCTCCGCGGTCTCTTCTTCCTCCAACAACCACCACCACCATCATCACCACCATAACGCCGTGACGGACGTGGCCGCCGGCACCGACGGTGCGTTACTTCTACCCATTGAGCGCGGAGCGGTGGTTTCGTCGCCGTCGTCGACGTCGCCGTCGTCACTTCTTTCGCTCCCTCGACCCAGCAGCGCCCACAGCGCGGGCGAGACGGTGCAGGAGTCCGAGGCGGCGGCGACGGCGGCGGCTGCGGGGTTAATGATGATGAGGAGGATGAGGAGGGCTCCGGCTGAGGCGGCGGAGGCACCACCGCAGTCGGAGGAGGAGAATGATTCCACCACTCCAGTCTCTAACTGCCGTGTTCCTCCGAATTCGCAGGAATCCGCGGCGCCTCAGCCTCCTCGCAGTCCGCGTTTTGATGACATTATACAGTCATTGACCAAAATGCTCAATGATTGTAAGGAGAAAAGATTGTGCGATCTCCCCCTGGTTTCCAGCAGACTCTTGCCAGAGACGTCGGGCGGGACTGTCGTCGTCAACCACAGCAGCGTCGCGAGGACCGCCGCAGCTGTCTCCACAGCCGGCGTTGGCCCCCCAGCAGTCGCATGTCCGCCACTCGTCACCACCGGTGTTGTACCCTCAGGTTCCGTCGCCGGTGTCGCGCCCGTTGCCGCCGCAGTCGAAACACCAGCTGCTCCTCCCCGGCCCGTGTGTGAAATCAAGCCCTACGTGGTAAACCCCGTTGTCGCCACCGCCGCGGCTGCCAGTAACTCTTCCTCGTCTTCTTCGGCTCCACTGCCGCCGCCACCACCACCGCCGGGCGGACGTCGGGGTCGGGCCCGGAACAATACCCGAGGAGGCGGCGGCGGTGGTGGCGGTGGTAGAAACAGCCGGCGGCAGGCCGCATCGTCGTCGTCTTCCTCCTCTCGGAGATCGCGACGGAGAAACAACCGCCATGAGGACGAGGACAACGATCCTCTGCTCCGGTTGTCGCAAGTCGCCGGCAGCGGCCGCCGGCGAGGGCCCTCGTTCCTCGAGGACGGACTCGAAATTATCGATCCCAGCGAGGAGGCTGCGATCGCCGCCGCCTCGATCGCGGCGTTTTTCGACGATTAAAAAACAGAGCCGAGACCGGAAAAATTATGAAACAGGACGCGCTTGGACATTTGGGTTTCCACCCCTTTCGGTGTGTGTCTATATATATTGTGGTCACTGATTTTTTTTTACAATAAAGTAGACATCACAGTTCACCACCTTGTCTCCCCGGTGTATCTATTATCATCAATCACCCACAGAGTCGCCAGTCCATGGTCTCTCGGTAATGCGTGTCCAGATACGCGTTGGCCAGTATAAAGTGGTCGTTGCCCACGAAGGCGCGGGTGGTGTTGCGCGGCGACGGGTGGCAGGACTTGAGTACCAAGTGCCGCCGTCGGTCGATCAGGTACTCGCAGGTGTGCGCGTCGGCGCCCCACAGCATGAACACCAGATGCTCCCGGCGCTCTGACAGCCTCCGGATCACATGGTTACTCAGCGTCTGCCAGCCTAAGTGACGGTGAGATCCAGGCTGTCCGTGCACCACGGTGAACACGGTATTGAGCAGCAGCACGCCGCGTCGCGCCCAGGCGTCCAGGCAACCCGAGGCCGGACGCTGAAACCCGTCCACCGTACGCGCCAGTTCGCGAAACACGTTGTTGAGGGAGGGCGGCGGCGGTCGGCCCGCCAGCGTGCCGAAGGCCAGGCCGCTGGCGCTGCCGTCGCAGTACGGGTCCTGGCCCACGATCACCACGCGCACCTGCTCGGGCGGACACAGATAGCTCCAGCGGTGTACGTGCTCGGGTGCCGGGTACACCATCTCGAGTTGCCGCGCGCCCTCCACCGCCGCCACCGTGTCGCGCAGCAGCACCGTGTCGTGGTCGGGCAAGCTGAGGAAGCGGATCCAGTCGGCGCTCAGACAAAACACGCGAGCCTGCTCGTCGGGGGTTAACAGAGAGCCTTTATTATCAGCAATGTTAGCGAGCATCCACTGCTTGAGGGCCATAGCGCGAGTGAGCCGGCAGGTTGACGCGCGTCTGCTTCAGCTCGGGCGGCAGTCCGGCGTAGTATTTATCTAGGTGGCGTAGCAGCGGCGGGTCCAGCTGGTGACGCAGGCAGAATTCCTTCACTGCGTTGTACAGGCCGTAAAAGAGCGTGATGCCCTCGGGCGCGGCAGCGGTGCTCACGGGCAGACGCACGGCGCGGTTGGTACGCGTGGCTTCGTTGCGTATGGCCACCACCACGTTAAAGAGAGACGGTGGCACCAGCTCGAAGCCTAACACGTGTTCCGTGAAGATGCTGCGCCCGTATGACAGTCGCGTGAGGTCGTAGCCGCGGCACAGGTCGTCCACGCACGTGTACACGGCCGGCGAGCCATCGCCGCACTCGCTGTAGCCGCGCATCACCGTCATCCAGCGCGGCGCTGTGTCCGAGCTCAACAGCGTCAGCAGGGCCCGCAATTGATCCGGATTGTTGTACAGCAGGGCCAGAGTGTCCAGGAAAGCCTCGTCCAACAGCACGGAGTTGGCGGCCTCCGGCGTAACGGGACGGTAACGGATAAGTTGCGATAGCGGGCCATCGCGCCCGGTAACATTCACCAACGGGCGCAGCCAACTTTCATACTTGTCACCCTCAAACACCTCACCCAACAAGCATCGGCGCGTTAGTTCGGGGCACTCCGCGGGGACTTTCTCGGCGGCGGTAGGAGCGACGCTGACGGCGGCTGAGGAAACAATGGGCAGCAGAAGGCAACACCACAGCAGTATCACCGGTCCAGGTGAGAAAGAGAAGCCGCAATCCGGGCGGCGGCACATCAAGTCTGCGGCACGATGAGAGTGTGACGGTAAGGAGCCAGTTGGCGCCAAAAGTTGGCACTCAGGTCTTCGATCCCTAAAACGTTATATATTGCATCCAGCAGGTGAGCCAGGCTAAACGGATTCACGTACCAGGTTTGGTTACCCGCGACGATGACGGCCAGACCGTGGGCGCTACAGTTGGAGAGGTTCCTGGGTACGAAGGTAACTGAGTCGATGTCGCGCCACGGGGGGAATGAGACAGACGACTGGCGCACGCTGTAATCACAACTGTGATTGACGTATTGTAGCGTGTAATTTAGGTTGCACTCAGCCTCGAAGTAGAGGGGGAACCACAGTTCGTCGTACTCGTCGTCGTCCTCCAGTTCTGGCTCTTCTTCATCCACCGCAATGTCTACGCTGCTCTGAGATTCCTCTTCGTACAGGATGATTGACAGGTTATGGCTACAAAGGTCCTGGGCGGGAGGACGCGTGGGAGCGCGGGTGGTGGTAATGTTTTCCAGGTCAAAAGTTGGAGTGTAGTCGGATGTTACATCCCCGTTGTTGGAGGTGGTAGAAGTCGCGGCCGGTGTCACGGTGGTAAGTATGGATACAGAAGAGGAGGGGGAAGTAGCGTTCGTACCGATGGTTGTGGTATTATTATTCCTTGTATTTCTTGTTCCAGAAACCGTTGACGTTGAGATGAGAATCGACGTGGCGCTGGACGTCAGATTGCTGACCGAGGAAACCGTGGTGGGAGTGGTGACGGTGTTACTCGTGGTTGAAGTGACGTTAGGGGAGGTAGTAGTGGTACCGGTGGTGGCGACGGTAGTGTTTGTCGTGGCGGCGGCAGCGGTGGTACTGGTAACGGTGGTCGCGTTGGTTTCCACCGCTTCACACAGTAAGCAAAAGCACAGGGCCAGGAAAAGCAACCAGCCCCGCCATCGCCGCCGCCGCTTCATGAGGTGGGCAGGCGAAAGCTGGTGAATTCGTTGTACAGCGGCAAGTGGGGCGCCGCGATCGAAGGGTACGTCAACAAGCTGACGTTGATATTAAATACGTCTGGCTGCTTTTCTACGATGGAAGCGCACAGGGTTACGGCGTCGAACAGGTCTTTCTTGGTGGCGCCCGAGACCCACATCTGGTATACACCCGTCTCGTGGTACGAAGTAGAGCGCGGCACCACCGGACGGATGCAGTCCAGAACGCGGTTGGGATCCTGGTGAAAGAATTTGAACGTGGCTACGGCCTGTGGCGTGTGCGGCATCGTCTGCGTGATGAGCTGCTGGCCCGCTAACACGGTGACGTTGTGCAACTTGAGCAGGGCACTCTTGAGGGCCTGGAAAGCGTTGCCGCACGAGGCGCTGATTTGCAGCTGCACGGCCGTGGAGTCGTGCAGCCGCATGAGACGTGACACCTCTTCGAAGACGTACTTATACTTACTGGCAAAGAGTGGCGCGTACCGACAGTCGGCCGGCAAAATGTAGGTGGCGTTGCCGCCGTTGGTGGCCACGGCGGGCGCAGCGGCCGCGGAGGCCGGCGTAAACAGCGTCAGCGGCCGGTGGTGGCTGGTAAGGTCGATCATGGGCGGCGTGGTGACCGTGGCGGTGGCGGGCATGACGGGGTTTGCGGCGACGGGCACTCCGGCCACAGCGGCGGCAGCGGCGGCCACGGCGGCGCTGGCCGAGCCCACACCTGCCGGCAGTCCTCCGCCACCCATGACGCCGCCGGGCAGAGCGTCGCCCAGACAGACTTCCACAGTGGCGGGCGCGCTCTCGGCGGTCAGTACGGTTTGCCGATCGACCTCGCGACGAAAGCTGGTGAGGAACTCACTATGATCCATGGCCGCAGGGCCCGAGATCCCGGGATTCTGCGGGTGCTGACCGAGTGCGGGCCGAGTTATATGGAAGACGATTAGCTTGGAGCGGAGTTTTGCGTCCCTAGCTGACCTGCGGATCAGCGACGTGCCATAGGGATAGACTGTGAGCGGCGGCCGCAACGGCGGGGTCGGCCGCCGTTCGTCGTCACGGGGCGGCGCGAGGGAGGAGGAGGTGGTGGTGGGTACGATCTTGACGTGGTTAACGTCCTGCCCGTCCGGGGGAATACGCAAAAAACCCCGCCGCGGCGCTACCACGATGGTGCGATGGGTCTTTCTCTTGTTGGCCGGGGCCAGGGACTTGCAGATGCGTGTGGAGCCGTAGACGATCTGGACGTGGTCCTGGGAGAACATGACCATCGCCGCCAACGCTCAGCGGGGGGACGGGTTGGGAACACAGAGGCTGAGGGGAAACCCCGTAGAAGTCAGCGAAATAAAAACAACACAGCAGCCGCTCCTCTCGTTTCGGGCCCTACCACTGCTTGAAGTAGGGCACCGGGTGTTTCTTTTCTTCAACGGGCTCCTCCAGTCTCTTATAGGACCAGTCCCGCCGGCGCGCCAGCATGTAGGTCACGTACAAAAGAATAATTACCATGAACACCAGGAAAGCCAGCACGCCGTAGGCCAGCAGCCGGTCCTCGAACAGCGGGTCGCTCTTGATAAACACGTAGGTGGTGGTAAAACTTCGGCCCGCGATCTGGACGTGGAGACGCACGACAGTATACGTGCCGTTGAGGTAGAAGACAAACTCGCGTAACCGTTGTCCGTTATACGTCACGTTACTAATATTCCACGGCGGAATGAGCTGGTCGCCCTGATGCAGATGCACGGTGCTGTTGGGGTGATAGAGGCTGCTACCGTTGAGCAAGCAGTGTTCGTGTTCCTGAAGCAGCACGCGGACCCGCATAGTGGTAGCGTTCAAGCGAGTCCCGTACACGGCGTAAATGGGATAGGTGAAAAGGTCCCAAGTGGCGTTGTGATGGCGGCCCCAGCTGAAGAAAGAGCACGTGTACTCAGTGGTCTCCTGCGGCCTGAGTCCCGAGATAAGCAGCTCTTGAGCAGTAGCGTTGTAGGAGAGATGTAGTTTTCCTGTGGAAAAAATTAATGAGTTGTTTATTTTGTTAGCAGGTTGGCGAGGGAGGAAGGGGAACAAAACAGAAAGGTACGTGTTACTTACCTTTATCGTTGGAGGGAAAAGCGCTAAGATATCCCACCTGAGTGAAGGGACCCTTGCAGTCTGTCCGTGCATAACAAGTAACTGATAAAATGTCTGGATTTTTGGTATTATTCAACAGGATAACTTTGCAGGTGGCGTTTAGAGACACTTGGTCGTAGCTGTAGCTGGCTTCGCAATTCACAGTATACAGGTGCCCCTCTTTCTGCGTCGTGGCTATCACGGAGGTGGAGGCGGACGAGGTAGAGGTTTGTACCGTGGTGGTGACAGCAGAACTGACGTTGTTAGAGGTACTTATTGACGTAGTAGACGTGACGGTGGTATTACTAGGGGAAGTGACGGCGCTTGTGGTGCTACTTTTCACTCCCGGGTGCATGTCGCCCAAGAGCGCAACTACGAGCGCGATCGCCAGCACGGAACACATGTTGCCGTGTGACGAGACGGCGTGTGGACGAGCTATATGTGGCAGGAGGTCGCGTCACCTCTTGTGACGCCTAAACGTCCAGCTCCAGATAAAAGAGGCGTTAATAATGAACACTACAAAAACCACTTGCGTCAATATGACGATCATAAAGGCTCGGTGATCGCTGCGCCTAAAGTATGCGGGATTCTCCACCAGCTCACTATCTTCGACAAAGTGGATGAATGTGTTAGTGTTACCGGCCGTTTTGTTGACCATGGATCGTACTATGAAAGTCCCGGCGCCAAAAGTTCCATTAGAGCCCCAGCAAGTAACGCTGCCGTTCACGTAGGTTCCCGGCTCTCCTGTCAGCATGTGTGTCAGTTGGTGGGTATAATTCTGTTTAATGTTTTCCATGTCCTCGCTGTAATTAACTTTTCTGGTGAGAAACTGTGTACGGTGCGGGAGAACGATCATCATCCCTGAGGCCAAAAAGGGCGAATCATAAGCTGTTGTGTTACAAAAAATAGTCAGGTTAGTATCATTGTGCTCATAGATATAAGCCATTTTTACTTGAGGTTCATACCACCACCCTACCCTAATTGTAGTTGCCACCGTCACCGAGTCCCATCTCCCGAAACTTACCACCGCCACCACTAATAGCGTCACCCCCGCACGGTACATAGTTACCCTCTCGACGTCGCCGGCTGTCAATGACGTGCCTGCGTCAGTGGCTATGATTTATAGCTTTTGGACACAACCGCAACGGATCTGTCGTAATCTACCTTCCACAGGGCCGCCGTGACGATGCTGAACGACAGGATCAGACAGACGGCGTACAGGAGTCCTAGGTCGGCGTCGACACGGCAGGTGCGGATGTCTCGCAGGGTGGGTAGATGGGCGATGCACAACTCTTTCTCCCCCCGCCCGTACATCCCATCTCGTATCAGCAGCCGTAGCGTGGCATTGATGGTCAGCGGGGTAACCAAAGAAATCACATAGGGATGTGTACAGGAAGTACAGTGATGGGTATCCGTGAGATGTACGTCATCACCCTCCTCACCCTCATCATGAAAGACCAGGACTCGGGTGAGACGACCCGATGAATACTGGATCTCCCACCACAGTCTTTGGTCCAACACCGAGAGGGCGCAAGAGATTCTAAGTCTCCCTGGGTTGGGGGAGCAGATGTAAGCCCCGTATGTGCCTCTCGCCATCAGGGCCATACACATGAGGAGGAGAAGGACAAGTATCCGGGACCACCCGCACCCCCACATCAGGAGACCAGAGACGGAGATGTATAAAAAAGCTACTTTTATTAAACAGCATTCTCACCACACGTTAATACTGTCACGGGAAATCACTATGTACAAGAGTCCATGTCTCTTTCCAGTTTCTCACTTACTGAGATTTGTTCCTCAGGTCCTGGATGGCTGCCTCGATGGCCAGGCTCAGGGTGTCCAGGTCTTCGGGAGGGGTCTCGGTGGGCTTCTCAAACTGCCCCACGGCGTAGGCCTTCGCGGCCGTCTCGTAGATAGGCAGCATGAACCCACCCTGGTTGGTGGAGAAGATGCGCACCATGACCTGTTTGGGAAACTTTTGCATCAGGGGCAGGCACAGGTTGAGAGCGCCCAACAGGTCCACGGGGGTGGCAGCGTGGATAATCATGTTGCGGTAATCAGAAGAGCGGGGGCACAATTGGTGGGTGTGCAGTTCTTTGAGGTTCCACACGGCCTTGACACCGTCGTTACAAGCATCGGCCGTGCGCTGCGCCACATCAGGAGGGTGTGTCACAGGCATAGTGTGCTCCATGAGGAAGGGAGTGGAGAGGGCCAGGTTGCACATGCTACCCAGGCGACACCGTACCTGATCCACCTCATTCTTCACTTCATGATTGCGGGTGTAGATGATCTGAATGCCCTTGTTGTTCACCTGCATGGTTTTGCAAACTTTGATGGCCTCTTCTAACACTTGGTGCATACTAGGGATCATGAATGGCAGATTCTTGTACTCAAGAGAACGATTGGTGTGACGGAACATGCGGCTCACCTCGTCAATCTTGACGCGACCCCGCCGAGTCTGCACGTTGGGTGTGCAGAAGGGGGTGTTCTTATCTTTCATGATATTGCGCACCTTCTCGTTGTCCAACTCGGAGATGCGTTTGCTCTTCTTCTTGCGAGGTCCGGTGCTCGCCCCGCCGCTGCTCTGATGGCCGCAGCTCAGCAGAGAGGAGGAGGCCGCGCCACCAAAACCGCCGCGCCCATGGTGGCTCGAGGTCACGGATGCTCCTCCGCCACTGCTGCATTTCATCTCCTCGGACTCACTCTCCGAGTCCGAAGCCGAACTGCAGGAGGAGGAAGACGAAGAGGAACTATCTTCATCGGGCCGGCCCAAAGGATCGGGAAGAGGAGGGTGGTTCATCTGGGAGAGCGGGTGCGTGGGAGAGGTCACTCGCGGCGTGCCGCTGCCGGTGGAAGGGGAAGACGCGGTAGCACCGCGGGTCTCGACTTCTTCACCCTGTTCTTCCTCGCTATCAGAGATCACGATACAGCCGGCGGTATCGATAATCTTGTTGCGGTACTGGATGGTAAAGTCGGGCTCGGGCTTGATGTCTTCCTGTTTGATGAGGGGCAGCATGATAGGCGCGGGAGGCACGGGCGGTTTAATAATCACCTTGAAAGGACGCGTGGTTTTGCGCGGTTTCTTACGCGGGCTGAGCTCGGGAGTAGCGGATGCCCCGGGGAGAGGAGTGTTAGTAACCGCGACGCTGGTGGGGGTCGGCTTGTTAAGAGGGGCGCTGCTAACGCTGCAAGAGTGGGTTGTCAGCGTGGGGCCGGTGCTACTGGAATCGATACCGGCATGATTGACAGCCTGGGCGAGGATGTCACCTGATGGTGATAAGAAGACACGGGAGACTTAGTACGGTTTCACAGGCGTGACACGTTTATTGAGTAGGATTACAGAGTATAACATAGAGTATAATATAGAGTATACAATAGTGACGTGGGATCCATAACAGTAACTGATATATATACAATAGTTTACTGGTCAGCCTTGCTTCTAGTCACCATAGGGTGGGTGCTCTTGCCTCCAGAGGCGGTGGGTTCCTCAGCACCATCCTCCTCTTCCTCTGAGGCAACTTCCTCTATCTCAGACACTGGCTCAGACTTGACAGACACAGTGTCCTCCCGCTCCTCCTGAGCACCCTCCTCCTGTTCCTCATCACTCTGTTCACTTTCTTCCTGATCACTGTTCTCAGCCACAATTACTGAGGACAGAGGGATAGTCGCGGGTACAGGGGACTCTGGAGGTGACACCAGAGAATCAGAGGAGCTGGCACCAGCGGTGGCCAAAGTGTAGGCTACAATAGCCTCTTCCTCATCTGACTCCTCGGCGATGGCCCGTAGGTCATCCACACTAGGAGAGCAGACTCTCAAAGGATCGGCCCCCAGAATGTACTGGGCAAAGACCTTCATGCAGATCTCCTCAATGCGGCGCTTCATTACACTGATAACCTCAGGCTTGGTTATCAGAGGCCGCTTGGCCAGCATCACACTAGTCTCCTCTAAGACATAGCAGCACAGCACCCGACAGAACTCACTTAAGAGAGAGATGCCCCCGTACATGGTCATCATACAAGCGTCACTAGTGACCTTGTACTCATTACACATTGTTTCCACACATGTAGTGAGGATATCCATAAATATGTGATCAATGTGCGTGAGCACCTTGTCTCTCTCCTCATCCAAAATCTTAAAGATTTTCTGGGCATAAGACATAATCTCATCAGGAGAGCACTGAGGCAAGTTCTGCAATGCCGCCATGGCCTGACTGCAGCCATTGGTGGTCTTAGGGAAGGCTGAGTTCTTGGTAAAGAACTCTATATTCCTGTAGCACATATACATCATCTTTCTCCTAAGTTCATCCTTTTTAGCACGGGCCTTAGCCTGCAGTGCACCCCCCAACTTGTTAGCGGCGCCCTTGCTCACATCATGCAGCTCCTTAATACAAGCCATCCACATCTCCCGCTTATCCTCAGGTACAATGTAGTTCTCATACATGCTCTGCATAGTTAGCCCAATACACTTCATGTCCTCGAAAGGCTCATGAACCTTATCTAAGATATCTAAGGCATTCTGCAAACATCCTCCCATCATATTAAAGGCGCCAGTGAATTTTTCTTCCGTCTGGGTATATTTTTTCAGCATGTGCTCCTTGATTCTATGCCGCACCATGTCCACTCGAACCTTAATCTGTTTGACTGTAGAGGAGGATAACAACACATATAAGTATCCGTCCTCCTGACTCATTTATCGCTATCTCGATGCCCCGCTCACATGCAAGAGTTAATCTTCACTCTATCTGACATACACAAGTAAATCCACGTCCCATGCAGGTTAGTATATATCACATACATGTCAACAGACTTACCGAGTTCTGTCAGGACATCTTTTTCGGGGTTCTCGTTGCAATCCTCGGTCACTTGTTCAAAGGTTTTGAGGGATTCTTCGGCCAATTCTGGGAACAGCGGGTCTCCCAGGCTCAGCTGACTGTTAACCTCCTTCCTTAACATAGTCTGCAGGAACGTCGTGGCCTTGGTCACGGGTGTCTCGGGCCTAAACACATGATAAACAAAGTCATAAGCACATGGATCACATACAGGAAATATGTATATAACATTAAAGATATAACTTTTTATTAAAAAAAGGGGAACACAAGTCCCGACACGTACCGTGGCACCTTGGAGGAAGGGCCCTCGTCAGGATTATCAGGGTCCATCTTTCTCTTGGCAGAGGACTCCATCGTGTCAAGGACGGTGACTGCAGAAAGGATCCATGGAAAGGAACAGTCTGTTAGTCTGTCAGCTATTATGTCTGGTGGCGCGCGCGGCAGCAACGAGTACTGCTCAGACTACACTGCCCTCCACCGTTAACAGCACCGCAACAGGAGTTACCTCTGACTCTCAACAGAACACAACTCAGCTGCCTGCTTCTTCTGCTGCTGCCTTAAGTCTTCCATCTGCGTCAGCGGTGCAAGCCCATTCCCCGAGCTCATTTTCAGACACATACCCTACCGCCACGGCCTTGTGCGGCACACTGGTGGTGGTGGGCATCGTGCTGTGCCTAAGTCTGGCCTCCACTGTTAGGAGCAAGGAGCTGCCGAGCGACCATGAGCCGCTGGAGGCATGGGAGCAGGGCTCGGATGTGGAAGCTCCGCCGCTACCGGAGAAGAGCCCATGTCCGGAACACGTACCCGAGATTCGCGTGGAGATCCCACGCTATGTTTAATAAAAACTGCGGGTACTGGGGACGGTGTTGTTGTATATGTGAATTTGTAAATAATAAATGGGACCCCATCCTGTAAAAATACAGAGTCCGTGTCAGTCTCTGAAGGACAGAGTATTGGCATATAGCCAATAAAGAGAGTTGTGGCAAAGAGCCATGTTATGGATTAGTAATGGAAAGTATCGCCACCAATAGAGGAGTGGTCAATAATGGTCAATAACCCACACCTATAGGCTAAGCTATACCATCACCTATAGCATAAGGAAGCGGGGGTGTATAGACCCCAAGCCAAAAACAGTATAGCATGCATAAGAAGCCAAGGGGGTGGGCCTATAGAGTCTATAGGCGGTACTTACGTCACTCTTGGCACGGGGAATCCGCGTTCCAATGCACCGTTCCCGGCCGCGGAGGCTGGATCGGTCCCGGTGTCTTCTATGGAGGTCAAAACAGCGTGGATGGCGTCTCCAGGCGATCTGACGGTTCACTAAACGAGCTCTGCTTATATAGACCTCCCATAGTAAACGCCTACCGCCCATTTGCGTCAATGGGGCGGAGTTATTACGACATTTTGGAAAGTCCCGTTGAATTTGGTGCCAAAACAAACTCCCATTGACGTCAATGGGGTGGAGACTTGGAAATCCCCGTGAGTCAAACCGCTATCCACGCCCATTGATGTACTGCCAAAACCGCATCACCATGGTAATAGCGATGACTAATACGTAGATGTACTGCCAAGTAGGAAAGTCCCGTAAGGTCATGTACTGGGCATAATGCCAGGCGGGCCATTTACCGTCATTGACGTCAATAGGGGGCGTACTTGGCATATGATACACTTGATGTACTGCCAAGTGGGCAGTTTACCGTAAATACTCCACCCATTGACGTCAATGGAAAGTCCCTATTGGCGTTACTATGGGAACATACGTCATTATTGACGTCAATGGGCGGGGGTCGTTGGGCGGTCAGCCAGGCGGGCCATTTACCGTAAGTTATGTAACGCGGAACTCCATATATGGGCTATGAACTAATGACCCCGTAATTGATTACTATTAATAACTAGTCAATAATCAATGTCAACATGGCGGTCATATTGGACATGAGCCAATATAAATGTACATATTATGATATAGATACAACGTATGCAATGGCCATTAGCCAATATTGATTTATGCTATATAACCAATGACTAATATGGCTAATGGCCAATATTGATTCAATGTATATATATCGATATGCATTGGCCATGTGCCAACTTGGTATCGCCTCTATCGGCGATATGGCCTCATATCGTCTGTCACCTATATCGAAACTGCGATATTTGCGACACACAGAATCGCCCAAGTCGCCAAAGTCGTCTATCGCCATCCCCCGTAAACGATATAAGCGTTATCGCCAGATATCGCATATGCCCAAAAATCACTTTTTAAAAAATGGCGATATCAGTTACACAGAAACTCACATCGGCGACATTTTCAATATGCCATATTTTCAAATATCGATTCTTCCAATATCGCCATCTCTATCGGCGATAAACACCACTATCGCGCGACATGAATTTAGTCGGCGACAGAAATCTCGAAACGCGTATTTCGGACAAACACACATTTTATTATTCACTGCAGCATATAGCCCATTTTAGCGCGGCACACATCCAGCCGTTTGTGTTTCTTAACGCTCTCCAGGTACTGATCCAGGCCCACGATCCGGGTTATCTTGTCGTATTCCAGATTGATCCATCAATAGGGAACGCTGCCAGCGGCGCCCAGCAGGTACTGCGCCTTGTCGTTTACTTTGCCGCAGCGTATTCGCCCGTCAGCTTCGAGGTATAACCTACAACACGGAGGGGAAGGGGGGTACAAAACGTGAAATTAGACTTTTTTTTTTAATGATGTTTTGTCCCTCTCTGTCTTACTCTCCCATAGGCTGTAAGGCCCTCAGGAAGAGACTTACGGATTGTAGTTGCAGCTCGTCAGTTTGTTGTGTACGACCTGGCGTGTCAATGAATGGGTCATGGTGGTGACGATCCCGCGAATCTCAGCCGTTTTCTCGGGACTGTAGCAGACTTCGCCGTCCGGACACCGCAGCCTGTGGATTCATGAAAATCTACTCTGGCATTCCCGAGGATCGTCGATGGAACATGGCTATCAGAAACGTCGAGAGACAGATCCAGACGCACCACAGAACGCAGACAATCATGAAAATACGTACGCGACGGTGAAGCGATTGCACATTTTGAAATCGTAACAGCGTTCCGGCGGGTGGTTGACGTTTATGAATTCGCAACATTCTTCTGCGCGCACCCGCGGCACGCGGCTGTGACCCAATAGCAGCCACAACGCCGTCAAGAACGGCGTCAGATCTTTGGGACTCATGACGCGCGGTTTTCAAAATTCCCTGCGCGCGCGACGGGCTCAAACGATGAGATTGGGATGGGTGCAGAAGGTGTAAGTCTGGTTATTGGCCTCGGTGAACGTCAATCGCACCTGAAAAGACACGCTGTAGTCCCGGAAGACGTGAGCCCAGCTCTCCAGCTTCATCACACACATCTGATAACGTGTGCCATCGTTGACGACGAAGCGTAGCAGCTTGGTCTGCTTGGGCACCATGTGCGCTCCAAAAATCTTGGCGTCTTCCACGCTGATCTGCACGTTTCCGTCGCTCGGTTTCGAAGCCGTTCGGGGCATCCGTTGGAGGATGGTTTGGTTCCGACCGCTCAGGTACCAGATCACCTTTTTCACCCAGGTGGAGCTTCTCTCCACCAAGGTCTGGCCTTCCCGGTTGTACAGCAGATACAGGGTCTCGTTGCGACACTCGGGACCCGTTGATACCCGCTGGAACCCCGAGAATTGCAAGGGGGATCGTGGGGGCGAGGGATAGAGAAAAGGACAGTAAAACGTCGCCGCGTCATGCGGTTTGGAATACGTCAGTTTAGACCATGGCGGGGACGGATTCTGGTTTGCTGTTAGCGTCGACCACGGAGACGCCAGACAGGGCGTTGCCCAAACCGCGCACAGAAGCAGGCAGTGAAAGTGGTGACGAAGCAGAAGCCGCAGCATATTATTTCCCGTGACGCAGGCTAGTTGGCAAAGAGCCGCACGCTGAACTCGAGGCTCCGGGCGTGTGGCGCCAGCGAACCGGCGGCGTTGAACGTGGTCCTTTTGTTGGTGCCGCCGCGACGGTTCTGACGTCTAAAGTCGCTGATGAGCAACGACACCTCGGTCACGTTGATTCTGCAAGCACAGGTTCCGAACGTCATTTCATACCCCATGCGGTTACTTACCCGTTACCCGTTCGCCCTTACCTTCCCGTTGTCATGCATCTTTAGCGCGTACCCTCACCTCTTGAGCACGTCAAAGTTGTCCAAGCCGTGGCTCGCATCGTAGTGGTAGTTCAACGTGAGGTCCACGAGCTGTTCCACATACTTGTAACGGGTTTGGTCGGGCAGCGCGCGAGAGCACGCGTCCCAGTAATGCGGTACTCGGTAATAATCGTTTTTTTCCGCGGTTTCCCGCTGGCACTGACCCAGCACCACGGCGCACAGACAAACAGACAGCCACACCCGACACAGCCGCATGTTGCAGACTGAGAAAGAAAGCTTTATTATGAGACATCATACACATAGTATAGGCGAGGTGATGGGGCGGGGAAAGAGTTGGAACCGAAAGACAAAAAAAAAAGCCTAGTCGTACTCGGGATCTCTGAGCGAGACGGGTTGCATGGCAACTTTCATTAGTTTGGGAATCTGCCAGCTGGTGCTGTTCGAAGGTTCTTCCATTTCCGAGGCGGTCAGTTCATCGTACACCGAAACGTAGTACCTGATGGGGTCCTCCTCATTGTCCGAGAGGTGAGATTCGATGGTCAAAGGCGAGCCTCTCCCATAATTGGGATTCACGAACGACGTGTCCAAGTTGCCATCCTTTCTGAAATAGATGACGTTCTCAGGATCATGTTTCATGCGCTCGCGGGCCGCGGACGCCTCCTCCTCCTCGTCCCAGTCCCGAGTTTCCAACCGCTGATAAGGGCTCGAGGAACAAAATCCGGCGGGGATCTGAGAACCTCGTCGGGAACCGCTGCCAAACGGGCTGCTGCCGCCACTGTCGTCCGTGTCGTCCAACAGGTTGACGGCTTCTTCGTCGGCGAAACGAAAGCGACCCGGGTGCTTGCAACACGAGGAGTAAACTACCGCGACCAGTACCGCTATGAAGCTGAAAATGGAGGTGCCTGTCACGATGTAGAAGAGGATAGCCAGCACTTTCATGATCTCGTTATTGCGCACGTTGTGAACGGAAGACTCGTGGGTGGTGGTCATGTTGATCCCGGTCGTGGGTCCGCTACTCGTGGCGTTGTCGACGCTATTTCTGTTGCTGGTGCTAGTAGGGACTTTTGTGCTGCTGGTCACATTCGTAACGTCGCTGAGGTCTATCTGAAGCAGCAACCCGAACGCGACCAGGGCCAGGAATGTTGCGCGAAGGGGACCCCGCGGGGCCGGCATTCTCGAGACGTGGCGACGTGGATTTCTTGCTATGTCCGCGAACGACGTGTGACGAGGACGTGGTTTCCGCAAGCCTCTACCGACGCCGCGACACCAGGTAGGTTATCAAAACGCGAGCCCATATCGCCGCCATCATTGTAATCAGCAATGTGTTGAGGTACTGCACGATGAATCTGTCTAGTGACACCAGCCAACCCTCTGCTTTTGCGGGCAAGCGCGCTTTCGGTGACAGGGTGTATCGTACGTAGCCACGGGTCAGGCGCGCGTTGTAGCGGTACACGCAGAAATCTATCCACAAGCCAACGCCCGGTTGTAGCTTCGGATGGTGGATAATAGCGCGGTGACGTACGCCGCGGGGCTTTAGAATCTCCACCTGTAAGGCCATCTCCTCCAGGTAGTGGGTCTGACTGCGACGCAGCGTCCAGTTCATGTAAAAGTCGGTCTCGCCGTGTCCGGCCACGAAGAGGCTGCTTACTAAATCGGGCGCCAGAGCTAGGTCAGGCGTATCAAATTCCACTGTCAGGCGACCTGATTCTAACGGTTCCACGATCCGGGAGAGCGTTTCTAGATATAGAGCAAAGCGTACCACGTCTACCTGCGGTGTAAAAAACTGTTGTGGGCGTTCACCGTCGTTGACCACGTAGGCCACGTAGAGGCCAACATTTTCCACCACGGGTTCTAGCTGCAGGCGGCACGTAAAGCTTAGAAACGACGGCTGTACGGTTTGGTTCCCGTGAAGCTGAAGCGTCACTTCCTTGCCGGGGCTCACCGTGCTGTAACGCCGCACCGAGTCGGTCATCTGCTCCAGATCGGTAGACCAGAAGGGCGTGCAATGCATACTGTCCCAGTCGCGACACGCAGCCCAGCCTAGCTCGGTGAAGGGTCGACGCACACCCGAGAAAGTGTGCTTGAAGACCAGGGGGTCGCCTCGGTAGCTCAGTAGTCGAACATGCACATAGTCGCGGCTAGCGTCGACAGACGGTCCGTAGAGGGCCAGCAGTACGAGCGTGAACAGCAAGCGCAACATGCTGCGCGGGTTAGGAAATGCGGCGTGCCGGCCACCGCCCGACTCATAAACGCTACCAGCATGACGTCTCAGATCACACAAGTGACGAGGAGCGTACCGCAAATCACTAGGGAAAAGGCCAGCAGAGCCCGATAGTCTTGCTCTTCGCGAACGATCTCGTCCGGTTCCTCGCAATCTTCGTGGTCCACAGAAGATGAGGAGCAGGAATTTTCGTTAATCTCTGCGAGGATACTAGTGCTGTACCACACCAGAGCGCTTAGTGTGCCCAGAGCTACCGCACGGTAAAATAGGGACATGATCACCAGCGCAGTCTAAAGTAGTGGTAATTCAGTTTCTTGGCGTATTTCCAGAGAAAGGCTTTGTAGGCCGTAGGGACTGGCCAGGCACCGAACTCAATATTTGTAGACACTACGTCGTAAATGCGTTGTTCCTCGTCTAAGACTAACCGAAAAAATAGCCGGTTGATGTGACGACGCACGGCTTGCGCGTTAGGATTGAGACACTTGGTGCCCTTGTCCTTTAAAATAGCCAGCACTTCCTGACGATTGCAGCTTTCGCTCGCTGCGATTGGCTTAAGCAATTCGGTTCCGACCGGCAGGGTATTCAACAGAATTTGGTTATTACAGCGACACCGCTTGTCGTAATCTTCTAGTTCTAAAAGACGGACGGCTATGGGACATATGGCAAGTAACATATATGCGGTCAATGACAGGTATCGTACCGATAAAAGTTTAATGCGCGAATTCAGAATCGGATGATGTAACCATGTTAGCAACATATTGAAAACATGATATTTTCTGCTCTAACAAACTTGTCTGTTTAAAATATATACTAAATATTATTCCTTCAGACCTACTAGGGTTACAGTTATTTTTCCCGGCCCTCGTTCCGGTTGTCTTGTTACATTAACATTATACCACCTGTTATCGTTGCGTTTGTCTAGCCATTTTGAAAAAGGGTGATGGGGCGATAAACATACTCCAGGTCCATGTTTTTTTCCTCCGCCTAGATACAAGAAATATTCATTGTTATTGCATCTGGGACCACCAGATTCGCGATGAAACCAAAAATTACCCAACATAATTGTTTTGGGCGGCAGTTTTTTACCATCAAGACATTTGCAGCGTAATTCCGTTCCATGCACTTCATAATAATACATATACGTTAAAGAAATAATCAACGCACCAAAAATTAATCGCATTATAATTTTATTATTTACGTCACTACCAATAATTCGTAATATCCGGTATTCCCGGAAAATCACTCAAAACTGCGTCCATGACACATCAATTCCCGATAAGTACCCCCCTTTGAAATCGGATCCCCCCACATACCAATCAATCATACAACACACAGGTTTAAAAATCGATCACACGTCAATTAGGTTTCAAAATCGATACCATTTATTATCAGGAATCTAGACTAATTCTACAATGACAGCTCTGAATTTCTCTCTCGTCTTTCTTGTCAGGTTCTCATCATCAATCTTCACTTCCACCCATCGGGGAGTCATCGTCGCTCCAAAACCCTTTGGGGTCACTGGTTGGAAAAGTCTCTGACACGATCCAGGCACCCCGTACCCAGTCCGACTGATCTAGCCTACGGAGCATCTCAACAGGCATGAGCTGCAGGGCCACGGCTGTCACGGCACTGTATCGATGTAACACTAGGGACTTTCTTTGCGATGTAGCCATCAACACGGCGTATGCCCCATAGTTCGCGTGATACGACGCATGATGGGTTAAACGTTCCCATCCGGCAGTGCCGTCTCGGGTCCGTGCACACAACAGCTGCACAGCGTTATGATGCTTAAAATTAACCATAACGCTGGGACTACTGATGAAGGAGTAGTAATGAGCCAGGACGCCGTACATCGAAGGCAACAAGAAAGAGTGACAGCACGATAGCACCGGGCTCTTATGTAGGCGACAGCTTATTTTTCCTGACGTCGGCAAAAAGTACCTAAATTCCCCACAGATATTCAGACACGGTTCCGTAAAGTGCTTCTTTTTTTAGTGCAGGAATTGGAAAAAATAATAAAAAATATGAACAGCTCATCTGTAATTATCTGTGTGACTTCATCGTACCGTGATGTAAAAACAACAACAGGAAGCTTACAGGGTGCGGTAGAAAATTTTGCCGATTGAGCAACACTGTTGGCATCTCTCACTCCGATAGGCGGCTATAAGATAGAGAATTAAAAGTATGATACCCACAAGAAAGATAAAGAGAGACAACCAGGCTAGAGTATGACGACCGCTTTTTCCTTGTTTGACGGTTATATGTGCGGTATGATTTTGCTGTCGTTGCTTGTGATGTTGGACGCCTGGAGTGGAAAAGTACGTATGGTTCTTAGGCGCGCATACGGTATTATTGGTGGAAGTGCAGTTACGAATCATGACTTGAGTGACGTTACATTGAGTGCAATCGGTACAGTTGTAAAGTCCCGATACATACGTGCCGTTGGGGCAAGGGGTACACGTTACGCTGGTACGCTCCGTGCATACTTTAGTAACTCTTTGTCCCAAACCACACGGAGGACAGCATTCGTTGCCCAGTTGCACTTCATTATGCTGACACACTTTAGTCACCCCAAGCTGCAATAATATCACACCGAAGCAGATGAGCATCACCAGAGGCTTCATGCCTCCTACCGGAAGAATAAAAATAACTCATGGGGCCGAACGGTGTCATCCTCTCCGCGGTTTGTAATACGAGATCGTAAACGTAAATAAATGACATAACTTCACTAACCCGCATACTACAAAGTCCACCTACGACGCTGAAAGTTTTTCCAGGACAGAACAGGATAGTCAGCCATCTTCACAGTCTACCTCTTAGGCCGTATCTAGGAGCATAGGTAATCAGTTTGCAGCCACAGTACAGCGAGCCCAAGAGACCGCACACGGTCCCTGCTGGGAACACGTACCACCACATCGATTCGTCGTGCCGTATAATCGTAGAGTTTTCCGAACTTTTATACACGCCGGTGGCGTTAGGGCCGTGTGTGCTGCTGTGATTGGACGTTTTGTGAGCTAGGTAACAGCTGTGATTTCACCTGTCGCCAAGACTGACAGCGATTACCCAGGTGGAGCACAATCACATAGCTGATAGACGTTAATTGATCCGTTGATTCCCATGGACATTTTAACGGTAACAATACAGCTCCCGTTAAACATTAGATTAATAGACGTTAGTGGATAACAGCATGTTATTCGCCCGTGATCGTGGTTATGCACTTTCTTGTTTTTTGCTCATATGCTGTAAGGTGTTCGAGAATCGTGGGGAGTATATGTGTTGAATCAGAGTCATCTTTACTGACCGCGCCATACTTCGTATACGAACTTAACCGGCGTAAAGTGTTTCCCGATATATAAACCGGCGCCTATTGTAGCTGTAGCGCCCATAGGTATGGCATATACCCACGGTGATGTTGTGTTATTCGTTTTTTGTGATAAAACGTAGCTTATGTTTAGTGTGTGTTCCGTCACGTTATGTGTGTCGTTAAAAGACGGCGTCTGTACAGTATGGCTTTGAGTTGTATCTTTAATTGTTATTGCATTTGGAGGTGTTGTGTACAGAGTTGTTATTGCGTGTTCAGGTGTTACGTTTTGAGGTACAGCTGTGGTGTACACGGGCTCCAAGGTGTAGTTACGGAGTCTTTCTATGCAGGTAGTGTTGAGATATTTGTGAATGCTGGTTATGTTCGATTCTGTGAGGTTAAAGTGTGTACTATTTATGGCGGTGTAATTTAGACGGTCTTGCCATCCTGAGGATGTTAGTGTTAGGTAATTCGTGTTGTTCACGTTTGCTTGATATGTATAAGTAGGTGTACTGTTTGTGAGGTCGCAAGTGTGATTCTCTTGCAGAGATTTTATCCATCTTGTGTGAAAATATTGAGATACGCGATGAATGTTTTCGCTATCTATATTGTAAAGCGTTTCGGTGGTACTTAGGGGTTGTTTGCTGTAACTCTTATTTTGGACCCAGGGTGTGAACCATGACTCCAATGTTTGTATAGTAAGGTGTCCTATTAATAAAGACGAACTGATTCCTACCGTAATGTTATATCGCACACCTAGGGTGCCGTTTACAAACACGGAAATGTTTCCGTTACAAACCACGTTGGCAGATGAATTAGATTCCAGGTGGTAACGATAGGATAATGACCGTTCGCTCCCAACGGATGACACAAAGTATCCGAATAACCAACACGCCCATTCAATCCGCATATTTTAATCACACTATTCACATTTCACACACTGCATTTTTTAACATCTTATTTTTTTATTTTATGCGTGTTCTCACCTCTTCATCTTTTTAACACCGGGGTAACTATCGTAAGTCGGTAGGCGTCGATAGCCCTCACCGCCTCGTCGTCCCCTTCCCGGCGTGGGGCACCAGCGTCCACAGCACTGCAGGTAACACAGGTAGCATAGGAAACATACGGTGAAAATACTCCAAAATCCCAAAAATGCCGCGATTCCCCGAGTGGCCCAGGGAGACATCCCGGTGTCTATGTCGGCCGGCGGTGCTGGCGTCACCGGTAAAAATTTCGGCGGGTGTGGCTGCGAACGGTAGCAGTCGCCGGGGAGCCGGTAACGCTGTATCACTGTCCAACAGCGGTCGGGTTCCTCGTCCGGACATGCGGGTTTCCAGCAATCCTCGGCGTCGGCGCGGCCGATATAGAAGTAGTTGCGTTGAAAACCGCGGTACATCCCGCAGTCGTGATTCCGTAGACGCCAGGGCGTCGGCGACCAGATCTGGTCTCCCAGCGAGTAGCGACCTAACGCCGGCGTGCAGCAAGGTTCGTCGGGCCGGCTGAGCGTCTCCAGTTGCGTCAGAATTACGAAGCGTTGCATGATGAGGCCGTGGCTATAGTTGCGCAGCACGCATTCGTACATGCCGGCCGTGTCCGTCGATACGTTGAAAGTCAGCGAGAATATTTGGCCGAGATGCAACTGCGAGAAATTCCAAGTGGCGTACGGCAGGCGGTATTGAAGTCCATTCATCAGCCTATGGCCTTTGACGGCGTCCAGGATGAGCTCGTCGCTGCCGTCGTGGGAACGACAGAAACGTGCGCGAATGGAAACCATGGGCCAGGAGTGTGTCATGACCGTGCAGGGGATGGTAACTTGCTCTCCCTCGGCGACCAACACCGGCGCCGGCGACGTGGTCTCATAGTTCTCGGCCCACATCTTTTCGGCGATGTCAGCGGTGGCGAAGGGGAACGAAGAGGAAGAATATTCGAGGAGTCGCGGGCAGCTCAACAGCACCCAGAACAGCCACGGCAGAGTTCGGAGCGACTCCCGGCGGCACATGATGATTCTTTTCTTCCCTTTTTCGCAGAGACGCTGCCCGCCTGTTCCTGCTCCGTGTGTCGGCCGCTCAAACGTCGGGCCGGCGTGGTGGTGACCACCGTGCGACGCAGCTTCTCGCCCGGGATGCCCGCAACTGAGCGTCCGGTTTTTTTACAGGTCTTTTTTGCTGCCTCTCCCTCGCCGTCGCGGCCGACGTGGTGGACCAGCACCGCGCAGGAACTCTCGCGTCGCCGGCGGTACGCGACCTGTCTCATTGCTACCTCGGATGTTTAAGAAGGAACGTTTATCTGCGTCACAGGGTCTGATGAAGCTGCCAAGAGTCGTGGCTGTGGCGTAGCGCGTTTTGTACAGCGCGTTTCACCGCTTTCTGCATGGCCGCTACCACATCGGGTGGGAGCGGCTCCGGCGGAAGCTCGATGAGCAGTTGCTGCGAATCTCGGCGTTCGGTGTCCGCCGTTTCGTCGGACGTGGCGTAAAAAACCGAGGTGGTCGCCCAGTCGTCCACGCTGTCGACGGCTTCTGTCAGTGCCGGGTTGTCAAAACCGCCATCGGACGCGGGTGATAAAAGAACGTACGATGACACGCTGTTAGTACGACTCTCGTCGTCGCTTTGGGAACGACGTGATGGACGACGGTAGATGACCTCGTCTTGCCACGCGTCGAAGCGGTCGCAGCAGCGCTGGATCCAAGCGCAGCGAAGCAGCTTACGGAACACGTCGTTGTTCCAAAAGTAGAGCATAAAGAGAAAGAAAAGTAGCGTAACGATGAAGCCGAAAACGACGAGGGTCGGCAGGGCACTACCGCCGCTGCCGTTTTTTGCGCCGTGCGGGTGCACGGTGGTAGTGCCGTTAGTCTGAGCGGGGGTCATGACAAGTCTGAAGAGATGAGAGCGCGGGTGCTCATCAGGAACAGTTGAGGTGTCTCCCTACCGAAGCCTTAGCCTCTACGGTGTTTTATGATCAACGTGTCTACGAACGTCATTGTGAAAGTGACGTCTCAGGCTTTCCGAAACCGCGTCAAGTTCAACGTTGGTTTCGGTTTAGCCTGCGTCACCGAGGCGGAGGTGGAAATGAGCCGTCCTGTGGGGGAGTGTACGACCCTGTAGTGCCCATGGGTAACGTTGCATCGGAAGAAGTGAATGCGGCATTGGTGTACGCGTGAGTGGCTTTGCTCTCTGACTCGGAGGAGTTGCCGCAGCAGCTGCAGACTTTACGTACTAGCCAAAAACAGCAAAGGCAGCAAGTAAATATGAGAAGGAGTCCAGATAATGTCCAGCCGCTAGCGGCAAGTAGCGCGAGCTGTGGCGCCCCCAAATCACTGCCGTTAGAAGCATTAATACATGCTGTCGATGGTGTAGTCGTGTTAGTGGTACCAGCAGAAGTAGATTGACTGGAATTAGAGCTGGTACCTGTAGTGGTTTCACTCGCCGATGCGGCAAGTGCAAATAAAACTAATATCCACAGCATGTTCGTTACTATATAATTGATATACGAACCCCTTTGTCGTGACAATCAGCGTTATATACGCTGTATCGGCATCGTTTTACCGGAAAGTTTATCGTAATGTAACCCGCGTTGTGTACATTCGTACTGAAAGGGAACCCCCGGTGATGTGCACATTATACTCTTTCATTCTGGGGTTTCCCAATGACGTAAAAATTTCCACTACACAATAAAATTACTGACTCATGTGAAAAGTGTGCTTTTTATTAACAGAGCAGAGGGTTTACAGTAGATATATGTTTGCCAGGGCCACCGTTTTCTAACACCGATCACCGCCACCATTACCACCCGTTGAACTCCACACCCGGGAGCCGCCTGATCGCCAGGGACTCCTCACCGTCCATCGTCCGAACAAGCTCCCGTCACCGATGCTGCCACCATCACCGAGAGAAAGAACCGCTTGCTGCAGATACGCTTGGGCTCGCCTCCGTGCGGACGCCGTTTCGTGCAGACGCTGAGTAGATCGAGCAGAGAATGTCAAAACGACATTACCGCGATCCGCTCCCCTCTTTTTTCTTTTTCTCATTCACGTGTATTCTTGATGATAATGTACCATGGCTACGGTGGTGAACTGCGTCGCGGATCCCGTCACGGGTTTCAACAGATCGACGTCGGTCAGCGGCGCCGTCACCGCCATGTCCGGCGGAGGCACGCTGTTTCTCTGGTTAGCGACGTGGACCGACGACGAAGACGATGAACCCGCGCGGCGGTCTGTTATCCGCGACGACGCGTAGCTGCACTGGGAAGACACTTCCTCCCAACGGACCAAGATCTCATCGGGTCGTTCGGAGAAACGGTATCGTCTGTCCGACTCCCGCCGTACGGCGCCGAGGCCCAGCGACGACAGGTCCGCGAACCGGCGCTCGTATTCCCCGTACAGCTCGCAACAGCGGATCAGCCAGCGGTAGCTCAAAAACATGCGCACCAGTTTGAAGGTGTCGTGCCAATGGTAAGCTAGATAGCAGAGAATGGCCACGATCAGCACGAGCATCACGCCGATGATGGGTAACCCGACGTTCAGCGGCAGATCGTCCATGGTGACCGTCCTCTGTCCGGATCTACGTCCCAGTCTCTCTCTTTTGTACAGCACTCGCGCGGGAACGGCCCCCTCAACCCTCTTACGTAGCGGGAGATACGGCGTTCTCCCGCGGGCCACTTACTTGCACGGTCGCTTGAACGGCGGCTTGGACCGCCACATGTACCGCATCCATCCATTCTGGCAGCAGCGCGTTCGACGACGTCGTACGAGTCGCGGATGATGTTACCCCGCCAGCACCTCCGCCGGCAACCGCGTCGTCGTTGCTATCGTCGCCGGTTTCGGGCGATGACAGCGCCGGCGGCGCGGGTCTCGTCTCGTCCACCATTTCCACCGTGTCGAAGCGACAGCCGCTGCCGTAGTACATGGCCCCGTTCAACGGCCGGCGGGCCGGGTCGCCGAGTTCCGGGTCGGGCACATCCATGGCTCGCCGTCTGCTTCTCTGCCGCTCGTGGTGCCGACGGCACTTCTCAGGATAATGACAGCCGCAAAATAGATCGTGGAGCATGTCTCGCCAACTGTCCTGGTGGTAATATCTTAAGTACGCGATGAGCGCGCCGATGGCCATAATCATAAGCGTAAGCAAAACGGCACAGATAACGTGAAACACCGCGGTCATCCAAGTCGGGCGGCGTCGGGGACGCGGTGGGTCGGTTTCTCTTACGCCGGCGTCACTCAGCCACCACACCCGTAGTCGACATTCCCAGAACCGGTGAATGCGACTCAGGACCTTTCGACGCCGCCATTTATTTCCAACGTCCAAGTCCCACGTCATTTCTGGCATCTCCACGCCCTTGACTGACATACTCTCTTTCTCTCTCTTAGCTGCGGTGAAAAAGAGGGAAGGCGTGTGCTGCTATACAACTGTACAACGGACGCGCTCGCTGTTTCGGTCTCAGGTCATCTGCATTGACTCGGCGTCCTTCATGACGCTCTGCACCGCCTTTTCCAAGAGTTCCTCGATGTCCGACCATCGAGGAGGCGGGGCTAACTCGGAAACCGACACGATAGGCAGCGTGGTCGGCTCCGTCGGCGTGCGGGGTCGGGGACAGGGACACGAGAGTCCCACCTTCGAGAGATTCTCCAGCCCGACGGTGCGCGGCAGTCTCGGATTCCGCGGTGGCTTTTGTGGCGTCGGCGTTTTCGGGAAGGGCCTGGGCGTCACCGGCGGTGTCCAGCCGACCGGCTTGGGTTTCGTGGGCGGCGGTGTTTTCTTGGTGGGCGGCGTGCTCAGGTTCTTACGCGGCGCGGGTATCGGCGTCGGGGGCCTGTGCGACGACAGCCGCGTGGTGGGGGCCCGGACCGGCGGCGTAGGCGGCCGCTTCTTGCGCCCGGGCGGCGGAGGTGGCTTCCAGGATGGCGGCGGCTGATGCAGTACCGTGTCGACGCTGGCCGAGGACGACAAAGAGCTCGACGAGGAGCAATGCGACGGAGATCGGCCGATGCTGGTCGGCGTTCCCGGCGTGGATACGTCGGGGATCTCGAATCGCGCCGGAGGAAACTCGGGTTTATCTATCGGCAGACCATCCTCTCCTATGTAGAGCGACGTACACCGCGGCACCTGCGGCGTCGGCGGGTGGGTGGCCACCCGCATGAGCCCCAGTTCCAGATCCAGCGGCTCAACGACGTCTTCTTTCGGAATTCGATAGCAGCACGCGCAGGCACCACGCTTATCAGAAGCAGCACCCGGGAGCCGGCCTCGCGACGAAGTCTCGTCGGATCGCTTGCGGCCTCGGCGCTGGGTAAATAAGGAAATGGCCAGGACCAGGGAAGCCAGTCCGGTACCGCCGAGGAGCCCGACGCCGAGCCACAGCCACACCATGATCTTCTCTCCTGCTTGGAATCTCAAACTCCGTGTCGGGAAGGGCCGGTGTACGGACATTTATGCCTTGGATTTCTGGAAACGTCATTTTTTGGCAAGGAATGTGTTTATTGTCCAAACACTGAGGAAGGAGATGTGAGCCAAGTCGGAAAATTCCTTATCACACCGGGGGCGGGTTACGTTCCGGTCTGATGCTGCTGCTGTTGTTGTAGAGCCGCGGCCATGGCCGCCTGCACGGCAGCTTGTACCGCCTCGGCCACGCCGGGTGGCATCTGCGGCATGGCGGGGGGAGACGCGTCGGGCGGACCGCCGGGCATCGCCGTCGGCTGCGACGGTGGTTGTGAACTCACCGTCGGCTCGCACGGAGGTTTGTTCTTCGGTCTACCCTTCGGTTTGTCTTTCGCCCTACCTTTCTTCGGTTTGGGTTCCGATGTCGGTGTTGGCGGTTGCGGTGGGATGACGGGCTGGTGGGACTCCTCCGACGGCGGGGGGACGAACACCGTCGGCGCCGAAACCGGGGGACTCTCGACTATCTCGCAGATCACCCTGTCAGGATCGTCGCCGTGTCCGGGACGCCGTCGATGACCGTATTGGACCATGTCGTAAATCATCGTCTCCTTGTAACACGCTGAACAGCAGCGGCTACAGGGGCCCGAGATGCATTTGCAGCTGCACTTACAGCTGCAGCTGCAGTAGCGAACCCATCGGCAGGTAAGGAGGTCGATTACGGAGTCTTTGAAGAATTCCCGGTAACGGATGAGATACGCGCAGAGGAAAATCATGAAAACAGAACAGCCGACTACGGCTGCGATGCCGGGTCCCGAAGAGACATCCGCCGACGATCCCGCCAAACACCAAATTCCTAAAGCCGCGCATGTTATCCAGGCCACAATAATCGTGGGAACGCCCCATTGGCATTGCCACGAAGGATCGTGCACGTCGCAACCCATTGCTACTGCGTTCTCCCACAAACGCCATCGCACTATTTATCTCTACAGCGGCTGCCGAGTCACGTCCGCCGGCGCCCATCGGCCGCGGCGATCTCCTAGTAACACTCGTCCGACACTTCCACCATCTCCAGCTCGGCCGGCGGTTCGGCGTCCTCCACCAGCGGCGTCGTCTCATCTTTGCCACAGCAGCGGACGCACACCTTCTCCAGGCAGAACGCCACCAGCTGCCGCCGAACGTACCACAGGTACACGTGCAGACCTGCGAACAGGACTACGGAGGTCATGACCACCACGACACACACGGGAATCCAGGGATCAAAATTGCTATCGGAACTCATGGCTATCGCCGCCGACGTGCGCGCGTGTGTCTCACCGCCGCTCGCCCGTTGTCGCGCGGCTTGTTATACGCTAGCCCGTCGCCGCCTCGGGGCACGGTGCCCTCCTACCCACGTAACTTCCTCCGTGACTTAAAGTCGCGTGTGGTAGATCTCCTGCTCCGTGGACGAACCGTCCGGCAGGATAGCGGTTAAGGATTCGGTGCTAAGGCCGTGTCGCCAACGTCGAATGCTACGTTGCAACAGCTTCGACGGACGGCCATCCTCCCTCTCATCGCAATAATAAAACACCAGCAGCGCGCACGACGCGATCACGGTAACCCCCATGACTAGACCCACGCAGATAGCCAGCCCCGCTAGCGTATCCAGCGCCATCCCGTTCGCTCCCGTCGTCGTCTCCTGAACAAAGCAACAACTCCGCAGTCCCCGTTTTCAACCGTTTTTGTTTCCTTCTCCGCGAGCAAATGTTAACTCCCGCGGTCTTTCCGGCCGTGCTCTACCTCCTGGCGCTTGTCGTCTGGGTTGAGATGTTCTGCCTCGTCGCCGTAGCCGTCGTCGAGCGCGAGATCGCCTGGGCGCTGCTGTTGCGGATGCTGGTCGTTGGCCTGATGGTGGAAGTCGGCGCCGCCGCCGCTTGGACCTTCGTGCGTTGTCTCGCCTATCAGCGTTCCTTCCCCGTGCTTACAGCCTTCCCCTGAAACCCACGTTAACCGACCGTCCCGAAAACGCCGGTGTTAACACAGGAAAAAAAGAAACCACGCAGGAACCGCGCAGGAACCACGCGGAACATGGGACACTATCTGGAAATCCTGTTCAACGTCATCGTCTTCACTCTGCTGCTCGGCGTCATGGTCAGTATCGTCGCTTGGTACTTCACGTGAACCACCGTCGTCCCGGTTTAAAAACCATCATCGACGGCCGTTATAAAGCCACCCGGACACGCGCCGCGGCACTTGCCTACGGCGCTGCTCCAGGGAAACTCCTCTTCCTTCTGCTCTTCCTCCTTCACCGCAGGGATCGTTTCCCTCGGCCAGGGACATACCGAAGCAACTACCGGAACAACCTGGAGGAGTCGCGGCATGACGGCGCCCAAGTGTGTCACCACCACGACCTATCTGGTCAAGACCAAGGAGCAGCCCTGGTGGCCCGACAACGCCATCAGGAGATGGTGGATCAGCGTTGCCATCGTCATCTTCATCGGAGTCTGTCTGGTGGCCCTGATGTACTTTACGCAGCAGCAGGCACGCAACGGGAGCGGCAGCGGCTAGACAAGTCCCAGGCGGCTACAGCTCCAAGCGCCGTAGCCGGCCCGCCTGCCGATCGCGACGTCGTGGACCATCGAACAGAGAGTCACGCGTACGAGACCCCGAGGTACGCCACGCGGTGCCTAACGCGGTATACCACACCCGTACGGTCTGCAGTGCGGCGTACAACGTGTGGAAAACGCGTTGCGTCGCAGAGTCCGCCACGTCCCTGTCTTGTCGCTCCCCAATCGTCTCCCGCACACCCCCCGCGGCACCCAGAGGGCGGGTGAGGCAAGTATTCTTAAGGCCGTTCTCCGTTCCATAGCCCATAAATTGTTGATTCCGGAGCTCGTTGGCGCGGAAATAGCCGGATAAGGGGAGCAACAACCGTCGGCGAAAGCCGTCCCGGTCATTCAGTCCGGGTTTCGCGTCCAGTCGGACGTGTGACCGTTGGGCAACGGAACGGCGTTTCACTGCCAAAATTGTATCGGGTAGTGTACGAGACGTCGGCGGTGCAGAATGCGACTCGCGGCGTAGCTCGCCGTCGCTATGCGGCTCGTCGCCGTGTGGCGCGGCCTGGCCGGCTGTCTGCGCCCAGATCTGTTGGCCTTTTGGTTCCTCTGGCTGCTGCTGCGTGTGTGCTTTGGCAGACGCGGTGGCAGTTTGCGGTCTGCGGTAAGTGAGGATGTTGCCGAGCAAGCGCACTTGCGGCGCGTGATCGGCACGCGTGTTATTGTAGGTTCGTTGCCAGATGGCAAGTGCTGTCAACAGCAGACGTTGTGGGCGGTCGGTGTATTTTTGTGGGTTGCGGTGAGAGTCGGCACTCGGTGTTTTGTGAGTGATCTCAACAGTTTGTGTTGCTTTTAGCAGCGTCCAAAACAGCGACGCGACTTTGGGGATGGCCTCGTGCTCACCGCCGCGGAGAGTGTCGCCGGACCTGCTCGTCAGCAGCGAGCTACGCAGACGGAATATCTGGAGGAGAGTTACGTGTGTCACAGGAGAGCGCGGGTCTCCGGCGGTAACGACGGCGGTGTCGTCGACACGTGTGCGGCCTGCTGTGCTCTGCGGAAAAGCGCCGGTCTCGGAGACCGTGGACGAAAAAGAGAACGGAGCAGCTACCGCTGGCGGCGGCGGCGTTAATGCTGCCGTTGATGTTAGACGTTGTGAGTACTCGGAAACAGCGGTGAGGCAGAAGCTCGATCCTTCAGGGAACGACAGTCGATGTGTGGTAGCCGCAGCAGGTGAGGTTGGGGCGGATAACGTGTTGCGGATCGTGGCGAGAACGTCGTCCTCCCCTTCTTCACCGCCCCACCCACCCTCGGTTGGTGTTTCTTTTTTCTTGTGTCCTGCAGATAGTTCCACGGACAGCGACGGCAAGTCCATAATCGCCGGTGTGCAAGTGGTGGACCACGACGAAGATATCATCGCGCCGCAGAGTTTGTGGTGCACGGCGTTCAAGGAAGCCCTCTGGGATGTGGCTCTGTTGGAAGTGCCGCGTTGGGCGTGGCAGGGCTGGAAGAGGTGGCGCAACAGCGAGTCTGGGCGTCGATGGAGTGCTGGGTCTGCGTCGGCTTCCAGCTTGTCTGACTTGGCGGGCGAGGCCGTTGGAGAATTGGTGGGATCGGTCGTCGCGTACGTGATCCTTGAACGTCTGTGGTTGGCAGCCAGGGGCTGGGTGTGCGAAACCGGTGTGGAAGCCGAGGAGGCTATGGCGCGGCGGCGACAGCGCATGCTGTGGCGTATGTTCTCTCGTGGAGGCGACGGCGAATGCAGCAGACGGTGTTCGATGGAGATGGCGTGCGAGGAAGAAAGCGCCGTGTTGTGAGCAGACGACGTTGGATGCGGGACGTCGGAGCACATGGGCCATGTGTGGTGGCAGATGGCGGTGTCCACTTGTGCTTGTCGCGGCAGTGCACAGACGAAGCAACATGTCGCTGTGAAGAGATAGAGTGTGAGCATAGCTGTATGCAGCGTTGCGTGTAGAAGCGGGGGGATGAAGACGTTAATAAAGAGTAGCGGCGGTTGTGATAGGGCGACCGCTGAGGCGAGCTGCGTGTGCGTGCCGTCTGTGTTCCCCGTGTCCGCCGCGAAAGGCCCCCGTCCCCGTCCCCGCCGCAAGAGTCCCCCGTCCCCGCCACGCAACAGCTCGCCATCCCGCAACTCCCCGTCCCCGCCGCGAAATGCCCCTGTCCCCGTCCTCACCACCGTCCCCGCCGCAAGAGTCCCCCGTCCCCGGCACGCAACAGCCCGCCATCCCGCGACGCCCCGTCCCCGCACACCCCCCGTCCCCGCACACCCCCCGTCCCCGCACACCCCCCGTCCCCGCACACCCCCCGTCCCCGGCGCAACCCCCGTCCCTGTCCCCAGCGTAACTCCCGTTACCGGCGCCGGCGCCCAGCACGCCCGAAAACAACGCCGTCGCCGCCCCGAAAAGCGAAGCGCTGCGCAAAAGCTGCGTAGAAACGCCGCACAAACACCGTAGAAACACCCGCCGCCAACCCCCGAGCGCCCGCAACACCCCGTCCCCGGCGCTGGTCCGCGAAAAAAAACACCGCGGGACGCCACGCAACGGCAGTGCGCACAAAGCGCCGGACACAGCACGCCGCAAACGCGCTGAGGACGCCGACGCGCTTACTTATGTCACGCAACACTCCCTCAGCCCTGTCCAGTGTCGGACTGGCGGAACGACAAGTGCTGTGGAGCCACACGCACCGGCAGCGCGCAGAAAGCGCCGTGGACAGCAAGCCGCAGAAGCGGCGGAGCGCTTGCGGCGCCATAAAGGCGCTTAGCCCTGTCCCGCACCGGCGGCGGTCGGGGTGTGTCGGGGGCGCGGCGGGGTGGGTGTGTGCCGGGTGTGGCGGGTGTGTCAGGGTGTGCCGCGGGTGTGTCGCGGGCGTGTGCCGGGTGTGTCGGGGTGTGTTGGCCGGGTGTGTCGCGGGCGTGTGCCGGGTGTGTCGGGGTGTGTTGGCCGGGTGTGTCGCGGGCGTGTGCCGGGTGTGTCGGCGGGGTGTGTCAGGGGTGTGTCGGGGTGTGTTGGCGGGCCGTGTCTGCGTGTGTCCTCGACGCGGGTTGTGCAGTGTGCCCCGGGGCCCGCGACTCCTCCCTTGCGCCCGCGTCTTGTCTGGCCGTTGTTTTGCGTGTGTCCCCAAGGACCCGCGCTGCCGTCCCCTGGGGACTCAAACAGACACAGACGCGCGTCTGCTTTTCGCCGTGCGCGCCGCACGTCGCTTTTATTCGCCGTCGCCGTACCCACCGCAGCACACGCAACTAGTCGCCGTCGCCGTCCACACACGCAACTCCAAATTTCACCCCCCCGCAGAAAACACCCCCCCGCCCCTCGGGGACCCAGCACACGGCCCGGAATGGATGTCGGGCGTCCACCTAGGAGGGTGCGCGCTCGGGGACCCAGTCCGCGGCCCTGTTGCGCGTGTTCCTCCGGGTTCCTGCCTTTTCCAGTCGAGTGCGTCGTCGGCTGCCGGGTGGTTTTCCACGGCCTTCCAGACTGCACGGCCCCAAGGCGGCGCCAGCAAGCGCCATACACGTCGCTGCCTATAAAAGCCAGGTGCGTGTCTGCCGTGGCACACGGACGACGGAGCCGTCCGCGTGTGTAAACGGCGTGGTCGCTGACGCGGGTTTGCTTCCTATATAGTGGACGTCGGAGGTGTCCGGCGGCCATGGCCCAGCGCAACGGCATGTCGCCGCGCCCCCCGCCCCTCGGTCGCGGCCGCGGGGCCGGAGGGCCTTCGGGGGTTGGTTCCTCTCCTCCTTCTTCTTGTGTGCCGATGGGAGCGACGTCAACAGCGGGCACTGGTGCGAGTGCTGCGCCTACGGCGACGCCGGGCCACGGCGTCCACCGGGTAGAACCCCGCGGGCCGCCGGGCGCCCCTCCGAGTAGCGGCAACAACAGCAACTTTTGGCACGGCCCGGAGCGCCTGTTGCTGTCTCAGATTCCGGTGGAGCGCCAGGCGCTGACGGAGCTGGAATACCAGGCCATGGGCGCCGTGTGGCGCGCGGCGTTTCTGGCCAACAGCACGGGCCGCGCCATGCGCAAGTGGTCGCAGCGCGACGCGGGCACGCTGCTGCCGCTCGGACGGCCGTACGGATTCTACGCGCGGGTGACGCCGCGCAGCCAGATGAACGGCGTGGGCGCGACGGACCTGCGTCAGCTGTCGCCGCGGGACGCGTGGATCGTGCTGGTGGCGACCGTGGTGCACGAGGTGGACCCCGCGGCCGACCCGACGGTGGGCGACAAGGCCGGCCATCCCGAGGGTCTGTGCGCGCAGGACGGACTGTACCTGGCGCTGGGCGCCGGGTTCCGCGTGTTCGTCTACGACCTGGCGAACAACACGCTGATCCTAGCGGCGCGCGACGCGGACGAGTGGTTTCGGCACGGCGCGGGCGAGGTGGTGCGGCTGTACCGCTGCAACCGGCTGGGCGTGGGCACCCCGCGCGCGACGCTGCTGCCTCAGCCGGCGCTCCGACAGACGTTGCTGCGCGCCGAGGAGGCGACGGCGCTCGGACGGGAGCTGCGCCGGCGGTGGGCCGGCACGACGGTGGCACTACAGACGCCGGGAAGGCGACTGCAGCCGATGGTGCTGCTGGGCGCGTGGCAGGAGCTGGCGCAGTACGAGCCGTTCGCGTCGGCGCCGCACCCCGCGTCGCTGCTGACGGCCGTGCGTCGGCACCTGAACCAGCGTCTGTGCTGCGGCTGGCTGGCGCTGGGCGCGGTGCTGCCCGCGCGGTGGCTGGGTTGCGCGGCGGGGCCGGCGACGGGGACGACGTCGCCGCCAGCGGCGAGCGGCACGGAGACGGAGGCCGCCGGCGGGGACGCGCCGTGCGCGATGGCAGGAGCCGTGGGGTCTGCTGTGACTATACCTCCGCAGCCGTACGGAGGCGCCGGCGGGAGCGCGATTTGCGTGCCAAACGCGGACGCGCACGCGGTGGTCGGGGCGGACGCGACGGCGGCGGCAGCGGCAGCAGCGGCGGCGCCGACGGTGATGGTGGGTCCGACGGCGATGGCGGGTCCGGCGGCGTCGGGGACCGTGCCGCGCGCCATGCTGGTGGTGGTGCTGGACGAGCTGGGCGCCGTGTTCGGGTACTGCCCGCTGGACGGGCACGTGTACCCGCTGGCGGCGGAGCTGTCGCACTTTCTGCGCGCGGGCGTGCTGGGCGCGCTGGCGCTGGGGCGCGAGTCGGCGCCCGCCGCCGAGGCCGCGCGGCGGCTGCTGCCCGAGCTGGACCGCGAGCAGTGGGAGCGGCCGCGCTGGGACGCGCTGCACCTGCACCCGCGCGCCGCGCTGTGGGCGCGCGAGCCGCACGGGCAGTGGGAGTTCATGTTTCGCGAACAACGCGGTGACCCCATACATGATCCCGTCGCATTTCGTCTTTCGGACGCTCGAACTCTCGGTCTCGACCTCACCACCGTCATGACAGAGCGTCAAAGTCAATTGCCCGAAAAGTATATCGGTTTCTATCAGATTAGGAAACCTCCTTGGCTCATGGAACAACCTCCACCCCCATCTCGCCAAACCAAACCGGACGCTGCAACGATGCCCCCACCGCTCAGTGCTCAGGCAAGCGTCAGCTATGCGCTCCGATACGATGATGAGTCTTGGCGCCCGCTCAGCACAGTTGACGACCACAAAGCCTGGTTGGATCTCGACGAATCACATTGGGTCCTCGGGGACAGCCGACCCGACGATATAAAACAACGCAGACTGCTGAAGGCCACTCAACGACGAGGCGCCGAAATCGACAGACCCATGCCTGTCGTGCCTGAAGAATGTTACGACCAACGCTTCACTACCGAAGGCCACCAGGTCATCCCGTTGTGCGCGTCCGAACCCGAGGATGACGACGAAGATCCTACCTACGACGAATTGCCGTCGCGCCCACCCCAGAAACATAAGCCGCCAGACAAACCTCCGCGCTTATGCAAAACGGGCCCCGGCCCACCTCCGCTGCCGCCAAAGCAACGGCACGGTTCCACCGACGGAAAAGTTTCTGCGCCCCGACAGTCGGAGCATCATAAAAGACAGACCCGACCGCCAAGACCGCCACCGCCCAAATTCGGGGATAGAACCGCGGCCCATCTCTCGCAAAATATGCGAGACATGTACCTCGATATGTGTACATCTTCGGGCCACAGGCCACGGCCGCCAGCACCTCCGCGGCCGAAAAAATGTCAAACACACGCCCCTCACCACGTTCATCATTGAAAGTCTCTCCAGTCCCTATGTTGTCAGGACGTGCTGTCGTTCTTCGCTTGCTGCGAAGCCCGTTCTTCCGAGTCGTGTCGCTGCGTCCAGCGTCGCGCCCAAGATGGGAATTTGGGTCTTTTCACGCGTAGCCTCCTCCACCACGGCTGCTGATCGCCGTCACTAAGGACCGACACGGAGGATGACGAGGAGCTTCTCCCCGACTCCGCGGTCCGCGACCGGCTACGTAGCGCGTGTCCCTGCCAGTCTCCGCAGTTACACCACACGTCGTGAGCAGCGTGCACCTGCTGCCGCCACTGGGCCTCGGCGTGCTCAGGCCACCCGCCGGAGCCCGGTCTGAGCTCCGACGCAGGATGCGCGTACTCAACGTGCGCCTTCCAGTCCATACAGCAACACCATAGGTCGTGTGAGTCGTCGGCTACCCGCCGCCAGGCCAGTTCCCGCATGGGAAGGCTGGACACGCCGACCGAGAGGTCACCGAGCCCGGACGCCATCTCTTCTTCCTCTCCGTCGCTGTCATTAAGCAGCCAGGTCACCTCCTCCGCTCCGCGGTCCGCCGGTCTCGACGGACCGCGCCGCCGTCGGCAACACGGAAAACAGCACGCCAGCCCGAGCCGCTAAGGCCGCATGCCCCTGCCGCCCAACTGAACACGCATACCCCGCTCAACTGCGTTTTGCCACCCCTGCCAGTGCTCTCGCTCGAGCACCACCCCGTATCTCCCAACCTTTTTCCAATAAACGAAACCGACATGACATACGTAATGGGTGCTCGTGGCTACATTTATTGAAACAAACCGCGATCCCGGGCGTCTTAGCACACGAAAAACCGCATCCACATCATAGACAAGTTACAGTCCACAGTCACATACACGATAAACAATACCAACAGGGTAATGTTTATGGAGTAAAACACTATTGTCCAGGCCACATGCGTGTATGACTTCCGCACCATCCCGTACTGCATGTTCCACATGTACGCGCTAGACGTGTAATCCACTCGCAGTTCGGGGACGCAACGCAGCCAGATCACATCCCCTTGCAGTACCAGACGCAGGGCTAGCGTCTCGAAGATCGGCATCACATCTAAGTTCCGCACGTTCCACTTTAACGACTCCCCGGGAACGAACTCCACGTCGTCGGCGTGTACGTACAGGTTCTCTCCCACGCCGCCATAATCGGCCTTCGGATCGAAGACGAACCGACTCATGTTGCCCACGATGCTCCCCCGAGCAAACAACTTGCCGTTGTCAATGTAGCACCGGTTGTCCTCGATCTCAAACCAGGGGTGCTTGGCCGTGGACTTCCAGGGCCGGAGCGCGTCTTCCCCGGCTTTAGTGATGCCATCGGGCAGGCGGATCAAGGGACCCATGGAGGTCCAAAGACCCACCCAGGCTTTCCAGAGATTGTTCATGGTGAAACAGCGTGTGGACTGTACGCTCTTTCCCAAGTTATATCCCAGAGTAGTGACGTGAGCCCAGCCACCTCCCAGATTCCTGACGTTTTGGTTAGCTTTCCTGCCAATTCCTCCCGTAGACTTATGATTCTCCTAGCCCATTCCCGATAAAAATACACGGAGACAGTAGATAGAGTTACGAATAAACCGGTTTATTTATTCAAGTGTCTCAGGAGATTATTGAACGAGCGTGGATACCACGCCATCGTCAGTTCATGGTGGCATTGAGCAGCCATAGCACCAGAGTCCCGGCGCCCGGTATCAGACATGCTGACCTACCGGGCGCCTCCGAGTCCATATCCCGCGGCCTGGGTGTTAGAGTCCGTACCTGGCAGCCCAGGTAGGTTTCAGGTACCAGCTGGTTCGTACCTGTTAAATAAATCGCAGACGGGCGCTCACCCCTACGGTCAGGAGCACAAGAACAACCAGAGAGAACAGATATACGAGCAGGGTTCTGAACAGCAGACCCCAATTGTCGTCTCTCATGCTTCGCTGAAGGTACCAGTTGATGGTCTGAGAGCTATAGTCCATCCTCACCTGGGGAACACACGCGGCATATTTCTTGGGGTCTCCCCACCTCGTAGACAACGTGATGTCCACCATATCCACGGTGTGCGACACCGGGTACCCACCGATGTTCCACTCGAAATAGGCTCCGCGCTCATCATGGTGGTACTGCTCACCGGACACTTGCAATCTGTCCATGTAAGATTGAGAGACGATACCCACGTTCACAAAGTGTTTCTTGGTGAAGTTGCCCGACATCCTCCCCTTGAAGTACAGCATGCCCATATGGAACCAGCATTGGTTCTCCTCCACCCGAAAGTGGGCCGATTTGATCTCCGATACCACCACATTCAGGGGCCGGGGCACCGAGTCCGCGAGTCTCAGGAACAGGACGGCCAGGATCGCGAGCACCAACACCGGCTTCATGGCTCCGAAGGTCCGCTGCTCGGCTCCGCTCACCGCTCCGGTCTGGCTGCAGCAGTGCTTCGCTGAGAAGTAGCGTGTGGACTGCACGGTGTTTTTGAATATATAGCGTTTCTTGGTGACGTTGTTTCCCCTACGTAGTAGGCAACTACGTGCCAAAAGAGGCGTTACGGTACTTTCCGTACCGGGATTTCCAAACCGCGACTTTCCACACGGCGGTTTCAACACCGGGACTTTTCACACGGTGATTTCGGCACCGGGACTTTCCACACGGCGGTTTCGCCACCGCTGACGTTCTCATCGCCGCCCACGTCAACGGTGGCGACACCGTACTTTCCCATGCGGTTTATAAACGTCAAGAGTCACGTCAGTCGCCCACCCCCATTACACGGCGATATCCCGATAGGGCATGAGGGGACCCGGGTGTCGCGACATGTCGACGACAGGTGCGGATTAGTGGTCGTGTCGCGACATGGACGTGCAGGGGGATGTCTGTCGCGATAGAGTTGATGTGACAGCCCGCTACACCTCTCTGTCGCGACATGCATACACAACGGGCCGGCTTGTCGGCGATTGTCGCGACATATCGTTATCAGTTAGCGACCGGAGTTGTCTATCGCGACATATCGTCGACTATCGCGACAGAAAAAATACCGTTCGTAGAGAATGCCGTGTTGAAGGAACGCGCTTTTATTGAGACGATAAAACAGCATCAGGAGCCACAACGTCGAATCCCACGTCCAGTCGATTCGTATGTTATGCTGCACAGCAATGCTAGAATAACAACCAGCAGGGTAATCCCGCAACATAAATACAAAGTCACAGCGAAGAATCCGTGTCGTTCTATCAAGCGAAACGCGTTCCAAACGGCCCCGTCACAGACGCAGTTATTCATAAGCGTTAACAACCGGTGGCTAGGATGAATATCCAAATCACAGGGCAGTAGCCGACGGACTCGTTGACAGGTCAGCCTACCCTCAAGGTTCCTATCGTTCGGACGGGATTTGTGCGTTTTAGGCCTCTTTTTCGCCGCCTGCAAGCATTGGTGCGCAAAGTCCTCACCCAGCTGTTTCCAGCTATCATCTGCATCTGTGCAGTCCCCTGTATCGTTGTAACAAACGGGTCTGTGCGACTTTGTTCTCGGAACACAAGCTTGTCGCGGAGACAGAGAGAGAAGGGTTTTCGGGTCACGCGAAGACCGCTCACCGGGGGTCGGCAACGCACACATCAACAGAAAACCGAGACGGATCAAGAGGTCCATAGTGAAGAAGGAGCGATATCGACGTACTTACGAAACGGCGATTATATATGTTCTCAACAATACCGCCCTACGTTGTATGATGTAACGTGTGACGTGAGTCTGATCCAACACTGAACGCTTTCGTCGTGTTTTTCATGCAGCTTTTACGGACCATGACAAGCCTGACGAGAGCGTTCATCGGGGCATGAAGTACGCATTACACAAACTCCATATATTTGTTACGATAGAATACGGAACGGAGGAGGCTTTCGCCACACCTATCCTGAAAGCGTTGCATTCTTTATGATAGGTGTGACGATGTCTTTACCATTCCCACGGCTGCTTTGCGTGATGATGACATTCATCATGTATTTCCATTCACACATACCTTTTGTGCATACGGTTTATATATGACCATCCACGCTTATAACGAACCTAACAGTTTATTAGCCCTTGACAGGATAGGTCAAAAGATTATATGTAGGTTTTCCGGTAAACCGAATTGTGATATTTCTCTGCAGGAAATAGAACAGCCTGGTACCTATAAAACGGACAATGCAGTACTGTAGCAGCGTAACCAAGTAGGTCCACATGAACACGTACAAAATTATGGTAAGCCATCGTTTTTCATACCACAGCCTGTAGCTGTCGTACATGAATGAGGACGGTCGAGGAACCCAGGGTAGTTGTAATTGGGGGCGACATTCGTACTGTCCAGAAGACAATTGCACGGGTTTCAGTGAGATGAGTACTTTAGCGATGTCGGCGGGGGCGCTACGTTTCACCGTGACGGTGAGAACTTGACCGTCGTTTTGTACTTCATGAGGCACGTTATACAAGCCACTGGTATCATGAAGGATGACCTCTGATGCGATGTGAGGATTAAATTGTCCCTCAAACCGCCAAACGCTGGTCATGTTTCCACCGTCAATTACGCAGCTGACGGTGTGAGATACCACGATGTTGGACTTAGGTTTGGGGGCTAATTGCCTTTTTACAAATTCCCTTCTGTATTGCAGGTCCTGCTGCCACTGCTTTTCCGTGCGGAAAGTCGCCATGTCTTCCACACGTGTGGCGACGATAGACGCCACCAAGGTAGATACCAGAAGCAGCTGGATCCGCATGGTATTACCGTATGTCAATTAGAAAGTTGAGCGGACACGGTTATCGTTCCTGGCGGATATAAGTATATAAACGCGAGTTAGCCTTTCCCGTCCGTTTTGTACACCCGTTCCCCACACAAATGACGAATACGACCTTTTTTTTTTATAAAAATAAACCACGTGTATTATAGAAAAACATTTACATAGAAAAGAGACACACGGATCAACATAAGGACTTTTCACACTTTTGGGGTACACAGGCGTGCCACCGCAGATAGTAAGCGCTGGATACACGGTATACAGTCCTGGCCAGCACGTATCCCAACAGCAGCACCATCGCCATCTGTATGGCGATCACGACCCCGAGCTCTAAGTGTCTGTATTCATAGTGTAGTCGTCGCAGGTTATCCACTGAATTCCCGTAACTGAAATAACGTATATGGTACCGAGGCTGGCACCACATGGGTTTGCATTTGGTGCACGGCACCAAATGCAGAGTGAGATGGTCCAAGTCCGTGGGCACCCACTGGCGCAAACGGAATACGGCTTCGGTGGTCTCCACGAGGCACTCCGGGGCGTGCAGACGGCCCCACTTTCGTCCGCGACGGCCCGACCAGCCGACCCGAGCCACTATCCCTTTCTCGGGATAGAACGTACCCTGTACACGCCACACAGCGTCCAACACGCCGTCCTTGACGACGCAGCTGGCCTGATAGCTGGACACGTTGTTAAGCGGCGGAAAGCGAAACTGACGTGCCGGCGGAGCCACATAGTTCGGTTCACCGTGTTGTCGCGGTTCGTCCTCCCTATAGTAATAGTAGTCGTCGTCCTCATAGGGGTTGCCGGCGTGAGCCAGCGTTACCCAACAGCAGCCCAGGCCGACGAGGAGGCGCAGCCACCGCCTCATGGCGGCTTCGCCAGTCAATCGTCTTTAGCCTCTTCTTCCCGTGAAGTCCTTCCGGTGGCGCGGTGCCGACCTCGGACCCAGGGACGTATCCACCTCAGGTACACACAGCAGGCTACCTGGACACCGAAGCTGAACAAGGCTACGTGTTTCACAAACTGCACCAGTACCACATAGAGGAATGTCAGGTAGCGTCTCTCCGCAAACAGCCGTTCCAAGTCTGAGGGCGTTACCCGCAGCGGCAACCAGGGCAGCCTGGACGCCGGCCGGCAATGGAGCACGCTCCGGTTACAGGCACTGCAGGGGTAAACGGTTAACATCACGTAAGAGAGTCGTGCGTCCACCTGTGGGAGCTCAGTTTCGTAACGTAGAGCCCCGTCATTTTCCAGCTGGGGTGCGCCGACCTTGAAATGGGTCGCGCTCCGCTCGTTACCCCAGGTGCCGTAGGCTCTCGGGGCCGTATCGGAGAAGTTGCCACGCACAAGCCAGGCGGCCACGAGTACCCCGTGCTGGACGTAACATTCGGACACGGAACTGGAGACACGGTAGCCGGACACGTCCCCAAACCCGCGAGGGTACTGGGGCAGACGAACGGACTTGCTATTTGACAACGGACAGATACGAGACGACGAGGACGCAGACGACTCGTCGCTGGACCACGACAACCGGAGCGACTCCTTGGAGCGGCTCGAGAGTACACTTACTGCGATCAGACACCAGTGCCAGAAGAAGGAACAGGTGGACGGGGACCACAGGATCATAGCCGCCGGCACCGCGGCCGGCCGCAGGAAGCCGCCCGGCGCGTCGTCTGTGTGCGGGAGCCGAAACACCGTGCCTCTTTATATCGTCCCGACGTGACGCGAGTATTACGTGTCAGGGGAAACCCCCGTCACGACGAACGTGATTTGTAAGTGACGCGGGGTGCTGACGGGGTTCGGCCCGAGAGGTGACGGAGCGCCTCACGTCAGTATGATGTCCGATCCGCGTCAGCCCCGACGTGGTTGTGGTCACCGAAACCCACGTTTATATGGACGTTGAGAGCAGCGCCTGACCACATGATTCATCATACCATTTCTCGGAATCGGGCCCATGCCGGGAAAGCACATTCCTTTTCAGTAAACAACAATGACATCATAACAAATCATTTTATTCGCGAGGTGGATAATAACCGCATATCAGGAGGAGGGATCGGGTGATGACGCAGGCCCCGCAGAACAGTCCGAAATAAATTTTTAGTATTGCCCCATAGTCGCCTAGATACCAGAGGTACGTCAAGTTCATCAAAACGCCCATCGGCGTCCCGGAATCGTATACCGGGCACACGAAGCGTTCATAACAATCCCGGGAGGCGAGTGTTAGGGTAGCAGAGTAGTTTCGGGGTCGGTTTCCTTCCGGCGACGACAGTTCCGTGGGCAGCAGAATGTACAGCGCCTCGGTAGCTGTCGCGGTGCCTTCCACGAGGATGGGCTGCCGGTGCCTTTCGTGATTTTCCCCGTCGTGTAGCCAAGCCGAGGCCCGCAAAGTCTTAGGCGAGGGGAATTGTCCATAGAGTTTCACCGCACCCTTCAGTACATGGTTCTGAATAACACAGCCGCACGTGAAGTAGGTAGGTTCTCTCGTCTCCTCCGTGGCTGCCGCCACCACTCCCAGCCACCACAACAGGCAGATCGCCAGAGGGTTCCGGAGGCTTCCCCGGCGTAGCATGGTTTTGGGTTAAAGCAAAAAGTCTGGTGAGTCGTTTCCGAGCGACTCGAGATGCACTCCGCTTCAGTCTATATATCACCACTGGTCCGAAAACATCCAGGGAAAATGTCGGTGCAGCCAACCTTTCACATACAGCCCCCAAAACACTTGAATCACTGCCACCATCATCAGCGTATACTGCGCCGACTTAATCGTGAGCGCGTAGTACGCCATTAGACGGCGATCTTCGAACAATAGTCGTTCGATGTCCTCTAACGAGCTCCACAGGGGAACCCAAGGCACGAGGCACCGGGGTTCGCACTCTACATAATAAGTTTGGCATTGATGACAGGGGGAAAAGTAGAACAACACGAGTTTTGTGCGTTGGGGAACACGATAGTCCCGGAGCCAGTAGCGTTTTGCGACGAGGCTTTCGGAGATGTCCTCCACCGGCGTCGGCACTCGATCCGCGTAGCCCTCCAGCGTCTGGTAGTACACCCGGGGTGTCGGCGTGGGCACGGACAGGTTCCCGCGCAGGGTCCACAGAGCCTCCAGTCGACCGCCCGATCGGAGCACGCAGCGCGCCTCGGAATACTCTACTCGGTACTCCGAAACATCGGGCAGAGGCGGTAACGGCTCCGTCTCCACCAAGGGCGGAGGTTCATCGAAAAGAGTCAAGGATAATTCAGGCATACTACCCGCGACCGGGGCCCAGAGGGCTAGAATAAGCATTACAAGATTCATTCTGTCTTACAAGGGAAGGCTGTTCCCCTGTCTAGACTCAAAAGCTGTAAGGCTATCTTATAGCATGTAGTCTTGCACGTCACGGGGAACAGGGTGGTGATCTAGTGACGTCGGGAGAACACGGTGTTTTAGGGTGCGGGGGACAAAGGACAGTACGACAGATTAGGTGATAGAAACGTTTTTTTTTATTTATGAAAAAGCCAGTGTGCCGTGCGGCCTAGGGCCCCGGCGTAGTTTGGATACCAGATGGGGGCCGTCAGGGGTACTACCACGAGCAGAAACATAATGACTTGGTCCATATATAGCAGCATAGCGGTGCGCAGCAGGTCGCCGTCCGTGTAGCAATTTGACGGTGAGCGATAAAGCACCGTTAATGTGTCGCGGATAAGCACGATCTTGAGGCCGTAGATGAAGCTCACAGTCAGTGCTAAAATGATGCGTTGGTATGGTTCCCAGGACTGCACGGCGATGAAGAGCCAGAGTATGGGAAGCATGAAACTTAGCAAACAGAGGATGGCTAACCGTCGTTGCATGTTCCAGGCCATGAGCCAGGCTAGGCCCGTACACCAGACGCAGAGCATGGATGACAGGACATAGGCCTGGATTACCACGGTGCGATCGAAACACAGCCCGATGGTGGACACGGATATCGTAGTGAGGGTGGTATATACCATGACCAGCATCAGGGTCCCGGGTCGGCGCTGACGTTCCAGCCAGTACGCGTGGCAACGCAGAGCACAGGGTAGCAGTGTGCTCCAGAAGGGCAGTGTATCGCGCAGGTAGGGGGTTGTCACGCGCCACGGTATGAGCATGAAAAGGATGGTAGTGGCTATGGTGGCGCTGGTCTGGAACACGACGGTGCCGTAGAGACGTACCATCCAGAGAAAGTGTTGAACGCTCCGCAGGGTGTCTTCATCTTTGGTGATTACGGTGACTCGACGGATCGGCGGTGGTGACGGCGGCGACACGGGTGGGGGTTTCTCTTTCTTATGGCCGAGTGGCTCGCCTTGGTGAAACTGGATCTGTACCATGACGGGTGCTCGACGAACAGTCGTCGGGGCTTCAGGTACCCGGCAAGTTTTATAGAGAAAGGGGGACGATGGGTGGTGGCTACGAGCCACCGCCACCTTCGCAATACGAGGATCTGAAGGCGGCAAAGACGGTCGTCCAGGGCAGGCGCCAGAGGTTGGGACTGAGCACGATCAGCGTGATTTTAAACATGGTCACCAGTCCTACGTAGATCAGCAGCGAGCCGCGTAACGTCTGAGCAGCCGGCAGTTCGTCGCGGATGTAACGCGTGCCGTAGAAAGTCACGGTCATCATAAGGAAGACGATGGCGCCGTAGCCGTAGAGTAGAATACGCTGATGATGGAACACGGTCTGGTCGCCGATAACCCAGAGCGTGATGAAAAAAACGCTGGTGAGCACCCGTGAGCATATGAGCTCCCAACGCTTAGCGCGAAAACTGTCCCCAACCATGACAGCGCCGGTGCAAGCTATCCACAGCGTGAGGACCAGTGTGTAGTCGATGAGGATGGCGGGCAGGTCGGAGCACCAGGTGTAGAAAACCGTGGTAACGGAGAGGAGGCCTACGTAGCCCATGGTCAATACCACGTCGTCGGGGTGCCTTTCGCCCTGTATCAAGACCAAACACCAGAGAAGGGAGGGGGCAAAAACCAGCAGCAGAGGGGAAGATTCATGTTGACATATGTTGTGGGAATCGGGGATACCCAGCCAAATCATTCCGCAGAAAGCCGTACTGATGGCGATGTGAAAGACCACTAGGGCGTAGACCCGGACGAGGACAGCAAAACGGCGCAGCCACATAAGGCCGTGGTGCAGCTGCAGGAGGGAAGCCCATTGCGGCGAATGTAGCGACGGCAGCGGCGGGTCCATGAGGCGGGTGATGCGCCCGAGTGAACGGGTGAGCGTCTCGGTGGAGTCTTCTTATAAACCAGCGGGTCTCAAGCAACCCTGCTCTGGAACGTCGCGGTGGTGCTGTTGAGGATGACGCTGAGCGTGCCGTTGTCAACCCGGTAATGATGATAGGTGCCCAGCTTGGCCAGGTAGCTGAACATTTGGTCCCAGCGTGCCGACCACACCACGGGCGTGAGCATCAGGAGTGTGGTGTGATAGATGAGTGTCTCGGTGGCGTAAAGTACCAGCGAGCTGCGGATGATGTGGCTCACGGGCATTTTGGTGGCGATGTAGCGCACGTCTTGGAAAAGGACGGCCAGGATGCAGCCCACGAACACGGTGTAGAGACACAGCAGAGTCTTATGCAACCAGGTGTAAGTAGAAGCCAGGACGCTGACCATCACCGTCAAAAGTGTGGAGGTGAAAAGCGCGTCACGCCACACAGAGCTGAGGCGGTGTTCCCAAGCCACGCCGTTGCAGGCCACGAACAACGTCCACGTTAGGATGAGGCTGGAAACGCCGATGGGCGCTGTGGCGCACAGGTTGAGCCCGGCGGTGGTGAACGAGAGAAGCGCCACATACAGTGCAAACACCAGGCCGTTGCTGGGGTGTCTGTGGTCGGTGAGCTCCAGCGCGCCCAGAACCAACACCGGTGTGCAGCTAAGCAATAGCGGCGAGGGATCGTCGCGGCACTCGTAGCCCAGTGAGGGGTAACCCAGCCAAACCAGCGCGCTAATGAGTACGCTGAAAGCGGTTTCCAGCGTCAGCAATCCGTAGACACGCATGACGATCGCGGTCCGACGTAGCCAACACACCGCATCTTCGGAAGCTGTGGACGCTGTTTCCGAATACCGGGAGGAGATCGTGCTTCCCTCTTCCAAGGATCGGAAAGTAGCGTCCGTCGTTTCCGCGGACGCGGCTTCCCTGGTACGCTCCGTTTCCGACGACGCGGTTTCCCGCTGCGTGGAAACTGTCTCCATGTCGGGACCGCAGCGCCCGGCGGCGTATCCGCAAGGTCTCGAAGCTACAGCTTGTCAGAGGAAAAGTAGGTTTGCAAAAAGGTGCGCAGGGTCATGATTCTCAGCACCATCAGCAGAGTGAAAACCAGGCTGAGAAACACCTTGACGGCCGCCAAAAGCGCGCGTTCCAGCGGCGTCTCGTAGCGTACAGCCAGGGCCGCTTCGTGGAAATGCGAGACGGCTAGACAGGTAATGAGCACGCTGAAGGACAAGACGATCTTAAAGCACCAGGACCAACCACGCCTCAAGATGACCACCACGATTGCCGTGAAGGTCAACGTGATCAAAGCATGGATGACCACGATCTGACGGCGGACGGTACGTTCGGGAGCCAACAACGCTACGCCGGTGCAGCTGAGAAAGGCCAGTAAGGTGAACAACGCGGCCGAGATGACCAACGTACCGTCCAGGCAGAGACATATTACGATCAACGGCGGCACGTGAAGCAGCGTGTAAAAGAGCAGAACGCCGATATTGCTGGGATGCGATGTTTCGTAACAGTGAATGAAGATCACCGACGTGACGGGTATGACAAAGACGAGGCTGGGCGAGGACTCCGTGAGACACAGACGGGAATGGTGAAACCACGTCGCGGGCGCCGCGTAGCAGAAGGCGCTCAACAACGCGGTCAAGCCGGCCAGCTGCCAACCCACGGCGCCATAGGTGTGCAGCGCCACGCGGCAACAGTCGACCCAAGCCAGACTGCGGGTCGCCAGCCGGGTCTCTTGGATCCCGGGGGGCACGTAGATGACCGTGCCATCGGTGGGTACTTGAAACCCTTTTTCTCTTCTCATGGTGCGCTGCGTTCTCTGGAAACGGCTGCTCTGTCCGAAAACCAGTTCCGAACGAAAATCTAGGGCGAGAGGGTGGACAACGGCGTTGACGACGAAGCATGGGACAGGTCGTTCGGCGTTAACGTCATCGCGTCGGACGACGGTAGTTCTAAGAGACGTAGATCGCTCAGCAGGTCCTGACAGTTGCGGATTCGCAAGATCAGAAAAAAAAGGGAAATGAACGTAATAAAGAGCTGTAGCGACGTATGCGCCACATCGCGTGGCATAAGAACGTGACGGACGAAAAGGACCTGCTGCGAAAAGTGGCCGGCGAAGATAAGGCCCACCGTGCTGTAGAAGCCCAAAAGCAGCCGCAGGGGCCAAGTCCAGGGCCGCGTGAAGACGATGAGAACGTTAGCCAGAAAGACCACGACCCAGACGCCGTTGATGAGGGCAAATTGATCGGACAGGGTGCAGTTGTCGCGACAGATGAAGACTACTTCCGCGCAGAGCAAGGTGATGACCAACGTGAGCACAAACGACGTCAACACCTCGCGGGGCTCCTGGCAGGCACACGTGACACCTAGCGCCGGGATGTGCGCCAGGAGGCCGGCGAGTAATAGCACCAGCTGTCGGAACGGACGACGGCAGCGCGGGTGCCGGTTTCGCTGAGCGAGAACCGGTCGCTCATAGCGGAAATACACGAAGAGCGCGGAGGCCACAGGCACCAGGAGGAGCACCTCGGGCGCCCAGACAACGTGACAAGGAAAGCCCGGACGCGACTTGAGAGTCGCTGTAGGGAAGACCAGAGAGAAGCTACCCAAGACGGCCACCGCCGTGGAGATTTGGAAGAGGAGCAAGCCGGCGATTCGGACGACAACCTCGAAGCGATGCACCCAGCCCAGCACGGCCACCACGGCCGCTTCATCATAGTCGTCGTTGTTGCCGCTGTCGAACAGCCGCCGAAACACGATCTGTCGCTGGGTCGCGGTGGGAAAGCGCAGACCCATGACAGCCGGAGGCTATATGACCGCGCGTCTAAGACGCGAGATCCGTGGGGGGACTTTTAGATGTTTGGGCGGCCCGCGGTTCTAACAGGCTTGATTGGTGGAGACGGCCGGCGCGGCGGGTGGGGGAAACGACGAGTTTTTCCGTTACGCCATGGTTCGCGTGAGGTTTCTCTGTACCTCCCGCAAAAGGTCACAGCCCGAAATGGAGGCCGCGTTGGTGGCCCCGGTGGCGCGTGACGATAACCAGGTCATCCAAGCGATGAGTTTGTCTAATGAGTCCTCGGTGGTGAAAAGGATGAGAATGAGCAGGTACAGGTACACCAGGTTCTCATAGAGACACAAGGTGAGCAGGTCGGCCTCGGACCACGCGATCTCAAACAGGCGCGTGGTGTCAAAGACCGTGACGACCAGCATGAAGCTGAGCGCCATGGCGTAATAGCCCAAAAAAAGTTTGTGCCCCAACGGTACGGGCTGCAGGTAAAGTGCGATCAAGAACGCGATAACGCCGATCACAAACAGCGTGACGATGACCTGCCATCGACGGTGATTATGGCCGGCTAGACCCGTGACGCAGCTGCAGAGGCTAAAAAGCACGCAAGCCAAGAGGCCCGAGAAGGTCACCAGCGTAGAGGAGGAGCAGGCGCTGGCCACGATCACCGAAAGCGTCGTGAGCACGCTATAAATGGTGAGCAGGCCCGGGCTCGGCGGCGACGTGAACGATCCTTCATCGCGTTTGCCGTGCAGCAGGGCCAAACAGATGGTGGGCACCATCAAACTCAAGGGCGGCATAAAGCCGGTGCAACAGAGAAAGACGGTGCCTTTAAGATGCGGAAAAGCCAGCACCAGGCCCAGACAGAGCAAGAAGGTGCAGGTGCCCTGCACGGCCACGGTGCTGTAGACCCGCATACAAAGTAAAAAGCGACGTACGTCGTTCGTCGAGACGGAGGAAATCATAATGACTCCGCGCGAGGGTCGCGGGGGTGGGGGCGCCCAGGCCGTCCCGGTGGCCTCTGAGTTCGGAGACATGACGGCGGTGGCTATCAAAAGGCGCGTATGAGAAACCGTTTATAGAGTGTAATATAATCACCGTCATTCCCACACGGCGTTCCCCCATAAAGTCACGTCACACTCGAGTAAGCGTGAAAAAGCTTTATTGTTGAATAAAAAACACGAGTACAACACCGAGTTGCGGTGTTCTGTCTGTCTACTGGGTGGGGGAGGTTCATCGTCTGTCTCTAGAGGGAAGGTGGGGAACGTCTAAGCGAGCGGGAGCGTGTCATCTCCCCCATCTTTTTACAACAAGCTGAGGAGACTCACGCCGTCGATGCGTCCGCCGTGTTTCTCGGCGTACTGCTGCACCCAGACGTGGCCGCTAAAGATGGCGACGCTCATGTTTAGGAGACTCATGACGATGGTGTACAACACGACGCTGACACAGACGCTGTTTTTAGACAACGTTCCACGCTGGTAGATGAGATCCAGGGTCTCGTAAATAAGCACGGCCGAAGCGGCGGTCACCACCAGGACGTAGAGTCCGCTGTAGATCTTGCTGACCCACAGCACGGGCGAAAAGTAAAGCAATAGGTAAAAGACGATGACGGACCAGCCGTAGCCAATCCCGATGACTTTCCAGCGCGTGGGATTGTTGCCGGCCAGGTAGGTGAGACCGCTGCAGAGAACGAAAAAGACCATCACCAGGGCAAACGACAGACCGATGACGCGCCTTTCTCCGCAAAAGCCCGTGCACACGGTGATGCCGGTGTTGATCAGCAAGCACGCCACTGTGAGATGAGCAAAATTGGTGGTGTGTGGGCGAAACTCGGCGAAACCGCGTAGCATAGCCAGCGTGGACACGGGTACGATGGAGGATAGGGCTGGCACTATGCCGTTGGCGCACTGTCCCTGCACATCGGGGAAGGCGAGCCAAGCCAGCAAGCAGACCGTGAGGGTACAAGCCAGCTGCCACACGAGCCCGTGATAGACCTCCATGAGCAGCTTAAAGCGTTTCAACCATTGGAAGAGCTGCTGTTCGGCCACCAGCGCGTGGCTGCGATGGAGCGGCACGATGGTGACCGTCGGCGACTCATGGTGTTCGGAAACCGAGGCGGTGTCGCCCATGCTGCCGCTTACGACCGCTGTCGGTCTAAGGTAGGCGTCGATGAAACAGTCCGTCTTATCAGCACCCGGTTACCGCGGATTTGATTGACGTCACGAGTGTGGTCAAACCGTGGCGGCACCCTGTATCCGACCCGTCGTCATGGGCTCCACAACCAGAGCCTCAGAAGATGGTACATGCCGATGAATAAAGCCACATTTTCGACATAGAGGCGTAGCGAGGGCTGAAAACTCTCCGGGAAAGAACTCTGACAGGTGATCAGGGACAGATCGTGAATTAGCATCAGCGTCACCGTCAACAGCGTCGTCGCGTGTAAACCGAGAAAGAACGGGGCCGCGGCCCGCAGCAGCCAAAGTCCCAGCGCCGTAGCGCAGAGCAGAGACAGGACCGACGGTAGCCACAGCCGCCGGAGAGACGCGCCAGGATCGCAACCCAAAAGCGAGGCCCCCAGGCAGCTGAGATCTACCGCCAGGGCGAGAAGAGCCGCGCCGACAAAGGCCTGCGGCGACGGCTGGCACATCAGCAAGGTCAGAAAGGCTAGCGCGTGCGGCAGGCAGTAAGCCAACAGGAGTGGGAGTTTGCGGGGACAACGGTCGATCGACGGACCGCGTAGCAGCAGGAACAGGCAGCCGACGGGCACGACGAGGCTGAGATGAGAAAGCGACGGTGGGTCGTCGTCCCGTCCCCGCTCGCATAGCTCGGCCACCGGTGGCGGCATGAGCCACCAGCTGAGCACGCTGAGGGCGACGGTGGCGGTAAGCTGGAAGGCGACGAGGACGGAGGCGCGCAGCCATACCGCCAGCCTCTCTAGGTAGGGGACTACCTCCTCGACGGTCCATTCTAGCGGGACGACATGAAGCATGGCGACAAGCGCGGCTGCTGTGAAAACGGGCGCGGTTTTATAGGCATTAGGACTTCCCCGTCGTACTGGCGGCTGTCAAAGTCCCGTTGTCCAAAGGCGCGCCGTCCGAAAGACTAATCCAACGGGGACCCGAGAGCATGAGCAACAACGTGAGAAAGATGGCCATGCTGTCCAGGTAGAGACAGACGGCGTGACGGATGCATTGGTTAGGTGGGCAGAAAAAGATGACCATGAGACTGTCGTAGGCCAGAATACCCAAAAAGAAGCTGATAGAGAAGGCGCACAACGTCACCACTATCTTCTGCAGCCAATCGGCGTCGCTTAGCAGAGCGAGCGTGAGGAACGAAAGCAGCATCACCACGTAGACGCAGCTGATGCATTTCCAGCGACGTCGGTCACGGCCACCTAGAAACGCCAGCCCCGTAAAGGAGATAAACAACGCCAGGGTCATCACGTAGGAACCTACTAGTACGCGGCTTTCAGAGCACATTTGGAAGATGGCCGCCGTCAGGCTGTTGGCCAACAGATAGATGAAAAGCACCGTGGCGTTACTAGGGTGTTCGTTGCCCAACGTGTACGTGATGAACATGCAGACGATGGGCACGAGCACGGTGAGAAAGAAGCTGTAGTTCTCGACGCAAAAGTTGCGGTTTTGTGGGAACCCCAACCAAAAAACGCTTCCCAAGCCGAAGCTGAAAGCCAGCTGAAAGATGAAGATGGCGTACACGCGCAGCCATACGGTGAACTTTTTGAACCACTCGAGAGCCTCCATGCGGGAGAGCAGCAGCGCGTTAGCCTCCTGCGCCTGCATGGTGGCGACGGTCTCGGCACAAAGCCGCTGCGGCGCACCTACCCTTCTCTTATACACAAGCGAGCGAGTGGGGCACGGTGACGTGGTCACGCCGCGGACACGTCGATTAGGAGACGAACTGGGGCGACGCCGCTGCTGTGGCAGCGACCGTCGCAGCGACCGTCGTCTGAGCAGTGTGGGCGCTGCCGGGCTCGGAAGGCATGAAGTAGAGCACGGAGACAAAGAGGTACATGAGGTCCATGTACAAGCAGAGCGCGCCCGGGATATAACTCTCATACTCGATGTCGTGCAGGATGTCCTGCGTATCGCACACCACCGAGGTCACGATGACGGCCAAACCGGCTATCATCACCAGGATCTCACTTACCGCCTCGGGAAAAAGAGAAAATACGGCGAATAGTAAGAGAATCAGCGTGGATGCGCCCGTCAATAGGGAACGCTGTAATTCCACGTCGCGGGCAAACAGATACGTAGCGAGCGTGAGGAAACAAAATAGCGTCACTGTGGCCACCATGGCATAAATGACTGAACGATGACTAAAGTGGAAGCCTGACGCCGTGACAGCCACGCTGGTAAGCAACGTGTACGTCAGTAAGATCCATACGTTTTTGGGAAAGTTGGGCTCGGCCCAACGCAACAGACCTAGGCACACGATGGAGATCATTAAGCAAGACAGCGTCAGACGCACGCTGGAAAAGAGCTGCTCCAGCCGGTGCGGCAACACCAGCCAGCAAAAGGCGCAGACGCTCATAAGGATGAGGCATTGCACCCAGATAAGGATGTAGATGCGCAACAGGAAGACCGACCGGGCTATCTGGACCTGACCGCGGAGCGACATGGCGGCAACGCCGGCGGTTATCGCCGAGATTCGTCTAAATACACGAAGCGAACTAGAAAACGCACACACGTGATTTGCAAAAAGAAAGCAGCTGCCGGCTTATTATTTTATTAAAAATTTATCTGTGCAGAATCATAAGTTTATGATGAATAAAAACGGGGAAAGGGAATCTGCTTTTAGGGACCCGGGTCTGGTCCGTCGTCTCCCATCTGGTCGGGTTCGGGGATGGGGACCTGTTTCAGCGTGTGTCCGCGGGCGTGCATGGCTTTTGCTCGCCGGCCGCGCTGTAACCAGGCCTCTTTCTCTGTGGTCGGCGAGTCTTCCGACGGGTAGGGAGCCTGGGAGTCCATCGCTTCAGGCCCACCGCTCGTTCCCTCGACCGTCGTGTCGTCCTCGTTTTCGCTATTACACGGGGTTTCTGGAGTATCGCCTATACGGTTGGCAATTCTCCGGGGGCGGCCGCTTTCGTCCTCGTCGCTGCTATCGCCGCCCGGTAATTCGACGCCGCATTCGTTGTACGGAGCGCGGCACATGGGCGGCGGAAAGAACTTGGGCATGCGAAAGCAGCGTTGTCCATCCACGGTCTGCGTGGTTTCATCGTTATCCTCCCATAATCCCCCCTGTAGCGCCGGCAGCGTTTCGACGCTGTGAGAGGGGAAGGCCCAGTTCTGGTTGTCTTGCAGCGCGCCCGTGGGCAGTAGGTCCGTGCGGCCCCAGGCGCTGCTGTTGTTGGGTACCTTGTCAGTGCCGCGAGTAGGTCGCAGAAACCAGTCCAGAGCGCTCTCTAGCTGCGAGCGTGTGATGGTGCCCAGTGCGCCGTGCCAGCGCAGCACGTCTCTTTTCAGCGTGTGGTGACAGACGGGCAGCTCCTCCAACCGACACTCGCCGCGCAATCCGCGGTCGAAGCGGCAGAGACCACGCAGTTTAAGCAGACCGCACTTGAGAAACATGTGAAAATTATCGGCAATGCGATACAGGTCTGAGTCCTCGATCTTGTGTAGGTAGACCACGCCAAACTTGTCGAGCAGCACCATGCCGCTGGGCACAAAAGGCCCGTATGCCAGGTAATAGCCCACGAGGCCGACGACGTACCACTCGCAGCACAAGCGTTGACGAATAAAGTTCAAAAGATCGCGAAAGTCCGCGGCCGGCATGTGGTCAAAAGGCCGGCAGGCGCGCAGGCCCTCGATGGAGCCCAGCATGAGCAACGGCTCCACCTCGGTGCGACCCGGCGTGCGGATGACCAGGTTGAGACCGTTCATTTCGCGGGCCGTCTTGGCCACGGCCGCAGCGTCAGTGGGGTCGGTGCAGAGGAATTTTTGCACATGATAGCGCGGTTCGGTGGTGGCGAACGGCGTTTGTGGGTGCCGATACACATATTCGCACCAGAGTAGGCCGTTCTTGGAAAAGGCTTTGATATCACTGGCCACCTCGTAGAGCCCGTCGGTCTCCCAGTCGTAGACGTAGACGGTGCCGTAATGACTTAGCATGAGCACGCAGGGCAGTTCCTGCGCCTGCTTGGTGTTTCGTGTTAGATCGCTGTCGGGTGGACGTACGGCTAGTACACCGACGGCTTCCAGGGTGTCATCGCAGCAGAGATAGTCGGCGGCCAGAGAACGTGCGTAAATCTGCGGGATAGCGGCCTGTTCGCGCATCACTAGGAACCAGTTGGCGGGGTTGCGCAGTGCTACGGTGGTTCCCTGGTGGCGCTGCACGTAGGTTCTCAGCGCCGGAGGATCGTACTGGCGCAGATAGAGGCCTTGCAGCATCGATAACGTCTTTTGAAAGACGGTGTTTCTAAATTGGAAAACGCCGTAGTCGCAGCGGATAGCATCTTCGCAGCGCTCGTCGCGCTGTCGGAGATAGGTGCCCCAGGCTTCGGCGGCGGCTTTGGTGAGTAGGGACATGCCGGCAAAGCCGTCTCGACAGCGAGTCGGATAAAGCGCGCTGCGCGAAAGCTTAATATAGGAGCAGCGTCAGACGAATCGCGGCTGGTGGCCCAGGGGGTGGGACGCGCCGCCTACACAAAGTGCTCCCGAAAATCGAAACTCTTGACCCACTCCGGAGACAAATCCGTATTCAGATTGATGCGTCGCGCTTCCACTTCGGCTTCCGAAACCTCGGCCTCCGTCCGGTAGGCGTTAACGATACGCTGACCCAGGTGCCAACGTTCTTTCTCTGCCAAACGCCGTTGCTCAAACCATTCGTCTACGTCCTTGAGGTCAAAGACAGTGTCCTCCTCAAGGTCAAAGCCTAGGTCTTCCCACTCGTCGTCATCGCTCTCGTGGCCGGCGGCCATACGCGCGGCAACCGCGTCTTCCCCTCCTCTTCTATCAACGTTGGGTACCACGTTGTTTTCTTCGGGTTCCATAGGTTCTGCGCCACTGTCGTCATCATCCTCTCCCTGCTCCTCATCGTCCGCCAAGGCGTCGTGGATCACCTCCAGGTTCTGATTGTCGGGTACGACGTGGTTATCTTCGTCGTCGTCGCGTGGCATGGGCGGCGGCCGACGGCGGACGACCGGCATGGCGCGGCCGTCGTTTCCTTCGTCTTCCTCTTCTCCGTCTCCCAGGGAACGCGGTCGACGGCGTTCCGCGAAGTCGCCGCGGACCACGCGCGCCTGCCAGATGGTAAACGCGTCCCAACCATCCCAGTTATTTAGCATTTCGGCGCGGAAACGGTCGCCTCGACAGAGCCAGCGAAACTGCCGCGCGTAGTCGCGGTCTACGCCGCTGTCGAACATGGTAAAGTGAAGACGCGCCGCCTCGCCCATGTGTACGCAGCCTCCGTTGCGTTCCAGCCTGGCCGCGCGCCGCAGACCGTGTTCGTAGCGGCGACGCACGTACACCTTCATGAGGCCGGCGCGAAAGAGTTCCTCTAGGCTGTCGGCCAGACGGTAGATTTCACCGGCTAGACGCTGCAGGGGCGGCGAGCGGTCCAGGTGCGACTTGACGATTACCACGTAAAAACGACAGAAACGGTCGAAGATGATGAGGAATGACGTGTCAAAAAAACCACCGGCGCGGTAGGAGCCCACGGCGCCCAGCAGGTACCAGCGGCAACGCAGTTGCAGCGTGACGTACATTTCGCACTCGGCCAAGCGGGCGGCTGGCGCTACCTCGAAGGGCCAGCAGTCCGTCAAGCAGCCGAAACTGGTCAGGAGTTTCAACGTTTTGGCATGGCGTCCAGGTGTATGAAAGTTCACGTCGCGTCCGTGGTGTTCGCCAACGCAGGCGGCCAACGCGTCGGTGTCATGACCGTGACGCAGCAGCATCGCTACCACGTCGTGCGGTACCCGCGTAGCAAACGGCGTCTGTGGCTGACGGTATACGGCTTCGGTGTACATCATACCGTAACGCGCCAGTTCGTCCAGATGACGCGCGCACAGCAGCAGAATCTCTTGCGAGGGTTCGTAGATGTAGAGGCGCGTACCGCCACCCATGCAGAGCACCAGCTCCGTCTCTTCATAGTGATCGTCCACCATGATCACGCATTTGCCTAGCACGATAAGGCGTTCGGGGCAACAAATTACGTCGTCCAGCAGTTGGTCGCGCAGCTCCGGCATGGTGCTGCCGGGCCGCACCTGCAGGAACCAGTTGTGCGGAATGCCGAGCGACAACACCTGGTCGACGTGGTTACGGACCCAGTCGCGAAGCACGTCGGCGCTGTACTGGCACTCAAAGATGCCCTGAAAGTCGCCCATGACCCGCAGAAAAGTTTCGTAGCGCGTGTGGCAATAGAGGAATTCATCGTTTCGCGTAAACGTGGGAGCTCCGTCTTCCCAGCGTGTACGCCACATGTCAAAAGAGGCCGCCAGCTAGACACCCCAGAAAAGAAGCAGAGAAAGAGAGTTCTTTGTGCGACACGTTTTATTCCGCGTCCTCCGCTCGACGCTCAAATCTGGATGTACTCGCGCACACCCGTCAGGCTCTTTAAGGGAAAAGGGTCCGAGTACGTCACTAACCGCGACTGATGCACCAGGGCGGTAATCACCCGCTCTGCGCCCTCGCGCGTCGACGAACGCGTCGTCACCAGGCAGTGCAGCCGCGGGCCCGTATCGTCCTGATGACCAGCGGCCTCGCGCTCGGCTGCTTCCACACCGACAATGTCGGGATCCAACACGTAGCTCTGCGAGTTGGTGTCGTAGCGGTGTAGCACCAACGTGTTGGGGTCCAGACGCTCCCACGCGCCCTCGTGCGGGTCAAAACGCTCCGTTAAACAGAGCCAGTCATACTGCTGCTGCAGAATACGCCGCTCGCGCTCGCGTCGCTCATCGGGCAACGCGGCGTCTTCGTTGAAGAGAATGTCCCGCTTGTGGTCTACGGCACGCTCGTGGTGGTGCGGGCACAGATGACGGTGTTCCATACGCGTCTGACGTTGACGCTCGCGCTCAAAACGCCGGTGTCGAAAGACCATTTTCAGCAACCCCATGCGGAAAAACTCCGTGATGGTGTTGGCAACGCGCCGCACGTAGTGGTTGGGGTCGTCCATCTGGATGGCGTACACGGCACCGAACCAGTCCAACAGTACCAGCACTTCGGCCACAAAACTGCGTCCCGGCCGCGGACGTCCCGTCACGCCTAGCACATACCACGGCGTGGCCAGATTAGCACGGACAGCCCACCACCAACGACGGCTCTCCACCTCGGTGAGCGCACAAAAGGGCCAAATGCGGTGTAACTGCTGCACCGTTTTCATCAGCCGCATAATCACCGTGCCGTAACCCGGTGTATGCAACTTCACGTCGCAACCCAGGATTCGTTCGGCCGTGGCGTACGAGCCCTCAGGCGTTGTGTCATTGAGAAACAAAACATGCATGGTACGCGCGCCCTTAGGGTATCGTCGCGGAACAGGTACCGTCATTCTCCGCAGAGTGGTGTGAATCACGTCGCGATACGCAATCTCCGAACGTGACACACCGTAACGTGCCAGTTCGTCCAGGTTGTGCGATACCAACACCATGTACTTTTCACGAGTGTCGTAGGCGTAGACGCGAGAAAAGCGACCCATAAAAACCACGTACGGGGTAGCCACCATGCCATCATGGTGATCGCGACGTGGCTCGGGCAACAAAATAACAGCGTATCCCAACGGCGTCAGCGGCTCGCGGCAACAGATGAGCTTTGACGCCGCCTGTTTGGCGGCGGTAATGATTCCGTCCTCCGTACGTAACATCACATGCCAGCCCTTGGGGGGACCCAAGGACAGACAGCGTCCCTCGTTACGATGAACGTAACGCGTGATTTCCATTGGCTCCAGGCAAAAGAACAGTTCCTTAAAATCCCGCAACACTTGTCGGTATAACGCCATGGGATCCTCAGCCGCCACAGGCAGCGCGGGGAGCTCCGGCGGCACAACTGCAGCGCCGTCAGGGCCAGAACCCGCAGCCGGATCCATCATTGCGCGACACTCTCAGCCGGACAACCGGCGTCACTGACAGAAGCCGAGCCAAATACAGAGAAAGCAACGCTACACCGTCACCCCGCTCCCAAGCGCCGCGGAAAGTGCTCCGATTTTTCACCGTCGTTCGCGACGTTGATTTGCCTCGGTCTGAGAACCGACCTAGCGTTCGGACCGGTGCGCAGAAACAGCCGGCGGTCCGAGCCACTGAGCGGTTCACAGCCCCGGCCGCCGATAGTTACCGGAGAGACGTTCGAGCTGCAGGTACATCGGCGCTCCCCGCTCCGCCACCCCGCGCCCGCCCCAGTTTATACTCTCCGACGCCCCGTCCAACGCGCCTGTGGAGGGCCAATCGGACCGCGGGAGCTCTCCAAGTGGATGACAGGCACAGCCGGGTGCCCGACCGTGAAGAGCCCTCATCCACCTGAACAGACCGCTAACCGAAGGACCCCGAATCGCGTCCGTCGGTCCCGACGTCCGTCGCCATCTGGTTCCCTGCTGTTGGCTACCTCTCGGATTTCAAAAAAGAGCACGTGCCGATGACGGTGCACAGGAAAGAGCCAAAGTGTCACGGCGTCTTTTTTTATTTGTGTTCCTTTCCTGTTTTGTACTCGTAAACTGTTGACGTTGTTTTTACATCCAAAAGGGCAAGTAAGAAACAGGATGAGGCATGGTAGGTTTGGGCGTGGGGCGGCCCTCCAGCACGGCGGCCCGGGCCGCCCGGCGGGTGAGCACCCGGCGTTGCGCCGTATCTATCTTGTGTTTCTTCTGTGTCTTTTTCCTATCTTGTTCCGCGACGGCCTCTTTCATCACGTTCAGCATGCGTTCCTCGACGCCCTCCAGGGATCCTGGGGAGGAGGGAGTCCTAGTGAGGCTTCCAATGTTGTTTTGTGGATTTTCGGTTTCCTTTTCTTGGTCGTCATCGTCGGACGTGTCGTCTTCCTCTTGATCCTCTTCTTCGTCCGAGTAGTAGACGCATAGTCCCTGGTTCATCAGGCTGGGATTCATCAGGTTCTGACGGGGAATCCGCTGTTGTAGACGTTTAACCGCCCGTTCCAGGCGAGAGCTCATGCCGCACCAGACGCTGTAACGCCGCACGGGCCCGTAGCGGGCTGTTTGTTCGCGTACATGATCGTTGAGCTCTTGCCAATATTGTTTGGCACACTCCAGATCGGAGGTTTGTGGATAGTCGGGTCGGATCCGCGGATCCCAACTGACATCGGCGGTGCCAGAGACTTCGTCCAGACTGTTACGCATAGAGCACCAGTCGGGTCGGACGATAAACCTGTCCTTGCGGATTAACCATTTATAACGTAGTTCGTGATGGCGTGTAGAGGCCCGTACACGCTCCACGGTCCCAAAGCGGTCCCAGAAGGGAAAGTTTTCGTGAGGGCAGCGACCCGGCACTTCCAGACGTTCGGCGTCGTCCACGGCGTAGTGAAAACGCCGGCCGGCCTGGTAAATTTTGAGCAGACCCACGGTTAACAACATATCCACGCTGTCAGCCAACCGCCAGATCTCGCGTCGAGACACGTCAAAATAGAAAAATTCACAGGCTCGGTCGACCAGGATCACGAAATCGGCGTGAAAGACGCCGGAGGGTAGCGACTCGCCCACCACACCCATTATCATGGTTTCGCAGCATAAGCGGTCCACAAAGAACTTCAACAGGTCGTTGAATTGCTCCGTCTCCATACAGATGAAGGGCCAGACGCCTTTGAGGTTCTCGGCCTGGCCGCAGAGCAGCAACGGACGCGTCATCTCGCCTGGAGTGCGCAGAGGCACGCATTCGCCGCGATAACGACAGGTCACACGCTGCAGTTCGCTGATGCTGTTGTCGTGCAGGCGAAGGTCGCAGATAATATGATCCGGTTGCGTGGTTAGCAGCGGCGTGCGCATCTGCTCGCCGTAGATGGCCTCGCAGTGCAACAGTCCGTGTCGCGCAAAATCATCCAGACTGTGCGCCAGGTAGTAAAGCACCCCGCAATCGCGGTCTAAACACCACACGGTTTCGTAACGTCCTAGCAGGAGCACCAGACGGGCCTGGCTAGGTGGCTCAATTTCCTCTACATATACGAAAAAGTCGTCATCGTCCGAGTCCTCGTCCTCAGAAGAGGACCGCGGCCCGTGTACTCTGGGCAACACGGTGGTAGAGAACTGCAGGACGCCCAGAGACTCGAGCGACTCTTCGCAGCAGATGAGCTGACCCCAGGGCGTTTCGGGCCCGTCGGTGACAGCCGCGCTGCCAAAGATGTCCTCAAACTCTACAAAATCTAGACGCCATCCGGGTGGCGCTGAAACGGGAAGGCTAATGTTCATATCAGCATAGCTACGAACTAAGTGGCGGATGTCCTGCCGCAAGTCTTGGCAGAGAATGAGCTTTCGTAAACCCTTGAGGGTCCTCCGAACAACGGCCCCAGACGCGTAGCGATAGGACTGGCGCATGGTGCCGCGGCGTGGAGCGGCACTTGGCAGCCTATTTTATGGAGTTTCTTCAGTGACGTGGCTTGTTCACGTCGTTCGTGGGCTGCGGTTGGCAGCTCCGGTCTGTAAACCACCCGAAAAGACTGACATCGACGTCAAAGACTCACGTAATTTGGAACATGTGCGACCGCAAAGTGCGTCAGAATAGCACGTGGCTTTAGGACATAAAAAGTACCGTGAGGTCTAGACGTGGTTTTTGTGATTGACACTTACACCAGGTAAGCCAAGGGACGGTGAAACTGTATGTGAGGAACCTGGGTGCTTAGACAACTAACGTGTAATGCTTTTTACAGGACCGTTCAACAGGTGATACTACCTGCAAGGTAATGACTACATCTACTACAACTACCACTAATATCATGCTACAGGTGAGCAACGTAACGAATCACACCTTGAATAGCACCGAAATTTATCAGTTGTTCGAGTACACTCGGTTCGGGGTATGGTTGATGTGCATCGTGGGCACGTTTCTGAACATGCTGGTGATTACCACCATCCTGTACTACCGTCGTAAGAAAAAATCTCCGAGCGATACCTACATCTGCAACCTGGCTGTAGCCGATCTGTTGATTGTCGTCGGCCTGCCGTTTTTTCTAGAATATGCCAAGCATCACCCCAAACTCAGCCGAGAGGTGGTTTGTTCGGGACTCAACGCTTGTTTCTACATCTGTCTTTTTGCCGGCGTTTGTTTTCTCATCAACCTGTCGATGGATCGCTATTGCGTCATTGTCTGGGGTGTAGAATTGAACCGCGTTCGAAATAACAAGCGGGCTACCTGTTGGGTGGTGATTTTTTGGATACTGGCCGCGCTCATGGGGATGCCACACTACCTGATGTACAGTCATACCAATAACGAGTGTGTTGGTGAATTTGCTAACGAGACTTCAGGTTGGTTCCCCGTCTTTTTGAACACCAAAGTCAACATTTGCGGCTACCTGGCGCCCATCGTGCTGATGGCGTACACGTACAACCGTATGGTGCGGTTTATCATTAACTACGTGGGTAAATGGCACATGCAGACGCTCCACGTTCTTTTAGTTGTGGTTGTATCTTTTGCCAGCTTTTGGTTCCCCTTCAATCTGGCACTATTTTTAGAATCCATCCGTCTTTTATCGGGAACGCAAAACGAGACTCTCCAAACCGTTATTACTTTCTGTCTATACGTCGGTCAGTTTTTGGCCTACGTTCGCGCTTGTCTGAATCCTGGGATCTACATCCTAGTAGGCACTCAAATGAGGAAGGACATGTGGACAACCCTAAGGGTATTCGCCTGTTGCTGCGTGAAGCAGGAGATACCTTACCAGGACATTGATATTGAGCTACAAAAGGACATACAAAGAAGGGCCAAACACACCAAACGTACCCATTATGACAGAAAACATGCACCTATGGAGTCCGGGGAGGAGGAATTTCTGTTGTAATTCGATCCTCTCTCACGCGTCCGCCGCACATCTATTTTTGCTAATTGCACGTTTCTTCGTGGTCACGTCGGCTCGAAGAGGTTGGTGTGAAAACGTCATCTCGCCGACGTGGTGAACCGCTCATATAGACCAAACCGGACGCTGCCTCAGTCTCTCGGTGCGTGGACCAGACGGCGTCCATGCACCGAGGGCAGAACTGGTGCTATCATGACACCGACGACGACGACCGCGGAACTCACGACGGAGTTTGACTACGATGAAGACGCGACTCCTTGTGTTTTCACCGACGTGCTTAATCAGTCAAAGCCAGTTACGTTGTTTCTGTACGGCGTTGTCTTTCTCTTCGGTTCCATCGGCAACTTCTTGGTGATCTTCACCATCACCTGGCGACGTCGGATTCAATGCTCCGGCGATGTTTACTTTATCAACCTCGCGGCCGCCGATTTGCTTTTCGTTTGTACACTACCTCTGTGGATGCAATACCTCCTAGATCACAACTCCCTAGCCAGCGTGCCGTGTACGTTACTCACTGCCTGTTTCTACGTGGCTATGTTTGCCAGTTTGTGTTTTATCACGGAGATTGCACTCGATCGCTACTACGCTATTGTTTACATGAGATATCGGCCTGTAAAACAGGCCTGCCTTTTCAGTATTTTTTGGTGGATCTTTGCCGTGATCATCGCCATTCCACACTTTATGGTGGTGACCAAAAAAGACAATCAATGTATGACCGACTACGACTACTTAGAGGTCAGTTACCCGATCATCCTCAACGTAGAACTCATGCTCGGTGCTTTCGTGATCCCGCTCAGCGTCATCAGCTATTGCTACTACCGCATTTCCAGAATCGTTGCGGTGTCTCAATCGCGCCACAAAGGTCGCATTGTACGGGTACTTATAGCGGTCGTGCTTGTCTTTATCATCTTTTGGCTGCCGTACCACCTGACGCTGTTTGTGGACACGTTAAAACTCCTCAAATGGATCTCCAGCAGCTGCGAGTTCGAAAGATCGCTCAAACGTGCGCTTATCTTGACCGAGTCGCTCGCCTTTTGTCACTGTTGTCTCAATCCGCTGCTGTACGTCTTCGTGGGCACCAAGTTTCGGCAAGAACTGCACTGTCTGCTTGCCGAGTTTCGCCAGCGACTCTTTTCCCGCGATGTATCCTGGTACCACAGCATGAGCTTTTCGCGTCGGGGCTCGCCGAGTCGAAGAGAGACATCTTCCGACACGCTGTCCGACGAGGTGTGTCGCGTCTCACAAATTATACCGTAATAAAAAAGCGCTACCTCGGCCTTTTCATACAAACCCCGTGTCCGCCCCTCTTTTCCCCGTGCCCGATATACACGATATTAAACCCACGACCATTTCCGTGCGATTAGCGAACCGGAAAAGTTTATGGGGAAAAAGACGTAGGAAAGGATCATGTAGAAAAACATGCGGTGTTTCCGATGGTGGCTCTACAGTGGGTGGTGGTGGCTCACGTTTGGATGTGCTCGGACCGTGACGGTGGGTTTCGTCGCGCCCACGGTCCGGGCACAATCAACCGTGGTCCGCTCTGAGCCGGCTCCGCCGTCGGAAACCCGACGAGACAACAATGACACGTCTTACTTCAGCAGCACCTCTTTCCATTCTTCCGTGTCCCCTGCCACCTCAGTGGACCGTCAATTTCGACGGACCACGTACGACCGTTGGGACGGTCGACGTTGGCTGCGTACCCGCTACGGGAACGCCAGCGCCTGCGTGACGGGCACCCAATGGAGCACCAACTTTTTTTTCTCTCAGTGTGAGCACTATCCTAGTTTCGTGAAACTCAACGGGGTGCAGCGCTGGACACCTGTTCGGAGACCTATGGGCGAGGTTGCCTACTACGGGGGTTGTTGTATGGTGGGCGGGGGTAATCGTGCGTACGTGATACTCGTGAGCGGTTACGGGACCGCCAGCTACGGCAACGCTTTACGCGTGGATTTTGGGCGCGGCAACTGCACGGCGCCAAAACGCACCTACCCTCGGCGCTTAGAACTGCACGATGGCCGCACAGACCCTAGCCGTTGCGATCCCTACCAAGTGTATTTCTACGGTCTACAGTGTCCTGAGCAACTGGTTATCACCGCCCACGGCGGCGTGGGTATGCGCCGCTGCCCTACCGGCTCTCGTCCCACCCCGTCCCGGCCCCACCGGCATGACTTGGAGAACGAGCTACATGGTCTGTGTGTGGATCTTCTGGTGTGCGTCCTTTTATTAGCTCTGCTGCTGTTGGAGCTCGTTCCCATGGAAGCCGTGCGTCACCCGCTGCTTTTCTGGCGACGCGTGGCGTTATCGCCGTCCACTTCCAAGGTGGATCGCGCCGTCAAGCTGTGTCTTCGGCGCATGTTGGGTCTGCCGCCGCCACCGTCAGTCGCACCACCTGGGGAAAAGAAGGAGCTACCGGCTCAGGCGGCCTTGTCGCCGCCACTGACCACCTGGTCACTACCGCCGTTTCCGTCCACGCGGATACCTGACAGTCCGCCGCCACCGTACCAGCTTCGTCACGCCACGTCACTAGTGACGGTACCCACGCTGCTGTTATATACGTCATCCGACATCGGTGACACAGCTTCAGAAACAACGTGTGTGGCGCACGCTACTTATGGGGAACCCCCGGAGCCCGCTCGATCGACGGCTACGGTTCAGGAATGTACCGTTCTTACCGCCCCGAATTGCGGCATCGTCAACAACGACGGCGCGGTCTCTGAAGGCCAAGACCATGGAGATGCGGTTCACCATAGCCTGGATGTGGTTTCCCAGTGTGCTGCTGATACTGGGGTTGTTGACACCTCCGAGTAACGGGTGCACCGTCGATGTTGGACGAAACGTATCCATTCGAGAACAGTGCCGCCTTCGAAACGGTGCGACGTTCTCCAAGGGAGACATCGAAGGTAACTTCAGTGGGCCCGTCGTCGTGGAGTTGGACTACGAAGACATCGATATTACTGGCGAACGGCAGCGACTTCGGTTCCATCTCAGCGGACTCGGGTGTCCTACAAAGGAAAATATAAGAAAAGACAATGAAAGCGACGTCAACGGTGGAATTCGCTGGGCTCTATATATACAAACCGGCGACGCCAAGTACGGTATTCGTAACCAGCATTTGAGTATACGGTTAATGTATCCTGGGGAAAAAAATACACAACAGCTGTTGGGTTCTGATTTCAGTTGCGAACGTCACCGGAGACCGTCCACGCCGTTGGGAAAGAACGCCGAAGTGCCTCCCGCGACCCGCACGTCTTCTACATACGGCGTCCTCAGCGCTTTTGTAGTGTGGATCGGATCCGGCCTCAATATCATCTGGTGGACCGGCATCGTGCTTCTGGCGGCGGACGCTCTCGGACTTGGCGAGCGTTGGCTGAGGTTGGCACTGTCCCACCGGGATAAACATCACGCATCGAGAACCGCGGCGCTCCAGTGTCAACGCGACATGTTACTTCGGCAACGTCGACGGGCTCGGCGGCTGCACGCCGTTTCTGAAGGCAAACTGCAGGAAGAGAAGAAACGACAGTCTGCTCTGGTCTGGAACGTTGAGGCGCGACCCTTTCCGTCCACACATCAGCTGATTGTGCTGCCCCCTCCTGTAGCGTCAGCTCCTCCTGCGGTTCCCTCGCAGCCCCCCGAGTATTCGTCTGTGTTTCCGCCTGTATAAAAATAAAGAGACGGGAGGCTGATCGCGGCCTTCAGCGTCTCATTTGTCTTTACTCTCGAGTGCGGTCGGTGTCTCATCGGTGAGACGAGGCCGCCGCCCGACAAGTTCGATCTCATGTCGCTCTTGGAGCGCGAAGAGAGTTGGCGTCGCGTAGTCGACTACTCGCACAACCTGTGGTGTACGTGCGGTAACTGGCAAAGCCACGTTGAGATTCAGGACGAGGAGCCCAACTGCGAGCAGCCGGAGCCCGCACACTGGCTAGAATACGTGGCGGTCCAGTGGCAGGCCCGGGTTCGCGATTCTCACGATCGCTGGTGTCTCTGCAACGCCTGGCGTGATCACGCCTTGCGCGGCCGTTGGGGTACGGCGTATTCCTCGGGTTCCTCGGCCTCTTCCTCCGGTTTCGTCGCGGAGAGCAAGTTCACCTGGTGGAAACGACTGCGCCACAGTACCCGGCGCTGGTTGTTTCGCCGCCGGCGAGCTCGATACACTCCGTCTAACTGTGGGGAAAGTAGCACTAGCAGCGGCCAGAGTAGCGGTGACGAGAGTAACTGCAGTCTACGCACCCACGGCGTGTACACACGGGGTGAACAACACTAATCGATAAGTCGCGTGTAGGCGACTGGCTACATCAACCGGATATCTGCGGGGATTTAAAAAGACGACCCGTTGTCATCCGGCTTAGAGCAAACCGTCCTTTTATCATCTTCCGTCGCCATGGCTATGTACACATCCGAATCCGAACGCGACTGGCGTCGTGTAATCCACGACTCGCACGGCCTGTGGTGCGATTGCGGCGACTGGCGAGAGCACCTCTATTGTGTGTACGACAGCCATTTTCAGCGACGACCCACGACCCGAGCCGAACGGAGGGCCGCCAATTGGCGGCGACAGATGCGGCGGTTACACCGTCTGTGGTGTTTTTGTCAGGACTGGAAGTGTCACGCGTTATACGCCGAGTGGGACGGCAAAGAATCCGACGACGAGTCGTCGGCGTCTTCCTCGGGCGAAGCGCCAGAGCAACAGGTCCCCGCTTGGAAGACCGTGCGAGCCTTCTCGCGGGCCTACCACCACCGCATTAACCGGGGTCTGCGGGGCACGCCCCCACCGCGCAACTTGCCGGGATACGAGCACGCTTCCGAGGGCTGGCGGTTTTGCAATCGACGGGAACGGCGAGAGGACGATCTTCGCACGCGGGCTGAGCCGGACCGCGTGGTGTTCCAGTTAGGGGGAGTACCTCCTCGCCGTCACCGGGAAACTTACGTGTAAGAACACGGCGTGACAATAAACAACATAGCGTAAATCCCCGTGTGATGTGTGTGATTGACGTTCGGGAAACATGTCCCCATCATCAGCGTCACAACTGACGTGGGTTGGTCACTGACGTGCAGGATGTTACGCGAGTCAGAGAATCGCATAAGAACGGGGTGGTGAGCGGGTTCCCACAGGAGTCTCTGGCGCAAAAGCACCATGAGCCTCAGGTTCCCCGAGAGGGCGGGTTACGAGAAACTGGGATACCGCCCGCATGCCAAACGCGTGTGGGTGCATGACCCGTTGGGATTGACGCGGTTTATCATGAGGCAACTCATGATGTACCCGCTGGTGTTGCCGTTCACTTTTCCGTTTTACGTGCCGCGGTCCTAGCACGTCAGTGGTGACGCTGATAATTGCAACATGGCCCATGACGAACCCGCTTGGGACGAACGTCAATACCACGTCAAACCGCCGTGACTTGGCTGAACGTTGAAACATAAAGCCAAAGCGCCGTCGGCACTTGGCTTCAGAGCAGCGCCTCGGGGCGATGCGACGGCGATGAACTTAGAGCAACTCATCAACGTCCTTGGTCTGCTCGTCTGGATTGCCGCTCGTGCTGTCAGCCGCGTTGGTCCGCATGGCTCCGGACTCGTTTATCGTGAGCTTCATGATTTCTACGGGTATCTGCAGCTGGACCTTCTGGGACCAGTGGTGGCGGGGAATCGCTCAGTCCGGACCTGGAGAGAGCAGGCGGACCGAGCCAGAGGGACCTTCGTTCGGCGTTCAGGCCTTAATACTAGCCACATCTTACCTGTCGGCGGCCTGTCTGGGGGCTCCGGTACCTTACCCGCCGGCCTGTATCGTCCCGAAGAAGAGGTGTTCCTCCTCTTGAACCGCTGCCATGGGCCACTGTCAACGCCGAAAAGCGCTTGTCTGGCTGAGGTTGGTGTCGCTAATGCCAGTTTTTTATCTCGCTTCAATGTCGGTGATTTTCACGGAGCGTCATGGGAAAACGGTACCGCTCCCGATGGAGAGCCCGGGGTATGCTGAAATTCTTCTTAAAATTACGTAAACGACGTCGTCCAGTCGTTGTGCCGCGATTCGTACGGTTCATCGTCTACGTCGTTTTGTTCACCGTCGCTGTGCAACGCGTGAAACAAGAGCGTGATGCGCACCTTCGGCGGTATGAAGAACGATTGCAGAAAAACCGTGCACGGCGTCGGCAGAGTTTTCCGTGACTTGGGGCGGTGGGTCCGAGCTGCGGTATGGGTCACGGCGGCGTGCGTCTTATTGACAAAGATGCCGATGTGTGACTAAAAAACGTCCCAGCCCCAGAGCGATGTGTTTCAATAAAAATTATGTAGTATCATATTATGCGTGTCCTGGTTTTTCATTTTTTGGATGTATTTGTCGCATAAAAGGCGGTGGGATGTGGGGATGAAATATATCCAGATACGCAGTTTTGTTATCCTAACAAAACCCGTGTCATGCTAAAAACGGTAATGCAGGATGAAAGTCCCGTGTGGGGGGGGGGGGCATATAGTAGTCGCTTTTACCGCTGGGCATACGCTATGCTTGTATTTGTGACTATACTATGTGCAGTCGTGTGTCGATGTTCCTATTGGGAAGGGTGTGAATGTAGGAGGTATAAAGAATGGTGGGACGCAGGAAGACATCGCTAGACACAGCTGTATTGTGCTAGCCCCGCTTAGCGTCATGGGTAAAACGGTGATAAAGCGTCAAAACACCATGGGGGGGGGGGGCAGGAAGCTTGGTGGCGGTGTTCATTAAATGCATTCTGTGTATTTATTGGTACATTTGCAAATCGCCGAGTATACCGGTATAATGTGGCAATAATCGTATTGTGTGTACTATGCAGCGAAGAGGACAATATCAGTGTAACGTGAAGCAAGTGTGGGAACAATGCCAGTGAAGAATATATAAAAGCCAGAAACATACATAAATGAATTGCTAGATACAGGGTTCTTTGTGTACTAGCCCAATCATGTCAATACAATGTGTACAGAAAAAAGACGCAACAACGACGGGGGGGGGGGGGGCGTACGATTAATTCTACATATTACAGTACAGGCTACCGCGTGGTGTTGTGTATGTTACGATGCGGTGTGCCTGTCGGTGTAATTGGATGTATGTTACTTATCCGTGGCGTTGTGATAGTGTTGTGAAAAATAATTGTCGTGAGCATAATGACAGCTGCAATATAAAATCACTTTATTAAGCATTGTAATGATAATGCGTGGCTACATTAGAAAACGTGACGCGTCGCATGTCGCGGCACAATCTGGCAGCGGGGTCGGGGTAGGGTACGGTGGGAGGCATGTACACAGATGGAACAAAAGCAGAAGTAACGTGAGACGGAGCATATAGTCCAGTATCCAGCGGTTCCTGAGTAGCACCACCCATCAACTGAATGCCCTCATGAGTAAAAGTCTGCGGGCGGCAGCCCTTGGGGACCGTTGGCATGGGACGATCAATCTCCAAACCACAGCGTAACACCGTTTTCTTCCAACGTCGTTGATACACGTCGTTTTTACGGTTACTCCCCAGAACCCAGAAAGTCTCGTCCAAGTCGTACCAGGAATCTTCTCCAGGGACACGCGACGGTTTCCAATCCTCGTCGTCTCGTCTCAAAGCACGTCCCAAACTGGCTTGAGGAGTCAACGGTGGTTCTGTGGGTCGGGTGTAGCGCGAGTGCTTTCCCTTCATGACCGATTCGTCTTCCTTGCCTTTAGGCTTTTTGGTCTTTTTGTGTATCATCTGGCCACCGGCTTCCATAACCACCGTGGCCAAGTCCAGTCCCAGAGCTTGAGCGTCGGCGCGGCGTCTGGCGTCTTGCAGATAGTCTTCCACATTTGCACAGATGACCGGATGTTTGGTGGCTAGGGTGAGCACCTCAGCCTCGCCGCGGCCCGGACGTAGCAAAAAAGCTAACTGCCCGTGCGGCTCGCGCGCCCACAGCGCGGCGCGCGGGTGCAGGTGCAGCGCGTCCCAGCGCGGCCGCTCCCACTGCTCGCGGTCCAGCTCGGGCAGCAGCCGCCGCGCGGCCTCGGCGGCGGGCGCCGACTCGCGCCCCAGCGCCAGCGCGCCCAGCACGCCCGCGCGCAGAAAGTGCGACAGCTCCGCCGCCAGCGGGTACACGTGCCCGTCCAGCGGGCAGTACCCGAACACGGCGCCCAGCTCGTCCAGCACCACCACCAGCATGGCGCGCGGCACGGTCCCCGACGCCGCCGGACCCGCCATCGCCGTCGGACCCACCATCACCGTCGGCGCCGCCGCTGCTGCCGCTGCCGCCGCCGTCGCGTCCGCCCCGACCACCGCGTGCGCGTCCGCGTTTGGCACGCAAATCGCGCTCCCGCCGGCGCCTCCGTACGGCTGCGGAGGTATAGTCACAGCAGACCCCACGGCTCCTGCCATCGCGCACGGCGCGTCCCCGCCGGCGGCCTCCGTCTCCGTGCCGCTCGCCGCTGGCGGCGACGTCGTCCCCGTCGCCGGCCCCGCCGCGCAACCCAGCCACCGCGCGGGCAGCACCGCGCCCAGCGCCAGCCAGCCGCAGCACAGACGCTGGTTCAGGTGCCGACGCACGGCCGTCAGCAGCGACGCGGGGTGCGGCGCCGACGCGAACGGCTCGTACTGCGCCAGCTCCTGCCACGCGCCCAGCAGCACCATCGGCTGCAGTCGCCTTCCCGGCGTCTGTAGTGCCACCGTCGTGCCGGCCCACCGCCGGCGCAGCTCCCGTCCGAGCGCCGTCGCCTCCTCGGCGCGCAGCAACGTCTGTCGGAGCGCCGGCTGAGGCAGCAGCGTCGCGCGCGGGGTGCCCACGCCCAGCCGGTTGCAGCGGTACAGCCGCACCACCTCGCCCGCGCCGTGCCGAAACCACTCGTCCGCGTCGCGCGCCGCTAGGATCAGCGTGTTGTTCGCCAGGTCGTAGACGAACACGCGGAACCCGGCGCCCAGCGCCAGGTACAGTCCGTCCTGCGCGCACAGACCCTCGGGATGGCCGGCCTTGTCGCCCACCGTCGGGTCGGCCGCGGGGTCCACCTCGTGCACCACGGTCGCCACCAGCACGATCCACGCGTCCCGCGGCGACAGCTGACGCAGGTCCGTCGCGCCCACGCCGTTCATCTGGCTGCGCGGCGTCACCCGCGCGTAGAATCCGTACGGCCGTCCGAGCGGCAGCAGCGTGCCCGCGTCGCGCTGCGACCACTTGCGCATGGCGCGGCCCGTGCTGTTGGCCAGAAACGCCGCGCGCCACACGGCGCCCATGGCCTGGTATTCCAGCTCCGTCAGCGCCTGGCGCTCCACCGGAATCTGAGACAGCAACAGGCGCTCCGGGCCGTGCCAAAAGTTGCTGTTGTTGCCGCTACTCGGAGGGGCGCCCGGCGGCCCGCGGGGTTCTACCCGGTGGACGCCGTGGCCCGGCGTCGCCGTAGGCGCAGCACTCGCACCAGTGCCCGCTGTTGACGTCGCTCCCATCGGCACACAAGAAGAAGGAGGAGAGGAACCAACCCCCGAAGGCCCTCCGGCCCCGCGGCCGCGACCGAGGGGCGGGGGGCGCGGCGACATGCCGTTGCGCTGGGCCATGGCCGCCGGACACCTCCGACGTCCACTATATAGGAAGCAAACCCGCGTCAGCGACCACGCCGTTTACACACGCGGACGGCTCCGTCGTCCGTGTGCCACGGCAGACACGCACCTGGCTTTTATAGGCAGCGACGTGTATGGCGCTTGCTGGCGCCGCCTTGGGGCCGTGCAGTCTGGAAGGCCGTGGAAAACCACCCGGCAGCCGACGACGCACTCGACTGGAAAAGGCAGGAACCCGGAGGAACACGCGCAACAGGGCCGCGGACTGGGTCCCCGAGCGCGCACCCTCCTAGGTGGACGCCCGACATCCATTCCGGGCCGTGTGCTGGGTCCCCGAGGGGCGGGGGGGTGTTTTCTGCGGGGGGGTGAAATTTGGAGTTGCGTGTGTGGACGGCGACGGCGACTAGTTGCGTGTGCTGCGGTGGGTACGGCGACGGCGAATAAAAGCGACGTGCGGCGCGCACGGCGAAAAGCAGACGCGCGTCTGTGTCTGTTTGAGTCCCCAGGGGACGGCAGCGCGGGTCCTTGGGGACACACGCAAAACAACGGCCAGACAAGACGCGGGCGCAAGGGAGGAGTCGCGGGCCCCGGGGCACACTGCACAACCCGCGTCGAGGACACACGCAGACACGGCCCGCCAACACACCCCGACACACCCCTGACACACCCCGCCGACACACCCGGCACACGCCCGCGACACACCCGGCCAACACACCCCGACACACCCGGCACACGCCCGCGACACACCCGGCCAACACACCCCGACACACCCGGCACACGCCCGCGACACACCCGCGGCACACCCTGACACACCCGCCACACCCGGCACACACCCACCCCGCCGCGCCCCCGACACACCCCGACCGCCGCCGGTGCGGGACAGGGCT